CCGAATATCAAAGAAGCGTACAGGACGGCCATGATGGGCCGTCTTGGCGTTTCCCATTTCAGTTCGGAGATCACTCGCAAAGCATTCCGCCGCATCACCAAGCTGGTGGAAGTTAAAAGCGAAATAATTGAATGGGACGACTTGCTGGAAGACCCGAACTTGGCAGAAGAGTTCAGGGATAGTCTGCGCGAAGCAGATGAGAAGCCAGCAAAGAGCATGAAGGGATTCGACCGCGTCTACGACAATCTGGAGAAGTATCGTCAACGCCGTGACATTATGAATATCGGTAAGATGATTGCGAAAGATTTCGGTGAAGCGGATGCCGAAGAGTTCAACGAGCAAGAGTATATGCAAGGTCTGGCTGATAAGCTGGGTCAAGCGCAACGCGGCACTCGTTCTACCGAGAAAGTGCATACGTTCGGTGGTAAGAAAAGCAACGCTATCAAACTGGCGAAGCAAGTTATCCTGAACCCGAAAGAGGTGATGTACAAGACAGGCTTCAAGAACTACGACAAACGAAATGGCGGTTGGCCTACAACGGGTGTCGTACTCTTAGCAGGTTCTACCTCTGGCGGTAAGTCTGTAATCTCGATGAACATCGCCGATGCAATGGCAAAGATTAATGGCATCCACTGTTTGAAGGTCACCCTTGAGATGACTGCCGAGCAGGAGATGAAGCGTATGCTGTCCATGATCAGCGGCATCGAGTTCAACAAGATCAAGCAGGGCAAGTTATCGAAGCGTGAGCAGAAGCAGTTAATTGAAGCTGCGAAGCAATACGACAAGATCATGACCAAGTCTAAGGGACGTAACTCATTCACGTCTCCAGAGCGCGGCATGTCTATCGATGACGTTCTGTATATGTCTATCCCGTACGGCGTTCACGTAACCTTCATCGACTACGTTGGTCTGTTAGAAGGTGTGGACAACGACAACCAGTGGCGTGAACTGTCCACGATTGTTCGTAAAGCGAAAGTACACGCGAACGCAACAGGTCAGCTTGTTGTTATCCTGTGTCAGCTTGATGACCAGTCTGGTCGTATTCGTTACTCTGGTGGTATGCGTGAGCACGCCGACGTTGTATGGTCATGGAACTACTCTGACCCTGAGATTCGTGAAGGTCACGTTATCCCGATGCAGGTAATGAAAGCGCGTGATGGTGAGTTGTTCGAAATGGCAATCGCCGAAGCGTTCCACTTGATGCGTGTGTCTGACGCAGAAGAAGGTGCTGAGATTCCTCAACGTGCTACAACGTCAGATGATGTTGGTGGATCTCCTGCAAAAGGTAATTTCAAGAAGAAAGGTAAGGGTAAAGACAAGATCGAAATCAAGAAGTCTCGACGTGCAGCAGCAGCGTTCCTATCAAGCGGCAGCGACGATGATGACGACGATGAAGATCTGCCGAAGAAGAAAAAGAAACGCAAGCAATATGACGTTGCTGCGTAAAGGAACTGACCATGAGTGATATTCAGCTACAGGAATTCACGCAAGAAATTCGTGATGACCTGTCGAAAGACTTTGTGTATCACATCCGTACCAAGGACGGTACGGAGCACACTGGTATGTGGCCCAACTATGCAGGCTTTCATTGTCTCAACCCAAATGAGGGCAAGCGCATTAGTATGGATGATGTTACGCACATCAGTGAGCAAATGACCTTCGACGATCACTCGGACAAATACGTCTTCAATCGTGAAAAAGTTTGAGGGTCCATACGGGCTAGTTGAGTCCGATAACCTTGTCCCACGTTGGACGTACCCTATTGTGCATGGTAGAGTTCGTCAGGTAGAAGCGTGGGAACTTGATACGCTACCAAACGTTTCCACAGAAGTTCGTATGGTAAACGATATTCATGCAATTCACAGCACCCCCGTAGAGGATTATGATGACACAATCGACCTCGAAGCAGAAGCCGAAACGTATTCAAAAACTGAATCCCGACTTCTTATCAAACCTAAGCTCAATGAAATCAGAGCCCGTAAAAACCAAAGTAACACTGGTCCAGAGAACGTCTTCTCTGTAGCTCCTGAAGTTCTTGACCGTACGCTGGACAGCATTGATCAGCACAGCGAATCCTTCCGTGATTACCTGTTGCATCAAGTGTTCAGTCCAATCTTAGGCTTTGATATAGCGGCGGGTGAAGTCGAAGCAATTGCGCGTGATTGTCTCAAGACCCCTCTTGAGATCGACAGTGAACTCGTTCCCTATCTCGAACGAATCGGACTTGCTAATATCATAGGAGTGATGTTGGGCAAATCTGAGTCTGTACCAGAAATCGTGCGTGCAGACGTACTCAAAGACTGGCTGATTAAGTCATTCGATGATATTCGTTTAGACAATAAAACGAAAGCTAACGGTACGAAGCTGCGTGATCAAATACGCCGCCTGATGCACGGTAACGACGAGCTAGTTGCTCAAGGTGCTGGCATTGGTTCTACCCGAGGCTATTCGGAAGCGAGGAAGCAACAGAAAGAAAATGGCAAAGCCTAAGAAGGGTCCAGCCTTCCAACTTCGTCCCAAGCGCATAGCTGCATTCGATGCACTGCTTGGTGATGATTTTGAGGAGGCTTCATCTGAGGCGGAAGGGTTAGACTTCCTCTCAGAAAATAGCGCTAATGCCATAGACTTCCTTGAGAAAGGGGAAGTGAACGTAGTTGACTTGGTGGAGAGTGCGCTAGAGCAGCGTACCCTCGTACCACGCGACTTGAAGTTCGATGATAGCTCAATGCCGAAAGCAAAGAACTTCTTGGACTGGTGTACTAATCCAAAGTTCCTTAAAGCTGAGCCGTATCTTGAGCAGGCCATGATCGGTCTGCGTTTGTTTGGTGAGATCTGCGTAAGATGTTCGCCTAACCTACAATGGATGTATACAGAGAATCATGAGCCGCAGGAGGGTACTGCCGCTATCGGGAAGCATTTGCATCTTCTCCATAACGGTGTGTGTCCTCACTGCGGCGCTCGTCGTTCTGATATGATTCGTAACAAGGAGATTAACTTCTACAACGAGCTGGCAGTGAATGCCGGTCAGCGTTGTGTGATTGCGTCTACGCCTGTAGCGACGAACAACGGCATCATGCCTATCGGTCACATGATGATCGGTCATGACACGCCTGGCTTCCACAAACCTCGTCGCAATTTCAGTGCGCACAACGGACGTGAGATCAAAAAGGTTAGTCAGGTCTATGTGTCAAGCGAGAGTCCTACCAAGGTCATTACACTCGCTAACGGCATCTGGATTGAAGCAACACACGATCACCCTATCCGTACAGAGACGGGCTTTAAGAAGACCGATAAACTCGTGCGTGGTGAACGTGTTGAAGTAGCTGTCGGCACGAACACGTGGGGCAAGATACAGCGTCCTACGACTATCTACGAAGCTGGATTGTCTACGCGTGAAGATGCGTTGCGATACATTGCAGACAGATCGATTCCGTTCGGCGAAAGCAAGCTACAGTACGTCTCAGAGGACGTTGACGCGATTCAGATGGTATGGTCTATTCTGCTTAACGCGGGATTTGTGCCGAGCGTGCTGCATGGTGGCGAGGGTTATAGCGTTCTCTACTCTCTGACCGATGAGCCTCAGCGTTGTTCTAAGCACATCGAGATCATGTTCGTTGAAGAGGGTACGCCGCAGATAACATACGACTTGCAGATGGAAGGTCTGCCTCAGTTCGTAGCGTCCGGCCTCGTACATCACAACAGCGGTAAGTCAGTTGTTGTTGCAATGATCTCTACCTATCTGACGCACAGACTGCTTATGTCGCAGTCGCCTACGGGCATCTTGAGCATCGACAGCACAACCGTATTGCACGGTACGTTCGTTGCTCTTACCCAGAAGCAAGCGGCAGATACATTGTGGACTCCCTACTTCAACTACATCATGGGCAGTCCCTGGTTCCAAGCATACCATGACCTGATTCGTAAACACGAACGGCGCTATGGTATCGAAGTAATGAAGATTCGTGACACGTTCATTCTGTACGGTCACCGTAGCTTTGTTATTTATCCTGCAGGTCCTGATGGACGTATTCTTCGTGGTCGAACCCGTGTACTAGCGGTAATCGATGAAGTGGCGTATTTCGACAACGACGCCCAATCGAAGAAAATCAAAGTCAGTGCTAATGCCGTGTACGGCGCTCTCGACCGCTCGCTCGCCACTGTGCGTGCTAAGGAGAAGCGGCAAGTCGAAGCCGGATATGATGAGGCGTTTACGGGTTACTTCTGCAACATTAGTAGCCCGGTACATGCACGCGACAAGATCAATGAACTGATGCGCATGGCAGTTGACTCGAAAACGTTGCTGGGCATTCATGCTCCTACGTGGAAGATGAACCCAGACATGCCGCGTGACTCAGAGTTCTTGCTCGAAGCGTTCCGTCGTGACCCTGTTGGTGCGGCGCGTGACTACGGTGCAGAAGCTCCGTTGTCTGCTAACCCGTTCATCACTCAGCCTATCTTTATCGAACAGGCGATACGTGATAAGGGTCGTTCGCTGTGCAGCTACACGCATCATATTCTACGTCACAAAGATGGCCAGAGACAGCGTTATGGTAGTCTCGTTAAAGCAGTTGAGACAAACAAGAACAGCATCCTCGCAATCGATGCGGGCTATTCAAACAACAGCTTCTCGCTGGTGACTGGTAGCCGTGACGAAGCAGGGATCATCTCGGTAGACTGCGTTGTGGAGATTATTCCTAAGCCAGGCATACCTCTCAACTACACGATGATATTCGATGAACTGCTTGTGCCTCTGTGTCGCCTGCGTAACGTTCGCGTAATGCTTGCCGACCAATGGCAGTCCCTCAAGCTGCTGCAGGATGCGAAGATCAAATGTCCTTCAATCGAAGCTGCCGACAAGTACAGTCTCAAGTATGAGGACATGTGGACAGTTAAGACGATGTTTGAATCTCAGCCGTCGCGTATCAGTCTGCCTCGTATGGGCTTTGCGAAGACCATTCAGGAAACGTTGCAGTATAACGGTGACGAGTACCCACACTGCTTTGAGAACAAGCCTACAGAGCACTTGGTGATGCAGCTACAGACGGTGCAAGACACAGGCCGAGGCGTTATCAAGAACACAGGTGCAACAGATGACTTGTGGCGTGCTATGGCTCTCATGGTATACGGCTTTGAGTGTGGTGAATATGAGGAGTTCTTGTCCACTCCTGCGAAAATCAGCGTTAACCGTGACCCGAATCGTCTGGGTCGTGTTGCTGGTCGTCTTAACAAAGGCGTTGCAGGGTCTAGTGGTAAGACAGCTCCTACTCGCGTTCTTGGTAGCGCTGCGACTCGTATGATTGGTCGCAAATAAAAGCTAATTTAACCAAGAAAGCCACTTGAGGAAAAGATCATGGAAAACAAGTTTTACAACCCACTGACAGCCGCCGAGACTGTAAAGTCACAGTCAAGCACGGATAAGGCAGAAAGTACGAGCGGTGCGTTTCAAGTTGAAAACCCGAACGTCTGTCCTAAGTGCGCATCGTCTACTGTCCCCACTCAGTTACTTGACGGGGAACAGGTGATGTTCTGCACATCCTGCCGTGTGAGTCTCGCCATTCCATTGAAGTGAGGTTATAATGGGCATTCGTGTCGGACGCCAGTACGCTGGCTCTCCACCGGAGGAGGCCAAGAAAAAGAAACAGTCTACTCTTGGCTCCGCATCCCTCCCCCGAGCAGTAGGCGAAGCTATCCGCAGTGAGAGTTCGAAGCGTCACACAGAGTTTCTATCTCAGTCTGCTGGTGGCGCAGGAATGGCTGCTGGTAATATGCAGATTGGTACCGTACCGCTAGACATTGACTTAGAGCCAATGATGGAAGGTATGGACTATGATGCTGATGACCGACAGCTATTCAACGTCTACCGCGATATGTATCACTTCGACCCAATCTGCGGCTCTTACGTGGACTTGTTCTCAACGCTGCCGTTCTCTGATGTGAGTTTCAGTGGCGCGAAGGACAGTGTGCTTGAGCCGTATTACGAAGTGAACGAACGTCTGTCACTGACGTCCAGTATGCCGAACATCTGTACCGACATTCAGGTTACTGGCGCGTTCATTGGCAGCATGATCTACAACAAAGACCGTAAGAAATTCATCGACCTGATGACGCACCGTTACGACAATATCGACGTGACACCGCTTCCGTTTATCAGTCAGGACCCGATGTTTGACTTGCGTATTCCTCAGTACGTGAAGCAAGCCTTCAACAAAGAAGGTAAGCGAATCGATGCGCTCAAGAAAGAGCTGGGGCCTGGCTTTGTTGAAAAGCTGATGAACGATCAAACGATGGAGCTTGACCCTATTGGGACAATCTATATCCCTCGCAAGACGTTCACTTTCGGTGAAGGTATCTCTGTATTCCGTCGTGTGTTGCCTATCTGGCTAATTGAGAAGAACCTGTATCGCGGTACGTTGATTGAATCTGGTCGTCGTCAACGCGGTATTCTTCATGCTCAGTTGGGTGATGGCGATCAGTGGGAACCTTCGCAGGAAGAAATGGATTTCATGACAGACCTGTTGCTGTCTGCTGATAGTGACCCTATCGGTAGTATCATCACAACTCGTCTGGGCGTCAACATTAGTGAGTTCCGCCAAGGCGGTGACTTCTGGAAGATTACCGATATCTGGGACCAGACTGCTACGTTTAAGATGCGTGCAATGGGTATCAGTGAGGCATTCCTGAGTGGTGAAGCCAACTATGATTCCGGCGCTGCTGGCCTGACTATCTTTGTCGAGGCGATGCGTGCTTTCCGTGATCATCTGACGCGTAAGGTCTACTATGAGAAAGTCTTCCCGCTTATCAGTATGATGAATGGCCTTGCTGTTCAGCGTAACGGTAAGATCGTTAAGAAGAACAATCTCATGGACGGTGGTCTGACCGAAGTTATGCACAGACTGAATGACGGCTCTAAGCTGTTTATCCCGAACGTGCATTGGTCTAAGCAGCTTCGTCCTGATGTTGACCAAGCGATGATGGAAAACTTGCGTGCTATGACTGAACTGGGTGTTCCAGTTCCGTTACGTGCAATCGCATCTGCTGGTGGCTACAACTTCGACCAGATTCTGATGGACCAAGATGAAGACCTCGCTATGCGCCGTAAGCTGATGGCTTATAAGAAGCGTATGGCAGAAGTTGATTCTGAGTTCAAAGCACCAGAAGAAGGCGCGGAAGGTGGCGATAGCTTTAGTTCTGTTTCTAACGATCTCAAGCGCCGTCGTCGTCACATTGCAGGTATCGGTTTGTCCTCAGCTGTGCTTGGCGGTGAACGCCGTAAAGGCCTGCTGGGCCGTGATTTCGGTGAGCAGTCAGAAGTCTTCGAGTTCACCAAAACCGGCAAGAAGAAACACATCATCGGTCAGGCGCGTGCTAACCATAAAGCGAACGATGCTATTTGGAAAGCAGCACGCAACTATGAAGCCAACAAAACGATGCCTCTTGATAACGGTAAAGTGTCCTTTGAGCCTACCGCGCAAGAGCTTCGCGCCATGTCGAGACTTCGCTAATGTATCGCTTCCAGACTTGTCCCATTGAAGGTACGAAGGAGCTGGTGGTGTATCGCCACCCTTCGTTCTCCAACTACGGTCTGGCCTTAAAGGTAAATCGCACTGGTGAGCAAGACGCTGTTCAGTGCGATATTGTCTCAGGCAACATTGATGGCGTCTCTCGTCTGGATGCCATTACAGACCATACTGCTCCACTTGATGTACAGCTATGGGCTTTTACCTGTATGCACATCTTGCGGGAATCTGTAAATATCGAGAGCATTAATCTTGATACGCTGTTTAGCAATAATGGCGGTATCGTATACTATGGTACTTCAGGAGAATAATCGTGAGCGGAATGTTTCCTCATCATGTAATTGAACAAAAGAAAGGCTTCGTGTTTATCGTTACTCCGATTGAGGACGATCCAGACAGTCTCGAAGCTGCGGAAGAAGTGCGTGCCGTACTCGAAGAGTCGTGGCCTACTGCACCTTCTGAGTTGACCGTGGACGACGTTCGCGATCCTGAAGAAGCTGAGTTAATCTTGGCTGACATTCTGGAGGTTCTGGGCGAAGCAGAATCTGAGTACGCGAACAAAGTCCTGATCAACAGCGTAATTGTTGTCGGCGCTCTGGCCATCGTTAACGTCCTGCTGCTGGACGAAGAAGTCAATTCCGAAGAAGAGGAAGAAGACGATGACGCTGATCAGTCTGCGGACGAAGAAGAGTTCGAATAACGTAGACCGTGAGGACCTTCGGGTCCTCATGAATCTAACAGACAAGCATCCCGTACTTGCCGCCAAGTATCTCACTAATCAGACCCCTGTGTATGCGCGTGCGTTACTTGATGAACTCAACAACGAGGAAGTATCTGACCTCTACTATCAAATGGTAGCATGATGGACAAAACAGAGAGCGCAAGCTCCAATAGCGAAAGGCACCGAATCTATTTCAGGCAGCCGCAACGAGTACCTCCCTTCGATACAGCTTTTGTTCGTGCGTCAGACACCACGAGCCTCAAGCTGCTTCTCTCGGCTGCTCCTGAACATTGTCAGATCATATTGTTTACGGACGGCACCGGCACTGCTTATGCCATGAAACGCCTCTTTAAGCGCAAATTCCTTTTGAACTCTCAAGCTCTACAACTCGATCTGCCTACGATAACACTTACAGGTCAGGTCGTTTATCAGTTCGTTCGCGGCGGCTCTGTGCGCGACAAACTGAGTCGTTACTTCTGTGCTGGACCAAGCTATCTGCATGAGCTGGCACAAACGTCCGTTGAATCAGACGTTCTCGATATGTTCTGTTTGGGCTTAGACTTCCATGCGGTATTGCGTGCGAGGGAGCGTGGCCGTTCTATTGTCTTTACGGAGGAATAATGGGAAGAACGTTTGCGTCAGTGACTCGCCACTCACCTGTCGCTCAAATACCTAAGATGGAAATCAAATACGGTAAGAAGCCTATGCTTCACGTAGTTGATGCATCTAACTGGATGTGTCGTGCTTACTTTGCCACACGCGATAAGCCTGTATATGCATCAGACGGTACACCCATCTACGGCCTGCGCCAGTTTCTGTACATGGTTCAGGACCTGATTGATATAGCAGCCAAAGACCCTAACGGTTGCTACATTGCTTTCTGCTTCGACCCAAGCTCAAACGAAACGTGGCGGTATCGTGCTCTGCAAAACTGGGCAGCAACCAAGAAGAAGAAATTCATCAGAGGCGTGTTCAAGAAAAGCAGCGACTATAAAGGCAACCGAGACCGCTCTCAAACAGCCGAGCTTGGTGTGCAGATGATTTTAGCGCGGCAGATTCTTGAACTTGCAGGCTTCTATGTTGGCCTGAAAAAGCCATACGAGTGCGACGACCTTGTAGGAACTATCTGTCATAGATTCAAGCGCAAGTATCTGATCAAACTCTACTCACGCGATAAGGACTATGTACAGCTTGTTGATCACAAGAACGTTGAACTCATTATGCAGGCGCAGTCTAACGCAAAAGAACGCCGCTTCGATTTCAAAACAGCGAAAGGCTTCTTCGGTGTTCCTGCCGACCGTGTTATCGATATGCTCGCGCTGTGCGGTGATGGTGTCGATAACGTTCCAGGCATTCCTGGTATTGGCGAGAAGACTGCTATTGAACATATTCATCGCCATGGTGGTGCTATTGAACTTCGTGACGCTCTGCTTAATGGCAAAGTGAAATCGAATGCAGGCTGGGCTAAAGCATTGCGCTCAGAGATTCCTTCGATGGACCTTGAACTCCAGATGGAGCTTGTCACTATCTGCCGCAACGTGCCGGGCATGCCTCGCACTATTGATGCGTTTGCTAATCGCACGCCTGATGTTAAAGCGCTCAAAGCAGTTAAGAAGCGTCTGGGCCTGACTAAACTATTACACGTATAGGAATGATATGAAACATCCTCAGCGCGTTGCTCACTTAGAGCATTGGTTGGAGGCGGGTCGCGCCGCTTTCACCATGGGTGTGCGTACACCAAATAAAGATGGCGTGGAGCTGCTTGCTATTTTCCGTGCTGTGTCTCGTGGTACAAAAGACCAATGTGCTGCATCAATCGCAAAGCAAACGGCAGAACTGATTGAAGACATTGAACGCGATGTGCCTGCCTTCAAAGTCATTCGTCGTCGCTTCCGCAAAGAGTTTTATCCAGACTACAACATACCTGCAGAAGTCGAGCTGTATGTTGCGCTTCTGGCAGAGACGTTCGGTGACATTGTGCAGACCATGACGTACCTGCATCTTCGTCGCTGTGTCGATACTAAGGACCTGTTGCTTAACTGGCTGCCAAATGGGTATCCAGCTAAAGACGCTATGGGTCTCCTGTGGAACTTACAGAAAGTGCCTACCGAAAACGAGTTCATGTTCACCGGAAATGCTGTAGACTGCATACAATCTGTAAATGACCTATACAACAAAATGTATAAGACAGGAGACAAGTAATGGATTTATCTTCTATCGGCTATGCAAACAAACCATTTCGCGTTATCCCTGTTACTTCTGGTAATATCGTAACTGATTTCATTGCCGGAAAGTTTCAGGTGATTGGCGTTGAGTGTAATGCTCGTGGTGCGTACGGCTCGCCGATTCAACAAAGCATTGCACGCCGCTTCCCTGACGTGTTGCAGAAGATGAACGCGCTCGACTACGACCACCAGAACTTCATGGGCAGCACGTTGATGCATCCTGTGCAGACTCAGCATCGTCGTCGTTTGTTTGTCGCTAACATGTTCCTTGCACGCGGCTTTGGGTTAGGCCAGAATCGCACTCAAAGTGAAGGTCCGATTAATCGTTTCAGTGAGCGACACTTGACGCAAGCCTTCGACAGTCTTGTTGATAGCTGTGCATCACTCAACATTAGTCTGGACCGCCAGATTGCTGTGCAGCGTTTCTACGGCGGTCTTGGTGGGGTATCTTGGGAAGAAGTATGTGAAGTGCTGGACGCTATTTGCGCCAAGCATAAATTCAACATGCTGGCTTATCTCCCTAAGAACTATAACTCTAACTTTGTGCGGGGTTCTGCGCAATAACTCTGGGGTGTATTGATGAATACAATACGCGGTTTTGATTGGCTTTTTTATGAGGATGGCACCGACAGTGGCCAACACTCTGTTTTAAATATCGTCTGTGAACCACAGACTAAATCAATGCAGGTAGAAGTTCGAAAGGGATGCGCCGCACCTGTAATTCAAGCAATTCAGGAAAATGAAATCCTGTATGCTCAGACCGATGAAGGACTTTATCGAGTTCGTTATCGTTGTTCGTTTAAGCATCTTGCAGCGAACGCATTTCCTCCAGAGATGACAGTGATCAAGTTGAAGTTGCTTGCACTCGACTTTCTTCCGGGCGTTACTACGCACGATAAACCTTTGGACTAACCGCCATGATTACAGCGAAACACATTGAAAGCCGTTTAAGAACAATAGACTATACCAAGCCTAATCCTGATCGGGAAATGCTTGTGGCGCTTGTGTCTGATGGACGTTCTCGTATTTTGAAGACAGCACAGATCGATGGTCTGTGTCCGCTGTCTGATAAGTATTTTGAGTTCTGCCTCAGCCAGGTCGGCTCTTTCTGCACGGCAGGTTACAACGCTGTGGAGATTGCAATGTCTATCGGTGTTCAGCCTATCTATGTCGCAGCGCATATCCATCTGCATGGCTGCGATTGGGCACACAGACTTTTAGGCTTGAAGCGATTTGCTGCGCTTGCCCGTGGTCCACATACTGTGTGGTCATCAGGTGAAGCGTGGTTCGCTTTGGGTGAATGCCAGCGTCGCTCTAAGCTGCACTATGGCACTTCAAGCGGGCAGGAAGCACTGCGCAAAGCAATCCAAAAAGCAGAGATGCCTTATGTGCTTGCTGCCGCTGTCACACATCCCCATCGTCTCATGAGCATTCTCCGTCCGCGTGATGGTCTGTTGTATCGTGACCCACGTATCGAGAAGACGCTGAAACAACGTGAGAAAGCCGCTGCTGATGCAAAGGCGGAAGGCCGTTCTGTGCTAACGACTGAGAAGCGTAGCGAGTACGGCGACATGGGCAAGTTGTTTAACGGTCATCTGTCTCGTGCTGACAAGACAGGTAACCCTCGCGTAACTGAATAAGGAAACTTATCGTGGACAAGAATGAAATCACGCTGTTGATTGATAGCCTGAACGGAAATCGCAATTTCCCAATCGATCCGGAAGCTGCAATAGGCATGACCCTTGAACAGTTCATCAAAACCAATGGGAACTTTGTGTTTCTCATGAATGATGCGCTCGTCCGTGACATGGTAAGCAAGCAGCATGAGTACGATCCAAACTTCGTACCGGCTACTACTCTCGACGAGATCAACAACGGTCTTATGGGAACTTTCCACGGTGTCAATGTGTACAGCACTTGGGTGTATCGTGCTCCTGGTGATCTGCCTGCGGACGCGAAGCCTCGTTTCGGTATGTATCGCGCCGACCTAAAACAAATCTTCCCGTTGACTAAACATTTTATCGTAAAGTAAAACTGTTTACGGTAATTTCTGAAGGTCAATCAGAATAACGGAATCCTCATCATGAGCAATATCGATACCACAATGCCTGAAGGCAAATGGGAGTTCAACGAGTCGGTTGCTTGCGTGTTTGATAACATGCTGCAAAACTCCATCCCATCTTATGGCCGTATGCGTGACCTGACGTACCGTCTGGGTCGTCGCTTCGTAACTCCCGGTTCAGCTATCGTTGATCTCGGTGCTTCACTCGGCCGAGCTATCGAGCCGTTTGCAAAAGAGTTCGGCAAGTATGACTATCATCATGCTGCGGACGCGCCGGGCGAAGACTACGAAACAGGCAATCACTATAGCCTGTATGAAGTAGCTCCTGCTATGCGCGAACGTCTGGTGCAGAATGAAGTGCTCAACTCAGTGAATGCCAAACTGGAAAGTGAATCGCTGGTAGATACTGACACGTTTATGTTCGACGGTCAGGTGCATTGCTCGTTGATTCTGAGTGTGCTAACTCTCCAGTTCACGCCGATTGAACATCGTCAACACATTCTGGAGAACGTGTACAACTCGCTGCAACCAGGCGGCGCATTCATCCTCGTTGAGAAGGTGTTAGGTGATAACAACTATCTCGACAAAATGCTGGTGGACACCTACTACCAGATGAAGGGCGGTAACGGTTACAGCGCCGAGTCGATTGCGACTAAACGTAAGTCACTGGAAGGCGTACTCGTTCCTGTTAAAGCAGCATGGAACGAAGAACTGTTGCGTAAAGCAGGCTTCGGTCAGGTAGAAAGTTTCTATCGTGACCTGAACTTCGCAGGATGGATTGCTATTAAGTAAGGAAATACTATGAAATTAAACGGGCGTATCTTAGCTATCGTCCCACACAAGACAATGCAAGACCGTACCAAGTCGGGTGTGGGTTCGTACATTGATGGGCTAGAGGCATACGGCTTCTGCGACTTTATCACAGACGGAGAGAACAGCTCCGTTACGAAAAGTCAGTGGTTCACTTATGGTGACACTACTCTCAGTGACGGTTATAAGATAGGGCATATCCAGAGCGAGTTGCTGATTGCACTTGAGCGCCTCCCATACCGTGCGATTATTTGCAGCACGTATGAGGCGATTGAAGCCTGTGTGTCTCTGGGACTGCCAAAGATTATGCCCGTTTACTATCGCACGCACAACAGCTTTTTGCTCACACAAGATCTCAAGGGTCTTGGTGCAGAGAAGATCCATCGTGCGTTGTTGCAAGCACGCGTCACAGGGCTGCGCATACTTGCTAACTGTGATTCGACTGCGATCAATCTTACTGAGCGCTATAAGACGCCAGCACACGTTGCCTACAACTCGTTCTCGGTGCCTGACTACAACCCACCAGCTCGGCGTTCTCCGCAACTGTTGATTATCTGTCGCTATGAGAAGGTCAAGCGCACGTTGTTTGCTGCGCGTATTGCTGCTGCATCAGGACTACCCGTTCGTGTTATGACAGGCAGTGATCGTCAAGCACGCAATTGGGAGAAAGAGCTGGCTGAGGCGGGCGTCAAAGAGTATACGGTCGTCAGTGGCCTTAGCGGCAAACAGAAACTCGAATTTATAGGCGCTTGCACCGTAGCCCTTTCTACTGCGAGCGTTGAATCATTTGCTAATGGTGTGCGTGAGTCTATCCCCTACTGTCCTACCTTTATCGTGCAAACATCCAAGTACGATTGGGCTAAGGACTATACGCGCTTCTGTACCGCCGACAAGCATGTTCATATCAGAACTGTTGATCGCGTATCGGACCAAGCCGTAGCTGAAATCGGAAGTGAGATAGCGCAAACAGCTACCACTCGTTATCTGACAGGACCTCAGCGTAAGCAGCTACTGACTGCTTGGGCAAAGCAAGTTGATCGTGGTTGGTCCGACTTTGTTCAGAAGGCTGTTGTTGACGATGACGGCAAGCCGCTGCGCACCGAGCTGTATCAAGAACTGATCGACAAGTCAGAGATCGATTGGTCACAGACGCCCACGCTGATGCGTACTGTAAATGCGTTACATAAATGCCACGCTCGTTTGGGCCTGACATTTGATGGCACTAAAATCAAATATAAGAGGAAGCGCAAATGAGTGTTATCGGTGATATTTATAACATCCCACAACCGTTCGCAATGTATGTCGGGAATTGTGAGACGCGTGCTCAAGCCAAAGTTGCTGCTGGCACAATCGAGTGGGCGCCAGAGAAAGTGTGCTGCACCGTAGATGATGGTAACAACCTGTTCCCTAACGTACCTTCAATCAACCCTGCTGACGTGCATAAGACAGATGCAGAAACTTTAGTGATTGGCTGTGCACCTTTCGGCGGCCGCATTGACGAGCACATGGACAAAGCTATTCGTAGCGCTATCTATCGTGGCCGCAACATCGCTGCTGCTATGCATACGCGCCTGGCGGATAATCCTGAATACGTTGAGCTGGCTGATCGCTACAACGTCAAGCTGTATGACTTCCGCCATCGTCCTGATGCGTACCCACTCGGTACTGGTGAGAAGCGTAGCGGTCTGCGTCTGTTAACTGTCGGTACTGATAGCTCATGCGGTAAGAAGTTTACCACGCTGTCTCTGTATCGTGAACTCAAAGCTATTCATGAAGCCACTACGTTCTGCTCTACTGGCCAGACGGGTTTCTTGATTAGCGGTTGCGGTATCAACAACGACACGATTGTTGCCGACTTCCTTGCTGGTGCCGCTGAATCACTTTCGCCTGATGGTCCTGCTGATCATGTTTATCTGATTGAGGGTCAAGGCGCTATCACGCACCCAGCATACACAGGCGGCAGTATGAGTCTGATTGCTGGCTCGCAGCCTGATCATCTCATCCTGTGTCACGCATGGAACCGTCAGAATCAGTTGGGCGTTAAGCGTAAGCCTGACCTTGATTTCGAGATGCGTGCTAACATTGAAGCGGCACGTATTCACGGTCTCAACCCGACTTACATCGGTATCAGCATTAACTTCTCTGAGTGCGACCTCACCGCCGATGAGCAAGATAAAATCCTGTACCAACTCGCATCAACGTATGAGATTCCCGTGTTCGACCCATCACAGGACACTTCTGTGTTGCGCGATCTCGCTCGTATGTTAGCAACTAAAGCCAAAGCAAGGAGCCTCGATGGCCAAGCATCAACTGCGCAAGCTGTTTGAACAGCATGTGAAAAAAGAAGTGAAAGCAGACAAGGTAGCTGTGCTGCTTTCATCTGGCCTCGATGGTTTGGTCAGTGCGTTAGCTGCACACGACCTGGGCAAGAAGGTACATGCCTTCACATTCCAAATGGGTGACAACCCTAGCTTTGACAGTCGCCACGCACAGGTCGTTGCACAGAAGATGGGATGGGAGTTCACTCTCGTTAAAGTTCCCACCAGCGTGTCTGCTATCGCGTTAGCGTGGCGCGTGCTACACTCCAAGTATCGCTGCATCAAGAAGCGTGACTATGAATGTGCGTACCCTATGGTCTATTGCTACAAGGCAATCAAAGACGCTGGGTATAAGTATGTGTTAAGCGGGCTGGTGGCCGATGGCTACTTCCTGTATAACCGTAACACGCACATTCAGAAAATCAGCGGCCCGCACTCTGACGCTCAGAAGTATCATGAGTTCCGTACTCAATACTTTAGTCCGTGGCTTAAACACGGTAAGAAGTCTCTGGGCGTTGACGGGTACAACCCGAGCGGTATGTTGCAGCATGAAATGTTGTGCGATAACTTCGGCCTGATTCACGTTAACCCGTGGATGCAGAACAAGGTGTTTGACTACTTCATCAAATACACTTGGCAGGAGCTGAATCAGCCTAAGCAGAAGATGCCACTAACCGAAGCGTGGGCAGAACACATTGCTCTTGTTGGTCATCGCCCACACAGGGGCTATCAGACAGAAGCCAAAGTGCCTGAATACTTTGAGCATCTGATCGATAACCCTGAGATTAACTTTAACGGGCGCAAGCGCATCATGGACGTGGCACGCGACTGGTCCAAACGAGAGCCTGAATAAATGCATCCTGTTATCACAGACTTTCTTGGTCCTATCGTTAAGCGGCTGGGCTTATTCACTGCTATATTCGGTTTTGTCGGCGTGCTGCTGTCTGTGATCGCAGTGCTTGTGTGCCGCCCAGAAGTCCTTCAATACGAATACGATACTGTAAATAGACTTCGTACTGAGGGTATTGTATTCTTGGGTAAAGGCGTTCTTGTTTACATCGTAGGCGAGATACTTGAAGGCACGTTCAAGTGGAGAAAAGATGATTAACAAATTCGTGATGAAGAAGACTCCATCCATTGAAGCCTGTCAGTGGAACGGAGAGAACAAGGAAGAGATTGAAGCCTTCCTTGGCAATAACGGATTCGTTGTTGGGCGTTACGTGCAGATTGGTGTTCTGGATAAATATCAGAAGCCAACCATTGCTAACGTAAGCGTGGGCAACTATGTGATCAAGCGTGATGATGGTAAGTTCTATGCCATTACTGCGCAAGATCTGTTTGAGAATTATGTATTAGCAGATTGAGGCCATAATGAATCTGTTTTCTATTTTAAAACAGCAAGTGAAGAAATCCCTGACGACCGAAGCAACACTTGAACCAGAAGTGCGCAAACACTTTGACTGGCGTTTCAGTGTTGACGTCAAGGGCATGATGTACATTGTAGGCAAGACGGGCGCTAACACCTGCTTCTATCTTGAGCCAGGTCACGTTGAGCCTACTGCCTGCTACCCTGATGAACTTCTTGCGAAGATCGATAGCTGGGGCGCTGCGAAGTATGTGTCCTACGCTGTCTATTTCAAGAAGTTCACCAGTCCTGTAGCTGAAAACATCAAGACGCTTGAGCAAGCCAAGACAGGCAAGCCTAAAGCGTTTAAGAAAGGCTACTTTATCTGTGGCGTAACACCGAAAGGTAAGCGCGTCAAACTGTGTCGTCTACACAACAGCCTGAGCGGTATGCAGTGGGTTGATGTAGACCAGAAGTAAAACAAGGAGCTTATATGATTAGCGACATTGACATTGGCCATTATTATAGTTCTGCGAGCGGTATACCGTTTCGCGTAAAAGAACGTGCAGCACACGGACAAGATTGTTCTCTGTCGATGATCGTATTTGAGAACGTGGAGGCAACTAAGGATTACCCTGTTGGTCAAACTTGGGTGCTTCCAGAATCTCTGTTCGTGAAACAGTATTCCGAATTTACGGAAGGAAAGTATCATGAACGAAACAACGCTCTTAGAGCATCTGAAAACAAGACACTGGCAACCAGAGAAGCATTTCGGGTGGCTTTCGCCGAAGACCCTGACAGTGCCACTGTATAGCTTTGACCGACAGATGAGAGGCGTTCAAGTCTATACGCCTAGCGCACCGAAGAAAGACCCGAACCCCAAAGCGTGTCGTTACTTCACTCGCGTGTTCGGTGGCAAACAGTTGGTGTGGGGAACGGAAATTAGACCTATACGGGCCGACCGTTTTCTTAACTGAGTCTGTGTTCAAAGCGTGTGCGCTACATCGTCTCGGTCTCAATTCGTGGTCTGTTTTAGGCTCGAACGTGAGTGACTATTTATACCACCAGCTTAGTCTTCTTGACCTGCGTTTTGTTTGTCTAGGTGATGCGGATAAAGCTGGTGAGGAGTTCAGTCAGACGTTTGGTCGTGGTGCTGTTAGTGCCGACTTGGACGAGATGACTGATGAGCAGTTACTCGATTTAACTCTACCACTATTAAGGAAATAGGATGGAACATAAAGTTGTCGTGCGTATTCTCGGACCTGTTGGCAGCGGTAAGTCTTCTGTTTACGCCAAGCTCGTTAAAGGTCTGACTGATACTGGCGCTATCATCAAACACGCAGATGAGCAAGCGTGGAATATGCTGAATAACAGCGGTGAGGTAACTTCGGCCGACACGGTTCTCGATGAGTTTCGCACCGAAGTTACCTTCGAAGAAGTTGTGATTCGTGACGACTACACCAAGTCTAAGAATCAGATCATGCAGTTCTTCGCGTACTCGCATCTGCCGCCTAACTTGCAAGCGATCAGTAAACCGATTGCGTTGCTCGCTCAGGAGATGGACCAGAATCTGCCTGATGGTGCTGAGAAAGCCGCTGGTCTGCGTAAGCTGCTTGAAGCGAAAGACTGTCTGGTTCGTGCGCTGGTAGCCAAGTAACTCGGAGAGCAAACATGCCTAATTTTATTCGCCCTCCTTCATTACTCAAGTCAGTGCCTACGTCGTCAACTGTAGAAGCAACTGACATTTTCGCATCACTCGCACCTATCAACAACGTAATTAACCTAAGTGCCGCTCAAGCTCTGCGCCGTGAGCAAATCGGTGCTGGTCATGTTGAGCAGTTCTCTGAGGCTATTGGTCTGCATCCAGAAGACCCTGCTCCTGAAAATGATCTTGTCAGCGTTCCAGCGATCACTTTCTCATTTGAAGGAGATGCATGTGAGACCTGGTATTTCTGCGGACCTGAACGTACTCTAGCTGAATGGTCTGTAGTGCGTGATGCCGTTGAACAATCTTTTGTTGATAATTCATACCATCATGATATGAACTTCGAAATCAACTAACAACACAAAGGGTGGCTTCGGCTGCCCTTTTTCGATCTGTAAATAACTCGTATAACATCTAACGAGAAGCTACCATGAGACCTGAAAACATTTCACGCACCTATCGCGTCGGTCAGTCTGACCTGGAGAAAGCACACAACGTCTGCGGAGAGAACAATGTAACACTCTCAGATGTGGTACGCAGATACATCGAAAGAATCGTACTGACTGAGGGTGAGTTCCTTATGAGCGAGCGTAAGCACGTACCTGAGTCTCAACTGAATGTACGCCTGCCCTTTTACATTGCGCACTCCTTTGCATCTGTGTGTAAGTCTCGTGGTACGTTAGCCTCTAAAACCATTCTCAACTTTGTCAGGAATATTGCTCTTTCAGGTACTATCCCTGAGGAGTTAAAGTACGCCTCAGACACAGAGTTGCGTGCCTATATTACCTCCGAGCGCTCTCGCCTCGATGCACTGGAAGCAAAACTTAAATGATTCTAACTAGCCCCATTCGCTATCAGGGCAACAAGCGCACTCTGATGCCTCTTATTCTTGAACATGCGCCTGTGAAGGATTGCGTTCGCATGATAGACGCATTCGGCGGTAGCGGTACTGTTGCGCTCAACATGCCTCACAAGTTTCGCATCTACAATGAATTGAGCACGCCTGTGTTTGAGATCGTCCAGTTGCTTGCGCATCAAGATCCGAAGAAAACGTTGGGTCAGATCAAGCGTATCGTCAAGCGTTTTTGTCTAACCAATAGCAGCCAAGACAACTACGACATGTTCCGCGCGTATGTGCAGAAGAAGCCTAGCCCTCTTCACCATTACATCGCACACAGGCATGCACGCTCTAACATGCTGCGCTTCAACCAGAAAGGCATCTACAACGTGCCGTTCGGCGAGCGGGGCCTGATTGGCAAGTTCGATCAGCTCGAACAGGAGCTGGTGCAGTTCCACGAGCGTATGCAGAACACGCACATCACCAACATGCGCTACAACATGTTGCTCAAGTCTGTGTCAAAGCATATCGGACCTAACACGTTCATTTACTTTGACCCTCCGTATCTTGCTAGCGGTGCGATGCAATACGGTAAGTGGACTGAGCACAACGAACGCAACCTGCTGTCCGTACTTGAGTATCTGAATCGTCAAGGCTGCCCGTGGATGTTGAGCAACGTTCTCCAACATCGGCATCACACGAACGACCTGCTCAAACGCTGGCTAAAGAAACACGCAACGACTGTCATCTATCCTGACAAGTCTTATTCAATGGCCAACTCTCATTCCGATAGTCACAGCACTATCGAGATCCTGGCAATGAACTACTGAGGTGCATATGAACAAGATTGAAGAACTGCGCAGCCGTCTTGCTGCTGCATTGGGCTTTCGTGTTAAGTCTTTAAACGGTGCTGACCACTACGTTGACGGCGATGATGTTCTCGGCCTAGTCGAGCAGTGGCTGCCAGATGAGCCTCAGCACATCCTTGCAGTTATTGAGCGCTATGGGCTGAAAGTCGAACGTATGGTCAAAGAAGGCACTCGCCCTCGGCCCGGTGAAGAGCCTGTGTTCGTTTTCTGTGTGAGATCAAAGACTCTGGTGTACCGCAGCCTATCTGAGAGTAATCTCGCACGTAGTAGTCTGCCTTACGTATCAGGCAACACCCTGACTGAGGCTGTTCTCCTGTGGGCTGTGTTACGTGCAGAGCGCATTGTTGCATATAAGGCCGACCCACTAATGTCTAGCGCCTACAACTTCGACCGACTGGAAGAGCTGGTATACATAACGCGGTTTGGAGAATAAAATGGAGGCACCAGAAGGTACTAACTTAAAGCTGTGGTCTATTGCGAAGCGTATGGACAGAGTGCTTGAACATGTGGCAAGAGAAGCATGGTTCGTGTCCGGCGATCCAAAAGACACCTGCGGCGCTGTTGCGTGGGCGGGCAACTTTGATGATGAGTCTTTGATCGCGCATATTGAAATGCGTGCTGCCCAGATTGAAGAACGCCGTCGATACACAACACGTATCAGACAGGGCTCTACTGCCTATACGGTAGCGTTAGAGAATCATGCAGACGCTATCTATGCTAAGTATGGTCGAACATGATGGACATACTGAACGTCCTTGATACACGCATCATTCAATACGAAGATCTTGTCTATGCGTTAGGCCGTAAGTATCGCACGTCTCAAGGTCAATGGGGTGCGCTTGCCCCTTTCTCTCATGCAGGTCAAGCCCGTAAGATATTCATTTCACGAACCCGTGCAGCCTATAGAAGTTTGCGTACATGGGCACAGGAGCCTATGAACATTGAAGTGGCTTACTATGAGATTCGCATATTGCTCAAGCATCCTATCGCGCAAGAAATAGAGCATCTGTCTGAATCTGTAAAGAAACCTAAAGCCATCTAATTGAGGTCAGTATGGAATACACCTTAGAAGAACAACTCAAAGCCTTGTCTCAAATTCGTATCGATCAGATTCAGGCCTTTGATCATATCGCTCGTCTGGTGCTGAGAAGCATGGACCCAGTAGCTCACACAGAACAATGGCGGTCTCATGTATGTGAAGCTATGGGTCTCGATTATTCATTGTGGCCATACTACAATGAACTGTCCAACTTCATGGTGAGTGGTATGCCTCCGTGCTTGGTTATGTTGCAGATAGCATGTACAACGTTTGTGGGTGCTGACGTGCGGGAGACAATAGCTCGCTTCTCCTCAGTTGATGCAGAGACTGCGCTCAATGCCATGGAGTTTGGCAACAAGTGGCGTGCAGACAATCAGCGAATCATCTACACAATGAAAGCCATTGATGATCTGCTTGTTTTGTATTCGTCGCTTGTGTCAGATGAAGATGCAGAGGCGGACGAAAGTCGTTGTATAGGATATCCTGGTATGCCTAATATGCATCCGTATCTGAACATGATCTTCCAGTTGATTGAAGATCATAATATGGTAATTGATGGCCGTTGGCGCACACCTGCTGAGTGGTTCAATCAACCTAAGCGCGACTTTGCGCTGATGTACCCGCCGAATCTTTCTGAACAGCATAACGCTATCATTAAAACGGAAGTTGGCACTATCTATCTCACCAAAGCGCCAAAGCGCGGTGATACCAACTCTAACCATTTACGCTCCGTCTGAGGTCAGTATGGAACACGAAGAAAACATTGCAGATCGTCCTGACGTTATCGTTAACGGTTTTCAGTTCAACGATGCTAACACGAAGCTGCTGGCGTATGCGCTTAATCTCCATCGTCTGGGTGCAAAGATTGGTCCTGAGTTTTGGACGCAACACATCATTAGCGATGTTGTAGAACAGTCCGATGACGGCTTCGACAAACTTGCAGGCGTAGACGAACCTGCCCGTCCTATTACGTCTTCTGATTTGCTTATGCATCAACTGACTGTTGTGGGTCCTGTTATCACTCGCCGTGACTTCTGCCTGTTCGACAGCCTTGAGAAGTGCCGTAATGATGCTGCTATTGTTCTTGAAGCTCTGAGCAGAGGTCTGCTGCATATGCATGGCTCAATGATTGAGATCTGGGCAATCATTGCGGATAATCCAGTTAAAGTGTTGACTGAAAAGCAGATGACAAGCCTGGGTCGTGCTACGCTGCGTTATCTCACCAGTAGCGCTAAGCTGGACGAACAGGACGAGCGGGTGTCTGTAGCTACGGTACATGCTGACTCTGAGCCTGTGCTGATTCATGTGCCTACAACGCCAGTCGATCAGTACGTGTTTAGCGGTAGCTGGACGCATGTGTCTCATCTCGGTCCTCGCGCAGACAAGCTGCGTCTGTGGTATTACAACCACCAGCTCACGCGCTTCCGTATGCAGCAACTGCTGAACATCTTCCTCACTCTCGATTTCCCCGAAAAGTTTAAGGCCTGATTATGTCCATCGCGCTCGTTGTAGAAATGAATCATGTGGAACAGATTGACACTGGTTACGAGAACAGTCCTATCTTTCGCATTCAGTACATCGCAGACAAATCGGTAGCTCCTGCTGATTATATCCGCGAAAAGCTCGTACCGAAAGCATTCCCGTTCGGTGTGGACAAAGCAGTAGTGCAAGGCCATGACTATATGGTGCTTACTGCTATCATCGACGGTACTGAGCACGATGTTTGTCCTGGCGATCTGCTTGTCTATCACGTTGGTGGTCGTGTGACGTATATCGCAGGCGCCACCAAAGACTGTCTCGTAATCAACGGAGACGGAACAATTGTCATCAGTTAATCAGTTACGTGATCAATTGACCGAAGCTGAATACGCAGAACTTGAGCGCACTACAGCGCGGTCGATCATGGAACAAGTGTGGGCACTACGCGGCTGGACGGTAAAGCTCGACTGGTGCAACTATATGTGCGACGACGTTGATTGGTTATTCCATGGTAATGAGCGTAAAGCACCAGTTGATCACGCTATGCCGAATTCTGGTGTTGGCACTAGCATTGAGCAGCATCGCCTTAATGTCGTGTTTACTCCTACTGAGGTTAGCGTTACGAACTCACTGGTAGACAGCCCTGTCACGGGCACTGGTATGTCACTGCGCTGTGCTTACTGCGCGTGGCTTTTAGAAATCGAAAAACAAAAGGCTGCCAATGCGCTGCAATCTGACTGAACTGCCTATCAAACTCGATCAGGCTGAAAACATTATGGGCAGCGTGTTCGCGCTTGCTGCTGGCTCCAAGTCCAAACGCCGTGCTACTGCGGCAATGCTCATTCACTTCCATGAAGGCTACCCTACCATTATCAGTAGTGGCGTCAATGGTACTGTGCCCGGTGAGAGCAACGTGTGTGAGAATGAAGACCTCACTCTGACGTTTGCGCACGTCACCCACGCAGAAGCTAACTGCCTCAATCGCATGGACGAATACAGTCTGTGGCCAGAAGAAGAGGACATCCTGTTTTGTACTGACAGCCCATGTCCTGATTGTTTGCAGCAACTCGAATCTGCTGGTGTGCAGACCATCATTTATGCGCGTGAATACAGACTCACAGAGCACCTGGATAAGTCTGCTATTCGCATGTATTGTCTCGATATTGAGAACGTGCGGGCGTCTTTGCTGAAATCTGTAAATCGTATAGACGAAGTGATTGCAACCATACCTACTTAAATACCATAAGGATTGTCATGATGGACAAGAATCTGACTATTGAGTTTTTTGCTCCCCGTATCGAAGGAAAGACAGTGCATGTTGGACCTAAGCCTATCGATGCACCTTCCTGGGAAGAGCAAATGGCTACTGTGTCTGGTGAGCCTAATGCACAGATGCGCCAGCGTGCGTTTGATCGCTTGGATAAGGAATTCAAATTCACTATTCAAGACATTGCAGACTCTTTGGACTGTCGTGATAATCCTTCCAGTCCTACTGGTCGTATTCAAGACCCGTATCGTCCGCGTTTGCACAACATCAATCTTCGCCCAGAACAAGCCGCAGTGTTGCGTGAAGTAATGAGTCCGCCGCGTCATATGGGTGGCCTGCCTGTTGAGTTGATGCAGGGTACGGAGTCCTCTCTTAATGCACGCGCTCTCTTTGAGCATACCAAAGAGCATTTTCGTAAGGAAGGACCTATCGTTACGATTGATAGCATCCCTGTTGAGTTCACACAGAAAGGTGATGACAGTATCGTCATTGCAGAAGATAAGATCGGCCAACAGGCGTGGGGGCGCACGCTTCGTATCGACTATGAATCACGTTCTGACTGGTCGATGAATCGCACCAATCGAGCTGCAACGCCTGCTAAAAGCCGCAGCAAACTTCGCGCAAAGGGTCGTGCTCAAAAGCAAGCACGCAAGCGCCAAAGAGGATAACAACAATGAGCGACATTAATCAATTACGCCGCAACTGGTTACAGTCTATGGACGTGCCCGAAGAGCTGGTAGACAAAGTATGCGGCACTGACATTGAACAGCAAGACCTGTTTGAGCGTCTAAGCGCACAGCAACAACGCAAAGTAACGATCGGCCTTGCGCTGCTCCATCTGCAAGTGCCTGATGAAATTCGTTTCGATTTGCTCACCAATCATCTGGACGAGACTGAACGTTTGGTCAAAGAGCAATTCGAAGAACTGGCAGCACGTCTCGTTAATCAAGTGACGCAGACGGGTTCACCGGAGAAGCAATCAATGACAGGCGGTGTTCGTTTAGCAATGCTGATGAACATCCTTGGCTTTGATGATACCACGCTGCACGGTATCATGTCGAACCCCAGCTTGATGCGTCAGGCGGGCCTTGTTGCTATGACTGGCCTTCAAGATATGGGACAGAAAATACAGCAACTTTACGACGGAAATAAAAGCAATGAGCCAAAATGAATTAGACGATTTCGACATTCCTGATCTGGACGAAGCTGAACAACGCGCAGAAGCTAAGCGTGATGGTGGCGGAGAAGTTGTCGAAGCATCTGATGAATGTGAAGGCGGCGCCTGCAAAATCTAATTCATGGGGCCTCGTGCCCCATTTCTGTTTCTCGGAGAGATGCTATGTCTATTTTATATTCCAACCTTACGCCCAATGAGCGTGACAATTTTCGTGCGCATATTCACCAGTGGTATCAGTTGAGCACCCAGAAGTCTGCATATCTCGATCTGATGGATCGTGTTGATGAAATTCTCGGCAATATTGTCATGGAGTTTGCCAACATGCAGGTTGCGGACACTACTCAGATTCGCATCGACCTTGCCTTAGAAGAGTGGTCTGCTAAATATCCTAGATGCATTGCGTTTCGTGACCGTTCTGCCTTCTGGGTGAAGGTCTCATTCAAAGAGTGGTTGAATAGCACAACCCTATATGTGGAGCGTTCTCATTCATTGCGTGATCTGAGTGCAGGTACTTGTTATGGCGTTGATGTGGTAGACACTCACGATTGGCCAGATAGTATTTTGGTCAAGACCTACCACGATATAGAACAACATAAAATGCGACGAGGTGCTCGCTGATGGAGATCGGCTACCGCTGTGTCAACTGTCGCCACGTCTATCAAGACATTATCGGCAAGTGTGATTGCAACAACGACAAGTTCGTGTTCAAGCGCGTTGCGATCATTGATGTTCCTGACGAGGAAGAAAAGATTCCTCAACTGAATGAGCTGCATCATTCGCGCGGCCCTCGTTTCGTCAACTACCGCAATGGCAGTTCTTGGAATGGCGTGTACGAGTATCAAGGCCTGCATGAGAACGGTCGTCCTCGCGTAGGCATTCTCGGTAATATGGGTAGCAGCTACGACCACGTAGAAATGTCTAAACAGTTCGGTGATCGTAATATGCAGTCTAACTGTGTGTTGGCTGCTGCTAGTCCTGAGTTGCTGGAAGTTGCCTACATGTGCTACAACTATTTCAATACGAAGCGCAAGGTGCAAGGCAACAGTCCTAAAACTGAAATGCGTATCAAACTAATCGCGCAGGCTATCCATGCTGCGACTGACCTCTCCGTCTACAAGGAACCGCAAGATGCTCCAGTATCTAAGTGACCCGCATTTTATGACGCGCTTTCTGTGCGCTGTAATTCTGATTATCGTTGCTTATCTGATTTGGCAGAAATTGAAGATCAGACGCGCAGAGAGCATGAACAACTACCGCGCTTCGTTGGCGGTACGTGCCGGTGATTTCAATTTCGGGCGTTGCTGGCGTCATCGCAGTTCGGGCCGTGATTACGTTATACTGTGGATGACCAACCTTACTGCTAACAAGCAGGGCTGGGAAGTTATGGTAACGTACACAAACAACCATCGCGATCTGTACACGCGTCCTGTGTCGCAGTTCTACGCTAAGTTCCGTCGTATGCCTGACTCTGATAGTGTGAAAGACCTGTCGCTGTCTGAGCTGCTTACTCTGGCTACAGCTAACTGTAAGATGCGCGTACCACTTGCGGGTGAGACGTGGGTTCGTGAAACCTCGTTGAATCTTAATGGCACGGAAGGTTCGTCCATCACAGAAGCCACAATCACTGACGTGTTGGCGCTTGACACGTCTCGTCCTGTTGTCACGTATACTGTAAATGGTAAACACACAGCAATGCTGATGTATGTTTTCCTCGCTGATTTCAAACTAAAGGAAGTGCAACGTGAGCAACAACCAAAAGTTACCGCCTAACGTTTTCAAATACGTGATGTTCTTGCTGGTCAAAGACGAGCGCACGAACAAAGATCGCACGCATATCCCTATAATCTTCCCACGTCATATCATGCACAGTGATATGGGCGATGAGATGCGCGGCTATGCGATACATAACGGTTACGTGGAGAATCGTTACCACCAGACAATGGAACCTGTTAGCGCAGGCTTTGTTGATCTCAACACACTGTCGTGCTTTGGTGAGTCTGAGTCTATGGAACTCAAGTCTCGTCCAGAAGAAGACAGCCTAATCCTTCGTGAGTATTTCAAAGATGATGGAAAACTTCCTGAAGTACCTGTGGAGTGATGAGTTCTGGTCCTCTCCTGCTTCTGCGTTCGCACCCACTGTTGTAATCATCTCATGGTTTGTGTTCTGTGAGATTCGTGAACGCCGTGCGTTACGTGCAGCACAGCGCGTTGTAGCAAGTGGCTGGGAGCCTGTTGAACACGCCACGTATCAACACAAATGGCTGCCGTGGGTGAAGTGCTATGTCATGTTCTATACTGTCAGTCTGAACGATAAGTTCATGCCTGCTGTGTACGTGCTAAGAGGCAAGCATAGCTCTGAAATCCCCATGCACAAATTCCATTCTCGTTGGAGTTTAGTATGACACCCCTTATTATGTTTGACGCACGAACCATTCGCGTACTCAAGCAAAGTTTCGGTCAGGACAAACCTTTCGTTGTTGCTGGGCTGAACCCAATCGTTGGCAACAAAGGTGATCGTGTTACTCTCGCTAATGCCTGTAGCGTAGTCGCCATCCCTCGTGTGATGGGACTTGAAGTAGGTCAAGTGCTTTACGTAGGAACGGATGATGAAGTCTACGCATGGCCTTCTGATATGGTGATGGAATTTGCTTCTGTCTCTGATAACCAAACTCGGACCATTGCTTATGCATTGCGTCCAATACTCTCGGATGATTAAAAATGACAGGTCCTCTCGATCTCACTAACCCACAGCACTTCGAACTGTACTCGCTGCACAGCGTTGATGCACAGTATATCAATCTGTGTGACGCACTCCTCACTCAGGGTACGCACGAATCTGACCCAGAGCGCACTACTGATACGTGGCATACGCTGATCGGTATTGGCTTCCAGTTGTCTAACACCAACATCGCTTTCCCTGCGCTGCTGTCTAAGCGTGTCAACGTCCGTGCAGCTATCGATGAATCATGCTGGTTCGCACGCGGTGAAACGAACATCGCAACTCTCGGTTCTAAAATCTGGAACGAGTGGGCAGACGAAGAAGGTGAGAACGGTCCTATCTACGGCTTCCAGTATCGCAACTGGCCTGACATTAAAGTGTTCAATACTGTCGAAGGTATGATTGAGCAGCACATCCCACCAGCAATGATTGAGCGCATCTCGAAAGAGATCAACCGCATGAAGGCGCAGGGCTATATCGAAACTGCGTTGCCTGATGGTCGCGTGCTGTATGAAGGCTATATCGATCAGTACGCTGATGCACTACGTCAAATCATGGCGCGTAGTCGTAGCCGCCGCATTCGTGTGCAAGCGTTCAACCCTGGTTACGTTGGTATGCAGAGCCTGCCTCCGTGTCACACTGAGTTTGAGTTCAACGTGACCAAAGCTACTGCGTATGAAATTGCGCAGATGGAAGCACGCTCAATGCGTCCTGACGCCGACTCACTGCATATCGTGGTGACGATGCGCAGCAATGATGCACTTCTCGGGCGCCCCTTCAACATCGTTGGCTACAGCGCCATGCACCAGTTGTTTGCGAAGTGGGCGGGTCTGAACGTTGGTTCGTTTACTCTGAATGTGACCAATATGCACATGTACGATCACCACCGCGAAGCGTATGCACAACAGCGTGAGCAGTGGCTGGAACTACAGACGCAGATGCAGACGACAGGCAAACCTGTTGTTTACCCTACCCTCGAAATCACTGACGACATTCTGGGCCTGACGCCAGAAGAGCTGCTGGATAACGTCAACGTCGATTGGTTCGAGCTGGTGGACTACTCTCCTAAACCTGCTGTTAAAGGACGCGTAACCAAATGATGCTAATCAGCCGCATTGCTGCATTCCTGTATGTTGGGTATGCAGAGTCAGTGGAAGATATTCCACGTTTGCTCGTCGAAAAAGTTAAGGTGCGCATCGAAGATCCCGATTGGGACCCGTTTGATGACGTTACCGTTGAAGATGCACCGCCTATTCTCGAAATGACAGGCAAGGTCATCTATCATCTGCCGCTCAACTGCTTCCTGATTGACGGTCGCATGGAGCAGGACGAATCGTCCGAAGATACTCTCAAGATGCAGAAGTATTGTCAGACCAACTTCTTCAAGCACAAGCAGACGCGTAATGGCCGTGTAGGCATTGCCGTGGACAGCATGATCAGAGAACTGTCTTATGCAGAGGCACAGCACCCTAACTGGCCTACTGAGCCTCTGCACGCTGGTGCTATCCTTGCAGAAGAAGCTGGTGAGTGTCTGCGTGATTGCGTGTCATACGATGAAACAGGGCGTGAAGATCTGCTTGCATCTATGGCAGAAGAAGCGGTGCAGACAGGCGCTATGGCGATTCGTTTTCTGATCAATGCGCATCGCTCTAAAGAGCGCACGCTGCCTCGCTCTACAGTCCGTGACCTGCTGTCAGACACATCCATTCCTCTGGCTGAGCGTGTTGCTAAACTTCTTGATGTGGTGGACGCTAAATGAAACTACTTGCACTTATTCCAGCTGCTACCACCAATGTTTTCCGCACGCTGCATTGTGTAGGCACGGCAGAAGAGTTCCCTGTAGGCGAGCATCCTAAGTGGTCTGGCTTTGGTTTGAATATGACTAACGTCAAAATCATTCCTGACCTGGCTAAAGACGCCGTGCCTGATTCGTTCTACGTCACTATCGATAGCCACCTCGACTGGTCTGTTGATCTTGATCGTATCGATACATTCAGCGCTGATTATCTCATCTGGTGCGGTAAGCATACGCCTTCAATTGAAGCTGTGCTCGAAGCCCACATGATTAAAGGCCAGCTGCCGAATCTGGTGCAGGACTTCGATGCTTTTGTCGCTGATCTGCAAGAGCGTCTGGACAACATGACCAGCCTAGCCAAAGATCGTATGACCATCTCAGGCAGCACGCTGATCGATAGCGACACCACAGCCAAGTATAACCTGTGGGCTATCTATCGTCACTGTCTAATGTTGGACAACAAGATGGTCCTGCTGTACGGTAAAGACAATCACATCCATGTGTCCGACACGCACGTATCTGAAAAGGGTATCGGCTGGTGGTTGACCGAGCACAACAAACACATGATGAGCATTGCACAGCAAAACGATCTGCTGGCCGCTTACATTACGTTTGAGCGCGATAGCTCTGGCTATACGTTTGTTGGTGCTGACGGTACTCAGGTTAAACGTCCTGTCGAGAGCAGCGAGTTCATGCACATGGCGCATCACGGCCTGTTCCCTAAAGTGGTAGTGCGTGAAGACGCAGACGGCCGTAACTTTGAACTGTCGTTTGATTACGCCGAATACTTCCCGCAAGCGTATCACGATTTCGTCAATCATGCGTGGGCCGGCCGTTCTGATCGTTCACGCGATTTGGTTCGCTTCGTCTGATCGTTGCGCTGTCTGCTGTCAGTAATTTGAAGCTACTATAGGAGACAGCGCATGAAATATGATAAGACCAAAGACTACCAACCGTTCAAGTATCTTGAGCCGGACCCAAAGGCTCCAAGAGTAGGCTTCTACGGTTCGACTGGCCACACTGTCACAAAGGACGTTCTGATAGGGCAGGACGTATGCGAGTTTGAGTTCAAGCCTGAAGAGTTGAACAATATGAATCGCGGTACGCTGCTCTTCCGTGCTAAAGATAGTGGCGGAACTATTGTCGTAAAGAAATGCTCTGTGCTTGGATTGAAAATGGTAATTACGCTAGAGAGAAGGGTGATTCAGTTCGGCAAGGTTCAAGCTGAATGGATGACCACATCCCGACTGTATAACTACTAACTGTAAATACATTGTACAGAAGCAACTACAAGAGAAAAGAGAATGGCAAAAATTGCTAAAGCAAAGGAAGGGAAAAAGAAAAGCAACCCTATGTTGATTGACCTGAAAAAGTTCAAGTCAGTTAAACAGCTTAAGGGTGCGAAGTACAACCCTCGTTTCATTACAGACAGCCGACTGAGAGCGCTCGAAGGTTCTTTGGGCAGCTTCGGTGATTTGTCTGGCGTGGTGTTCAACAACAGCGTAGACAGTGGCGTATTGATCTCAGGCCACCAGCGTCTCAAGTCGATTGAGAAGTGGGACTCGCGCATTGAGATTCAACAAACGTCTGACAAGTACGGCACGGTAGCGTTGGGTTATATCCATGCTACCAGCGCCAAAGGTAAAACGATCAGCATCCCACTGCGTATCGTTAACTGGTCAGATAAGAAAGTGGAGTTTGCTGCTAACATTGCTGCGAATGCCCACGGCGGTGAGTTCGATAACAAAAAGCTCGCGTCTCTTGTTGAGAAGCTGGACCTGACTACAATCAAGCCAGCTCTTATCGGGCTTGACCCGTTAGAGATTCGCGGCCTGCAACAGACGCTGAGCAAACAAGCTATCGTCGAGCAGGAAAAGCGTGTTGGTAAAACAACAGGCAAAATGAACGGCAGTACTGGCGAGTTCAAAGAGTACACGACTGATGAAGTTGGTACTGCGCTGACCTGCACCTGCCCACGTTGTGGCTTTAAGTTCGAGGGATAACATGATCATCAAGCCGCCTACAATGAAAGAGATTAATAAGCTGCCCAAGCCTTGGTCAGGTATGAGTTTCTTTGCAGGTTGCGGTGGTTCATCTACCGGTCACAAGATGGCCGGTATTAACATCCTACTGAGCAACGAGTTCGTGGACGCGGCTCGTGAATCGTATGAAGCGAACCATCCAACAACCAAAGTGTTGCCCCACGATATTCGTCGTCTTGACCCGAAAAAGCTGCTTAGCTATTGCGGCCTGAGTCAGGGCGAACTGGACTTGCTCGACGGCAGTCCTCCGTGCTTCACCGAAGACACGTTCATTCATACCGACACTGGTATGAAGTTCATCACTGATATGCGCATCGGTGACTTCGCTATGACCTCTGTTGGTAAGTATCATCCAGTGTATGACACGATGGTACGTCCGTATGACGGTCAGATGCACAGAATTGAAACGCTGCTTGGTCAGAACAATGCAACGCCTGAACATCCGTTCTTTGTTCGTCGTCAGAATGAAGAAACTGGCGGGTACAGTGAGCCGTTCTGGTGTGACGCTAAAGATGTGCAGGAAGGTGACCTGTTAGGTACGCCTCGTGTTACGCCTGATATGGGCGAAGCACACACGCATGAGATTATCTCGTCGTTGACTGCGCAGCTTGTGCGTTGGATTGCATTGCCTGAGTTCTGGTGGCTGATTGGTCACTGGTGCAATCGCGGTGCAATCGATAAGATTCGTGGTGTCGATGTTATTCAATTCACCTCGATGACAGCGATGGAAAACTCGCTGGTGGAACAAGCGTTCGACGTGCTCAAGTTAAGCAGCATCAACAGCGCTTCGTCCGACATGGGCGTTCATCGTAAGACCGTTCGTGTTGTTATGGACACAGACCTGTTGCTGTTCTTGCGTATGTTTATCGCGCAGGGCAAGAAGTCTATGTCCCGCCGTCTGCCTGGCATGATCTTCCATCTGGCTAAAGAGCTGAAACAGCAATTCATTCTCGGCTATCTGGGTCGTGATTACGTCACAGCAATGGGCGTTGGTCATGCGTTAGAGGCTGACTCAAAGCGCTTCCTAGTTGAGATGAATTACCTGTGCTGCTCTGCGTTCAACAGACCGCTGTTCGATGCAATGTTGTTCACTGACTTGCATTACGGTAGTCCGATGTTACCACCGAGTCGCTTCATTACCAAAGAGCACATCGGCTTCCTGTTCTTGCAAGAAGAGGTTAATTTCTTCTTTGAGTTCGAGCCGGAAGACCCGCATCTGTGGGTTGAAGTGATTGAGAACTTTACGCATCATGAAACGTGCAACGTCTATAACTTCTCAGTCAGTGTTGATGAGACGTATGTTGCTAACGGCATGGTCGTGCATAACTGCAAAGGGTTCTCGACTGCTGGCGTGAAAGAAGACGGCTGGGGCAAAGAGGTTAAGTACAGCGGCAACAAGTATCAGCAAGTCGATGACCTGTTCGATCAGTATTGCCGTATGCTCAAGCACATGCAGCCTAAAACGTTCACTGCGGAAAACGTTAGTGGCCTCGTTAAAGGTGCGTCGAAGGGTTACTTCATTGAAATCATGAAGACCTTTGATCAGCTGGGCTACTATGTGCGAGCGCCGTTGCTTAATGCTGCGTGGCTTGGTGTGCCTCAGTCTCGTGAGCGTATCATCTTTATGGGTGTGCGCAAAGACGTGGCGAAAGCACTCGGCTATAAAACTGCGTTGACTGCTGTGCCTGATGTAACACCTCAATCAAGCATGGCGTTCCTTGCAGATGCATTGCCGAACATTCGTCGCTATAAAGGTACGGAGCGTGACATTATCAAGTATCTGCCTGCTGTTAACGGCCCGATGCCTACGATTACCGCTGCTGATGCTATCGCATACGAAACAGCACGCTTCTCCTCTGCTGGCTTCATTGAAGACGACAAAGGGCACAGACGCAAGCTGACGATTGACGAACTCAAAGTTGTGTCAGGCATGCCTAGTGATTACGTGCTCACAGGTAAGTTTGAAGAACAATGGGAACGTCTCGGTCGTGTGTGCGTACCTGCAATGACGTGTGCTGCGGCAAGCGCGTTGATACGCCATGTGCTTGAGCCTTACGCGAAGCTGCGTAAAAAGAAACCTGGGGATCGTTTTCGTTAAGGAGCAGTTATGTTGTGGGTCGGGTTTATTTTAGGTTTTATGCTCGGCACACTGCTAACGTTGCTGCTGCCTATCCCTTACTTGTCATGGTGACAATCTGTGTATTATCTCCGAAGCCTGTCACATTTGAAGGTGGGCATGTCGTCCACTAGGAGATAGTATTATGACAAACGTAAACACAAACGAAATCGAAACCCCTTGGTACGAAGCAGACGATGAGCAGCTAACCGCAGAGCACATTGCAATCATTCAGCAAAAGGCTAATGCTGATGCGATAGCTCGCGGAAAGCCGTTGCCAGATGCGGATGACCCGAGCTGGATTCGTCTGTTCTAAAATAAACTTGGGACAAGGATGTCCTTTGGAGAATGCCATGAACGATCCCGTTGTTCTTTGGTCTATTATCGGTGTGCTGTTGTTTCTGCTTGCGTGCGGTGGTGCGTTCATCTATTTCTTGCTGCGCACTGTATCGGAGACAATCTTCCGGAGTCTCTGGGGTGGACACTAGACTTCGTGTGGGTCTAGCCTTCATCATTACAGGGGCACTCACATTCATGTCCTGTAGATCACTGGATATGTTATTTGATGACGCCCTACCAATATCTTTAGTGTTCGGCACTCTTGTCGCACTGCATGAGTTTCATTATCTCATGTCAATGAGGGATTTTGAAAATTGAAAATACCTAAAAAGTGGCGAACGGCTTCGAACTCGTTGGCGCACACTGTTGAGATTATTAACGATAATGCGCAACTCGTTGTCGTGTATAAAGTGTGGTACGCTAGGCGCAAACGTTGGGAGTATTGTGCTGAGCCTATCGAAGTCGTCTTGTATATCATTAAGGACCTGCATTTTGGCGGGTCCCTTGCCGAACTTCGAGCAATCAAAGCCAGTCGAAAAAACAGCAACTGAAATAATATACAGGCAAACCGAATGTGTCTTGGCCCGACCAAGACGAAACCGCCGAGTAATCGGCACTCATGGTGTGAGACACACAAGTGAACTCACCCTCTACCTAAAAGGTATGTAATATGACTAAGCAACACACTAACTACAGCTCCGCATTCGCTATCAATGAAATGGCCGTGCTGTCTTTTGATAGCTTCGGTTCGGATAAGCTGTACGGCGTTGTATCAGGCGTTATGTTCTACGGCCCACAACGTATGTATCGCGTCAGTATATTCGCCAACGACGGTCCTGAGTCGGCGCCTACTGCGTTCCTGCATGAAGGTCGTCCTATCGATGGATTCATTGCAGATGACCTGCTGCCTGTAACTGACCAGTACATTCCGCATATTGGTCATGTTGGTCGCTACGAATCAACTGACCACAAGACGTTTGGTGACTCACCATTCACTAGTGGTCAATTGGTTGAAATCAAGATCAAAGATATTGCCGACAGCTTTAACGTGCCTGTTCTCATCACAGGCGTCACTTACGTTGAAGGTAAGATCATGTACGATGTGAGCATCGAGCGCGCCTACTACAGTGATGGTCGTGTTAACGGTGGTCGTCTGGTGCGTGATACTCTTACCGGCATTGATGGTATCTTCATCAAACCTGTTGGTGGCTGGCCAGAAGAAGGCGATGACATTAGTGAGTATGCGCTGGAGATTGGCGTTGAAGACAGCGCTGTGCCTATCTCAAACGATATTTTTGACGCGGCGTATGATGCGCATCTCCTAGGCGTTCAGTGTGGTGAGCTGAATAAACACGCTGCCCGTAATTTCTTGGGTGCTTACATTAACGCTGAGAATGCGCGTGTGGAAAAGTATCTTGGTGCACGTACGGGTCGCTGGGACACAAGCAAACTGAATGAAAGCTCCAAACCTCGTTCAGTATCCGACATTGATACGTCGAAGATCTCCCAAGTTCAGCCTTGGCCAAAAGATGAATAAATAACTAAAGGGTGGCTTCGGCTGCCCTTTTTAGATCTGTAAACAACTTATACAAGAGGAGCATACAATGAAAGACTATGTTATGAAGCGCCTTGCGGAAGACAATATCGATCCTGAAAACAAGGATATGATTATGAGCCGCATACGCGATATTATGGGAGGTGTGTTGCGTGCGCAGCCTACCTTGCCTCATATGTTCGGTGCACTGGAACACTCACGCGTACCGTCACTGTTTGATGCAATGGTTGTCTGCGATCACACGAACAACTCTGAGGAGGATATTGCAAACAACATCCTTAACGTTTCTATTCTCCCTCGCACTCCAGTACAACAAATTTATTTCAACATCGATCCTGGGAGCAAAGAAGATGCGTCTTTTATTTCAAAGACTGTTAAAGTTTCTAAGTCTGAGCAGCAATAAATCTAAGCAGGTTCATGATCGTGAGCTGCGCAAGTATCTGGAGCCTAAACGCGAGCCATTCAATCCCGCTAAAGGCCCTCGTATCCCGCCAGTAGTCGACCGTGACTTGGAGTATCGTCGTCGCGTTCTCGCTACGGGCGGTCAACCGCCTAAAGCTGACCCTTCTTTGCGCTCCAGCCCTCAACGCCGCAGAGACGATGTAGTTCCGTCACAAGTTGTGATGATGGATGTTAGTACAGGCTTCGGTCCTAGTAAGAAGATCCCATCGCACAGCCAGCGTGATTCTGATTCTTACTGTTCACCACATCATACGCACCACACACCGAGTCATACACCGTCTGATAACTATGATGGCGGCTCGAATGATGGTGGCGGTGGAGGAGGTTCTTGTGATTAAAGTGTTATTGAACGCGATCGGTCTCCGCCTGATTACTAAAGCGAATCGCCGTAAGATAGAACAACACCACTACATGATGCAGGCCTGTACGGATGTGTATGACTGGTGTGGTGCCGAGTTCCCTCAAGCTGCTGAGGCTGTTGAGCATGTTCGCACACGCGCACTCGGCTATGAAGGACGCTCTGGCCACAATAGCAAAATCATGACCCCGTACGAAGCACATACGGGCATCAGCAACTGGCGTGAACTTATGCGCAGTAAGTATAAGGATTGGCCGCCCGTTGATTTCCCTCTTGAGTACAAGAAAGACAATGAGTAAAGAAGGCGATAAAGAAAAGCTGCAAGAGTTCCGAGACGAACTTGAGAGCGACTGCGACGGTGAAGAGGAAGAGGACTTCGATTTCACCGATCATCAATAATCCGTTTCATCTATACCGAGAATAAAATATGACACACGAAACTCAAGGTATTATCTTACTGACCTGGCTGCTGGTCGGCATCTTTGTTTCACTTGCGAAGACCTTCCGTCTGCTTGGTGAATCAGACCGCAGCTACAAGAATGCACCCTTCTGGCTGTTCATCTTCAACATGTTCTTCTGTCTTATTGTATGGCCGTTCCCTGTTGTGTTTTGTTCAGCACACCAGCGACTCCTCAATCGCTTCTGGTAAGGGACTACTGTGGAAAAGAACTCAGACAAGAAAATCATCGTGCTGGACATAGACCGTTTCGCACAACTGTTAGCGCTTGCATCAGTAGGTGATCAGGAGCTGTGTGGCCAAACGAATCTGGAAGAGATTATACGCCATGTGCGTAAGTTCAATCCAGTGTTGAAAGCCGCACAGGACGAAGAACAAAAGGAAGAACGTGAACGCCGTAAAGCTGCGCATCGTGAGCGTGCAAAGGCCAATCGCATTCTGACTAACAGAACGGTGCACAGTTGGCCTTATGAGTCTCGGGGCTGCGGTACGTTTGAGCAAGTACACAAGGAAGAGCCTCGTGTTTTCTATTACCTGTATGATCATGAAAAGCTGGCGTTCCCTGTTCATGTTCTCGGTCCGTCAAGCAATGCCATTGGCCTCCTCTGCGTCTCGTTCCTCACTAAAGATCATATTCATCTCGCAGGCCAATACTTTATCCAGATTAATTGCCCTGCTCGAAGCATAGCAGAGAGACTTAAAGATATTCCTGAAGGCTACACGCTCATGGAGGTCGAATGATCGGCAACATGATCGTCCTAATTTTGCTAGGCTCTTTCTTGTTTGCATTCTGTTCTTATATAGCCTACAAGTTGGAAAGTAGCCACAAAGAGAAAGCAGATCAAGGTATCTATGCATACCGCATAGCCTTCAATATGAAACGCTATCTGTTCGCGCGGCTGCTGTGGCGCATCTCTAGCGCAGTCTATTGCGTGCTCTTTGCGTTCGCGCTTTGCTATCTATATTTCACAGGACAACTATGAAAGCACTATCTATCAGGCAGCCTTGGGCATGGCTCATCGTTCAAGGCCACAAGAAAGTTGAGAACCGTACGTGGGATACAAAGAAGCGCGGACGTTTCCTCATTCACGCGAGTTCTAAGCGTCCGTCCGATGATGACATGGCTGCGGCTCAAGCTATCTGTGACAAGCTGAACGTAACGCTGCCACAAAAGTCTGAGTTCGTGCTCGGTTCCATTGTAGGCTATGCGACACTTATCGGCACAGTGACTGAATCGCGTGACCCGTTCTTCTTTGGTCCTGTGGGTCACTTGCTCAAAGACTGCCGCGCTGTCGAACCTGTGCAGTTTAAAGGAGCACTCAGTTTCTTTAATACACCGTTCTGTATTGTAGGCGGTAAGCTAGTTCGCTCACGATGAGTAGACCTATCTTGCTACATGGTTCTGGTCACTGTGCGTTTGCTCGGCAGTCAGGCATTGACGGTAAACTCGTATACTTTGTCCGTGACATAAACATCAAAGGGCACTCAGCTTTGATGGTAGGGTCCACAACGGTAGATAACGTTATCTTCCTCTACCAGTACGTTCCTAACGCAGATGACGCAGAAGTAATCATAGCTTATAAAAACAAGGGTGGCCATTAGGCTGCCCTTTTCTGTTTAATTTGCCAGTGACGAGGGTCCTACACAAGTAGGAAATTTAACTAGCAACAGCTTAAGGAACTATCATGCAACTAGCATTCCCCAGAAAGAGCGACGACCATGTAAGTCTAATGCGCCGTTCGTTGAGTCGTCTATATTTTTTCGATGATGCCGCACCTAAAGAAAGCATGAAAGCAGGCCACCTTAATTGGTTACAGAACCTGCCTATGTGCAAAGCTATGGGTGTCGGCAGAACTGATAATGTTGTGAGCACAGGTCAGCTACAGGGTCAAGGTGATAATAACCGCTGGTATGTTGCTACTGGTGGCTATGTAGGTACGGCAGATGCCTACAACTTTATCAATATGACGTATGCTTCCTTTGGTCAAACAGATGTTGTGTCTGATACGACAACGCCTGTAAGTAATCCTACCACACAAGCAGAAGTCATAGGTTCTACGCTGCTTCCTTCAAACAGACTGATGACAGCCTGCCAATATTCAGGCACGATCTATGTAGGCAACAATAGTGGCGGCACTGTCGGTCTAACTGTGTCTGAGATAACGCGCTGGCCTAGTGGCGGCGTACACTATAATGACACGTACACGCAAAAGCTGCGTTCGTACCGATTCTGGGTGACAAACAACACATTGACCTCAGTGGCTGGTGTTGATGGTACAGCCAGTTCAGTAGCTGCTAACGGTACGTATCAGGTATCTTCGTCCACCAGCGCTCCGTTCTTTGCGTTTGTGTCAGCGTACTACACTCTAGTGAGATTGTCGTATAACGCGAGTGGCGAAGCAAGCGGAGGAGGAGGCACGTTTGATTACAATGGTGTGTACTCGTCGTTCTCTCGCAACAGAACTGCGCAGCCTATATATCTGCCACGAACTGCTGCTAAAGCTGCGGTGAATATTACGTGGGCTGGAATATTTGTAAAGTACCAACAAGCTGAATCTTATTTGCTTCTGGACTCTGCTGATATACTCAACGTAAGTACCACAGAGCCAGGGCAATACGCCCAGATACAGATCGCAGACATTGAACCGCTCTTAGCTCAATGGTCACCTGCTCGCCAAATCATGTTATAAGGAGTCGTCATGTTACCTTTTGCCCCTCGGACGTTAGTGGTTAGTATGCGCAATGGCAACAAAGAGTTTGATGTACGCATCGACCGCGAATCTATGTGGGGCAATAAGTTCTACATGAAGAACGAAAGCAAGGAAGAACGTGCGCGAGTTATCTATGAGTATGGCGTGTGGTTGTGGACTAAAATCTACAACGGAGACATTACACTAAGTCAGCTAGACGCACTATATGGGAAGCGTCTAGGCTGCTGGTGCTCACCTAAGCCTTGTCATGGCGATGAGTTGAGAAAAGCCGTAGAATGGGCACACGCTACAATCTGTAAATGGGAACGTATATCACGCACATATGCAAGGAGAAAGAAACATGGGCACAGGCAGACCAAGAAAAGAAAAAGCGATGACAGCAGCCGAGCGTTCAAAAAAGCTGCGTAATCGTATGGCCCCTTTGGGCAAGCGAGTTGATATTTATATGGACGAGGAGACTCTTAAGGCGATTGACCGTGAAGTAGCTCAACGTCCTGCGCTGGTGGGCATTACGCCTGCTGTTGCACGTAGCCAGTTGCTGCGTGAGATTCTTACAGGTCGTGAGTTCCTTGCTGACCTGACTGCATTCGAATACCACAGAGGTCAGACACGCGATGCGTAACAAAGAAAAAGTAAGACGCCGTTTCCTTTCCGCTGGCCGTTCGTTGGACGCTATCAGTTCTCAGGTGTTCACAAGCCCGTACTCGGGATTAGCATACGGCAGCTTTAGCCTAGCTGTGGGTTCGAGTTTTGTGCATATCCACGCGCTGGATGAGAGCACTGCCCCAGAGTCTGATGTTCTGTACCTGATGAAAGTCGATGCTGTTATTCGTCACCTCAAGGACTACATCGCGTTGTTGACTGATTGGGCTGACGGCCATGCGCGTATGTGGCTGAACCCTGAAGGCTCTGCTGCTACAGGCTGCGTCGCGTACCACCACGATGTATCGCACCCAGAAAAGCTCGCCTTCTTTGAGCTATCGTCCTGTAGTCAGACGTTCCGTTTGCAGATGATGACCTTCACGCATAAGGAATACAAGAAGCACATTAACCTGCTGTCCAAAATTAAGGACCATCTTATTCGCCATCGCTTTGATATGGATGACTGGATGAAGGCTATTACTGCTGAGTCTGCACGACTCATGGATTCTGTAAATGAACAATAACAACGATTGCTGCTGGTGTGCTTTCGGTATGGGTATAGTTCTCGGACTATTTATCGGCCTGTCGATTGCTGCCTTCGCTGTTAAATACGGCGTCTTCATAAAACTATAGGACAAAAGTACCTCATGCTTACTAACATTGCTCGACTTGCTGCGACTAACGCACACGCAAAACAAACTCGTCGCTTCACCGGCGAACCGTACATCAACCATCCGCAAGCTGTCGTTCAATTCCTTGAGCGCTTCAACGTGGGTGAACAGATTCTCGCTGCTGCCTGGTGCCACGATGTGTTGGAAGATTGTGGCATCTGCTACGAAGCTCTGGAACTTTGCATCGGTACGATTGCGACCGACATCGTGTTCGAAGTAACGAACAAAGAGTTCCCAGAAGGCACGCCACGCATTGAGAAATATTGGCATAACATCGAACGTCTGGTAAGGGCTTCGCATCAGGCTCAGACGCTCAAGTGCGGTGACATTTACGATAACTGCAAAGATGTATATGAGCGTGACCAACACTACGGTGCTAAGTACATCGCAGAGAAGTATTTCCTGATTCGCATATTTGCGCGTGCTCAATCTGATGTACGTCAGACCGTTATGCAGATGCTGCATGATCGCTATCTGTCCATGACGCCAGATGATCGCATGTACTGCTTAGAGTATATGGCGCGTCTCGATAAAGAATGTCCAGCCGACCTGCGTTCTTTGTTTGACCAGGCCCGCAAAGAAGCTGGTATTGAAAGCCTCTGCTGTGGAGAACATGATGGAGCTACCTGCATTCAAAACGCGTAACGCTCTGGTTGAAAGCCTCACCATTCGTGATAAGCAAGCGTCTGCATTAGTGCGCGTGTACGAAACGAGCTGGTGGGGTTTCTGCAAACGTGACCTGTGCGTTGCTATCAACTGTCGTAAGATAACGCGCAAGGAACTCAAGTGGTCTAGCTATGTGCGGTGGTCTGAGGGTTATCAGATTCTGCCTGTATGCGAAGACAGCGAAGTCCTTCAGGTAGCAAACAGTGCGCTGAAAGATATGCGTCATCTTGGTTACACCAAGTATGAACAGCTTCTGGCGTATCGTCTCCAAATTCACATGAGAAAGCACAATGCCAAAGAAAATTCTCACGCTCATTCACACTGATGTGGAAGACCAGAAGGCGTATCTGGAAGACCGCTTTCATCGCAGCATTATGTTCATGCACACGACGACGAACCGCGACCCGTACAAACGTGAATCGAATCCGTGTACGTTCTGCATATATAAAGTGGAAGGCGCGAATGTGTATATCAACCTTCACGGCAACAATGAGATGCCAGAAGAGTTGGCGAGCACTCTCGGTCTGGTCAAAGTAAAAGAGTGGACTCTTATCCGCCGTCAGTCGAACGTCTTCTTTGTAGGCCGTAGCTCAGAAGCTATCATCGCAGAGAACGTTGTACCAATGGAAATTCGTGTTGAAGGGGCGCGTGATGCTGAACGATGCTGGTCCGGACATTGAGTTCGAAGCAATTGATATTGAGAAGTATTGGCAGGGTCGTATCTATCTCGAAGCGGGTCGTTTGCAAGACGCAGACACTAATCTGGAGAACGTGGCTTATACCACTGATACGATTAAGCCCTACATCGAAGCCGCGACTAAGATCGTTGCATCGAAGCGTGAGCTGCACGAGGAAGGCACTGACTTGCCTAAGGTGGAGTTGGGTGAAGGGCACACGATGAGTCCGTACTTTGTCATTGTGTTCTGTCTGATGTTCGAAGCGGAAGGCGTTATCAATGCGCAGACACGCAATGCCCTTAAGGGTTTGTCTCAGGCCGAGCGTGATAAAAAGATACGCATTGAGATTGCTGGGCATAGCAGCAAAATCGGTGTGAGTCTTCTCAAAGAGCTGGAAGCATCTTTGGCTGATCGTATTCATGGCCGTCGTCCTGACTTCGCGTTTGCAGAGCTGTCCGAGCCTCGTGAGAAGAAGCCTACGTTTCGTGCTAATGCCCATCTCAAGCAAGGTCGTGTTGGCAGACACAGCGGCAATCAGCGATTCAATGCTAAGCCGCAGCGTCAGAACTTTAAAGGTAGAGGTCGCTGATGCCTACTCCTGATAATCTGATGCTCCGAGTCGTTGAATATAAAGACGGCAATCCCGCTCATATTCATTTGTTCAGCATCGTGCGTGAATATGGTGAGAATCCTTCTAAGGCTATGAATGCGATCAGGGGTTTTGAGAACATCCTAGACCGACAGAGACCCAACACATATCGCGTAATGACTCCGCAAGAGTGGAAAACTCAGGTTCAAATCGAAACACGCTGGGCAGCACGCGGTGTAGCGTATGAGTTCACAGCACTCCCTGTAATTGAGCATGAGAACATCTGGACGTTCTTTCCTACAATTGACTTCAATCCTATAGAAGCTATGTTTTGTGGGGCAGGCAAATGAGCAAAATCTTCTATGCTACGGAGTATATTGATAATAAGCCTGTGGCAGTTCATCGCTTTCCTGCTGTTGAGCAAGGTCGAGCACTATCTGATTACCGTTCCTTGATCTCATTGGGTGCGTTCGATAAGCGTCAGACCGAGCAGTGTCTCAAAGACTGCATGGTGCGTCGATTCTACGTGAAGAACAAACGCGACTATGAGGCAGACAAGGAGATCTTGCAGAAGTCCTCTGCGCGTCTCAATCTACCTGAGGTAGGGCTAAGCACTGTCGAACACAAAGACGTGTGGGCATTCTATAAAGCTGTCGGTTATGACTACCGTACTAAAACTCTGGGAGTGAAAGCAGATGACAAGCAACCTGTCTGACATTAAATTCGGTAGTCCATTGCCTGATATGGCGCAGAAGTTAGGCGAAGAAATCATCAAAGGCCGTATCGCAATCCCCAACACTCTGTGGGATTTGCATATTCAGTCTAATGTGCAGCTTCGTCCTATGACTGAGTTGGATATGGCTCTGACAAATACGCTGAACGGCTCATGGACTTACGTGCCCAAATACTTGGGTCCAGCGCGAGCAATGCGTCAGGCATACAGCTTAGGCCGAACTGTGACAAGCGATGAGCCTCGTGCAGGCTATGAATTGCTGTTGAACCAAATGACCCGTCAGGCGGAGCAGCAATTCTTCTACAAGCCGCTGGGTGTGTTGCGCGATCATCTGCTCATTGACGGTAAAATCCGTATGCCTAAACGCTGGCATGTTGAGATTGGTCCGAAGTTTGCACTGACTGTTGCCTCTTCCTCGTTTGAGTTGTTCCTCAATCAGGTAGATCACCAGGAAATGCTGCGTACCGTGTATGATATGCTATCGAGTGCGCTGGATAATAACGATCCCGCGAATGCATCACACGTGGTGTGCTCTGATAGTTCTCGCGGTCCTACGGATGTGCATGTGCTGAACACGCAAGCAACTCCACCAGCAGGTTCTGTCAATATGACCAATATTTTCAGATTCCTGCTGCATCCAATCGGTCATGATCTGACGCAAGACAGACTTCAGGACTATTTGGAATCTGTAAATAACTGATGTAAGCAAGCGCCACTCTTTTAATCTAATGTTAAGGAATAAGTAATGTCTGAGAAAACTAGCGGTATCGCTAAAGCACCTAAATCTCGCAACGGTGCAATGATCTCCCAAACGTATGCAGGCGCAGAAGTTGGTTCTGCCCGTGCTCCAGGTATCAGCACTGCTGGCTCTATCGTCAATCGCATCAACAATCTGTCCAATGAAGCGTATTCTTTACGCGACACTCTGCGTCAGATTGGTGTTATCGTAGAAGTGCCCGCTAAAGGTTCTGCGGGTGAAGCTAAAGCTGCCGCGCCTTCTATGCTGCTGGACGTTATCAAAACCGAACTGGGCGACGTTGTGCGTTTCACACAGAATGTGGTGAACGAAGCCGTCCATGGTGCTGATTGCGGTCACGAAGACAAAGACTGCGGTGAGGAAGAAGATAAAGAGAACGAAGGCTCTATCCTCTCTACCGAATATGGCCGCACTATCTTCTACGCCGTTGGTCGCACTACTGATCGTCTGAGCGATATTCGTCGTCAGGTGGAAACAATCGACCGCACGTTCTTTGGCGATAAGCCGAATGACAACGTTAGCCGTGTGCAGAACAGCTCCGAATCTGTTGTTGCTTCGGTTAGCGTCCTGATCGACAACCTCGATGACACCATCGTCGCTATCCAGCGTCTGAACGGTGATCTGCGTGCTAACATTCTGGGTGAGAACGTTTAATTATGATTGATTGGTCACAAGTAAACGTGAAGTGGGAAGAGGGCACTAACGGTGTTCACGTTCCCTATGTACTTGAGCGCGGCCCGAAAGGTCGTTTCGTAAAACGCTACCTGACTGACGCTGAGCAGAACGAATACAAACGTTCGCATCATAGTGCAAGCGTATCAGCCTCATCTGATCCAGTTAATCTGAGCGCAGGTGAGGCTGGTCCTGTGGGTCCTGGTCCTTGTCCGCAGGGTCCTGCTAATGCATACGACCCAGCCCCTGAGCCTCTGTACGAAAGCGATGTTGATCTGGGTGCTGCTACACGTCTGGCACGGCGTAGCACAACGCTGTTGCTGTCTGTGCAACGTCTATCTGCTGCGCTGTATGACTTCGGTCTGATCTACGATAACTCGTTTGCAGAGATTATCAACCGCGCTAAATCGCTTAACCAAAATCAGGAAGCGGACTCAAGTTCGCCTACTCAGGCTGATTACAACGACACTGATTCTAACTTCCTGCGTCTGGCTGGCTTGTTAAATCACTCGTGGTATATGGATCGCGGCGCTTCTCCTGCGCGTGTTATCGGTAACTATGCTGCACCAACTCTGGTGACGTTGCAGTATCTGCTGGGTCTGGCGCTGCCTGATTCTGATTGCTGCATCCGTGCTTCTCACGACGAGCTGATGTTCCGCACCGATGCACAGCAAGTGCCTGCGCTGGCTAACGATCTGCTGAACGAATACAACCACATTCAGTCATGCATCACTGCGCTGTGTCAGAACCTGGCGGGCCATGATATTCCACAGTCTGGCGGCGACATGCAGTACCCACAGAATGCGTCTATCATCGAATACGTCAGCGGCGTTGATGATCTGATTAGCTATCTGGTTGAACGTGTTGATGCCCTGTCTGAGATTATCGAAGGCACGATGTAACAACAGTTTGGACAAATAAAAAGGGCGACTCTCAATCACGAGGGCCGCCCTTTTTCGATCACAACGCCAATCCAATCCCTATCGCTGCAACAATACGCGTAAACCAAATCTGCATGTTGGCCGACTTCTGGTCTTCTATACGCGCCTTCCTTTCTGCTGCTAAGTCTTCGGAATAACCGTTAGCACGCACCTCTTCGGCTTGTGCAAGTCTCAGCAACTTGTTGCGCTCATCAATCGTCAGGTTAAGAGTCTCAAGCAGCTTGTTACGCTCCTCAGTTCTGTCCTTACCTGCCTTGTACAGATTTATTAGATCAACCATCCCTTTCTTGTCCAGAGTTGCCAGCTTCTGATCGTCAACTTGCTTGAGCACAATCTGAGGCTTGGCAGGAACCTTTTCTGCTTCCCACTGAACTTTGTTGATCTGCTGAACATCCTGCATGGTAGTCTTTTTCTGAGCATCAATGTTACTCAGATTGGACGAACATCCGCACAGAATAAGGCACAACAGCATAATGATAGTTTTCATAGCTTGTTGTATTTCTCCGCCAGATCATCCATAGAATCGTTTTCAGATGCGGGCTTAGGGTCAGTCTCAGGCTTCCGTTCGTTCAAGCCCGCCACAGCATCGTTGACAGTCTTGCTGTCTTGGACCTGATTGGCAATAGCTTGTTCTCGCGTATTCTCTGCGGCTTTCTCTTCACCTGACGTGATTGATTCACTCGCTTTCGGACGACGAAAGAAAAGTGCAGCAACAATCAACACGACTACTGAGGCGAAAATCTTCCAGTACTTCTTAAAAATTTCAATAGCCTTCGACATACCAATCACCTATTGGTTGTTATCGTTCTGATCAGTGTTCTGACCGTCAGCATCTTCTTTCTTTGACTTGGAGATTTGAGTGTTAATCAAGTTCTCTACCGTAAAAGCAAGAGAGAAATAGGTAAGATGATCTGTTTGGCCACTGCGAATCAAACTAATCATCATGCCTGTAGAGACGCATAGTGCCGCGATACTTGCGACAGGATTGAGCGTCCAGTACTCTTTCCATCCCAAGTGTTCGCGTCGCGTCTTAACGATATAGTTCATCAACACTCCGCCGATGTATGTGCAGGTGAAGGCGAAAATATCGGTATACGACAAATGCTCCATTGATCAATACTCCGTATCGACAAAAGAAAAGGGAAGCCGAAGCCTCCCTCATGTATCACAGCTGATCAGCGGTAATCTGACCTGCTTGATATAGTTCACGCTTGCGTTCTTTCCATGTAGATGATACTTCTGAGAAGAACTCTTTCAGACGGTCGTCATCTAGCTCGAACGGCTGATCAACGCCATACTTGGTACATAAGGCATTGAACGTGGATTGGTACTCAGATTGCAGTAAGGACTTACCAGCACTAACTGACGTATATTCCTTAGCTGCCAAAGCAACTCGAATTTGCATAACAGGCTCCTCGTATTAGACTCTAGTAAATTAGCTTACTTGAAAGTAATAACGAGGTCGTTGATTACTGTGGCTTTCGATTGATCGTTGCCTGTTGTAGCGTTGGCATAGACCTTACCACCAGCAATGCGAAGCTCTGCGCTGCTGTTCTCGTTACCCACTGAACCCACTGCAATGAAGTCGCAGTAGTATGAAGCGGTAGGCAAGCCTGTTGTCAGATTCAGCGCTAACGAACCACCAGCAACAAGCGCGAACCACGTAGGCGTTGCATCCTTAGTGATATAGCTGTTGCGGGTATCGGTGTTAGCAGCAACCAGTTTGGTGTTCATGGCAGCACCGAGAGTAATCGGTACGTTACTTGCCATAAGCGTTATGCTAGGCTTTAAGCCACCAACGCCACCAACGTAGTCTGCGTTGCGTGCGGTCAGGAACGAAGTCAGGTTCTGATAAGCTGCGTTCGAGCCTGCGTGCTGCGTAGCGCCGTTCAGAAAAGCATTCATCTCAGCTTTAGTTGGCTGAGTACCTGTGAACAGCAACACTGCCACGTTCATTGAAGCATACGCGGTAGGCACAGAGCCAGACACATATGTTGAGATAGCGTTGCGCTGCATTGCGTTTGCTGTAGCTGGTAACATTCTCATTACACACTCTCCAGGAAGTTATCAGCGATGCGGAACGACAGGTCAGGCACGGCTTGCTGTGTGAACTTACCGATGTTAGGCACACCCAGCGTCATATCAGTAGGCACGTCAAGCACCAGACCATAATAGTCGTCTGCAACGTTACCCAGATAGTTGTTCGCGCCAGAAGGCATAGCAAGCAGCAACGGAACCAACACAACGTGCGTGAGAGCAGCGCTAACGTACTCACTGGACCGCTCTGCATACAGCGTGAATGACTGATAGGCTGTGGTTGCTGTCTTGCATGTGATGCGAATACGACGAGCAGTAATGTCCAGACCATCGTTCATGCCTTGAGCAAGCCCTGTGATTGACGTCCACACGTTGCTGCTGTCCAGATAGCTAATGTCAAACCAACCACTGCTTGGAAGCTGTGCAGAGTTAATCATCATACCACGTATATGCAACGAGCGACCGTAATCGTACTCAACCACATCGCCTAACGCCCATGAAGGAGAAACAGGACTAGTGAAGTCGAATGCGGCAGAGAGCTGTGAGCACACTTGCTGTGGTGTGTTGTTAGTACCAATAGCAGGCGTGAGGCGCGAATACTCAGGGTAAGTAGCAAACGTATCAACAGACGCACCAGCAATGAACTGAGTGCGCTTCTGCCCGTAACCGCCAATAGGAAGCATTGAACGCCCACGACTGAACTGACGCGTCAACAGACCATTAGCTTCTGTGCCTTGAGACTGGAACTTATATTCCACAGCACAACGTGAGCTTGCAATCAAGTCCATGAGTGTGCGTGGAATGGATGCGCTACTGCCGTTACGGAAGAAAGCAGCAAACCCGCTAGAGTTAGCGGCCGTGCCGACTGTCTGTAAGAACTGGTATAGCGCAACTTTTTCAGAGACTAACATCGTGCCTCCTTAGAGCTTGATGCGGATGTCAGATGGACGCACGGCAACGTTAGCTGTTACGGTACCGCCAACGATTTTAAGATCCGCTGTGGAGTTCTCATCGCCGACAGTTCCCCAGACCAACGCACTGCACGTAGTAGAGGCAGACCAGTTCGCAAACGCAGATCCCGCTGAGGCCGCTGCGCACAAACGCATCATGAACCAAGTAGGCGTGCCTGACGTAGCGATCACAAAGTTGTTAGCCTGTGAACTAAGAGGGATAACAAGCGACAGCGCATCTGGGTCGATAGTCGGTACGATAGACAGACACGCTAAGTCACCGAGAAAGTTTGACGCTGTAGCGAAAGGTGCAACCGCAGCAGCCGTCCACGTAGGCAGCTGACTGGATCCCAACAGAGCGAGGATCTGATCGTCTGTAGGCATAGTTCCGTTGAACAGACCTACATGCAGCACGTTGTCCAACATAGTTGAGTTAGGAACAAAACGCAGCAGCAGGTTGACCAAACTCTGGTTACTATTGAAAGAAGCAGATACACGCATTAGTAGTTCTCCAGAGTTACAGGACGCAGGTTGATAACAAGACTCGGGCACAGTTGCTCCTGTGCAGGAATCACAGTCGCGTCAGGCATAAGAATGTCGTTTGATGCAGAGACTTTCAGATCGTCTGTCACGCTAAGGCCAAAGTGGTTGAAGACACGCCCGTAGTTATACCCAGACTGATTCGACACCGCAGGGATAGCAGTGAATGACGTGGCAAAAGCAAACAAGCATCCAACCATGTGACCGATTTTACTCATGGTACGCGGTGAAGTGCCTGAAACGTAGTCGCCATAGAAGTGCAGCGCGAACTGACCAAAGCCCGTAGGCCACTGAGTCACAGCGTTAGCAGCTTTAGTCACTAAACGGAAACGACGTCCAGTAACAGTTGAAGGCAACTGGAAGTATTTCTCCGAGGCTGCACTGGCGTTGAACAGGTTAGCTGTTACGCTAGTAACGTCAGTCCAGCTACTGCCATTCTGCACCTGCAGGAAGACCATATACGGAGCAGATGAGACCAAGACGTTATTGCTGCCTGTAGCGAACGTCAATGACGCCAGAGAGTTGATAGCAACATCAGCACCAAAATCGTACTCAGCAATCGTCCACGAACCATCTGTGTTCTGCACACGAGGTTGAGGTAGAGAAGCTGTAGCATTCGCAGGGAATGGAATTAAGTTAGCGGCCGTAGTTGACGCACAACGATGTGCCAGAATCGTGAAGAAGATTTGGTCTAACTGTAAGGCAACGTTGGTCAATGAGTTTTGCGACAGCACGTTCGCATAGTCTGTGCTATACGTAGGCAGATTCACTTTAGGCAACACGCGTTTGCCACGATAACCTTGAACAGTAGTCCACGCTGGTGCAGGAGATACCTGATATGCTGTCACTGTGTTCGGCGTAGCTGTGAACTGACCGCCACTTGGAGCCGCTGTAAAAGAACGCGCAGACAGCATGTTGTTCAGCACTGTTTGCAGATCATAGTTCAAGGGATCCGGCATAGCTCCCTCAAGGAATGCACCGTAGATTTGCTGCGTGGTACTCGAATTAAATGGAGCGAGTTTCATATTATGCCCTTGTGTTGAAGACACATCAAATTAATGAGTGCGGCACATATAGCACCGCACACAATCTTATACCTGGAACGACAGATCGAGGAAGCGATATGCCTGACTGGTCTTAATCGTGCCGCCGATGAACTGTAGTTCAGCATCAGAGCCTTCTGCACCGACAGTGCCGATAATCACAGGCCCTGCAAGCAGCGTACCAGGAGAAGACGTTAGCATGAAGTTAGCCCATGAAGCCACAGCGGCCGCACCCGCAGCGGCAACGATACGAGCTACGAAGTAGGTAGGTGTACCATCAGCCACGCCAACAAGTGTACGACTACTACCCGCAAGAGGCAGAGAGATTGTACGAGATGAAGGGTTGACAGAAGGTGTAAGGTTATCAATGGCGATAGAGCCAAGGAAGTTAGCCTGCGTCAAACCTAAACCTGTACCACCCAGCACGTTCCAACCCGAAGTTAGAGACATAGCCATGAGATTTTTCATCTGAGGCTTAGTGCCTTTAAACAGACCGATATGCAACGTATTTGCCGCAATTGCAGTAGCAGGAAACACTGAGTTCAGTTGAGCCAAAGAAAGGCCACGGTTACTAATCATACGCCTCTCCCTACAATTGCATCAGCACGAACTTTGAAAGCAGGCACAGGCACGTCCGTAAACTTGTCTAGCGTGTAAGTTGCGTCACGCATGTAGATGTCCGAAGTGGCTGCTTTCGTCAGGTCATCTGTGATAGTCACGTGGAACATCGCGCAGTAACGGCCAAGCACTGTAGTAATAGCAGCAGGATAGTTGAAAGCCCACTCAGTGGTAGTAGTATAGCCCGCGGCAGGGATTACATGCAGCATAGTCATGTGCTTGTACTTGCCCAATGTACGTGGCTTGGTAGTGGTATAGTTGCCAAAGAAATGCAAACCAAACGGATAGTGACCAACAGTAGACCACGGGAAGGTCGGGTTCTTATTCACTACGCGGAACTTCTGCGCTTTAACAGAAGCAGGAAGAACGTAATGATTCGAACCGTAGTTAGTGGACACACGGGTAGCTGCGTATACGTCTACTGCATCTATCCACTGCCCGTCAACTTGAGCCTGCAAAATAGTTTGCTGGGTATTCGTTATCATGTACGTGCTGTTGGTAGAACCACATGTTGTGCCGAGGATGCTCTTGAGTTCAATCTCTGCACCGAAGTCGTACTCAGCACACAGCCACCAGCCTTCCGCAGTTGTGTTATAGATATTACTTAACACGCGGTTGCCTGATGTAGAGAAGGCAACAATCGTATCAAAGTGATGCGCAATCATCGCAGCAGCTACAGCCTCGTTGTAATACTGAGCCTGAATAGAGAAACGCTGATCGATAGGTGCGAAACGAATTTTAGGCACGATACGCTTAGCACCAGCAGGCACGGCAATAGCTGAGTTACGTGCAACGGTTTCGATCCAAGAAGGAACAAAGTTGTTACCGCTAAACGTTGTATTGCTAATGCTTGGCGTAAACTGAGAAGCGATTGGCGATCCAATACGCGCCATGTTAAACAGACGTATAGCAACAGCTTCATTGAATGCGCTGTGAATCCCTTTCTCACCATCGGCAGGAGCATCAGTATCATAGAGCAGACCAAAATACTGAGCGTTGCCTGACAGCAGAGGGTTGTACGGTAGAATCTCCATAATGTCCTCAGCTAAAAGTTATGTTATTGAGAACGATAGGACCGCTCAGTGTATAGGTACCATCACCGTTGTCAGTCAGAGTCGCACCCATCTGAGTCAGGTCAGCAGGCGTAAGCTCAACAACTGAGGGTATCGCAGTTGTTGTACCGATGGCGGCAACACCACTAAGGAACAAATACATGCGATTGAACGGTTGCGTGTATGTGATGCGACCCAAGTTCTGAATCAGAATATCCAACATGCGAGTACCATCACCCTGATTGATGATACGCACAGCGTTAGAACTGGAATTCACGACTGCGCTCATCGTACAGTTAACGCCAGCAGCATTCAGCGCTGTGCTCAGAGCATTGATCGTGATGTTCGACGCATACAGCGTATTCCAAATAGAGTCTGGAATGGTGTCGCCTGTAGAGAAAAGAATAGCTGCTCCTACTTCTGTACTGTAAGGAGCGCCGCCACCTTGCACAGCAACAGCATTATAGGGAGTCACTAGTGCTGGCACCCAAGGCGCATCCACTGGAGAACTTGAGTTGTTAGAACTCAGAGCATCACCACGCATGTTCATCATGGCTTTAGAAATATACATCAGCTACTCCTTGTGGTGAAGCGCAGCTTAGGACAATACATGATTGTCTTCTGGTTAGGAATAACGTCGCCCACGATCTTGAATGGACCTGACGTACCGCACGCACCAGCCGCAAACATAATGTCATCAGAGTAGTCAATGCTACCATGAGTGAACGTATTGCAGTGAGTGAAAGCAGCCCACGTAGGAGCAGTTGCAGCAGCGCTTGGTGCAGCATCTACGGAACTCAACAGGATGCGAGGCATGGACGCAGTGGTGCCTGAGTATTTGAAGCGATAGCGCTTAGCCGCACGTGGCGTAGACAGAGCGAGACAAGTAGCCTCACCAGCAACAGCCGTAGCACTACCTAACGCATATTCAGTCGCACCATCGTCAGACAACGCCACCAGCGTAAAGCCATCAGAAACAGTGCCGAGGAATTTGATGTGCGTTACAGTAACCGCAGTATCAAACTCAATGTCCGTATTGCTCGAAGCGGAACGTGAATACACGGACGCTACGGACCCAACGCCAAGAGGCAGCGTGATGTTTCTGTCAGTGAATCCGCTACGCGTAATGCGATTAGGCAGAAGCTGATTAACAGCGAGCGCAGCAGTACCCACAGTGCCGTAATACGAAACGCCTTTAGGTATGTACTGCGACTGTAGAGCAAGCGCAATAACGTTACCGTTTTCTGTTCCTGTCACAGGATTACGCACGATACCAATCGCTTGGTTGTACATGTCCGCAAGTGACTTCTGGTTGAAAGCCGCAGCGAAGCCCGCATCAGATGTAGGCAGCTTACCGCTAAATGCAAAGATATTCCAGCCGGCGCCTACGTTCGGGTCATTCAGGACACCAGCTACGTTTGAGGCCGACCCAACAACTGCTTGAGCCATTTGGCGAGTATTGATGATTTTCATTATCCCACCACCGGTGCAACAGGTTTGTTGGTAACTTTCGTATCGGACAGATCGAGATTACCTGTCTGCACACGAAACACGATGTTATCAAACAGCACGTCCAGTGTTGCTGTTGTGACGAACTGGCCACACACCACAGGCGCGTACTGCACAGGCGCTGGTGGGTTTGAGTTGAACGACTCAGGCATAAACTTAGACTGAGACTGCGTAGCCAGCACAGGTTTAAGCGTCAGAGTATCAACAGCCGCAGTACGCTTGCGCTGAATGAGCGACCACACATTCGCACCCAGCGTTAACGAAATGGCGGTAGCGCTAGTACGCGTCAGACTAATAGCAGACTGGTTTTCGTTGTCGTACTTACGGTTAGGCTGAGAGGAGCTGCTAATCTCTTGCTGTGAAAGCACGAACGTAAAGTCCGCAAACATATCTGGGTCATATGTGACGACAGGAATAAACATCGTTACACTCCTTGGCGAATGCTGTATTTGTCAATGATAGGCGTGTAGGCCGCATTCGCACTTGAACCATAACCGCCTGTAACGATACTTCCAGTAACATTCGGCTTAACAATCGCATACGTGAAGCTATCCACAACAGTACCGTTGATGGAAATAGTATGGATGTTTGACAGTGCGTTATACACATACTTGATGTGGACGTTGCTGGTGGTTTTCATCGCGGCATATGCAGCAATAGGACGAACCACTTTAGCAGCAGCCGCACCGCCACCTGAGTTGTTCCACAACAGGAAGCCTTTCTCGTTCGAACGGTCAAACGATAGCGTCAGTCTGTCAGTTAACGTGGTGCCCATCTTGAGCAGCGTGAACTCAGAGTAGTCCGTAGTGCTTGACTGACGATAATCAAACTCAATGGTGAATGACTGACTCAGATCGATATTGGACGTGAGAGACATAACGCCTGTCGTGCCTAAATCGATACCAGCAGCACCGTCAGCAGGAGCTTTAGCGTTACCACTTACAGTCGCAGTGGCTCCAAGATAGTCAGCAAAGCTGGTGGCGCCAGGCGTCCACAACGAACTGTCCAGAGCTACAACCTCTGAACCGCCAAGCCATGTCGCTGTTGTGTTCTCTACCCACATGTTGGTCAGTGGAATAGTGAAGCTGTTGATCGTAATCTGCGTCTTATATCCCGCTGCATCGTACTTGATGTTCAGGTCAGGATAAAGCAGAGTAACGTCCGTGCCTACAGTCAGACACACAGGCAAGATGCCACCCAGAATAAGATGAGTAGGCACGCCTTCTGCAACTGCGGTCAACAGGCAATCAGATACGGAAATCTTCTGACGGTCGATAGTGCGAACGCAGTTGGTGCCTTTAGCCAGCACAGTACAGATACCGCTAGACGCTGCTAGTGCTGCATCAAACGAGTAACCTGCACCAGTCTGTGTCTGATAGTTAAGGCACTTATTAATGTCTGTCTCAGTGAATCCGTTGTTGAGACGAACGAGATAACAGGACTTATCGTCGGCGGTAGCCTGAGCAAACAGACGAGTAAGCTGAGGTACGGCAGATGCTGCAAATAAACTGTATTTCATGTTATACCTCAGTAGACAGGCGCATCTGAGCGATAGTAGCGAACTCACCCGGGCCCAATGCGGTAGCCTGTACTTCGATTGGCTTACCACTACCGATAGCTCCGACTTCGCAAGCGAAATAAGTTGGGATGTAGTTGCCATTTGCCAAAGCACCATAGTTGGTATCTTGAATCACGACGATAGCGCTTTGCACAGTCTTGTAACTCGCATTCACACCAACATCAGATGCAGTCACAGGAATAGCGCGGCGGTTAGCTACAGAGTGGACAAGTCTAAAGCGATTGCTTGCAGCAGGCACGGTGGCCAGCATGTTACCTTCCTGGTTGGCTGCAATAGACCACGCAACAGCAGTTCCAATAGAACCATCACTGTTGATAGGAGCAATCGTACCACTCGTAATCAGCGACTGATCGTTAACGTCAGACAGCATGGCATTGATCGTTACCACGTTGTCATACGTCAGGTCAGTAGTTGATAAGTGAATCCCAGGCTGCGCTGCATCGTGAGGGATACCCGCATAGTCCCAAGGACGATAGCCCGCTTGACCAATACCCCACAGTGCTTTGTTGCCTGCATCGATCGAGGTAGTGTACGCAGTTTGAATCGCAACGTTTGCAGCAGCCGAGTAGCCTACAGGAAATGCCTTAGAAGGATAGTGAATCGTTGCCCCGTTCTTTGGTTCGTACACAGAACCCGAACGCGCTTTCCATCCCTCAGACAAATCAAGCAGTGGCAGCAGGCCTTCTGTTGTTGGACGCAATACTACCTTCGTTGCAGCAACTGCGTTGTTGAACAGGTTGCGCATGTCAGTCAAATGCTGGCGGAAGTTGCCTTGATCTGCAATGGTGTTCTCAAAGAAGAACACGTTGGCGATAATACCATTGGACGCTGTATTCGCCCAGCCGGAGCCTTGCTGTAGCACAGACAGCGGCAGAATGTTATGTCCTAAGATACGCATCAGAACCTCTTAATCATATAAAAATACACCAGCACGCAGACGCACTCTATCAATAACTCCAAACGGTCCAGCGACATTTCCATATCTGCCTATAGCCCAAGGCGTATCGCTTACTTTCGGCATAGCCTGTACGACTTGAGCAACTTGTTGGCCATTGACAAAGATCGTGTGGGTCTTAGCTGTTGCGTCATAGACATACTTGAAAGGGACCATGCTCAAAGTCAACAGGCCGCCAAGAACACCAGACTGAGCAATTTGCTTTTCTGCCCATGAGCCGCCCGTGCTATACCAAACGCCTATGCGAATGTTAGAGCCATTCCATTGGTTCTGCATCAACAGCTCCACCTTGTCTGGGTTAGACTTTAGGTAGGACATGAATATGAACTGTGCTAACACATTCGTATCAGTCTGTGCATAGAGCAAATCAAGCGTATATGAGGCAGTCGTATCAAACAGCAGATTACCTGCGGTCTTCACGTTACCACCACAGACAATACCTACATCAGACAGAGACAATGAAGAAGCAGCAAACTGATTGCCTACATAATCAGTGAACCCGTCTGCGGAGAAGTTGTCACGGTCAAAGGCCACCAGCTCATCGCCTGTGAACCAAGGAGGCACGTCCGCTATTTCGTATGAAACGACAGGAATATGCATGTTAGAACTCCTTAGAGTCTCTGCATACAGTCGCTAAGAACTTACCGTTACGCAAGTTGTCTGAACTAAGAATCAGGTCAGCACCCGAACCCGCAGCACCGATAGTCAAGATCAAGAAGCCACCATACGGCGTGCTTGCAATGCTCTTGTTAAACACAATCACGTTGTACTGAGCAAGCAACTCGGTGATTGTTCCAGCAAACGTTCCCTGAAGTGTGGCAGCAAGTTTGAATTTATATTTATTGCCTGAACCGTGAATCCAGCGAACAGGATTGTTAGTCACAGACGTTAGGTCAAGCACAGCAGTTGCGCCAATCGCAGCCTGAACGGTAGTACCATCAGCAACTACGATGTTCGCAGGGTCAGGCACTTTCGCAAAGCAGATTGTTTTCTGCATGTTTGAAAGGCCATACTTCAACGGCGGATCAGCAGCAGGACGTTTGCCTGCGTCTGGGATAACGATGCCGTTAGCGACCAGCGGGAAAGAAATGATTTCCATTATAGTTCTCCAGTTGTTTCGCGTTTAAATTACTGACTGCATGTGGTAAGTGCGGAACACTATGCTACAGCGAAACGGTTTTTGTTAGCGCAACGTCTGTGATAGTTGCTACGGATATCTGAGGGATATCGCCAGGCAGCGTAGATGTAGCGTGAGTGAAGTCCGTACCTTCGCGCAGCACTTGCACCATACACGGATGCTGTGGGTCAAACGCTATTGGAAGCATAGCCCACGTCAGTTTGGTTGCTGGCGTATCAGCACGCGTAACAAGAGGCACAGAATACAGACGATCTGTTTCAACAAAGTTCGTGGTGTTATTCAGCGCACCCTTTGAGTATGATGTGCTGTACGACCAACCACCTCCTGAGAAATAGCGCGTACCGTACACGTTAGTTCTCCACGAATACAGAACACGCAGGCTTCTAGCAGGCGCAGAACTCAACGTAGTCTGAGCATTGGCTATGAGCGCACTCTGACCTACAATACCAGACCGCACCGTTACGTTCGTTGCGTCAGAGTAGGTATAGGTATCCATATAGACGTTAGTGATAGAGCTGGAATCACTAGAAGACCAGTTACCTATTGTGCCTATGTTACCACTGTTAGAGTCAGACATGGGTACAGTCACACCTGTCTGCACTGCACACTTAGGGCTTAGGTTAGCTTCTGTGATTGTACTGTCAAATACAGGCAACAACATAGAAGCAGATGAAGGAATGCGCTTACCATCAATGTTCGTATTGTCCAGTAAGCTGCCTTGCATTGTAACAACAGAACCTTCTGCAAACAAAGTACCGACGCTGTAGTAGCGTCTGAATACTTCTTGAGGAGTCCAGACAACGGATTCGGCAGCTGTAGGCAACGTTGACCCGTACGTAGGGTTATCTATCATTGTGTGATAGTATCGCATACTACGATAGCCTGCCATGCGCGTACATTGAAAGGTATCGTTTGCTACATACTGAGAGAACGAACGCGCCAAGTTAATCGTGTTCATTGCAGAGGCTGCGGTAGACTGTGCTGTTGGAGGAACTGTGTCATCCGTGAACAGAAATACCCTTCTTCTAGCTAGTGCTAGTTTCTTCTCCAACAGCTTAGCCCCACTTGAGGCAAATAACATAAACTCTCCTTAGACAGAGATAACCGATGCAACCCCGGGGACAGCGAGCGTTTGGAGAAATGATACATCGGGCTCAACGTTTGTCTGTTGCTGTACGTTGTTTTTGAAGTCAGTACCTTTGCGGAAGATCTCACAGCTAATCTTCTCGCCGTTCCATATAGGACAGCCCAGCCATTCAATTTCGAATGCAGGAGTGTCAGCAGGCGCAGTTGACGCAAAGCCGATCTTAACAACAGGCTTATGTTGAAGCGGAACGTCTACGTTACCTGGTCTGGAGTACGTCCAGGTATTCACGTTATTGCCTACAAGCGTGTTATAGATATAGTTCTGCACACCGTACACAGAGGCCATACCCGCAACAGGAGCGGAACCAAACAGTCGTATGATATTACCTATCGAGGAAGAACCAAAGCTGATGTTGCCTTGAGCATATGAGTTATCCTCAGTTCCGTACGAGGCTCTTGATGCAAAGTACGTGTAGCTCCAACTGTTGTTACTACCACTGCCAGACGAGTTGTATGTGCCAGTCCTATCAGGGAAGTGACCACCTACTCCGTAAAGAGACGCGTACTTCTTAGGAATCAGCACGGTCTTTATCGTGCCAACAACAGGCAGATGGCTAGGGTTATACGTGTCATAAGCAGAAGGTGCAGACAACGACACAGGACCTGCCAGTGGGTTAGCAAACGAATTGTCTGCATTTAGATAGCTCATCACACCGTGCTTGAGAGCGCGTTGTTGGGCAGTAAGCGTATCTGACATGCTGAATATCGGTGAGTTGTTCACAGTGCGCTCATAGGCATCATGATTCACCTCAGCAGGAAAGAAATACTGACTCGCAATGCCACTGCATGAACACCCGAGTAGTTTGTTGTCTGCTACACTATACCCGATAGAGCGAGCTTCTACCATATTCTTTACCCATGCCACAGGGTCAGTGAGTGCAGCTTCTGGTGTTATTGAACTGTCAAACATGAAGGCACGCTTACGCGCAACAGCCATAAGCGTCTTCTGGATGTTTCCACCTGACGATGCAAAAATCATATTATTGCCTCATAGCGTAATAGAGGACGGGGCATTGCACCAGTCTTTAACTGCTTGAGCAACTACCAAGTCAGCTTGTTGGGCTACTGTCGTCCCTGTCTGCTTAATATCGGCGGAATCGTCCTGTGCAATATCGAACATAGCGAGCCTGTACCCACCAACAGTCTCGTAAGCAATGGCACCAACAGTCAGCACACACGCACCATCATCAGCCATGCCTGTTACAATGACAGAAGGAACATCGGGAATAGTCATTGCATTCTGATCTGCGTTCGGCGTTAGTCCTTCATTGAATGAGTTGTTAGTGGTGCCTCCACCTATAGGGTACGTGGTGAAGCGCCGCTCCTGCATAGTGATTACCATAGCGCCCGACACCGTGTTGAATGCCTGGGGATCGAATACATCTGCCCAATTGCCATTCCCGCCATAAGTCGTATCGTTCGGCAGCATAATATCAATATAGTTTTGCGCCTGATAAGTATTAGGTATAGGGTAGAACACAGCAGACGAATAGAACTGGTCATAGTAATAGTTAACACCAGATTGACCTGAACTACGAAACGATATTGTCGCGTTATTGAGAAACTTAGGCTGGTACTGCGTCTTATTCTTCGTACTACGCATACTGGTGACGATGCGCTGCGGATAAAGATACAAGCGAGAGGCCAGCTTTGCTTTATCGTACTGCCCAACAAGAGTAGAGCCAAGAATGTTGCTCGTCTTGTCTCCGATAGTACCCCTGGGTGCGAGATACTTCACGGTGCAATAGCGGTCAGCTTGTTGGTCTGGCGTGTTGCCGTCTGAGGAAACGTTATACATGCCATTCCATGAAGCACTATTCGACGCGTTGTTCTGGTTGAATAGCTGAATGTTTGCGCTGTGTGCAGGGTAATAGCGATTGGACTTTACACCACTAAGCGCTGTTGATTTAAGAGCGTCTACGGTACCGCAAGTCATCGCACGACATTCAGGCACGGACTGTAATAGATACTGGCGTGCTTGTCTGATAGTGTCTTTGCTGATTGTGCTGTCAAACAGATATAAGGAGGACATTGCACGAGTTCGCACAGCTTTATCTCGTACTCCTCCTACGGAAGCGAATAGCATAGCTACCTCATATTGTGTAGGACTTCGTTGTTACTAAGGCAGCTAACACAGCACTTGAACAAGTGAAGGCAGGCTGAGTGCCGACCGAAGTACCTGTCGTCAGTGTTAGGTCTGAGCCAATGTCCATTACCATAAGCTCGCTGGACTGTTCAGTGGCTACAGCGATAGCGCCAAAGCTCAGTGCTGCATCCGGGTCATCGGCCTGAGTAACATCAATGTATGGCAGTTCGACACATACCTCATTGGGTGTACCGTTTCGCCAGTTCTGACCACTACCGTAGCTCGTATACCACGTGGCGTTAGCAAACCATGTACGCGTGTAGTTATATTGTGGGTTTATCATGTACAGACCGCCATACTCCGTACGCAGCGCACCTAACGCAGTAGGCGTACTGTTTTCATAGTAACCAGCACCAACAGGGAAAGATACACCAGGCATCGTCCAGAATCGAGAAACACCAGAACCCAGAGAGATGAATCCAGGAGTTATGCTCTGCGTATAATCAAAGTAGTCCGTGCTTGTACCTGTACGTCCTCCCATCGTGCTCTTTGGTCGGAGTTTAACGGACTTGCCGCCAAACAAAGAAAGCCGGGATGTAGGCAGCAGATACGTACGGCTCATGCTATCGAATGAAGTAACACCACCGTAACCAGATTGCGTACCGAGCATGTTGCCTGTAGCGACATCAAAAGCAGCTTTAGTTGCAGGCGAGGCTACCGTAACAAAACGCGCAGCATAGTTCTCAACAGTCTGACCGTCGCTTATGCCATTTGTCAGACGGAAGAACCAACCGTTGTTACTGGACACAGGACTGAACTGACCGATACGTCCTGTATGCGACAAATAAAACTTATTGTTCTTTATACCGCCTATAGCAGTAGCATCCAGAGTATTACCTGTCATTGTGTGCGTGCAGCTACGCGCTTCATGGCACACGTTCAGCAAACCTACAGGGGTGCGAACATTCTGTTTGTCTACGGACGTGTCAAACAAAAATAGGTGCTGCATAGCGGACTTGCGAATGTTTTCCTGTATAACAGCTCCAGCAGAAACGAATAGCATACAAGCTCCTAAAACGAAAGAGGGCAGACACCTTTCGATGCCCACCCTTTAGATCACACGAGCAGGCGTCCTGCGATAGTGATCGCCACACCGTTAAGCGTAGTATCAGCAGTATCAGGCGCAACGATGCGAAGCTGATCACCAGATACGAGAATGATTTCCTGATCTTGGTAAGCAGCAAGCGGAGCAAATACGCCAGATTTTGAACCAGCACCGAATGAGACGGTACCAAGCTGGATAACAGCCGCAGTTGCAGAGTCATACGCGCTGATCTTAAAAGCAGAAGCAGCGGTAGCAGCAACGTCGGCAGTAGCCAGAGAACCTGCAAAGTTTTTAGTGATAGCTGTTGTGCGCACAGAGAGGAAACGAGAAATCTCCTGGCCACCAGCGTAACGCTTGAGCACGTTCATGCCCAAGTCGTATGGGTTGTATGATTGTAGTTGATTAACCCACTTTGCTCGCACTTGGCTATACACGTATAAGCCAGGCTGGTTAGCACCAGACACAGCAGTCAGGTTCCACACGCGGCCGTTAGTCGGGCTAGCAGGGAAAGTTGGGCCAGAAGAATTGGGATCACCTGGGGCGCGAACAATCTGAGAGTTCACACCTGCAAGCTGTAGACCGTAAGATAACATCAGTATTCTCCTTAGGCGATTCGCACTTCACCAGTCACCGCGTACGGGAAGGTAATCTTAACAGTGTCCGAGTCAACGATGACTACATCCAGCGGCAGCACTTGATGTAGCTTACCATCAGGTTGCATAGTGCATGTAGTCACGGCGACAGGACGCCCGAAGTTGTGCAGAATCGTCCATTCAGAAGCAGGCGTGTCTTGCTTGAAGCTACGCCCCATCGAATAGTTGAGCATAAGAGCCTCGCGATTGTGGCGTTAGTACAGGATTACAGTGCCAGACTCAGGATTGTCGAAGGTAATCGTCAACTGGCTGGTGCTGTCATGCACGATAGACTTAGGCTGCACTTCATTCGCACCTTGATAGATACGCACCGCAGGGTTATAACCGAGATTATGCACAACAACCCACGTAGCCAGATTCTCGTAAGATGCAGTGAATGCAACGGTAGGAGTAGGCAGACCTGACTCAACGCCAGACAACAGTACCGCAGTACCGGCCACAGCAGAAGGGAAGAGGACAACGATGTTGTTAGCATCATCAGCGTGAATTGAAGATGGCTGCACCACGTCACCATTCTCATCGTAGCACTGTACGATAGGCGTAGCGGTATTCATCTTGTGGTTAATCTCCCAACGAGACGAGGCAGTAGGTTGCGAGTAGCGAACCATAGTCATCTGTTGAGTTAATGGAACCCAGACAGGAACATCTTCGATAGACACGCAGAACATCAGACGCTTGTCCATGAAGATAGCCATACCAGGCTTAGGGTTAAGAGGCCAGTCAGTCGCTACGTCAAACGCGAAGTTAGCAAGTGAGCCAAACTCTAAATCAAGAGTCCCTAGGACTTTCATAAATCTTTCTCCTGAGAGGTAAAAGGGGCAGGCAGAAGCCCACCCCTTTTGTATGTGTCGTTATTACTCAGCCGGAGTGTAAGCGTTCGCACCAGTAACGAATGCGATTGCAACTTTCTTCTCGGTGGTCAGTTCAACACGCAGCGTGTTAGCGTCAACAAACACGACCTCATCAGGGATGATCTGATAGCCGGTATCATCAACGACGGTAACGGTACCGTATTTGACGCCTGCATTGTGTGCGAAGGTGTGAGTAGTGTTAGCCACGTCACCGCTTGCAGTTTTGTCGTACTGGTACAGCTTAGCAGCAGAACCGCTTGAGCCAGCAGCAATCGCATCGTCAACATATTTCTTGCTGACAACAGACTCATCAACCAGCGCTTCGGTGCCGGTCAGAGTAAGGGCTTCGACAGCGCCGCCTTCACCAGCGATGAAACCAGCGCTTTTTAAGGCGTCTTGGTCCACGATGATTTTGCTGTTGGTAGTGTCCTGTTTCAGGCCAGTACCCAGAGCAGCGCCTGCAATCTGCGCATAACCAACGCCACCATCAGTGATTGCCAGACCATCAGCAGTACGTGACAGAGTAGCGCCGTCCAGTTTAACGCGAGTAGCACCAGCGTTATCTTCCAGGCCACCAGCAGCGTCCAGCTTAGCAGTAACAGCGTTGCTAGTGATTTCGATACCAGCGCCAGTAACCACGTTAACGACGTTCGAAACTTTCTCCAAACCATTGCCTGGGTTGAAGTCAGAAGCGCCGCCGAAGGTAGTCCACTGAGTAGCGTCGAAGCGACGGTATTCTTTGATGCTCTTAACCCACGTTACAGCGCCACCAGCTTCGCTATCAGCAGGGTTGAAGACAACAACGAACGCAGTGCCATTGTAACGCACGATAGCGTTATCAACCAGGCCGCTGATAGTACCGAAGTTCGGGTTAACAGTGTCTGCATCGAGGATGATGTACTGCTTGCCGTTTTCCAGCACAGGGTCAAGGGTGCCGTCAGTCTGAATGTCATCAGAATCGTGCAGCCAATCGATACCAGCGATAGCGTTGTCAATGTCGATCTTACGAGCGGCATCGTTCGCGTTTGCAGGCGCGGCCAGGTTGGTGATGGTGTTACCGTCAGCGTTCAGGTCACCAGTCAGAACACCAGCGCCTGCGTCCAGCTTACCTGCCAGAGCAGTTTCGTTGGCGTCAGATTTGTTCTTGACTGCGGTGATCTGAGTCTGGATAGAAGAGGTAGCACCCTTCAAATAACCCAGTTCAGTTGCAGTAACATCGCTGGTTTCCAGAGTGCTGTCAGCGCCTGCAAACACAACGGCGTTTTCAGTCAGGCCAGACAGTTTATCCTGCTTGCCGCTGATAACTGTTTCAACGTGCTTCTTACTGACAGCAGCGTTATCTTCTGACGCGCTCTGGTCTGGACCAGACAGCAGCAGATCGGCAGTCATGGCTACGGTACCGTCAGCGAGGATAACACCCTCTACAGAACCACCGCCTTCACCCAGCTCTTTGATTGCCGTACCGTCGAAGTATTTATACTTCTTGTCTGTGGTGTTATACCACATGCGCCCTTCCTGTGCGGCAACCAAGTCACCTACAGCAGGGTCAGCGGCAAGTTGTTCCGGGCGGAAGTTCTTGAGCTGGGCACCTAACATCAGTTCAATATTACCAGTACGCATCATGTTCTCCTAGTGCGTGGGGGATTAGAAAAACTGACCGTCACATTCACCAAGACTGCAACGCAGTTCCTGGTATGCAGCGATCCGTTGTTCAATTACATTAATAAACTTGTCATCAATATCATACTTCACACGAAGCGGAGCATCATATCCTTCTAAGAGGCCGTGACGTCGATACGCATCTGCACGGAGCAGCGGTGCGCTAACGTGAGCACGTTCCATAATGCTTAAATCTATCTTATCGGCATAGATGAACGGCCGCTCTCGTTTACACAGAAGGTAATCGATCTCGTGTAAATTAAAGAGTGTGAAATTCATATAGCCAATAATGAACTCCGCAATCAAACGAAAACTATCTGCCATATCTGCACTCAGATTGTGAGCGAGTATGGGTTCTATGTGTGGTTGCAGTTCAGTACGCATGTCGTACCAAGCTTCACACAGAACAGCAGGGAAGTCTTCAGGGTGAGCGGCCATAAGACCCATCACCCCTTTCTCCATATCTGCGAATGAGCTTAAAAGATTAGCGGTATCTTCAGGTGTTTCAATACCGCGACCCGTTGAAATGAACTGGCATTCAATTTCTCTCAACCAAGACTCGGACGCAGATAGGTATTGGAGAAGTGTCTCCCGCGCGCCAGCCGAAAACTCATGTCGGTCAGACTCAAGAGCCTGGTCCAACAAGAAGGCTTTAGCTTTGTAGAAGTCACTATAGCGTTCAGCGGTAAAGCGGCGGAACGCTATATTATTTCTCAAATAGCCTATCATCGCAATTTCCTCAGATCATTCGACTCCGAAGCGCCTAAGCCGGGCGGAGCCGTATACAACGAACTGGAGAGGCTCTGCAATCTTAGCCCTAGCTTCTCTAGCTCATGTTGATTACCATCAAGACGGCCTAACACTTCACGCATTAGGTCAACTGACTCCTGATGGTCACGGGACTGCTGTGATATAATCCGCTCAAACCGCTGAACTGCTCGAAGAACTGAGTTCAATCCCTCTTTAAGATCTATATTGTCGACCTGCGTGGTTTCCGAAAACTCATTAAGGGCTTTGAGGACCTGCGCTAGTTCTGCTTCTAGTGACTCACCATCGAGCACTACGGGATTTGCTTCTAACTCGGCTAACTTCTCTTTGACCCGTTCATAGTCCTGCATGTCGGGAATGACTTTCCACCAGTAAAAGCCAGCTCCTGCAATGAGAAGAACTACTGACAGGACAGTTGCGAAGTTGGACGCAAGCACTTGTCCTAGTATTTCAGCCCACATTTCTTCTAACCCTTACAGGCTCGGTCATTGAGTTCGATAATAACTCGCTGTGCGCCTGGTTCGTTTACATCAGTGGTTTTATACGTGTGCGCCATCTTTGGCTTGAACTCTAAGCAGCTCTGTCCATATCGTCCGTCAACGACGCAGATAGCAGACAGGCAGCTCACATCTTCCTTGAGGATTCTCGATTCAGGATCTGGGTTGACACTTCTAACGGCCGTGACAATAAGCGACACAAAGGCCAAGGCAATGCCAACCAAAATCACAATCTTGATTTTCCCGGCGTTCATTTCGCTCTATCCAGTTGAATTTTGATAGGAGAAATTAGCGACCGCGCAGATCCTAAACGGGTTATTCATCCAATACTCCACTTATATCTTGGAACATGTTTTTATACACGAGGCTACCTCCAAGTTTGTCCAGTCGTTCAATCGAAACATACATGTGCGGTTCTGTATTCACCTGTGCCCACTTGTTGTCTGTACTCAGGTTTTCCAAAGAAGGAATAAGAACGATGCTCAAGTTATCAGAAGCCCTAACGAAAGCCACATCGATATGATTCTTATTGATTCGAATGATGTATCGGTTGATTGCGTCCAAACCAACCGTGCGATTGAACTCTACATCACTGACTGTATTCACCAAACTAATAAGGAAGCCTTTCGAGCGACTGTTTATGTCGAACAGCGAACTCTTCAACTCAGAGAGGGTAGTAGCCGAGAAGTGTTGAACATCATGGCCCTTGCCTCTTAGACACTCACCCAAGATGCGACTCGATTCAATGTGCGCGGTGTTGTCATCACGCATGATATAAATCGGTGCACCTCTGTTGTATGTGCGCTCGGTAATCTGCTGTATCAGGTCGCATGTAGGCTCCGTAACAGTAGACAGGCCTTTATACGCAATAACAAACTTGTCCTTGTACAGGTCGTAAATCTCAGGCGGCATGTACTTCATGTAATCATCATCAAGGCTCAAAATCAATCGAGGCTTAACGAGAGGAATCACAAGCTGCACAGACCGCAGAGCGTCCTTGTACTCCGTGTCCGATAGCACACGGTTTATAGGTAGGTACTGCACAGTCACATACGGGTCAGAGCCTGTATCGACGATAGAGCGAACGGCTGTGCTGCCTACATTAGGACCTGCGGAGAACTGAGTGATAATCATCAAACTGTTTTGGCCTAAGCCACCGCCACCAGCAACTGTAGTAGCACTACCATCTGCATTCTGGACTGTCTTAGAGCGCGTCAGCGTTGGCGCTACTCGGTCGTCTCGTCCGTTATCGGCATATACATTAACTGCGCAACACCAGAGACAGCTTCCAAGAACGTAAGCAGCAATACGTTGTCGGGATCTGCGTCTGCCGGGTTGACGGTGTCCGGCCATAATACTTCTCCTTTCTCGTCAGTGACATAAGGAATACCGGCGCCTTTACCCAATCCATGACGTAAGGCCCATACGGTGTCGGCATTCTCTTGAACGAACACAAGACCATGCACCTGTGCTTTATCCCCTGTCTGCTCAAGCGCTGTCACACGACTATCGAGTAACTGCGTTTGCGATTGGAGAGCACGAATCGATGCAAGGTTGGAGTTAACACGCGTGTTCATATTGTTGAACATGGTGAAGAAGCTGTTGTTCATCGCAGTACGGACGCTGTCCGTGTACGACTTAGGAATCAGCTCATTGCTGTCAAACGTTGTTGCGCCCGGTCGAACGAATACCTTACCTTGAAGTGTACCGCCGCTCGCACTGATAATCTGAGGTGCAGGCAGATCAGCTGCATCCCAAGTCTGAACAGTGTTCATCACAGTAGCGTAGTCCGTTTCCTCCTGCCACGTATTCTTGTACGGGCTGGTGGCTGTTTTAGACTTGCGGCGTAACACTTTCTTGTAGCTGGCGTTGGCACCATCAGCAATGATCCAGAGACCGTTCAGAGGGAATGTATGCGTAACAGGTTCAGCAAACGCCAGTATGATAATGACGTCCGCTCCTACCTTATACACAATATCATTCGACGCCGAAAGTCCCTGCTGTTGCGCAAGGCTTACGAGCGTGTCCACATAGTTAGTCAACTGGCTCATCCGAAACTCCTAAGGTTTTTAGAATTGAAGAACTTCTATCGGAGAAGGCTTTTGCAATTGACAGAGCAGCAGCCTTATCGATAACGATTGTGCTGATAACGCCTTTGGTGTTGCATACGATTGTTTGAGGAGCGTAGTCAACACAAGCTAAGGCGAATAGCAGATGATTACCGAGTTCACCGCTGATACAAACGTCTACGTCGAGGTCAGGCACGTAAACGTTCTGGTTAATCTCAGAAATAAACTGCGCCAGCGCAACGGGATCAAACTTAGGAGGCGCTGTATCGTATTCCGCAATCAAGTCAATCTGTTTGGTTGCGGGATCGTATTCAAATGCGTTAATGTCCGAGATGATACGACCAAAGAGTTCGTTGCTTACTTCAATGCAATACTCATCAGACTTCTCACGGACGCGACCAACTACCTTGTTAGTCGCTGGGTTGATACGAATGATTGGCATAATTAGTCGCCCTCTGCACTATACCAGAAGTCCCAGCCGACAACGTTTGTGCCAGTAGACTTAATGGTGAAGCCACCCAACAGGGCGTTCTCGTTCATCGCACTTGTACCATCCAGATTATATAGCTGGAAGGTCCGAGATTGATTGGTTGCAGTATTGACGAACGTGATTTGCACAGACACACAGCGGTTGATGAACGGGCTGTTGAAGATAACGTTAATCGTATCAGTAGTGGATGTATTCACCACACGACCAAAGTTCTTCGTGTAACCAGTGTTCAGATCGCGGTCGCTACCAATCCATGCGTTAGGAATAGGCTGACCTGTGATAGGGTCAAGCGCTTGTGCTACGAGATACTCATTGATAGCAGCATCACGTCCTGCATTACCAGTAGGACCAGTTGGGCCTGTAGGACCCACACCACCTGTGTTACCTGTAGCGCCGACAGGCCCTGTGTTACCAGTAGGACCTTGACGGCCACGCTGACCACGAGGGCCAGGACAACCGTCTTCACCATCAGCACCATCACGACCATCAGCACCAGGCAGGCCACGTAGACCGTCTTTACCCTGCTTACCTTCCTTGCCTGACTTCAACTGGTCAGCAGTAGGCAGGCCAGGCACTGTGCTCTGACTACCGTCTGGCCATACAATAGTAAGCGTACCACTCACTGGGTCGAACTGTACGCCTTGTGATCCCGGAATGTTAGCTGCCTCTGTCGGGTCAATAAACGCAACAGAGTTCAGCGTTTGTTTGCCGAGAACTTTACCGACAGGAAATGCACCGCCATCGATTAGTCCCGGACTTATTTTCTGCAAAGACATGGGCTAGCTCCTAACCAGTCAGTGTTGTCCAATCAGGTTGGCCTGATTGACCCGCTTCGGGATTCTTAACTTTCGTGTTGTTGATTGTCATACGAATCCAACGCACAGTACCGTCAGAATCCTGCCAGCGAATCTTCGTTCCACCGTATGCTAAATTAGCTACCCATCTGTCTCTGCTAGGGTCTTTGAAAGCAAGACGTGCATAAGCAGGCATAAGTTCTCCTTAGATTTCGTCAGGTTCCCAACACAGAATAGGACGGCGATACACTTGGAATACGCCAGTAGGCGCGTAGCTTGAGCTAAGGTATTCTTTAGCGTTCGTACTGAGGCTACGTTCTGACGTAAGCAACTGTTGCCTGTTGTGCGTCCACTGACAACGACCACAAGACTCTGCTTCGATACCCGCATCTGAATCCCAACCAGGCACGTCGAATGTTTTGTTCCATCCGTTGAAGTGGTGAGTAGACACCGCTCCGTTGCCTGTTGCACACAGCACCATGTACTGGTAGTCAGACTCGAAGTAGATAGGTACGTTACGGCCTGTAGGGATAGAAGGACCGTTAGCGTTATACGTCAACTGCCAACCAGTACGGTCTGCTGAGCCTGTAGACATGAACAACGGTCTACGGATAATCATCATGATACCGTTCTGCGTTCCGTTGTCGCTAGTCTTAGTGCAGTACGCATTACAGCGTAGCGCACGGTCAACAGTGAACAACGTACTGTTGGAGAAGTCAGCATTGTACAGGTTAGCAGCCCACTGAGGTAAGTTAGCAGCTTCTGGTACAATGAAGTGGCGCTCTGCCAGTTCCAGATCACCGTAGCGGTCATAAGCAAACACGATATACTCATAGCCTGCATCGATCTGAATGTTGTGACCTTGAGAACCCACACCAGTCCACTTCCAAACAATCTGCCAGTCGTTAGTATCACGTCCAGGCGTATCGTTTATCAGGCCGTACTTGCGTTCGTATATCTGCCATACTCGGGAGCCACCAGTTGCAGCAAAGTACAAGCTGCCTGGATTAGAGCGGTCACCACCACAACGAGTAAGATGGTCAGGGCCTGCTTCGTTGTAAGCACTGGCTCCGCCTACACCGTCAAACATTTCCCAGTTCATCATCAAGTGAGAGGTGCACAACTCATTTGGTCCGCTATCATCCGTTGTCGTAACAAGATATTCGTACTGGTCAGCAAACGGATAGTAGACAGTCTCTGTTCCTGCCATAGCAACACGACGAACCCAATCGTGTGACTGCACTTTAGGTACAGGGAAGCAAGGGTTAGTCACAGACACGACGAAACTTTTAGTCTCGTACATCGGCAGCTTTTTGAAGCGGTTATCACGAATCGTCACCGTGTGCTTCATGCCGTAAGTCTGTGCACCGTCCATACCGCCTAGCACTTTGTAGTAGCTGAGATGCGCACTCTTGGTGCTCTCATACAGACCAGTGATACCTAAAGACATTGCGCTGTTGCGGTCAGTACCACAGCAATACTGATTGCCGTAGCTGTCATACGCGAAGCCCACAGAGAAGTAGCTATCAGGGTCAGACGACTGAGGTCCGTAGTACATCTCAGTAGGCGCATTGCCCTCACCAACACCAGGCAGGCCAAAGCAGCAATAGCAACCGCGATACTGATACTGTCCGCCTTCGTACACGCGACGAGAAGCACCGATGCGATACATAGCACCAGCAAGCCCGCCTTGAGTACGGTTAACGTTCGCCGTGTCATAGGAAACGACATAGACAAAGTGGTCGGCGCCAATCGAGTTCAGGAACGCAGCCATATTAGCAGCATTCGTCGTGCCTGGCGCAGTACCTTCGGCAGAAACGTGAATGTCATACGCTCTGCGATCTACGAGCACTTGGTCGGACTTGCGAATCTTGTACACGTTGAAGCCGCGAGAATCTCGGTAGTACACGCCATTCACATACGTGTAACCAACATCGCCTGTGTCAAGCGTGCGCTGATAACCTACGATGTGGCTGAACACGCTACTACGCGCTTGCAGACTCGCACCGTTATCGTTCGACCAGTTGACAGATACATCACCCGCAGCCATACGCGCAGCCCAATCATCAGGCTTGTATGGGTAAGTGGTCACGTCAAAGTTAACGCCATACGCACTGCCTATTTCTACGCAGCACGGGTCACGATAGATGATCTCTGGGTCAAGAATAACATCGTCAGGAATATCGACTTGACCACAGTACATCTGACGCCACACACCAGCTTGACCGCCGATAGAACCCGGGCCAGCAGCACCTGCTCCAGAGTTAAACTGGTAAGCAGCAGACGCACGATAGTTCTTTTGGTTGCTTAACTGTGGAACGTTCAGCCAGCCTACGTGGTCACCAAAAGCATTGATGGACTTAGAACGCGCAGCCTGAGTAGCTACAACGTTAGCAGCACCATTGCTTGTGATACCAAGCGGACTAAAGATAGCGTTGAAGTTAACGTTACCCTCGTACGGTCCTTTCTGGAGTACAATCAGGCTAACGCCGTTACGATGCGCTTCACGCAAGGCATTGAGCATTGCAGTAGGCATCGACTGTCCGCTAGAAGATAGCAGCAGCATAACGCAGGACCATTGCTGGAAATACTTATAGGTTCCGTCGTAACCGTAAGCACCAGCATTGATTTCATCCCACGTATGAGACAGCATGTCCAGAGGCATACGCTCAAGATAATGAACAAGCTGTCCCCATGACTCCATTGCAGACTCATCATCCACAGAAGCACCATCACTAATGACCAGCATCGTCGAGCCAGCAGTGATGTTAGAGTTATAGGCACGCTCGGTCAGGAACTGGCGCAGCGCACCCATGTTGTTAATTGTGGTATTGCGATAGTTACCCATCCAGCCGTAGCCGTCAGTAACCATTGGACTATCACTGCGAATGAAGCTACCGTTCATATACACAGAACCGTAACCGCAAACATACGCGAGAGCATGACCATCAACAACAAAGGATGTGTAGCGATTGCTATCAACGCCCATCGCATCAACAGCAGCTACGGAGCCATCACCTACACCGCCAGTAAAGACAGGAGTAATGCCTCGTGCATACAAGCAACTTTGTTGCAGCATATTATGTCCTTAGATCGGCAAGAGGGGCCGAAGCCCCTTCCTGTTAGCCAAATACAATCTCAGTGATTGCAAGATACGTCACATCGTTTGAGTCACCACGGTCACCAGAACCGTAGGCCATCAACCAAATCTCTTCACCTGCAGGGATGTTAGTGTCGAATGTGATACGTTGCAGAACGTTAGCGCTTGAGTAAACACGCTGCGCTGCACCAGCACCCGCATAACGTTCGTAGATGGACATGTCGTGCCAGCTACCGTTATTGCCATCAAACACCCAATCAAATGTGATTCGCTTGATAGGTCGAGTGAAGAAGTTATTCCACTTGAACCAACCATTCGAGCCACCCCAGAAGTTCATATAGCTGCCGTCCCAAACCTTCAGGTTCTCAATGCCGCCACTGACTGTACGACCGCCAGTCTGTGTGAATGCATAGCAGTACCATGGGAATGGATCTGAATCAGGTGGCTGTGAGTTACCACCAGCAACTGTGATGCAGCGATACGGAACTGTGAAGTCTCTGACGTTAATGTGCGGAGGCTGAATCGGACAGTACACATAGTAAGACCAGTCACACCCAATAGGGCCTGTAACGCGCACTGTGATTTCAGAACGCAGGACATGCTCAGGGTATTTCCAGAACTCAAGTGTACCGACAGCGCCTGCTACGACAATCGACGTATCAAGCAGATTCATATCACGGTCAAACACCTCGAACTTGGTATCGAATGAGTTAGCAACGCATACGACCAGCTCTGCTCGGATATCTGTCTGTGTGCCTAACGCAAAATTATCTTCTGTGGTTGGATGACCGGCAGAGTAAACGCTGTAGCTTTGGCACGGATGCATGAACTCACGCGCACCACGCTCCGAAGGACAATAAAGGCTGTAGAAGAAGCTGTCGAGTGACTCAGCATTTCCAAAGTCTTTAGATACCACGCGCACCATAATGTCACACGCGATGTTCTTAGGGTCAAAGTAGAAATACAGATAACCCTCAAGTGTCTTCGCATCAAGCGTTGTTGCAATACGTCTACCGTTTTGATACACCTCAATGAAGTCGAGCGTTTCCCAAGAGGTGTAATCAAGGTACATCCAGCCTGCTGTCCAGCCAACAAAGTGATAATACTCGAACGCGTTAGCATTCTGAATACGCTCTGCAATAGGCCACACTGAGGCATGACACGGAGCTGGGAAGACTGGCGTGCCGATATAGTCAGGATTGATAACGTCAGGATAGTTGATAACGTCATACGCAGCTTGACTATCAAGCGCTAACCCACCACGGTCAGAAGGCGCAGAAAGCAGAGGAGGATAAACCATCATGCTCCAGCCGTAACCTTGAGTTGTGCGCACACGTATCATGATACGCATATCGGCAGCGTCAGGGTCAAACTGGAACTTGATGCGAGAACGTCCTGTTACTTTGCCGCAAGATGAAGCTACGCGCACGCCCATGTGATAGACGTCAATGCTCGCACCAGCTGGCGCATACGAAGCAAAGTTAACCTCGACGTAACCTTCAGTTGCAGGCAGCGCATAGATCGTTTCAGTGATAACAGCACCACGACCGTGAGTAGATGCGTAAGGCACGTTGGGGTTAGCATACGTGCCCAGACCTGCTCTCGATGCTACGCCGACAGGGTCATAAGACTCAAGCGTCTTGATGCCTGGGCGATTGATACTGCGACCAGTTGGAGGTGCTGACGAGTTGACGACACCGAAGCCTGTACGACCCGCATCAGGCAAGTCGAAGCCTATTGGATAGCCCCCAAGAATCGTGTAGCTCTCACGACCACCACTGCCTATACCGTTACCGGAGCCTTTGGTTGTTGACGTAGGGCCGCCGCCACATGCACCTGTTTCAAGATTCGAACAGGGATCATCATACGTAGGGTCAAACGTGTCATCGATTAAATGCCAGCGCTTGCCCCACTGATTACGCACGCTGAACTTCTCAGGTGTTAGAGGAGTCCAGTCACCTTCCTTGGTGCGAACGTACATGGGCGTATCGACACAATCAAGCCAACCGTTATTCGCAGCATTACGAACGCGAAAACGTGACATGTACTATCTCCTTACGGTCTGACCCAGATAGCGCCTGCTGGAACTTCTTGATCTTGAGCGGGGTCCGTATCTTGTACGAAGACAGCTACCACACCTGGGTTTCCAGGAGCACCAGTCGGGCCTGTAGCGCCAGTAGGACCTGCTGGACCACGAATACCCACATAGCCTTGCTTGCCTGGCAGACCATCGATACCACGAGGACCAACACAGCCGTCAGTACCGCGTTTACCGTCAGAACCCATCAGGCCGTCGATACCATCACGACCAGAAGCACCAACGCCACCTTCAGGACCGTAGCCGATGCTGTAGATGGTAGGTAGGCCAGAGATAGCGAGCTTTCCGATACTCGGAATATTGATAGACAGCACACCTGTAAGTTGATCGAAGGCGCCTTGTAGCGTTGTTTCGTCTTCGGCAACATCAACAGACACACCGCCTTGAGTTGCTACTACCTTACCAGACGCATTCGTCTTGAGTAGCGATATATCAACCTTTTCTACCACGAGAACTCCTTATGGCCATGTGGTGCCTTGATCTTTAGTAGGGTCCACCCACAGCGTCCCGGCAGCTACTGCTCCAGGCTGAGTGGCGCTAACGATAATTGCAAGACGACCGGAAGGACCTGCAGGACCAGTTGGGCCAGTAGGACCAGTACCACCAGTAGAGCCAGTAGGACCAGTACCACCGCGAGGACCAGTAGGTCCAGTCGGCCCCATAGGTCCTTCACGACCTTCTCTGCCCGTAGGGCCAACATTACCGTCACGGCCATCACGACCATCCGGGCCTGGTATGCCTTGCTCGCCATCTGGACCAACAGGGCCTGTACAGCCTGGACCGCCCGTTGCACCATCACGACCATCACGACCATCTTTTCCGTCTGCACCTGTTTCACCTTTCTGACCTGTACGACCCGCTGGAATATCAGACGCAGTTGGGAAACCTGAGACTTTGAGACTACTGCCGTTAGCAAAGCGCAGAGTTAACACGCCCGCAGTAGCGTCATACGAGGAATCTGACGTGACCTCTGATGGAGCTTCGGACTCAGCGCTGTTAACGACAAGTGTGCCGCCAGATGCTCGGACAGGTGTTGCAACAGAACTTATGCCCGCAGCGATTAAACTTGTTTTTACCTTTATCAAACTCATTACGTCTTCTCCGCCTGAGCAGTCATATCCGTGTTATGAGCCAGAACATCACCAACGAAATAGCAGTCGAAAGGTTCAACGTCTATGTCTACGGTATTAACGAGTTGGTCTATACGACGACATTCGTATACAGACACAGGACCTTTACGTCCTCTGACTTGCATTCCTTGCTTAACTTCACGAGCAGGAACATAGCGCCATTGCTTATCATCGTAGATCAGCACAGGATGTTCGTGCGTAAACTTCTGTCCGTTAATGACGAAGTAGTGATCTTCCTGACCGTACTTGAGTGCTCGAACAGCAGCATAGACATTCTTACCTTTCAGGCTCGGCGAGGACCATTTACGGAACTCTTTAGGCTGATTGGAGAACGCAGCAAGCATATCGCCTACAGACAAACGCTCAACAGGCACAGAGCCTGCGATTGTATGCACGGTAGAGCCGAACACGATACAACCAGATGTTTTACTCACAGGGTTACGTGCAACTACAGTCAGAGCAGACTTCACAGTGACTGTAGGACGAGATGGTTGCCCCATGTCTGTTACTAAACAACTGATGGTGCCTTTGATTGTACGATCAGCACCGAGACCAAGACGCAGATAGAAGTTAACTATGCAAGTGTTAGTCTCTATGGCGTCAAGATTAACGCCCTCAGTTGTTGTGATTGTCCACTTGTACTTGTATGGACCCACACCGCCACGCGCATTGACAGGCAGATAAGCAAGCGAGGTAAATACGTCAGACCCTTGTACTGTGCGCGTGCCTACCATGTACAGACTAGACACAGAAGCAACAAGTGGGCTGATAGTAGGAAGAGGAGGTGCTGGCGATACGTTAGCAGTCGGGTACAGCCACACGAACACGTTAGATGCAGTGGGCTGCACATTAGATAGCACAGCAGTTTCGATAGGCGCAGGACCCGTAGGACCCGTTGCGCCCGCGATACAGCTTGGACCGTCATTACCTCGTGGGCCGAGTATGCCAGTAGGACCTGTTGGACCGATAGGACCTGTTGGACCGTCTTTGCCATCAGGACCCGTGTCACCATCAGGGCCAGTAGCACCATCACGGCCAGGCTCACCCGCAGTACCGTTCAGACCTCTAGCACCCGGGAGACCACCACAACCGTCAGCGCCAGTAGAGCCATCACGACCGTCACGGCCATCACGACCCGCAGCGCCTGGTGCACCTCTCTTACCTTGCTTACCTGAACCAAACATTGCACTCGTAGGCAGGCCGGGGATATTAACTAAATCCCCATTCTGTTTGATGAGTACGAGCACGCCGTTCTTACTGTCAAACTTTACGCTTGCGATCTGTGTCGTTGTCAACACATCGGAGGATTCGAATTGAATACCACCAGCAACAGCAACAACGGATTTACCTTCATCGTTGCCTGTTGTCTCGATTTGCGAAAGTTTTAAGTCTGTCATTTAGGCTCGACCTTAATGCACAAGTTACCAATCAGCTTCGAACCGTAGCTCGTGATCTGAGCGTTACTGATACGCACCTTAGCGACAATATCAATAAAGCCTTGAGGTTGGTTCTCGGCTAACACAACAAGCATCTGAGTGATACTGACATTCGAATACGCGATGATCTCGGTCAGGTTTTCTGTAGAATCAACAACGTTGAAACCACTGCTACCCGTACCTTTTAGACCACGACCGTATTCAGCCTCAGCAAGGCCCGGCGTCTTGTACGATAGAACGTACTCGATATGCTCTTTGCCGCTGGTGGCTTTGAAGCCAGGACCCAATTGACACTGGAAGTCTGCAACACAGGTAAGCATGACACCTTTCTTGAACTCGATACGCTGCGTAATCGTCAGCTCCTCTGAGTCCTCAACATCTTGGTGGATGTTGTACATGTTCTTAGGGTCAGCTTCTTCTGCGAGCGCTTGCGTGTTGCTGATGGTGATGTTCGGCCACTCACCACTGATCTTGATGCCTTCACCCTGAATGATTTCAGGAACGAACATAGGCACATCAATAGGCGAGAGTCCCTGACGCTTGAACATAAAGCCTGTTGGCGTAGGGATAACATCGATGATAACGCCATCAACAGAACTGTCTTTCGAGCCTACAGCCATCACGTTTTCGAAGATGGTGATTTCCACCAGCGTGTCTGCTGGGATAGGCGATACAGTCTGCAACGAGTTACCAACAACGGTGAAGTCAGAAGGATGAATCGTCAGACCACCCATCGTTGCAACAACGTGCGCTTTGTTTAGTGGGCTAGTCGGAAGAATGTATGTATCAGCATCATAAGGAAGACGATACTGAGAAACACGCATACGAGTAGACCAGTTGGCGCGTTCTTCATAGCGGGCAACATAGAAAGAATATTTCTGGCCAGAAGGAATTGCCTGCGTTAGCGTAATCTTATTGCCGTTGTTGATCTTGTAGACTGTGGAGGGCTGCCACGTTGAGCCTACAACACAGAAGACCATATCGGCGCTTTCGATTACTTGGCTACCCAGAGAGAACTGAGTTGTCTGACCGTCACCTACACCTTCGTACAGCTCAAACAGAACGACATGGCCTTGAGATGGTTCGATACGGAACTGTCTCAGGTCAAGCAGCATCTGCTGTTCAGGGTAGGATGAAAGCAGCAACTGATCTTCCTGAACGGAGTATGCAGTACGCGGCTGGAGAACGCCTGACGTGCCTACAAACAAATCAGTAGAGCTATCAAGAATCTCGGTCAGTTGGTAACGCAGAGCATCAGGAGTAGCTGTGGTCACAACAGAACTAAACAGCATCTTGCCTGGGGGTACAAACAGGCTTGCGGTCGTCTGACGTGAGCCACCAACAGGACCCCAATAAGGTTCGTTGTCTGCGCCACGCATCAATCCCCAAGTGCTTGGCACATCGTTGTTAGCAGGCCACGGGATGCCAGCGCTCGGCGTAGTTGGGTTAGTGATTCGACGCCACACAGCGATAGACGTTTGCGCAGACACGAATGGGATAGCGCTGTCCAAGTTGACAAGCTGCTGGTTGGTGTATTTGAAGTGACGACAAGCGCCTGCACCAGTACCTGCAATAGTCTGCACGAGGACGGTCTCACCTTCTTTGAGAGAAGTAAGACTTGGAATCTTAAACGTGTTAGCGTTAATGAAACCAGTAGAGGTAATCTGACCGCTGAACACACGGTCGTGCTCGCTGAAAGCCCAATAGTAAGAGCCTGCACCGTAGCGCGAAGCCTGACCAGGAGACTTAGAGCCATCGCTGTTGATATGCATGTCCAGCACAGACACAACGTTGAACACGTTATCGTTCAGGCTAGGCAGATTCTCCAGAGTTGCTACACTCGGGATGGACGTATAATCTGCCATCTCAACAGCAAGAATCTTCTGGACGTCCTGCGTCAAATGGATGAGCAAGCTAACGCGAGACACAGAGTTTGGAACTGCAATGATAGGCTCTTGCAGAACAACGTGACCGAAAGGACGGTTGTCTTTGAGCATGATCATCAACTCACCCACACGCTTCAATTGCTCACCAGCAGCGTAGGTCAGTTTTATATCAAAGATAAAGCGTGCGCTATTCTCAGAGAGAACCTGTACATAGGACAGAGCACCGGAAGCAAGCTCGTTGCCAAGTAACTGCTCTGGAACCTCAGATGGGTTAGAGCCGATATAGTCACCTGCTTTGAACGAAACTGGCTGCACAGCAATGCCGCCTGCGTTAGCGTTCGCAACGGCCTGTTCTCCCTGAGGCGTTAAACGCAGAGCGTCAACGTAGATAGATTCATCAGCGGCCATCAAAAGAACTCCTTGAATATTTACGTTCTTAAATTAGCAATAAACAAAAAGGGAGCCAGGAACACGCAGCTCCAAGCTCCCTTTATTTTCTACTGGTATCTGACGGTTAGCACAGAACTGCCGAAAGCACGCGCATTGGTACGATAGATACAGACAATATCTGTCAGGTTATCGTAGACTCTGCGCCCAACAATCGGTCCTGTTTTACCATCTGATCCCGTTACTGGCCACTGAGCACCATCAAAGCCTAACCACGCACGATTCACGTTGCCTGTAGCATCAGCAGCAGCGCTGAACACAGGCGTACCGTAATCTTGACGCACAACAAAGTAACCATATTCCTCTGTCTTAGTTGACAGTACGAACTGACCACCAGTGTTAGAGCGCAAGCGCGTAGGCAATTGATCGAGTGCAATGCTTATCGTTGTCAAACCAAATGGCGCAACACCGAAACGAGGATAGGATGAATACGCTGTCATGAAGTGGGTCTGCGTCAAACGCTGTTGCCCTTCAATGTACAGTGCTTTCACACCAAACTTGGTATCGTTAAGCAACGTACCGATAACCAGCTTACCTGTCTGAGCGTTAATGCTGATACCTTGCACGTCTACAACGTCACCCTTCTCGTTTGTTATCTGCCACAAACATTTGGCGCTAACATCTTCCTTGTCAAACGTACCAGTACGGCCGAGCAATGCGCTGATCTGCATCGCGCTATCATCGCGCACGTTAGTGTAACCACCCACAGATAAATCTTGAGGGAAGCCAACGCCCGGACAAACGATTGTCTGTGTCAGGCTTATCGTGGTGCGTTGTTCCGTAATGATACATTCCACTTGAACAGTCTGTGGGTCCTTCGAAGCAGCAAAACTAAACGTACCATCTTGCGCTAAGGTGAATCCAGTAGACGACTTAACAACGTTCCATTGGAATGACACAGAGTTAGCATCAGGCAGAACAGACGAGCCTGTCGCACCAGAACGGCGTTCATAGTATGCGATAAACTTGTAGTCTTTGTTCGGCTCAATGTTTGAAGCAGGGTTCTCGATGGCACCACTAAGGATAGTGTTCAACGTTTGCAGATTAACAGTACGACTGCTGGTAATCGTTTCATCCACCAGCGAATACGGGTTCTGCTTGGTGAACGTGGCGTTGATTGTAATCAGACCATCAGACAACTGAGACTGACCGATATACAGATGACCGTTAAGCTGATCAATCGATACGCCATCAACGTTGGTGCTTTCCCCAATAGACCACAGTGCGTCTGTTGTTGTCAGCTCATCATCAGGGTCGATAATGATACGCAGCGAGAACGGAACGAACCAGCGGCCATTCTCGTACCCAACATCAGGGTTACGATCAGACACATCCCACACAATATCAGGACCAACGATACCCATCTGACGCAGGTACGTGTTAGCCTGTACGAGGAATACAGTCAGCGTCTTCTCAATCTGATATTGGTCACATGTATAACGCGCACGCAACGTCACAGCACCATTAACGTTCTGGTTAGGTGTGATGTTACCTTCATCGTCAATCACTGCGATTATATCGTCGGTCGGCACAAGCACTGTCGTATTATTCGGACCCGCCTGTGTGTAATACTGACCAATGATAGCCCACTCGGCATACTGCTCAAGTTCGAATGTGGTAGGCTTCTCTTCCAGATATGAACCATCAATCGTCCGCGCTACGCCACCTGTTTGATACGTGAGTACAAGCGCATAAGACTCAGACAACACGCCAGCAGAAATCTGAGTAGCACCTTCAATGCGACTGTTGATCACATTGTTGATACTCTCTTTAGGCTTAGGCGAAACGATCAAATCAATCTTGTTGCTCACACGGAAGAACGAGGCAATCACCTGAGTATACGTCGGATAGAGGCACTTGCCCGCTTGCAGTATCGCACCATCGTAGAACGTATTCTCCAAATCAGTCAGACTCGCAATGGAGTTGAACATAGGCAGCTTGGAGACTTTCATCGCACGGAAGTCTTTGTACGATGCAGGCGTTGAGCCTTCTACGATTTCAACAACAGCCATACCACTATAACGACCAGGCGAGAACTGTAGGACCTTGTAATCGTCTGTGTCTTTATCAGGCCAGTTGCCAGACCACTGTGCGGCAGTAACGTATTCCTGAGTACCATCTGCATAGGTCGCAAGCAAACGCACAAAGGTACGCGTGTTCGAATACAGGGTATCAGGACATTCGATAGTGATTGAATCCACCAGCGCACGTAACGGGATAAGCTGAATGTCTCGGTAGTTTACCAGCTCAGTGCCTTCGTACTCATAGTGCATCGTAATGCGTGCAGCACCATGCAAGTCACCTTGGAAGTAAAGCGAGTATTCATCCGACTGACGTTCCATAATCGGGTCATACACACTGTTGGACGAGGCAGATACGTTCAGCGTTACCCAGCGAGCATAATCAGGATTGTCGGGGTCATACTGCGTTGGGTCCTGACCTTGCTCGACAGCTTCCTGTTGCAGCTTGATGGTACGCTCACGCGCTTCTTCCTTGGCGCTCGCACTCGGCACGTACTCTACGCTAACTGATGCAGCCGCAGCATACACTTGGCCATCGTTCCACAAACAAACAGTCGGCAGCATCAACGTATTACCGTTACCGATAGACGATGAGCTACGCAGATCCACCTGCTTAGGAATCATGATAGTATCATTGATCAAGAACAGGTTCTGGTATGTCTGTGTTGTGCCTTCTGTGTAAGCAAAGCACAGAGCATAGCGCACAGCATCACCATCAACCAGAGGCGCAGTGAACTCACCGCTCTTCGGGTCAACATACGTTAGGGCATGTGTATCGGTCGCTGTGTCTGCACGACTGAACCAGACGCCTTGAACCTCTGTGTAAGCTACCACGATCGAGGGGTCACGCGCAGCAATCTGCTCAGGCGTTGCAGCGGCAAGAACATACAGCGCCATGGCTTTAGGACGAATGATTGTGCGCTCGACGATGGTGTCAGGAATAACGAGGTCAACAGTCGCAAGCGCAATCTCAGGCGCCTTCATCTTGATCTGACGCACAGCCTGAATAGGAGTGACGTCACCAAACTCGGCATACAGCGAGGTCATGTAATCCTGACGCATCACCTTAGACTTGAGTGTGGACTCTACAATGTCAGTCCATTCAGATGTAGAGCGGCACTGTGCAGAGGAGACCTTAGACGTACCATCGTTGTATGTAACGACATACTTGATAGCTTGGTCCTGCCCTTGAGCAATCTCGTCATCAACAAGAATCTCCAGATTAACAGGCACAAGGTCCTTGACGCTGCGGTTGACAGCAAACTCTTTCGTCTGCGTCATATCAAACTGACCCTGGAAGTCTACCGTGATATCCAGAGTGGTGTCAGCATCAACACTAGGCAGCACCAACGTCGAACCGTTGAACGTACCCAGAGTAGAACTCAGTTTGACCATGCCGCTATCAGTCAGGTCTTTTGTCTGGCCAGTAGTTTTATACAGACCGTACACTTTGACCTTAGCACTTGAGTTACCATACAGGCTAGACGTTTCGATTGTCAGCTCATCAGGGTCAGGCTCAACGCCGATAGGATAGATGCGACTCTCCAGCACTTGGCTGGTGGTGTTGTAGCGCAAAGTAAGGCTGATCGATGTGATAGCAAGAGGCTCATTGAAACGCACAGCATTACCATCACGCTCTGCAATCCATGAACTGTCTTCTACCCACACTTCGACTGTTTGTTCTGTGTTGTCGCTGTAACTGATAACAGCACCGAACGTCATCCACTCACCGCCACGAATGAACTCAGGCTGAATGAATGAGATAGCAGACTGCAAAGGACTGCCTACAGTGAAGCGGCGAATAGGCTCTACCACTGTGTGCGCACCGATATAAATCTGCGCTGTCATGTTGATTGCAGCGTACACGCCTTCAAGAACTTCCTCGATAGGCGCCCACTGGTAGAATAGCTCGGAGATGCGACGATAGAACATCGCACTACGCGCCGTGTACTGCTCAACATCGTTGTTCACAGGGTCAAAGCCAATGTGGTTGTTGAACCAGTCTTCGGCTTCTGTTTGCGTCAACCCTACTTGCTGTAGCGCATTCACAACATCGGTCTGCGCGTCTTTTGTGATCGTCAGGTCAAGTCCACCGTCAATCAGATGCGCATCGACTTCCAGATTAACCTTGTTCGTCTTATACCACTGGCCACCATCTTGAATTAGAGCACCAAGAGGTGTAGGCAGGAATGTCTGATAGTCCGCAGTGTACAGACGGTTAGTATCAAACTGGCCACCCAGCAACAGACCAACAAACTTGTTCCACTGTGTTGTTCCACTGACTTGCTGCCAATCAGGCAAGCAATCGATAACACGCTTTAACGTAGGCAGACGCGCGCTCATCAGGTCACGCGTCAAGTTGATGCCTAACTGGCGAATGGATGCAGCCGCCAGTTCATCGTTAGAGTCAGCATTGATGCGACGAAGGTCTAACAGTTGTTGAATCGCTGTCAGGTTTTGTTCGTCGTTGTGATCATCAAAGATTTGGAACAACTCAGCCCATGCTTCATTCGACTCAACAAAGTCGATGTTAAAGGCTATTGAGTTAGTCTTCACTGATTCATCTTCCTTTCGCTATAAAGGATATTGACTCGCAGGTTACGCAGCGCAACATACTCAAGCACAGTGTTAGGAATGATATCCTGAACAGGGCTTGGGATATTGCAGTAGTCCACTTCTGGGCGGCGCACTGGCTTGTCTGGGTCTGTCCAGTCGTACAGCACACGGTCAGTAATGTCAGACAGCGCAAGACGTTTACCTAACATACCAGGGCGACGCTCAAACAACTTGAGGACAGACGCTTCCAGCACAGACTGATTCGACTCACGCGTGCCTGGTGCATCAGCATAGAGCGACACGTCCAGCACACAGTCAATCTGCAACTTGTCAGGGTTCCATGATTGAATATCGAGTGGACTGCTGTACTGTGAAAGCCAGTTGAGGAACTTAGTCCACTGTGCAGATGAAGGGTTCGGGTTGATGCCACCCCACGAGCTGGTGTTACGGGGCAACACACAGATACGCACAACGCCTTGCCACTCTTTGTCGTTAGGTGCTATCTCTGCTTGTCCCTGAACAACAACATCAGCAACGTCAGGATAGAGCGCACACGCTGCTTTCCATTCATCACGACGAATCAGTTTCTTGCGGCTACGACCAACAATCGGGCTGTAGTTGCGATAATACTCAGGAGGAGTTTCATCAGAACCACCAAGCGCGGCAGTAGTAGTCTTGCCTTGAAGCTGAGGGTTATCTAAGCACTGCACTTTCAGGCCCATGCTGTCAGTATTACCAGCAGCGCCTACAGCCTTGATGCCCTGAACTTTCATCGTATAGCCAGCGGGTGGTTTGATTCCCCACTGCTCGCCACCGAACTGAATCTCAACGTCACCGCTATCTGTAGTTACATCGAGGAAGATCTGTTGTCCAGCATACGCTTCAAACAAACACTTCTCATAGCGCTGATACTCAGTTTTGGTACCAGTAGGATGCTCGAACCAGACACGCAAGTCAGAGGTAAGCTCAAAGTTCTCGGTGCCTAAAGCAACAGTCATGTAATCATACGGGTTAGTGATCACTTGGCTGAACGTGAACATGCTACCGATAATCAAATCAACTGTCTTGACTTCGCCTGGCGCCCATTGAGTTACTTCGGACAGGAGAGCATTGCTATCACCTACAGTGAATGCCGTGTACTTGTCATAACTGACTTTCACAGCACTCAGGTTAGCGATAGTGGCACTGACTGTAGATGTTGACTTGCGTCCAATATCCACACCCAGATAGCGGGCGTTAGCAAGTAGGCTTGTATTACGACGAGCAAGACGGCTGAACGCTTCACGCGCTGCAATCAGTGTAGCCCACGAGTTAGATACACCGATATCGCCAAGAGCATCAGCAAGGAGTGCAGTCAATGAACTGACTTGACTATCAGTCCAGTAAGAAGATTCGTTGATACGCTTAAGGAAGTCTTGTGCAAACTCCTCGTGCGTAGTGTACGTGTTAAGCATGGACATTATTGGGCCCTCATGGCAAACGTAACTGACTGCGTGTTTTCCAGTTTAGGACAACGCCAGTTGATGGTACACACATAGGTCTGATCGTACTGAGCGCTCATACCACACGTTGTCCGTACATCGGTAACGTCATCAGTCAACCCGTTCGCTGGGTCTTCTAGTGCGATACGCATGTAGGTTGCAATCCACTGCGCGGTCTTATCATCAAACGGTTCGAACAGGTATTGATAGACGTCAGCACCAAACGCTTCACGCCATTTACGTGAACGCTTTCTCGTACCAACAACCATCAGAATCTTTTGGACGATGCTATCCATGTTCTGGACGTTATCACGAGGCTCAAGATGAATCCATACGTTAACGTCACAGTAAACACGCTCGGAGACAGGCACGTCAATCAAACGAATAGCGATAGCCATTAGCCAAATCTCACGTTGTTGCTGCCATTGGATGCGGTGTCATTGCACGTATTAGGGTCACCATTGCGTTGAGCAGGCTTACCGTTAACACGCACAGTCGAACTGGAGATAGCGTAGCCCACATGTGGTGGTTTCTTAGGTGCTGAGTGGGGTTGATACGCATCACCCTGACGCACGCTTCCCTTACCATTGATCATGACATTGGCTGAGGCTTGTACTGCGACAACAGGATAAAACCCATTGTGTCCTGTGGACAGGTCTGCGCCTAACCGAATTGCTTTCTGGCCCATTGTTATTCTCCTCTGTTAGGCACAAATTAGCTTTATACGCGACAGAAACAAAAACGGGCAGCCTAATGGCCACCCGGTTCTTGCGCTTGGATTTTGTCGCTATTCCCACATCCCTCGAACGTGTGCCACTGTGCCCTCAAGCACGTAGCCGGAATGAATAGAGGAAGGATAGACTACCTGAGGTCCTTCCTGTAACGATAACAACCGACCAAGCATTGCGATTGCTATCAGCGACAATATGAGCAGTACAATCGTCATCATATCGTCGTTACTCTTCTTTTGGCCGAACGGTACTGCATGGTTTGATCAGATTACTCCGCTGCCTATCGTCCACGATCACTTAGGTTTCAGTTTCTTCATCTCTTTACCGCCTGCGCTGCGGTCAAGCCGCACACCCTGCACACGGGTCTAACACAAAGGGGCGGAAGAACCTTTATGCTCGAAACATGCACATGGCGAAGGAGGCCACGCATCGGTGATCTGCTGGTGTTAACACACTTTTAAGGCCTTTCGTTTGTGCACCATTCAAGAGACAGGGCCACCAGCTAGTGATCTCTTTAAGGTATCGCACTGACTTGTGAACAAGTCACGGGTTGAAAACTATACACTTCCATATGCGCATCGGGAGAAACGCATAAGGCTGATGCACAGCTTTGACTAAGAAGGATTGCGCCCGTCGCCCGACTTCACTTGGGTATCGACAATCGCTCTCTCTTACTCCCTTGAGTACAGCGCAAGGAACACTGAGTCAATGAGTAGTCTGCGGGTGTTTCTCACTAGAGGGTGAAAGCCTCTTAGATTCTTTATTCTGTACAGCACCTTAGTGGACTGAATCGCCCGCTGGAGCATCCAATAAGGCCCTCTCGGTTAGGCACCTTACTGTACAGAAAACCCGGGGAGTACGTTACCATATAAAACGACTCTCCCCAATGCATACCAGAGCGACTTGATATGCATCAGGCAGTGAACGTTTGCAGAAGTTCAACTGCTTTGCTTCCCGCTGAACTAGAGCCACACCGTTGAGTCTACGGTCCACAGTAGTTACATGCCTAGAGGATATTGCCTTGGAGTTTATGTCCTATGGAATAACCGGGCTCGTCGCGTCGGTGCCACAGCAATATTCTATCATGTGGTGCTGGGGTTGTTCCCCACATTATGCGATTGCTCGCAACCAGCTGGAGGTCTGCGTCCGATGAAAAGAATAACTAAGACGCAGATGAGCTTTTCAGAAAAAACGGCACACCAAGAAAATTGGCTAAACTTAGTGTGCGTATAGATATTACTATCTACAATTTTTATTTACAGATTTTTCTGAGATTAGAATGCCTTACGTTCAACATTCGAATAGTACGTTTCGTACGGCTCAGAATACAACTCAGGACCGCGCTGCGCACGCACAGTAACATAGCCTGTATGGCGATTCACTGCGGTGATTTCGATAGTAGGCTGTTTAGGCTTAATCGTGCCGTAGATAGGCGCGTTCATCGTTGGTGGGTCTGTCTGAATCTTGTTTACAGATTGCAGTGCAGCACCAGACAGCGTAGGGAACTTAAAGCGCAATTCAGCACGCGTGCGGCCTGTAGCGATCTTGATGCTACCAGCAGGCAGTTCAACGCCGCTTTGTTTCAGGTAAGCAGCGATGCGACGACCAATACCCGCTAATTGGTTCTTAGCGACAGGGTCCATCAGACCATCGAAGCTAATGGCTGATTGCGGTTGATTCACTGACAGATGCATACCCGTGTTGAAGTAGCCTTCTGCGAGAAAGCGATACAACTGACGAACAATCTCAGGAGTGTTCTGTGCAATCACAGGCGTCAACAACTCAGGTGGATTGGTCTTCATCGGGTCGCGGTATTCAACCTGACCTTGTGAGTAACCCATACTGATATGCTTAACACGAGGATAAGCAGACTGCAACGAACCAGTAGAGCGAATCAGGATAGAGCCAGACTTCGCTTGATCATACAGTTCATCGCTGGTGGTTGTTGAGAACAGGAAGTAGTCGGTAGGCACAGCCATACGACCGATAGCTTCGATTGCTTTCGTCTGCACTTCTTTGATCGTCGAACCAAACACTACGCGGCTACGATTCGGCTGAGCAGTAGACACAGCGAAGAATGCGCCGTACACTACCTTCTGGTCTTTGACGATAGGCGAAGCAGACTTAACCTTTTGACCGCCTGGCAGTGGAGGTAGCTTAACGCCCACCAGCTTGCCTTTAGTGATTGCTTTGTTCGCAACAACAGGCTTCAAGGAGGACAGCAGCTTGTTCAACTCAGACCCGTCAAGAATCTTCTCCAGCGGAACAACGAGGTTCTGCGGCAGATAGTGTTTCTTGCGCAACGTATAGATAACGGTGTCTTTCTTGATCTGTAGAGGAGTAGCCATGTTACGACCAGCTTGACCAACAGGCTGGAACGTATTCGCTTTGTCCTGACCAACAGAGCCGAACTCTTTGTCAAACACAGACTGACCGATGATGTTCGCTGCACGCAGATGGCCACGCACGTTGAACACAATCTTAGGTTCATCTTTCATGCGCAACTCATAGCGGTCACGCGTCAGATAGACCATGCTGAACTTGTCGCCTTTCTCCAGCTCAAGGTCATACTCATCGTTAGCGTCATCGATAACAACTTTCTTACCCTGATAGGTAGCGTACACGCGAGCGGCAGCAGACTCCGAAGCAATCTTCAACGCTACGCCACAGTTAGACAGCGCAGTAGCATAGTTGGTTGCGTGGAACAGCGCGTCGTTCGATTCCGTGATAGCGACTTCTTTACCGCGTACGCCCAGCGCAAGGTGGATAGCGCTAGAGCTGGACATGAACACAGTGTGACCTGTATCTTCATGCTTACCAGCAAAGGACATACCACTAACACGCGAAATAGACAGCGCATTTAGGTGTGGAGTAGTGAACGTATCACCCGCAGCAAAGTCAAAGATTTCACCTTGACGCCACGCGTAACCGATGTTGTTTGAACTCAAGCCAACAAACGCATCACCCACCTGTCGAATCGTAGTAGGGATAATGCTGAGATCGCGAACGATCTGATTTTGTTTCTGAATGATGGTCATATTGATCCCTAATACGAAACAAGGCGGAAGGCATTCTTCTTGAGAAGATTCAAATTGCCTAACATGAGACTGTAGGCCATTGTGCCGTGCTCTTTAATAAGCTCGTCAGGCACAAGTGAACCGAAATAAATTGAGCGGTCTGGACGTGAGTTAATCTCAACGCCACTGGACTTCATTGCATTCGGTACGATGAAGCACCAAGGCTCTGCAACGTACTTACCTTTCACATACTGAACTCTATAGCCAACGGCAACGCGCTGGCCTTTCGGCGGGCTGTATGAAAAGACATCCGTCTGCAATTCGAGGGCTTTCGACACGGAGAAAAGCGCCATAGTCAGAAAGCGTTGCTCGAATTGTGGAATGAATGCGTTGTCTTCGCATATCTTTTTCAGTACAGCCTCTTGCCGTGCTCGTGGGAACGAAGCGAAGAGGCTCAGGTTCATCCGAGACGCGCCAGAATCTGTCGAACCACCTCAGACACAGATGCCGTTTCAGTATCGATAACAAGATCGAAACCACCTGGCACTTGCTTGTAGCGTTCGCTGTATTGCTCGAACACTTCTTTGGTCTGACGTTGTTCTATGCGGTCTTCACCACCAACGCGATGTTTACGGCGCTCTACCGAAGTCTCATAAGAAACATTCAGCAGCACAGTAAGGCGCTTCTCAGGTGCGAGCACTTCCCACGTATGACGATAGATGCGATCATTGATATCCGAATCACCCGCTTGATAAACGAAGGTGGACGGGTAACCACGGTCAGCAATAATCATCGTGTTAGGTTCGTTGGCGAGAATACGCTCGTAGGAATTCATGGTCGATGAACGCGCGGCCAAGAACAGTAGCATTTCGGTGCGACTGTCCATATCTGTTGCGAGGCCGCCTCTGTCGTTAAGCAGAATATCACGCAGATGTTCTGACAAAGGAGTACCACCAGGCTCGCGCAGTCTCAGGACCTGAGAACCACGTTGTTGCAAAATTTCGGAGATTGCTGTGCAAACGGTAGATTTGCCAGAACCTTCGGGACCTTCTACTAAAAGATAAACAGAGTTCATAGGGATTCCTTAGGCAAATCGCCCACCACGCCATGCGGCCTTGATGAGCAACTTAGCCACGATTTCGTTCTTCATTGTCTTTCGCTTTGCATTGCTACGGACAAATGCAGAGCCGAACTTATTCACGACAATCAAACCAACACCGCTCACGCGTATGCGTTCAATTATTCTATCGCCGTGAGATTCAAACAGGGCTTCGTCTATGGCAAAGTACATACGCATACAAAACGGTAGATACTTGTGCCACTTCTTATCAGTATTGAAATCGGCCCAGCAACTCTTAACCTCAGTGATAATCATATCGCATTTGGTATTAAGGCAGAACACGTCTGCTCTTAGGTTGCCTTGCTTAATCAAACCCAGCTCAACATGACAGGAATAACGTTTGTCAATCCAATAACGCTGAGCTGCCTCAGTGATAAACATAGTCCTATCAGGACGACTCATTGAGGTAAAGACTGCCTGTGTTTGACGTTCAGCTTTGCGGCGCTTAAAGGCCATACGAGTCGATAATGTCCAGCGCCTGAGCTAAAATTGGGCGGAGTTTCTTGTCCACCTTCTTTAGAGCTTTATCAGCACTGAACCACTTACGCTCACGCATGCCTGCTTCATCGTATTCAGTCAGTTCCTGCTTGACCTTCATGATGAACCATTCAACGTTCTGGGCGCGGCCGGTCTTGCCTTTAACATACTTCATAATGTCGATGAAGTCTTTAGGCTTACCGAGAATGCCGCCTTCTTCCATGGCTTCTTTAAGCGCGGAATCCAGTGGCGTCATACCTTTCTCAACGCCACCTTTAGGGAATCCCCAATTGTTTCCGTGTGTGGTGCGAATCAACAAGATCTGCACTTCACCTTTTTTCTTTTTGTATGGGACAACGCCTGACTGCTTACGCGCTTTCTTTTCAGAAGGCAGCTTAGCAGAGAGTGACACATTCAGCATCATAGATAATCACTTCCACGAGGCATGTTCACTTCCCAGCGTCCAGAGTTGTCTACCCACAGACCGTTATCCTGCAGGCGCTTGTACGCATCATACAGAGAGCATGAGGCGAGCACTTGCAGTTCGGTGCCGAAGTCCGACATTGAATAGCTATAGATAGATTCAGGCAAATATGACAGGCGTTGGCCTTCATAAGAGTCGTGAACAATACAACCATCAGCATCAGTTACAACGGCGTGAGATGCAACAATGGTAGGCCCCAGAACAACGATACGATAGTCTGGGTGCTTGTTGTAGTTGCGCTGAATGAACAACGCAGCTTCTGCAAACGGACGTGCGACTTGCGCAGCGCGTGTGCAGTTTTGTTCAAACGCAGATTCAGACAAAGAGCGTGCACCAGTCAGATTCATGGCCGATGCAAAAATCATTGTTGTCAGATCGTTTGGTGCGATAGCTGTGGGGAAGAACTTCGTGCCCCACGCTTGATCTAAAGAAAGCATGGACCGTCTCCTTATTCGATAGTCTAAACTAAATTAGCGTTAATCAGCAGGACAGATAAGGACTTGTCTGCGATTCTGCATAAAAGACTTTGGAGCAGGGCCACCTATCACGATAGCGTATTTTAACAGGAAGCCAGGCTTCTTTGTCGCTACGTTACAGCCACCGTGTGAAAGAGCTGCCAGAGCTTGACTGCGAAAAGGACCGGTCAAGCACAGCGTATGAGCGAAGAAGGGTTTGCTCACCTTCTTCATTGTTCTGCTCATTAGAGCGCGGATAGCTTCGCATTGTTCCGCAGTAGGTTCAGCACCGCAATAAACATCGAAATGCATTATGCGCCCTTAATAGTCATCAGGCTCTTGTACAGGCCGAACTTCTTCGAGAAGTCAGCAAGCGCATAGCCAGCCATATCTGCGGAATCAATCTGCTTAGTAATCAGCTTGCAGTTGGACGCGCTCAGGTTGTTTGCATTGTCTTCGTACAGGACAAGGGTATGACCATCATAGCGCTTATCGTCTGTGAAGAACACACCAAACTCTTTCCACGAGCGCGTGCCATACTCAAGGACAAACACCGACGTTTCATAGAAGCCTGTGCCCATCTCCTGACTGTTGTCATTGAGGAAGTGCTGGTCAACGTGGTCAGCAGCAACAACGTCAATCGTAATGAACTCACACACCTCAGGACAGTTGCGCAACCACGCACGCATACTGCGCTCAAAATACGCAGCCAGTGCGCAGCAGATGCAGCTACGATTGTTCGGGTCTTTATCGACACGCGGGATAGCTGTCAGCAGACGGTCCTGCACAGCCCACGAGATGAAATCTGTGTCCAGACGTCCATCCGAGTACTCGTATTCTTCGTCGTTGATAACAAACAGATTGTGGCGCTGCATGTTGATGTTGCCTAACACATGCTTAACGCGGTTCATCTGCCCGTAAGGGAATTGGAATAGAACCTCGGTATTGATAACACGAGGTACGCCATTTTCTAAGTAGGCAAACTCCATAGGGTGCCGTAATACAGAACGCATTGTCTTTCCTTTAGTTCAGGTGGATTATCTGGCCATTAGCTGTAATGTCTTGACCTGCTTCAATTCCGACGCGGCCTTTGACGTCCAGAGTATCATCGCCCTTTATTGTGGTCTTGCGATTACCTTCAATCACAACTGTCTGATTGCCTGTAATCTTCGTGTACTGATTACCGCCATCACCTTTCGCAACACCAGCAAACTTGATGCGCTTCTTAGGGTCAGGCTTGAGAGCTTTAGGCGTCATTGTCGGGTCATTCAAGATATAATCAGGAATGTCGTTCTTGCTGCCTGTGACGATAAGCTGTTGGTTGCCTACGATTGTCTGATTCACGTCACCCATGATCGTCATATTGAAATCACCAGACGTCACAAGGAAATGTTCGTTAGTCAGACGGTCAATAATCAACTGCGTGCCTGTAGACAGACGAACGCCCACGCGATGCGGATAGTTGATCAAGAACTCGGGCAGCTTATCGGCCTCTGTCATGCGCACGTTGGTGCTGTATACACCTTCATGCAACTGACCAGTAGGGAATCTGACTGATACCTTAGCGCCCATCATAGGAACAAACTGTGCGCCGAACACAGTTCCAGTAGAGCCACCTTTGAGTCCTTCAAGATGACCGATGCCTGGACGAATCCACGGAATCATCTCATCAGGAATATCATCGGTAAGCCCCATGATGCGTGCGCGTATCATCTGAATCTTCTTGGGGTCTGAGCTATCAATAACAATAGCCTCGTACTCCATTTGCGGGTCAATCCCTTTCTTTGAGTTTACAGCATTTAGAGGAATCATTGTTTTACTCGCGGTAGGTACATCTCAAGTTTCTCACCGTCTGGCGTGCCTGTTTTATTAGAGCCGTCAACAGTGCCGTCACCGAGAGAGCACAGGAAGTTACGCAGGTCTTCTTCTGCTTGTCTGATCAACTGGCTCAAGTTAGTGCTCGGACCCATCAGCTTACTAATAGAGGAAGCATCGAGACACTTGTCAGGCAGAGAGTTGTCCAGCATCTTCTGCATATCATCAAGTTTGTTTGAGACGCAGCGCTGGTTGATCTGAGGACCATCAAGATACTCAGCAGGGATATCACCGTTAGCGATAAGACCGTTAATGTCACCAGTCATGCCGCCGAGCATATTCTCCATGCTGTCTAAGCGACCTGCAAGTCCATCGAGTATGCCTGTCTTATAGTTGATGGACAGGTCAACGCTCATCTTCTGGAGTTTGTTGAGCGCAGCACACATACCCGTAAGCAGCTTGGCTAGGCTGAACTCCTGCATAAGACTGTTCAGGTAGTCAGCGCCTTCGCCATACTTAGCGGCCAGCTCTGGGAACTTGAACGCTTCGCTGTCTACTTGGAACTGGTTGAGCATCACATCGAGTTTAAGGCTGTGTTGCTGTGCAATCCAATCGAGCGGGCTAGCACCATCAAGCGCCTGTTTGATGTTCGCGTTAATCTGCATAGGGCGCAGAATGTTAGCGACTGTATCGAGTGGAGTAAGGATGATGTTCTTACCGCCACCGATATTCGACGTGCCTTCAACAGGAGTGAAGTTACGCGCCAGCAAAAATGCTTCACTGTACATGTGACCAGAGTAAACGCGTGTGCGACCGATGATAATCCACTTGCCTGACAGCTTCTCATCGAGAATCAGTTCACGGTTAGAAGACACCATACCAGCTGTCACTTCGACAATATCAAACAGGTCAACCTCAGGACAGCCGCCCATGATTAGTGCGCGTGCAGTCTCGGTATACGTCATTGCCTGACGCTTGTTTGAATAGAACGCCTGCATGTATTTATCGTGCAGGTTAATGTCATTCGAAGGTCTGGCGTAGGCTTTGCGTGCACCAACAATATCACCACGCGTATCACTGTTGATATTGAGAGGGTCACGGCCTTTAACAGTCACTGTGGACATTTCATTGACAGCGCCTTTGCTATCAGCCCACAGCAGCTTGTCACCATAGTTCGACATACCGTTGAAGATACCGCTAAGTGATTTCGGTCGGAACTCATGCACGTTATATTCAGGACTACGACCTGTTGGCGTGTGGTTGAACGTCCAGTAAGCTACAGGGTCTTTGTCGAACTGCGCATTGAGGTCACGCACTATCATGCGCTTGTCTGCGCTGATAATCATCTTAGGTGCAGCTTCTTCCGATATCCAGATGTGCTGCTCAATCTCCGACGCAAACTTCTTAGGCGAACACGCAGCAGACACCCAACTCATAATGTCTTTGGTCTGCATATCACCTGCATCAAGCGTAAGCCCACACGACTGTGCGACTGTGCGTAGCGCTTCAAGGCTGGTGGATCGCATTGCATACGAGCGAGAGTCAAAGAGGAACTTGGGTGCATCGATAGCACACAGCACGTTCATCATATGGAAGCCACCCTCGTCGTACTCACGCACGGCAAACACACTAAACGTCAGTGTCGTAGACCTGTCAACTGAGGGACCAGTGGTTATCGTGATCTTTGTACCATCAACGATAGCGTGGGAGCTACGCAGGATATTCGTGCGATCAGCTAATACGAGAAGACAGGCAGGAACAGCGAAGGTGTTTTCATACGTGTGAACGTTGCGAACAAGATTCGGTGCATCCGGAGGAGCTTTACCGTCAAGCAACAGACCAAAGTAGCCCTGATTCTTGACGCCACCAGCGGAAGGATTTTCCATCGCCATATTTTACTCCAGAATGCGAAAAGGCCCGCTAACAAAGCGGATAGCTATGTTACTCAGGCCATGTTGTTTCAACAGTTTTGCACAGCAGTTGCAGCAAAGTCTTTTGTCAGTTGGATTGATTACGGACGAGGCGTATTCGCTTATCACGTAATTGTCGTACGGTTCATCGCAGAACTGACACAGCTCCTGCTTTTCGAGTGATACTCGGATGCGCATGGTTAGCCCTCGGCGTCAAGCTCCAGCGCAATGGCTTTCAGTTTCGCAGCAAGCAACTTAATCTCAGAAGACTTGGCTTGCATGTTAAAGCCACCACGCCCTGGTTTTATTTCGGAGTCTTTCTTCGTGTTGTACCACTTGCGCACTTCTACGACACGGTTACCGGCATCATCGTTAGCGAGATCAACAGACAGGAAGGTGTTAGGGCCGATAGCGATGCGAAACAGCTCTGGCGCAGAAGTCTCTTTGCGAGTCTTCTTTGCTTTCTCTTTCACAGGCTCAGACTTTTTAGACTTCTTAGCAGGCTTCGCTAACTCTCCCTTAGCAGGCTTCTCTGCCTCACGTTCAACAGGCTTAACCTTGCTCAGGGTCTTCTTGATCTTCTTCGCTTTCGCGCCAACGATTTTGCCGTTAACCATTGCCATTAGATTTGCGTCCTCTTAACTTGCTTTATTGCAGCACTAGGACGAGGCTGGGGAATAGCAACGAGTGCGCCTGCCAGCATCTCGGATGAGTGAACCCATCCGTTAGCTATCAGAATATTCCGCCAGTATGCGTTAGTGCTGAGTTCTTTGTACGACAGCAACTGAGGATTTCCCTCCATAGATGCGTCGATACGTTTGGTCGTGAACAACGATCTGTCCACGTCATCGAATACAGAAACAGACAGCGGGTCAATTCCCCACTTGTCTATGTTAGCGATAGTTTCAGCCATTTTTTCAGATCCTCACGAGTCACGGCAAAGTAACTGCTTACCTGCAGGACGAAGTCAACGGAGATTGGATTTCCTGTACCATCTTCCCACACGTTGTCGAAGTTAGCACTGACGCTATCAACAACGCAAGGTGTCATAGAGAAGAAATTACCAATATCAACTGAAAACGCCTCGTCATCAGAAAACTCTATGTTCTGTCCCGCTTGAGCAGCAGCCGCATTAGCGATTGCTTTAGCAGGGCTTGGGCCTGGCGCAACAAGTATACCGCCTACCTCAGACGGAGCACACAGGCTCAACAGATTATAGGTTGTCTCGACGACTTCACTGCGCGTGTCATCGTAAGCATCAACGAAGATAGGGAGGTCAAGCGTAAAGTAACTTGGTCCTCCCCACATCTTGAAGCTGGCCAACTTGTGAATGGAGCTGGCACCACCGAGCTTTAACGCAGAGTCAGCAGTGCCTGCGAGTCTACCCAACATACCGCCAGACCTATCAGAGATCCCCTGACCGATTGAAGTGTCCCCGAAAGGAGCACTCCAACCGCTTGACAGAGAGAACGTAAAGTCGGGTGGCACGAATCCGGTAAACTTGATGGTACCGCTTTTGTTGTAGATCTGAACACGGTACATGTTATCGACGCTTATCACGTCACCACGTTGTCGTGCAGTACCCACAGCAGTGGCGGTATTACCATCAGCAGGAATCAGATAGTTAGCCACAGATAGTCCTCTTACATATAATCCATAGTAATCATGTTCGTCATAGGGTCGTTCATGAATACTGGGATACCATCCAATGAATGTGCATTGCCTGGGCGACCTTGAGCAGGAACAGGACCTTGCTGAGGAGTAGCAGCACCTGTAACTTTAGCCGTATCTGTCGGAGCAGGAGGCGGCGCTACAGGCTCAGGTACTTCGGTACGAGCAACATCCCCTACAGACACTAGAGGCTGGTGATCGACTTCGGGCTGAGGTTGCTGTTTAGGCTCAATGCGTGATACTTGGTCCTGTACTTCTTTAGGCTGTAGTCCACCAGCTTGCTCATCGTTGACACGCTTACGCGCAGCAGGCAGCTCTTTGCCTTGACCAGAAGCAACGAGGTCTTGCATCTTACGGTCGTAGTCTGCTTGAGACTGCTTAGGCGTGACAGCACCTTTACCAGTCAAGTCTGGGACGTTTTTGTTTGCATCCACTTGCGTGTTCGCATAGTCCTCAGGCTTACCAGTGCCTTTCTTCAACTCAGGGAACTTCTCTGCAATGCGGCGATCTTCATCGGACATATCTGTCAGCTTAGGCATCTTTACAGACTTATTTAGGTCTGCCTCAGATACTTTGAGCAACACGTCCTTTTCGTTTTGAGCACGGTTCGCTACTGATTGTTGCGTCTGTGCTGAACTTGATTTGAAGTAACGATCGGTTGTCGCGGCTTTGTAGTCCTGAATGGTCTTAATCATATCCGCATCGGACATGGAGTTAACGTCTTTGCCTTTGAGAGCATTGGCAATAACGCTAGTACCAGCACCATACTGAACTGCCGTACTGTACATTAGTTCCTTAACACCAGCACCACGCTTCGTCAAGTCCACACCAACATCGTTCTGCACTTTAGCAGCAAGCGGTGCGTAGTGAGTACGCGTAATGTAATCACCCTGTGCTTTATCGAACTCTTCTCCTTGAGTGTTAGCAACGTCCTTGTACACAGAGTTGAACTGTGCTGTGCCTGGAGCAAGGCCACCGAAACGAGCGAGGAATGGTTTGCCTTCAGGACTGTTCAGGAAGTTAGTCATACTGCCTGTGTTGGTAGCAAGCTGGTGCTTACCGTAGCTTACACCACCAGCATCACCTGCGCCCGTAGACACAGTACCAACACCACGACCGCCTGATTCGAATTGCTCTGACACTGAACCAAGACCGCCCTCAGCAATAGCCTTGTTAGCGATATCGGTTACTTGCTTGCTGTCCATACGACGAGAAGGCTGTGCACGGAACGGGCCTTGATACTGACCAGCACCAGAGCCAGGCATACCACCAGCAAGAGCGCCTAAGTTAAACGGTACAACAACAGGTGCAGGAGTCTTAGACTTGTCCAAGTTCTCAAGCGTTGTGTCGTTGTATTCATCCATCTTCTCTTGGCGATCTTTCTCACCATCAGCAATCATCTTGTCAGAGGTGTCGGTAATCTTGTCAGACACGTACTCACCAACAGAGCTACCGAAGTAGTCACCTAGGATGCCGCCAATAGTAGCACCAAGAGCAGCGCCAGCAGCAGTCCCCGCTACAGGTACGACAGACCCCAATATGCCACCAATCCAACCGCCAGCCACTGCGCCGATAGAGCCACCAGCAGTGCCACCAATGGCCGAGCCAGCAGCCTTCTTTTTAGCTCCAGCTTTCTCAGCATCTGTCATGTCCTGATCAGCATCGATGTGTTGAACATCGTTTGCGTATGAAAGGCCATTACCTAACGCTGGACCGATTACAGGGATGCGCTTAGAAGCACCCATAAGCAGTGCGCTGGTTCCCGCAACTGCAACGTCCTGAACAGCTGAAGGTGCAGTTGGTGTCTTAGCAGCGATAGTCTGTGCAGCACTATCGTCAGCTTGTGTTGTGTCTTGTTGTGCAACGGATGGATTAACCGCAGCAGGAACAATGTCAGGCTTACCTGCACCTTCGTTGCTTGCGTTGTCATCAACAGAATCCGTGTCAGTCTTATCCTTGAGCCAGTTACCTACACCCAGACCAGCAGCGGCAGTAAGAGCAACAGCAGCAAACGATCCCCACTTACCGAGCTTACCCAGACGAGGGAAGCGTTCACGTAGAGGTCTACGACGATTAGGCAAGTCACGACCTGGACCACGACGTTCACCACGATTGCGTCCATAGCGTCTACCACGTCTGCGACCTCTTCTGCGATCTGGCCCATCAAGGTCTATGCCTGGGCCGTCATCCGCTGGTGGTGGTCCATCGTCATTAGCAGACTTACCGCCTTCACCATTCTGTTGACCATACGGGTCAGACTTGGCTTTGTTCTTAGCGCGGAATGCTTCTGACTTCTCCCACGCTAACCATTCTTCCAGTGCTTTCTGCGTCTTCTGATTGACCAACGTACCGTCACGAATAGCATCAACGATTTCATCACTGGAGCGCTCGCCTGAGATGAACAGGTCTTCAAGCGCAGACTCAACCTGTTTAGGATTCGGCACGGTAGCACGCGGCGATGGGTCCTGACTCAGGTTGATATTGATTGCACGTTCTTTCTCACGGGCAGCTTTACGCTCACGCACAGCACGGTTCTTAGCACGCGAACCTGGGCCAACATAATACTCGTCTTCATCATCCACGAGATCATCGTCGTGCATGTTAAACGAGAAGTCAGGACCTTTCTTTCGCGCTTTGCGTCCTTTAGGCATACCCGCTACAAAGGAGCCTAAGCCATCAGCGTGCTCGATCATTAGTTCGAGTGCAGATAGCTCTTTCTCTTGAGGCTTAGCCATCATTTACTCCTATTGCGCTTCGATTTCTCCAGCGCTCGGGCTTCTTCTGCTTTGTTCTTATCGTGAACGTAAGCACTATGCCAGTAGAGCAGTTTGTTTATATTGATGTTGTCTGGCACGTAAATGTTCTTGGCCGAGGCAAGGTCCAACGTCATGTTGTTCATTGACGTATCGGAGTACACACGCAAGTAACCCAAGATATTGATAGGGCTTTTGTGCTTGTACGTGCGGAAGCAGCGGTTACACTTGTGGGTTGTTTCCAACTCGCAGCTAATGTACTCGTAGCTTCCTGCATTAAGCAGCTCGGCAGGGTCCGTGTACAGGATGGTATCTTCCAGTGACAAGTCGCTGTCCACGTAAAGCGCATTCATTACCTGTGTGCGTTCATACGTCTCTGCCAACAACTCGGCTTCAATCCAACGCTGCACTGTAGGGTGACGAACACCAGCAGGTACATCATACCACTTGTGCTCGATGATGCGTTGCTTACTCACTTCCTCTGTGTTAAGCATATCACAAGGCACTTCAACAAACTTGCGACCACGCGGTCTGTCGTAATGACGTTCACCACGCATATCAACAAAGAACGACTGCACACAGCGCCACTCATACAGACGGTGAGACTGAGGCCAACTGTTTCTGTCGAACATCGCAAGCATATATCTAAAGTCTTCCAGATACATATCGCGGACACGCACGTTGGTAAAACGTTGCAGCGTATCAACAAAGAGGTCAGGCAGTTTATACTTCTGCGCGTTGTACAGGCTAGACATAGCATCAGCCGTCACCTGTTGAATACGCACATCGGTCCTGCCTGAGGGCAGATATATCTCTAACATTAGCTGATAAAGATCTGAGGTGTCATTTCCCAGCGACGAGTCGAGTGACGGCCGCAGGAAGGACACAGGAGTTCAATATCATTGAGCACACCATGACGAGAAGCAAGCACCCACTCGGATAATTCAGTCCACAGCTTGAGGTCTTGCTGATCTTCTAAGCGTGCCATGTTGCGATCAAAGTTAGGACCAAGATGCGCTACGTGCCAGTTGAAAATATCTTCTGACGCACGTTCGTAATCACGCATACGAGGCAGGTCGAAATGTTCATGCTCAGCAGTTAGCACCGCGATTGTCATAGACGAATCATCGATGATACCAACGTTACGGCTGGCGCACGGGAAGGTGTTGATAACGCCTGCATCCGTACGTAATTCGTTGACGATACCATCAGAATATTCAAACAGAGGTTTCTTACACTGCCAGTATGTGCGCAGCGGCACAACAGGCGACATGAACATGCGTTGCTGGAATACAAGTGCATGCGCATCAGGTATTGTCAGCTCATCCAGACTAACGTTCAGGCAAGGAGCCAGAGCATCAAGCAAGATGTAGCGCATATCTTTTGTTTCAACTGCTTTGGCGATAGCACGGTTCTGTCTGCCGCTAAAGTGTGTCATCTCAAACGACTCAGGCAGGTTAGCCTTGTAGCCGTGTGACGGTAAGCTCGCTGTTTGAATTTCCATAATGATCTCAACTAAATTCAGGGATTTGGGCATCAAGTTGCATTTGCACTGACCATACACCACGGCCGCCTGTGCCGTTAAGTTGTATGCCTTGCCCACCCACTGGCCAACAGTTACGAAGCTGCATAGCGGCAACCATTTTTCCTTGGTTGTCGTACAGTTCAATGAACATATTCTTTTTATAAGCTGACGGTAAACGCATACCGCCTGTGTACGGATTCTGAATCAGGTTCTGCCACGCTGTGAAATATTTCATTACAGCAAGACGTTGGTCGACACCGAACATCAGATTGAATCCGTCAATGCTGGAACCATGTGGCCAGTTAATTGCTACAGAGGCCACTTCTTTTGATTTAGACTGAAAGACAGAGAACGGCAAATCGACTTCTTCACACGCAAAAGGACTGAGTGACACACCGCCCATTGTAGGAAACTCACGGATGCGCCACTTGTCCAGCATGAAGGGATCGTCTAAGCCAGGTGCAGATGTGTCTTGCAGGTCAGCAAGCGTCGGCAGCGGCATGATCAGTCCTCTACAATAATAAGCACAGGTCTAACAGCATCATCGAACTTGATGAACGCAGCGCCAACAAGATAGCCACCCTTCTCTACTTGTTTCACGACAGCCTTTTCAAGATCTGTTTCCCACTTATCGCGCTGTGCGGGTTTGTAAGAAGCAAACGTCTCAGAAGCATCGTAGTAGTTATAGGTACCACCAGTAGGCATTGGGATACGTGCAAGGAACTCTAAGCGACTACAGTTCTTGAACGGGGTCTTGCGTAGCTCTTGCGTCAGCTTGGTGTTCTCTGATTTAGAGCCAGGCACAGCGGTGAATACTTTCTTAGGCTGAGGCTCACGAGGAGCAGCAGGCATCTTCTCACGCGCTGGCGTATTCTTGTCGCTGGCTTTCTTAACACGAATACCAGAAACAGTCCCTGTGAATGGGCGACTGCGACCAAGCAACGAACGTGCGGCCGTAGCGTCAACAACAAACACAACAGACGGGTCATCACGGTGCAGCACATAGAACTTGTTACGTGCAGCGGCCTTGATACCGAATACGTCTTTGTCCTCAATATCCGCTTCGTGTTCTTTGTTCTCGATACTGACCTTGCGCTTACCTTCAAAGCGATACCAGTCGCAGTCATTGATAGACACGATAGGTGTTTTGCGTGAAGCACTCTCGCTCAGAAAAATAAGCATGGTATCTCCAGGAAACGAGAAAGGGCCAAAACATCTGGCCCTTAGTTATTACGATGCGAGTTCAACGTAGTCGAAGGACCATTCGATTGAGATCGGTACAGCCTGTGCAGCGCCAGAGAAGCTCAGGTCAGGAACCTGCTTCGGCCACACACCGAACACGTTGTATTCTGCAACCACAGAACCATCCATATCAAAGATACGGAAGATAGCTTTGGTTGAGTAGTCCGCTTTCTTCGCACCCAACTGAGTCTGCGTAGCACGAACGAGTTCATGCCATGCTTCCAGTTGTTTGTACACAGCCATCTCTGAGTTTTCATTGTACTCAGTGGAGATTGTGTGCGAGAAGGTTTTACGACCCGCGTAGTTAAGCTGGTGGCCGAACGCTTCTTTCAATACTTCTTCCAGCGTTGAACCAGGCTTAACGCCAGTCTTACAGAAGATACGCAGAGTACGCGCATAGTCTGTACCACCAACTGGCGGGTTCGGAATCAGGAACTCGAAGTTGTCATCGAGTAACGGATCGAGCGTAGACGAAAATTCGTCAAGAGTTACCTTTGGCATCTAAAGCTCCTTAGATTGCGCCAGACTGGATGAGTTGCAGCGCGTACTGGATATCGCCAACAGGTGGCACGATAGCAGTTACGTGAATGCGTTTAGTGTAGCGAGTCGGGTCAAGGAAAATATCGATGATCAGATCGCCACGCGCTTCGTCTTCTGCGGTGTTGTTGGTATAGTCACAAGTAACTGCATACCAACGTAAACCACGACCGGTCTTAATCGGTTCGAGGATTGCTTCCATCGCAGACTTCTGGCGCTGCTTCAGGATGTCATCGTTCGGCTCAAACACGGCGCTAAGGTTGTTAGCACGCGCAGATGCATGAAGCATCGCAAGCAGACGACGTACACCGATATCCTGAAGAGGAGACTTCGTGGTGTAAGTGGTATCAGCACCCCACATGAAGATGCCTTCACCTTCGAAGATAGCAATCGGGTTGATTTGGTTCTCAACCAGAATATCGCGATCACCGAGTTTGAAGCGATAGCGCACGTCAGTAGCGAAGTCCAGTTTACCACGTTGCAGACCGCCAGGAGCAAGCCATGAAGCAACTTGGTCAGCAGTCAACATGCAGTAAGCAGAACACACAGACGCAGGCACATAGAAGTCGCGTGCGTTGTCGTTGTCGCGTGCTTTAACATCGGAGTTAGCCAGAGAAGACCAAGAACCCGTGATAGAGAACTCAGCGTTCTGGTACTCTTTGTTACCACGACGATAGGCAACAGCGTTGTCACGACCCTGCAGCAGCACAGGGATACCGTGCGTTGCAATACAGTCCATGCGAGACTCGGCCAGGGTGTCAATCTTGTTGGCAATCACGGGATGCTCAAGACCACCAGAGCACAGGATGCCAGCTTGAATGTCTTCCCAATCGCGGTAGTTATCCCACGCACTGACAACAGCGCTCAGACTCTGGTTAGCTATAGTTGCATCGGAGTGATCGACGTCAATAACAGCACCATCAGAACCGCCAGTAAACTGACCGTTAACTGCATCAGGGTCCGTAGGATCAGCTGGCCCACCACCGATAGCATTGATGACCACATAGTTTGGGTCCTCCAGCAATTTGTAGTGATCGGTATTCAGCTTGACACGGATATACTTGGACGCTGTGTTGATAACGTCTTCAATATAGAACTGATTGCCAGCTTCGTCTTTGTAGTAACGAGTAGTCACCACGTGGGTTTCGAGTGCTGTCAGGTAACCTGTCTGATACACTTTGATGATGGACTTAATGCCCAGTGCATCAGTCACGTCAGGCTCAAACGTGATGTACAGGTTGTTCGCCGCTGCATACTGAGACAAGGAATAAATCAGGCAAATGTCGCGGGTAGAGAAAGCGACTTGCTCTGGGTCATCTAATCCAGCATCACCCAGAGGGCGGCAGGTGGCGAAGTTGTTATAAGTTGTGAGGAACACACCTGCGTACTTGACAGAGAGAGCGACACGCGTAATGTTCAGCTTGGTCGCCTTCGTCATCAGAATCTTAGCGATCTGAACGTTGTTGGCATACTGACCGGTCGCTGGACCAAACAGGGCATCAATCTCGTCTTTGCTTGTCACAGTTGTGTTAACGCCAACAGGACCTCGTGGGAACGGCAGCACAAGAGTACACATGCCAAAAGTGACAAGTGACGCTTGGTTACTGCGGTCGTTCTCCATCGAGTAAACCCCAGGAGAGGGGTGATTCGGAATTAACATCGTGAATCTCCATAAGAGAGGGTATCGTGCAACGACTGGTGTAAATTAGCGTGTTGTCAGTAGCAAATCACATTAACACGCTGATCAACGTCACTTACCAGAACACTTTTATCCATAGAGCCAGTAAGAGTAAACTGACCTTCGATAATCATCTGGCCACCAGCGAATTGCAGAATAATAGGCTCGGCAGTATCGATATACAACAGGCCTACGATAGCAGGCAGTTGATAACCAGTAGGCCCTACGATAACAGACTGCATCTGATACAGGCCATCAAGAGGTACGCCCACGGCATGAGACTGACGCTTGAGCACTTCGTTCTGATTAGAAGTAACTGAACGCACACGGCTGTCAACGACTAGCGTACGGTCGAGCTTACGATACTTTTGGCGCGTATACATTACTCTTCCTCTTCGTCGTCAGGCAATCCCAAGTCCATATCGATCTCAACGTTCTCGGAGACTTCACCGTAGTTGTTGATTTTCGCTTGTTCGAGGTTAAAGCCAATCTTTGTTTTAATCGAGAACGGGATCTCAAGTTCAAAGCTGCCCGGCGTCGAGCCTTCATCGAGGTTATCGATGGTGGGCATTGGGATGCTGTCACCGTCAAGCAACACACGCACAGTCCAAGTGGACGTAGGCATCTCAATCTTAAAGCTGAGCAGTTCGGTGATGTATGCGATCAACAGTTGCTGCGTGAACAACAGCGCTTGGTCGATATCCATGAACTTGACATAGAAGCTACCACTAAGAGTAACAGGGAAGTAGTAGTTAGTGACGACGATAGCATTGGTATCGTCTTGACCCATTGCCCAGCCAGAACCAAAGCGAGCAACAGTCTTAGGGTTGGCCATCAGTTCACGGTCGAATGTGATGTTGGACAACTTGAACCAACCGTAAGGATATTCTGTGCTCTGATTGTTATTGGCACGAATACCTTGCTTAGGGTTGTTGTGTACAGACCACACAAAGCGCTTTAGACCAAAGCCTCGGCATAGTTGTCGTTGTACTCCGAAAATCGAGGTGCGCAATGAAGTAGAGTTCTTCATCAGACCTGTAATGTTTACCGTCATTTGTGGTACCCCAGATACGAAAAAGGGCAGCCGAAGCCACCCTTTTGGTTACCCGTAATCGGGTGCTAGTCGAGACGCAAGCGAATCAGCGAGCTAGACTCAGAATCAACAACGGTAACGTCATCTTCATCGTCCAGGTCTTCTTCGTCTTCAACATCATCCGCAGAATCATCTTCGGAGGTATTGAGACTAACTACTTCATCGTCATACAACGACTCGGCTCTTTCTTCCTCGGCAGTAAGCGCTAAGGCCGCAGACAGAGCAGTAACCGAATCAGCCATGCTTGATGCGCTACTCACGGAGTTAACGAGGCAATTAGCTTCGAAGTTATCAGTGAGTTCGCATTCAAGGAACTGATCAGCATCTGGCGCAACAGCAGCTTGAGTTAACAAGCGAGCTACGTCCAACCACTGCCCGTCACGCGCGGCGACAATTGCCAGTGCAGCTAAGGAACCAGATAAGGTCTTCATGTTTGGTCCTCAGTGAAGAGGGCAGCTTATGCCACCCTCAGATTGCACAACAATGTTAGCCGCGAACTGCTTTGGCAACGGAACGCACGTTCGCCAGAGTGAAGGAGAAGGTGCTTGACAGCAACCAGCCGCGGTCAGTGTTACCCTGGTTAGCACCAGAGGTAGGAGTAGACTGCGTACCGCCACGAGTGGTGTACACTGCATGGTAGTCCTGATCAGCCAGAACATACAGCTCGCCCTGTTTCAGAACGATGTGCTCTGGAGCACGCATACCATCGGTAACCAGCTCCATACCCAGCAGGGTACCCAGACGACCGGTGATCAGCAAATCATACTTAGACACTGGGTCCAGAGCAGAAGAGAACTGATCGTTACCGATAATGTCGTTCCAGTAGTCCCACGCCATCACGGCGGTAGAGGTCGGCAGCGGCCATGAAGCAACGCTGTTTTTCAGGGTAGACAGCAGACGCGGAGTCAGGTCACCGTGAACGTAGGTGATCGGGTTAGCGATACCAACAGCTTCGTCACACGCTTGTTTCCACAGACGGTCTTCTGCAACCATGATAGAAGACAGGCCATCTTGCTGCGCACGGTCCAGCAGGTCGCCGTTGATCTGGTCCAGATCCATTTTGCTTACGCGGATGTTGGATTTCAGTTCAAACTCAGCCGGCTGGTAGGTACGGCCACGGAACTGGCGGTAACCGAAATCGGTAGGACCAGTTGCGATGATTGCTTCTGCCTGGTGAATTTTCAGTTCGATACGAGCAATGTCGCCCTGACGAACGGTAGCACCCTTACAGACTTTGCGCAGCAGACCAGCACGCTCAGCACGGTCTTCGATAGATGCAACGATAGAAGCACCCAGCGAGTCCCACTTAGCGCCAGAGGTATCAGCAGCAGCTTCGGCGAACAGTTCAATCTTCTCAGCTTCTGACAGACCGTTAGAAGCGTTAGACTGTGAATGAACCAGCTCACCATTTTGGAACGCGTTAGCCAGACGGCTGATCTGAGAGATCAGGTCTTTCTGGCTTGATGCGTTAATCTCACCAGTGCTTTGGCTCAGAGCTAATTCATTGCTCTTGCCGAAACGCAGGTCTTCAATCGGGGCGCCATTACGCAGAGTTACTTTCGCGCCGCGCATTAAGGAATTAGTCATTGCTTTGCTCCTGAGATTTTAATCTCGTAGTTTCAGTTTCTAACAGTTACGGTGCGCGACGAATTAGGCGCCGTAAGAGGAAGACATTTCGATGATCAGGTAACCTTTATCAGAGGTCGGCGAGTGCTTGATGATGCAGCCAGTCAGCTCAGTGCCGGTACCGCCGATAGTCAGCATACCGTTCGGGCCCAGGGTAGGATGCAGCACATTGTCAGCAGACCAGTCAACAGACGGGTCGAACATTGACGTTGCGATGTTACCCAGCTTGATGTAGCCGATACGGCCAACAACGTTTGATGCCAGACCACCGATAGGAGCATCAGCAGTGTAAGAACGCGCTTCGGTAACGGTCAGCTCGTATGCGTACTGAACGTATACGGTTTTGCCAACGTCATCAGCGTGGAAGTACAGGTCAGCGCCATCAACGCCAACGATACCTTTAGCAGACGCTTCGGTATCAGCTTCCTGGTCAGCTTTTTTGCCGTCGATTTTAACGAACAGCTTACCAGCATCAGGTACGCGAGAAGCGGTGAACTTTTTGGTAGCGTCGATAGTGAAGGTTTCAACGCGGTTCATGTGCGCAGGCGGCATGTTACGAGCCAGAGCGAAACCAGCGAACACTTCGTTAGCAGCACCAGTAGACAGACGCAGGAATGATTGACCGTTTTCACGGGCCCATACCAGCGCAACGCCTTCTTCGTGGATTACTTCGCCCGGCAGCAGGTCAGCTTCCTGGGTCTGTACAATGTCAGTAGCATTCTGATACAACATAATTGGAATCTCCAATAAGAGAGTAAAGTTTAACTAGCGTAAGGCCGCTCTTATGAGCAGCGCAGACGGGCCAGTTTATCTTCGAACGAGTCAGTGGAAGCTGAACTCTGTGATTGAATAGGTGCACTATCTTCGTCACCCAGAAGCTGCGCTGCAACGCTTGGTTGCTGCGGCTTAACAGGTGCGGTGACCTGCTGTTGAACTACAGGCTGAGCCTGCTGCACGGTACCGGCTGCGGCTTCGATTGACTGTGCAACTTCGTTCTGTGCAGTTTCAGACATAGACATAAGAGCCTGTGCTTTTGCCAGAGAAGTTGTCAGGAAATCTTTACCATGCGCGATAAACGCGTTTTGAATCAGCGCGTTCGGGTCTTTGATGCCTGCGGCAGACAGAGAGCGAACGAGAGAATCAACGATCGGGTTACGCACTTCACCCCAGTAGTTTTTGGTGATACCCAGCTGAGCAGAAGACAGGGCAGCAATCAAACGTTCCTGATGGGAAGCAACAGTGTCGTTGATAGTAGACGATACGCTGGTGGTAGCTTCGTTGATGCGAGCATCAGATTCAGCAACCAGCAATTTGTCTACAGGCATTTCGATTTGATACGGCATAAAGCCATACGCTTCGACTGTACCTACAACACCGCTTTGAACCAGGCTGTGTGAAACGGCACGGATGAAATTATCAGTTGCGAAAGATTTACGCGCAACTTCTTCACCAACAACGTTAGACACAGAGTTGAACGTGGCGCGAGCAACTGGCTGGCCGTCGTAGTACATGTGTACCGATTCGACTTTACCGCCGTTAGAACGGCTGAGGCTTACCAGGGTCGGGTCCAGTTCGCCGTACTGAGCTTGTACGGTAGACAGGCTGTCGAAGGTGCGATTAACGACTTTAGATTCAGAATCGAAGTCTTCATCGTCGAGGTCGAGATCATCTTCTTCCAGATCTTCGTCATCGTCGAGGTCTTCGTCGTCTTCATCGTCAGCGCCAGACTCAGAATCGAAATCTTCGTCTTCGTCGTCTTCGCCATCCAGATCGTCTTCATCCAGATCTTCGTCATCATCGCCTGCACCAGATTCGGAGTCGAAATCTTCGTCTTCCAAATCTTCGTCATCTTCGAGGTCTTCCTCGTCTTCGTCGTCCAGATCATCTTCATCCAGATCTTCGTCGTCGAGGTCATCCTCTTCGTCTTCGTCGAAGTCATCTTCATCGAAGTCGTCTTCATCTTCATCACCATCAGATGATTCAGAATCAAAGTCGTCGTCAGAATCTTCGTCTTCGTCGTCGAGGTCCAGATCGTCTTCGTCCAGGATATCAATGTCGCTGTCGCTATCATCGTCACCGGAGTTAGATTCAATCGGCTCGTCGACCAGCGCCGCAGAGCAATGCGCACAGAAGACAGGCTCTTCATCGGAGCTTACAGTAAACGGCTGTTCGCATTTAGCGGAGCAGCTATAGATGTGAGCTTCGACGGTACCGTCAGCGGCAGCAGAAGACAGAGCAGTAACAGCTTCAGGAGCGTCCTGAGCGTCACAGCTATCAACAGCCTGGCCGGTGTACGGGTCGAATTTGGCAACAGTAGCAGCGTTGAAGCTACCAGTGTTGGACAGCGCTGTGAACGTTTGAGCACCAGACAGGGCCTGCGCGAAGTTGCGTTGAGCTTCTTCGGCAGTCTCGCCAGTAGCGATCAGGCTCGCGTGTTCAATCTGTTCATCAGCGTTTGCGCTCTCAGCAAGGAACTGTGATACGCGTTCATCAGTGATTTCTGACAGGTCAGCAGAGCACGACGGGCAGCAGCCCTGAACGAGCGAAGCACTGTCGCTGATAACGTGGCTACCACAACCATCCAGACAGATAGTGTAATGCGCCTTCACGTCACCAGCAGAAGACTGAGACTGAACTTCGGCTTTCTCAACCAAATCAGGATGCTCATCCAGCAGTTCGTTACCGCCGGTTGGGTTGTAGAGGTCAGCGCCACTTTGCGAAGCAAAGCCCACACCGTCAGAAGAACCATAAATCATTAAGTTCTGGCCTAACGCAGTGCGACGAAAGTTCTCTACTGCCTGATTATGGTTTTTACCGACACACAGGATACCCGCGAGTTGGGTAATCTTTGGCATGGTTAAAACCCTCATAAGGAATGAAGTCGTTGAATCGACAGGTTGAAATTAACGAAAGCAGAAAAATTTAAGGTATTTTTAGACTTTTCTGCTATCAATATCTGACTGAGGAATATAGCGATTTTCGAAGTATTTATTCACTACTTCGACACCGTTTAGCGTATAAACGTTACGCAAACTATCTCCCCATACCATTAGTTCTGCCAGCGTTGCAAAGTGCTCCGTAGGCACGGATTTAATGGTCAGTGCATTGTTCGAATCAGGATGGATTCGCTTACCACGAATGGCCTGATCAAACTTCATACGGTCTACGTTACGCAGCATAGTATGGTCCACAAAGTGAGCCAATTCATGCGTCATAACATGGGCCATACTTTTGCTGTTATATCCACCCAGCAAACGAACAAGCTGTTGTGGACTAATAGCGATAACACCGTACATAAAACCACGAATCATGTACGTGCTAATGTGAGAACCGCCTACATCGTTACCTTCCTGCCCGCCCAGAATAGAAACGTACAGACGCTTAAACGGCAGATTAACGTTCAGCCCTACAGCAGGCATTACGTTGTCCTGGATATCCTTTAGCACGAATGCTGGTGGACTAACACCGTTGACTGAGATGTTTAGGCCAGGGATATTCAGTTCATCTGCGCCACGCACTTCAAGATGTACCGTACCACATTTAGGCAGCGGTTGAATTGCGTAGTTGTTTGGCGTACCACCAGCATAAGCAATATCAGAGTATTGCAGAGGCGTAAATTTACCGAACTGAGGCCTGTCAAGTTCTCGACGTTGACGCGCTTCTTTGGACGCACGATCATCATCGATAGGAGTATCAACAGGAGGTTTTGGCTCGGGTTCAGGCGGTGGGATTGGCACTTCGGCAGCGGCAGGCTTAGGCACTTTGACAGGCTTAGGCTTAGCAGACTTCTCCTCGAGTGGAGTAAAGTCAAAGCTATCAAACAACGCATCAGGCTGAGCAGCAAAAGGTCTGCTATTAGCCAGTATCATTCCAGCGCTCTCCCCGCTGATTGCAACAGCTTGAGGGTACTTAGGGTGAGCGATGTAATAGAGGTCATCGTTAACTTGATGGAGACCTACGACCTCGCGGGGCTGCATACGCACACCATTTGAAATCATAGTATCTCCACCTAAGTAACGGACGAATTTGTAGTCCGTTATATCCATTAACGCATCCGCAGCAGGTGTTCTTTGTACGTTGCAGCACAAGCAAACGCTGGGTCATCCACAGAGCTACACTCGAAACCAGTGAGGCCCTTACAATCACGATACACCAGGCGGCCTGTACGTGCATCCAAATACGTAGGCTTGTTGAACGCTGTATGCGAGCAGAAGTTACGATTCTTCGGTGTCACCATCTGACCACAGATACTGCATTTATAAGCACGGTAGGTTGTGCCCTTGCTGTACGTGTTCAGTTCACCGCTGAGAATACGGTCACAACGTTCCTTGCAGCGCGTGCGGTCAAACGCCAGCAACAGAGTCAGACGCGCATGATTGCCACGGAAGTTTTTCAGCTTAGACAGGTTCGAGTCAAAGATCATGCCCATTGCTTGGCGATAGTCTTTGTTGTTGTGCTCGATAAACGTCGGCTTACCAATGAACGTCTGATACGCAAGGCGTCCTTGATCAGGGTTAAACGTCAACCATTCCTGCAAGCTGAATGCATCACCGTTAGTGTTCGGCAGCTCCGTGATGTTTACCACAACAGGCGCAATGATATAGTCACGGATATCACGCGAGGTGTTGTACATCTCAGCAGCTTTAGGCAGCCACACGTTAACGTCGAGGTTAAAAGATCCCGTCTCAATACCGAAACGCGAAGCATCAACACGAATAGACTTAGCGTTTCGGCTAACATCTTCTTTGTGCATATCAATCGCGTTCAGTCCGACGAGGCCCATGTCTGAGGTATCAAACGACTCAGACTTGATGAGCTGGGTCATCGTGTTCTCCCTATTGGAAATTGTTTATGTTATCAAGGCCGCAATTGGCTAGACGCACATGCGACTCAGGCACCTCGAAGATTTGAGAGCAACCCAAGTCGGTCAGTTGATATATCAATCGTCCATTAGAAATTATTGCGTTTTCAACATAGGCAGCAACTTCTGTACCATCTTCTTGCTTGACCATAACTTCAACGCCAGGATAGAATACGTCGAAACTCTTGGAGCTAAAGATAGGTCGAACAATGTCGGTCTCTGCAACAGGATGCTGGGCATAGCGCGTTTGAATCATATACAACGCACAGTCACCGCTGATCAGGATAGTATTGATTGTGCCACGCAGATTGTACGGAGCACCCTGAGCAGTAGTGCCAGCAACGAACGTGACAATATCACCGATGTTATACGCAAACGAGAACTGAGCCATGTTAACCTCGAAGTGCACCACGCGCCCAAGACTTAGCGAGAGCCAGAGTCATGCGGCTAGGGTTCTGGAGTTTGACTTCACCCCGATGAACAGCAGTAAACGGTTCATTAGGGTTCTCGCTGCGTCCAGAACGATACGCAGATTCATTGAAGCCGTCAAACAAAGTAACCAACCAGCCAGTTGACTTGTCAGAGCATTCGCCGCACTTGTTGTCCCAGCTAATCTTACCGCATGTACGACCACCAGCATTGATAGCGTATGACACACGGTCTTTGTCAGAGTAAACGTCCTTAGCACGAATGGTCTTGAACGTCACGCGAGACGAGGACTCGGAGCGCGGCATCATGCGTGCTTTAATCGCTTCTGCATCAATCGATGACCAGAACGATTCAAACAGCATACCCAGCTTCTGATCGATAGGCAGCTTGAGTCCATTGATTTGGGCAATGGTACTGGAGCTATCATTGATAACGCGATTCAGGAAGTAGCCACCAATGATTATCGGCAGCTGTGTTCCCTGTGAGCCTACAGTGATACCAGATTGCTTGCAGTAGATCTCAGACAGACCGATAGCGAGACGCGCAAGAACCTTGAACGTCTCTTTTTCTGTCGTGTTTGAGATTTCAGTATACAGACGCGCTGCAATGTTCGGCACGACTGTACGCTTGGCAACGCTGGCAATATCTTCGGCTGTGATAGTCTGACCAAGTTTCTTCTTGGCCGCTAACGCAAAGGCGTTATACAGGCTGGCTTTGTTCTCCGCCGTCAGGGCTTCGTTTAGCTTGCTGATCGTCGTCTCCGCGCTGCTTTTCAGACTCGGAGTTTGAACTGTTTTGAGTCTCGCAACTTTCGGCATTGGAGTTTTTCTCCTGGTTGAGGGCTTGCTTCGCTAAAATCCCAAGCAGGCCAGAGGCTTTAATTTCTGTCTCAACGTCAAGCCCACGATGCAGACTGAGTTGAGCTAAATAGTTCAATGCGGGTTCGACCATATTAAGATTACGACAACCCCAATAGGCACATTCGTAACATAGGTCTAAATTAACAGAGGTCTGGTCAAACAAGAAACTTTTTGGATTCTGTTGCGCAACAGACAGTCCCTGGATAGCCATGCCCACAGAGTTGATCATATCGTCACGGCGATAGAAAATATCAGACAGCATCGCGTAGCATTCAATACGATCAGAGCGGGCTGCAATAGCACGGTAGCAGCAGTTAACGGCCTCCTGAATAAAGCCCTGCTTGAACGTTGCTTTTGACAGTTCCAGATTAGCCACAGCAACATAGTCAGACCAAGTTGCTAGTTTGGTCAGACGTGCCACTTCGGCGCGTGCATCATCGAGCAGGTCAGCACGGTCGTAGTAAGCAACCGAGTAGCACAGCTCACGCGCATAATAGAACGAGCAACGCTGGTCACGAGGCCAATCGCCCGCATCACGCGCAAGCTCCATGAGATAACCACGAGGCTTAGTGTGATCGGGGAAATGGTCAGTAGCGAACTCAGCACGCACAGTATGCGGTGGGTTACCTTCACGAATACGCATCAACACTTCATGCGCACGGTAACGCCACGTATACGCTCGGCTCTTGTATGCTTTCATCTGGTCATACTGGCTATCGCCGTTACGCATCAGAATCCAAACACCATCAGCCTGTTCAATGTCAGGCATCTGACGTAACTTCTCAACCCAATCTGGGTCGTCGAAGCGTTCATCAATGTCCAGCCAAACGATTAAATCATCTTCATGGAATGGCGCAGCGGCCAGGTCGCGACTTGCACCCAGATTGCGTTCTTCGGAGATGTCCGTAGAGTGATACAACGCTGGGTGCGCGAACTCGGAAACAATCTGAGTCGTTGCATCAATGCTGCCTGTGTCCACGATACTGATAGCGTCAGCAGCAGACACATGCTTCAACCACTCGGCCATATTCTTTTCTTCATCACGGCAGATAGCCGCTACGCAAATTCTCATGAGTGCCTCTTTTATACAAGAACGTTACCGCTATCCCACCACTTCTTGCCATAGATTTCGGACAGGCGGTAGTCAAGCACGATTGGTTGGTCAAGATCGACCTGAAGGATATCGCGACCTAGTGCAGCGCTATAAACTGTTTTCTCCTCAGTGTATACGCGTATCTCTAGTTCCATGTCGCCTTGCGAATACTTGGGAACGAACGGCACATTCAGATCGCCATTGAACCCCTGACCGAGCGTATCGTCAAAGTAAGTAGACATACGAATCTCGGTGCCCTGATTGATAACTGTAGGTGCGTACACCGTGCGATTGTTATACGCCGTGTAGTCAGCTACCGTGGACTGTTGAATCAGGCGGCGCTTATAGATGCGCGTTACGCCTTTGTCGTCCACTACCGTACGATACTGATTGTAGAACCAGTTGATCTCATAGAACTTAACAGGCTTGAGGCCCGCAGATGAAACCAATGTCGCAGTCATACGGTGATAGGTCTTCTCCGTATTCAGACGGTAGAGCAGAATCTTAAACGCGTACCATTGGTAAACGTCTAACGTGATTGAGCCTGCATCTGATTGCTGAGTACCGTTAGTGAGGATATACGAGAAGCAATCGCCACCAACGTAACCGCTACGGGGATCGTAAATGAACGCATCACTAAAGCTATTCAGTTCGACAGTACCCAACAGTGGGTCGCTCACTTTGATTGCAGCAAGGCGCCAACCACGCTGGGCTGGAACCTTGTCGAGAACGCCTTCTGTGGGACTGTGACCTGTTAGCTCGTCGCGTGCGCCTTGCAGAATCTGATCGATAGTGATTTCAGTTTTACCTGAGTTCTTCACACGTATCGTTCTGTTTGGTGCTATTGGCTTATAGTTGCGCCAGTAGTCAAACGTACAAGGCAAAGAGAGCATAGTCACTCCAACTTATATTTACGTCGGAACTCTGCTAGACCCATGACAGGAATGCCTTTGTCCATGGCCTTCTGGAGTTTCGCAGAACCCGAGCCTGGGTCTTTGGCGATAAGAATGGTTGTATCTGCTTTCATGCTATCTGAGGCAGTACCACCAAGCTCAACGATACGCTGCATCAGTTCACGATCACGAATGCCAGTGAATGCAACGTTAACGCCTTTCAGCTTAGAACTCTTCACCTGAACGCGCTTCGGTGCCACCAGCTTAACACCGATTTCATTCGCAAGCTGATACGCAGAGACACACGCAAGAGCAATGTCAGGTGATTTCGTTTTGATGCCGTGAATATCCGAGATAGCTTTAGCGAGCGCCAGAGGATTCTGTTTGCGCACTAGCTTGTCAAGGTCAGGCACGCTATCGACCACTTTATCAAACGTAGTGTTAGCGCCTCGCATGAAGTACGGCGAGCACGCTTTAAGCCACGTATTGACAGCAACGCTTGAGCGTAATGCTTTGAGGTCTTTCGCAAGCTGAGCGCCACGCGAGTCACCAACCACTTCACGCAGCACACTGATAGATGCAGCAAACAAACGGGCAGGCGTATCAATGCCAGACTCTACGAGCAGCTTCGACGTACTCGGTCCTGTGTTAGCAACATCCAATCCTTTGAGGAATGAACTGAGCAGTCGAGTAGTGCCTACCTCAGTCTTGGTATTGATAACGAACTCAACGCCATTGACTTTGTATGGCACATCAGGCAGCTTTGGCTTCTTCGCAGGCTTGAGAATCTCCATGATGTATGGGATTACCTTACCGCTACGAATCAGCTTAACGGTAGCACCTGGGCCAAGAGGTTTCTTAGCGTGAGGTGCAGTCGCTTTGCCTTTAGGCTTGAGATAGCCGTGCTCAACATAGAATCCATTGTGACCATTAGCACGCTGCACAGTGACGCCGCCCGTCATCAACGTCGGTGGGAAGATGATAACAGGCTGCAAGATACCGTACTTGGTTTCTTGGTAGATAACATCCTCTACCTTAACTATCACTGTGTCAGCTTCTGCATTCATTTTAAACTTGAATGCGTGCTTTGGATTGGATGCAGTCGCTTTAGGGCTTGGTACATCTTCCGTGAGTACAACACCATCCAGCTCGTAGATAGCTTTAGACAGACGGCGCTCCAAGAACGCGATCAACTCATCTTCTGAATTGAAGCGCTTTGGTGGCGTATGCCTAACAACTTCGAATCCCCAGCGCTCCAGCAGGGCGAACTGCTTAGACTGTTTGAGTGTAGCACCATCACCGCCGATGATAGAAAAGCACACCATGCGGACGTACTTGAACTCGGATGCTGTTTCGAAGTTACGCACAAGTCCCGACGCAGCGTTACGCGCAGCCTTGAAGCGACCACCAGCAGACTCATGCATCTTAGCCATGAATGTCTTTTGAGGAATGAGTGCCTCAAAGCGCAACACCGTCTGACCTCTGACTGGAATCTTTTTAGGGATTTTCATCGCAGGGATATGATGGGATACGTCTTTACCGTGAGTAGCATCACCACGAGTGTACGCCTTTACAGGGACACCGTCTTGATACACAATCTCAAGGCTCAAGCCATCGAGCTTGTCGGTTGCAACGTAGTCCACATCTTTCGACAGTGCTTTGGCAATCTGCTTCGAGCCAGCCTGAAACTGATTGAGACTTGCCATAGGTACAGGCAGCTTAACATCAGCATCATCACGCTGGCCAATCTTACGAGCCAGCTTCGACTTAGGCCATTTAGCGTCGATGTAGTTACGAATTGAATCGTACACTGCATCGCTCACCAGACCTTCATCATCCGTATGATATGCGTTGTCCAGAGCGGTTATTAAGTTACGCACTTGCGTCTGGTTCAAGGTGTCCAAGACCTTTTGAGGGTTCTTGGACAGTTGCTTGAGACTAACAGAGGCAGAAATAGAAAGCCTTACTTTCATGCTTTTCTCCGATCGACATTAACACTCTTGTTTACAGTGTTATGATGCGATAGGGTCCTTGTTGACCTCGTAATCTTCCGCCATGTCGTACACGCGATTGAACAGCTTAGGCGCCATATCTTTCACATGCTCGGCATAGTCAAACAGGTTCTGCTTACGCGCACGATTGACACGTACCTGACGTACTTCGTCTGGGCTATTCGTAATGTCGTACAGCGTATACACAACGATGTTATCGGAGGAATTATGGGTGCTTACTTTGAGGACTACCCAATCGCGTTGCAGCTTAGCATCAGCCTTGAAGCGGAGGACGTCGCCCTCTTCGGCTTCATCTGCACGCGCATCAGGAGTAGACTTGTTAGTTGCGGCAATCTTCTTCGCAGTTTCAGCAGCTTCTTTCTCTGCCTCAGCCACATCAGAATCTTGGTCTTCATCCGCTTCTGTTTCGTCTACGGCGTCAGAGGTATCGTCAGCGGAGTCGTCGGCTTCTTCGTCGTCATCTCCAGACGTATCTTCCTCGTCATCTCCTCCGTCGTCGGCATCATCAGATTCCACATCGGAGTCGTCATCTGAATCGTCGGAGCTATCATCCCCATCCTCATCATCAGACTCTGAATCGCTATCGTCAGCATCTTCTTCTGCATCTGAATCGTCCTCTTCCGTTTCGTCGTCTGGGTCAACGTCACCGCCTTCAGGGTCATCCTCTTCCAGCTCGGAGTCATCGTCGAGGTTAGCCTCTTCTGAGTCGTCTGGCTCATCATCCTTGGTTGAGTTCTTAGCAGAGCCGCCTTTCTTGCGAACCTTAGACTTAGGAGCAACTTCCTCTTCGTCATCATCTGGCTCATCAATGTCAGACAGGTCAAGCTCGGAATCGACTTCGTTGTCCGCGCTATCGTCACCACCGAACATAGAGCTAACGGTGTCTTCCAGACTGAACACATCACCTGCAAACGGGCTACGTTGAAGAATGTCTTCAAGGCGTTGCTCATCGAGGTCCTGCTCAAGGTCCAGATGTTCTTCGATAGCATCATCGAGGTTTTCATGCTCAATGACTTTAGGCAGACGACGACGATCATTCAGGCCAGGGTCATCAGAGTAGATGGTACGCTGAGGTCCTGTAGGCGCTTCAATCTCACCGTCACGCACTTTGCGTCTGAGGTCACGCATCTCTGCGCTACGCTCACGAGCTTTCTTACGTGCTTCCTGTGCGAGTTCCTTGCGCTGTTGTTTGCGCTCAAGGGCAGATGCCTCACGACCTAAACGTTCAGCTTCCTCAAGTTCACGGCCTTCGCGATGGCGAGCGCGACGAACCATACGACGATACTGTTTGATAGTATCAACATCAACACTACCAACAGGCCAGTCATTAAGAGGCAGAATGTTTGTGTCATGCACAATCAGATCGTACTGGGCGTCATCGACTTTCAGGAACAGGCCTTCTGTGTTGATAACGATACCGCCTTTACCTTGACGCAAGAAACGCACGCCAATCATATCGTTGCGGTACATCTTATAAATACCCTTTGTGGTCTTCACAGGATATTCATTGCCCGGCACCATGCGCCATTGATAGTTGGCAAAGTCAACGCCATACACAGCTTCTGACTTAACCGATTTCGGCATAAAGCGAGGAGCATCAAACAGGGTACGATTGATCTTACGCTCAAGGCTCTTAGCGCCCGCAACGCGTGCAGTAGTACCAGCCTCACGTTTAACCACAGCTGGTGGCTTACGCAACTTAGAGCTACGTTCAATGAGGAACAGACCTGTCGTTTTGTCGAGAGGGAAATCGACGTGCGGCATATCTGGGAAAATCAGTGTATAACGACCACCATTCCTGAGTGGCAGAATACCAAAAGTGTCGCCATTACGAATCATACGTTTGTGTGATCGCTGCGTCACCTCTCGTCCACGTGAACCAGTAAACTGCATCCACGCGTACTTCGATACGGCATCTTCATATGATGCGGATTCGGAGAGTACCATGTTATTGTCTCTTTGTTATACGAACGCTCATTGAAATTAGCTTTTTGAGGGAAAGCGGGGATTATCCCCCGCTCATATAACCTCGTGCGGAACAAGACATAGAACCACATGCAGAATCACACACGGTTACCTGTGCCCACGTCCATGCACCATTAGGCTGCTCGATAGCGTACACAGCAGACGCATCGAATCCCCAAACCTGAGTAGCATTTTGCAGCGCCTCCAGCTCAGTAGCGAAGTAACCCTCTTTGAGCGGTTCATCTCGCGTACCGTGATTAGGAGTTGCAGTCCACGTTTCAAACACAGGACCTTTGACACGCACAGCACTGTTGGACGTAGCTTTACGCGCAGTAGGCACTTTAGCACGAACAACAGGACGAGCTGTAGTCTTAGGCGCACTTACCTTAGCACGAACAGCATTAGCACTCACGACCTTGATAGGCGGGGCTGCCTCTGGATGTCCGATAGCCGCAGTAGGAACGTGTTTGATTCCCTCGTTTGAAGCCAGATACGCAGGCGCGGTAGCTTTGAACGCAATGCTATGCGGAACTACTGAATCAGCCACCAGCTTCAATTGATAGAACTGAGGACGTGATGGGTCAATCAGATATTTCTGCGGAGCTTTCTGCCAGTCAGACGCAGCAGGACCTACGTGGTAGTAGACAGGGTTCGTATGGAAACGAACGAACGGTATCTCAGGCATAAAGATTACTGCCGGATGATATACCGGGTCCACATACTTACCGACGATAGCCTTGACCTGATACGTCACTACCGAAGGCATCCACTGAGGACGTGCTGGGTCGATGTGATACGTTGTCGATGTAGACACATACACAGGCAGTGCAGTATCAGCAGCGTACAGGCCTGGCTGTTTGACGTACTGAGGTCGTGCACCTTCAACGACGACATAAGAGTGATCGACTTTACGGCCAGGCGCAGCAGGAACATGATGCAGGCCAGGCTCAGGACGATACTTACCTTCTGTCTTAGGTGCTACAGCCAGAGTCTGCTTAACGTAACGCGGAGCAGCAATCTCGAATGAATCCCATGCAGCTTCCAAACTAAAGTGCGCATCGAACTCAGGGACAAACGCATCAGCTACTGCCTTACTGCCTTGCGTCATCTCAAACAATGGGAACTCTGCAACAGAGTCCTTTTGTCCGAGTGTTGCTTCGAACAGAGGCATGTCTGTGACTGTGTGCTCTGTGCCTTGAGTCATTTCGAATAGCGGCATGTCCGTGACTGCGTGCTCGGTGCCCTGAGTCATTTCAAACAGATCAAACTCAGTTACACCATTAGAGCCTGCAACTGCTTCCGGTTTCATCAAAGGAGTTGTTTCGACAACATCCTTCTTACCTTCCACCAGCTCAAACAGAGGCATGTCCGTTACTGCTTTCTCTGTGCCTTCCACAAGTTCGAACAGGTCGAAATCGGTAACAACAATATCCGAACGAGCAATAAGATCTGCCATTCGGAAGTTATCAACGAAGTCTTTCTGACCTGTATCAAACGCAGGACCTGCAACAGTTTCCGCATTGAACTCAGGTGCTACGAAGTTTCTGACAAGAGGCTCTGCGAGAACAACAGACGCGTCTTCGAACTCAAACAGGTCAATGTAGTTAGCACTGTCTGTCTTAGTCGCGTACTCAACCTCGATCGAGGTAACGTTCTCCGTATGTGCTGCGACAAAGTGCTGGTCAACGAACTGTGCTGTTTGCTCTCCCCACTCGTAGGTAGGGTCAACCGTCATGTCGTACAGCCAAGGCAGTGGTGCATTGCCCAGCATCAACGTATGCGGCTGATCGTGCGACGGCAGGCCGTAGATTTTCAGCATCGTGTCTGCGCATTCGAATGGACCTACAACGAGTCCTTGATTCTTATACACACCACGTACGTCCAGCTCTTGGACAACACGATTGCCGTCAACATCAAGCAGCAGACCTGCAGGCACTGTGATATACGTCCAAAAGTTATCTGGGATGTTATCAAAGAAAATGTCGCCGCTATCTGTCATGACGTAACGTTCGGCACGTTTTGTCTGTGGCACATCACCCAGCCACACCTTGTCAGCCCACACGTACCATTCGTAGTTGTGCTGCTCTGTGCTGAACTTGACAGTGTACTGAATGTTCTCTGTAGGCGTGAACTCAATCTGAGCCGTACCATTAGCAGGAACAGTTACTGTTTTACCGCCTGACACAAACTTAGCATCGGTGTCAGTGATTGTCAGAACAAGAGCACTGGTGCCTGTATTGCGAATAACATCAGAACGTACAGGCTTACCGATAGGCGCGTATGCCCAGTGACGTCCTACATCCAGCACAGGCTCAACGATGGTATACACACCAAACGAGGAGCTTGTCTTGCCTACTTCAACGCTAATCTTTGTCGTGTTGTTTTGTTGCAGCACTTCGAAGCCAAGCGTCTGACCGTTACGAATAACAGCAGGCTGGGCAGTCTCTACGCCATCAACAAAGATCTTAACACGTTCATCAGTTGCTTCTTCACCATCCACCAGCACTGTGATAGGAACGGTAACGTTGATGCCGCTGATTGTCACATCTTCGGTGCGTGTCCACGTATCGTTCTCAACACCGACAATGTTCTCCCACTTGAAAGCGTTAGGAGTATCATCGATTTTAGTTTCGAACTGATATACGGTGCGACCAATCGCTACAGGGAAAGATGTTCCTGTGATGTAAGCATGAGACAGCGTGACAGTAACTTCATCACCGTTGAACACATGCGTTACAGGCTTATCGCCGACAGTTGCAGATACAGACACACCAGCAGGAGCTGAGATAGCGAGAGGTAAGTCTGGATCTTCTGCCTGAACGGTCAACGTGAAACTAACAGTCGGACCTAGCTCAACACCATCCAGGTTTGGCCAGACAGTGTTGTAGTTGCGATAGTCGATGTGCTTCAGGTTGTTCGTAGGACGCGCTGCGTAATAGAACAGGCGGTCATACTGGTCAGCATCTGTATAAGGCGCATTGAACAGCGACAGCACAGGCCAGCCGTTACGCGTAGACGTAGCAACATCAGAACCACGAAGCGAACTGACAAGAGCATCCGTACCGTTAGTACACATACCCTTAGACATATAGCCTGCATCAGTCCAAGCACCATCTGACCAATAGAACAGTCGATCACCGTTATCATTAGTACGACTACCGTGTCCAGCAAAGGACCAGCGCATCTCTATTGAATTAGGACGGTCTGGGTATGTTTCCGAGCGTGCAACATCATAGCCCACAGCAACAGTCGAACCAGTAGGAAACTGGAACCATAAGACGTCGGCTGGTGGGACATAGCTACCGTTATCAGACACGAAACCTACAAGCTCACCAGATGCAGTGGCGAGCATGTCTGTACCATCAGAGGCGTTGACGTAGAACTTATCCGTCAGTACCTTAGTCTGATTGAAAGACGCATCGAGGTAATGTGCAGCACCGTCGCGGTCAAACACCACATAGCTGTCCGCAGTACCGTTAAGCGCGAAGTTAGCGCGACGATACACAACACGGTTGACCTTATACCCGAGTTCGATAGGGTCTGCCGTAGACGTCAGGGCTTCATCGAGAATATCGATATGACCATCACGGTGGATCAGCACCAGACCTGTACGCTTGCCCGTAGAGTCAAACGTCACATGGTAGTGTGCGAGGTCAACGTCAGTCAGTGCGCTAAAGATCTTCGTGTTAGCCACAGCACCGTTGGTATACAAACAGTACAGAGTTTTGGCTTGGCGATCATACACGAACGACACACGCTTGGTAAGGTCAAACGGTGCGTATGCGAGATCACTGATTTTAACTACAGGCGATTGTTGCAATTCAGCCTGAGTAGGATTGCGTACACCACCACCAATAACAAGACCGTTGTACGTCGGGTTTAGGGACGCACCAAGCGGCATTGCATCAACGCCTTGCGTGAAGAAGCGATAGTCCAGCGTCTTCTTGCGAGGTACGGTGAAGATACGAGAAGCTGAATGAACCAGCATCCAGTTGTCACCGTCTTTGTAATAGACGACTACAGGCTGGGTTGTTGTCTCATCAACAGTGATAGTTGCCTTGAGCGATACTGCATACACAGAACCAGTAGGCGTAATGTCAATCTGAGATGTGTTGTTGCTAAACGTACCACCAGCAACACGAAACGTCAGGACGTCGGTATGACCAGAAATCGTTACGCTATCTGACCACGTAACTGGACCGCTGGCTTGCTCGACTACAGGAATCAATTCAGCCATTGCTTTTCCTCACGATGTAGAAACTAAAAAGGGCGGCCGAAGCCACCCTGTGAGGAATAGGCTTAGGCGCCTGAAGTTGGAGCTGGGTCTGCCGCTTTGTAGCCACGCAGGAAGAAGACACGCATACCGGTGTTGTTCGGACTGTTAGCAGTCAGAGCTTTATAGGTACGCTTCTTCGGCGTAGTGCCATCGCTTTCCATCTCGTTGTACACCTGCACGTCGAGGTCGGTACCGTTCGATACAACGTCAGCAGACGCGTAACCAACAATATCCATCTCGTACGGGTAGCTGTAGCGCTGCGTGTTGAAGCCTGCAGGCAGACGGAAGTCGAAGTGGTTATCCTCAGAGAATGGAACCATCTGATACGGGTTGATAACCGCAGAGCAGTCAGCACTGTGCAGATGCGCAGGAGCTGGAGCAGTCGGCGCATTCACGTCAGACTCACGCACGGTAAAGCGCATAAGCTGGTACGAACCTGGGCTGTACGTGATAGGACGCACTTCGGTGTTGTTGTCCGCAGCGCCGCCACCGTTAACGGTGAACATACAGAACAGAGGAGCTTTACCATCGACAACCACAGTACCATCACTGTTGATAGCACGCTGAACAACGAACCATGCAGCACGGCAGCCATCAGAGTCATGGCCTTCTGCCTGAATGTGAACAGCGAAGCCGTGCTCAGTCAGAGAGATGTGGTAAGTGAACGGCGTAGCTTCCGGGTCAGCGAAGATCAGACTGTCTGGGTTAGTCTGAGTTGGCGTGGTAACGTTCTGTGGGAACGCCATAGTGCCGCTGTAGTAAACGCTGTTTTGGTTAGCGCCAGCAATGCCGCGATGCCAGAAGCATACTTCGGTATCACCAGTTGCACCCTGAGTACCAGTGAAGCGAGCACCAATCTGACCTGAATACTCAGGCATAGAGTTGGAGGTGGTGCCAGTAGTGCCAGTCTTAGACACAGTGCCAGTGTCAGAGATCTGAGTAGGCGAAGCAACATAAAGCTGCGTGCGCTTATCAGTTCCCTTCATGGCAACACGCCATTTCTGCGTAGCAGCCAGCGGGTCAATGGTATCAGTCGCTTCAATTACGAAGGACGACAGGTCGGTAGAAGGCACAGTGGCCGCTGCCGTACCGTTGAAGCTAATCAGCTTAAAGCCATTGGCCAACAAATCATTCAGAATGTCTTTCCACATCTTCAGGTTGTTGGTGTAGCCTGATTTAACAATCAGTTTGTTCATGTTTCAAATCCCCTAAGATTAAGCTGAATCGCCGGCAGCAACAGGAAGCATCAGACGCATACCACGGTTGTCTTTACCGTTAGCGTTCATACCCTGATACACGGTCTTATCAGCAGCTTTCAGCGGGTTCAGTTGTACCTGAGAGCCAGAAGACAGCACGTCGGCAGAGGTGTAGCCCAGCATGTCCAGTGTAGCGAAGTACACGTAACGCTGAGTGTTGATCATCTGCGGGAACAGCACGATAGCGCGGTTACCTTCGGCAATCATAACCTGTTGCATTGGGTTGATGATTGGGCCGCAGTCAGCGCTTGCCTGTACAGCAGACACAGGAACTGTAGCAGCATAGATGCCGTTCTCGATAACAACGTAGCGCTGAATAGATTCAGGCTTCAATGTATCAGGGTCACCAGCCAGACCGCCGCCACATGAGAACACAGCGAACAACGGACTCTGGTCACCAGGCTTAGTGTCACCTTCCTGAACGCCGCGCTGAACAACGAACCACGAGAACGCAGTACCGGTGTTGTCGAAGCCTTCTGCATTCACATGCAATGCTACGCCGTGGTCAGTAACAACCAGATCGTAGGTCAGTGGGTAAGCGGTAATATCAGCGGCCGCATCCATCTTCCAGTCAGCAATCTGATCGATGAAGAAGCTGGTCAGCAAACCAGACTTAGCCATACGACCGACCTGAACTGTAGCAGAACGCATAGCAGCAGTGTAGTCTTCGGCATCAACCTGAAGATCAGGCAGGACGTTGACCGACATCTGTTTGTTTGCGTTATCAGCGGTCAGGATGATGCCCCATTTCTGAGAGGCATACAGCGGGTCTACTGAGGCACTAGCCAGCAGATAGAACGACTTGCCGGTAGGGGTGACAGTAGTGCCAGCCTTACCATCGACAGCGACCAGGGCAAAGCCTGACGTGATCAATTTAGCAACCAAGTCACGGGTCAGTGCTTCCAGACCGATGAGCTTAGTCACATTAGTGTGTTGAATTGCCATATGTCAATCACTCCAATACAAGATAGGTGACAGTGAGTTTAGGTTTTGCAGGGGACGTGCCGATATTCTTCATCCGCCACGAAACAACGTTGGTGTTATCTCGGTTAGCCAAGAAGCTATAACGACGCAGCTTTTTCAAGACAGGGTTACCGTCAGCATCCTCGTCGTAGAATACGCCATCATCTACCAAGAAATTAGCAGTAGAGCGGAATAAATACGGGTTTCTGTCAGAACGATCAGAGGATTCGAACGCAGATAACTCAATGTCGATAGCATTTGTCTCCACGCGTATGAGCATACACGATTTGTTCATCGTCAGGTCGAAGTCAAGTTGTTGGCCAGGCGTTAGATACGCACCAGCTTCGAACTCAACAGTTTTACGCACGCCCTGGTTTTCGTTGCCGCTCATATCAACCCACATCATCGTACCGTTAGCACCAGAGGTGAGGGTCATACCCGCATACTCAGGTTCAGGCACTTGCTTATTGGGGTCGATACCAACAACAGTTAAACCAGTTTCATCTACAGCGGTTACGAACGGAGCATCAAAACGATAGTTCGATCCTCCGAATTTCGCTTCCTCCCATGTTACGTTGTCTGTACCAAGTTGATACATCTTCTTGGTCTCTGTGACGTAACACAACATCCCAGGCTTTTTATTACCTACAGACATTGCGTTACGATCAGCAAGAGTTGGCAGACAGCGCATACCCCCTCGAAGATATTTGTCCTCGAGGAGATATGGGAGAGCTGTAGATGCAGGCACCAAGAACGAAGTCATGTTGACCGGCATCTACTTTCTCCTTTACGCAGTACCTGAGCCTGGGGTAGAAGAACCATAGGTCAGTTTGAACGTATACGCCAGATTATCAAACGGGAAGTCGTTGCGGTAAACAACATAGTCCACGCCGTTAATCTGAACTTCCGCAGGACCTGCAAAGTTGAAGTCGTCAAACTCCAACGCGCCATCCCATGAACCAGCAAAGCCCTGTGCAGACTCCACGAAGTAACCGTAACCCAGAGACTTAGGCCACGCAACGTAGAAGAACACGTTGTTGCTACTTGTACTGGTGTTAGCAGGGCACGTCAGCGTCTGTTGACCGCTAAGCGTCAGCGCATTTTGCAGACCAGAAACGAACTGTGCATCATAGTTCGTAACAGAGGTCACCTTAGTGCGATAGCCGAAGCGAGCACCCAGGTCAGCAACCTGCTCTTTCTTCAACGTCACATCTTTGGTTGCAGTCTTGCTCACACCGTTTTTGGTGTAAACCAGAGTGATTGTGACAACAGCATCAGCAGTCACTTTGTCAGACTTGAGCAAGCCGCCTACAACGCTCAGGCCAGTAGCAGTACCAGACTTAACAGCAACAGACCATACGCTACCACTATCAGCGGTTACGTCAGGCGTGGTGCCATCAGACATAGTAGCAGTACCAGTGTACTGAGTGTTCACGCCGCCGATGATTGAATCACTACCAGTGATAGTAACTGAATCAGGTGTTGCAGGAGCAGGCGTGTTCGTTACAGTCAGGTTCGCAGTTTGCGCTTGGCTGTTATACGAAGCAGTACCAACGATGATCGTCTGTTGCGCGGACGTCACAGTGTTACCAACGATCTTATCCGTGCCGTTAAACGTAAACGCAGTAGAGCTACCGCTTGAACGGCTAACAACAGGAGTCAGGTCAACCGTGCTACCGCCAGAAAGAGTCAGACGCAGAACATAAGTGCCGGTCTCACCTTTGTTGACAGCAGTTGGACCCACCAGCTCGCGCTTAGTGATAGTCTCAGCTTGGTTGATAATCTGAATCGTTTTCTCTGGGGTGTATGCCGTACCATCAACAGTGACGTTAGCAGCACGTAGCGTTGCAGTTTGGTTCTGGCTGATCGTGTTCGCAGGAACATTAACTTTCGTGCGACTTGCGGTCGTGCCAGACAGCAACTGAGCATACGCAGCACCCTGAGGCAGTGTCCACGTTGGGTTAGTAGCGGTGTATTCTACCACAGTGCCAGACAGACGAGTCACACGCACATAATATTCACCAGCAGTACCACCCTCAGTGATCGAGTCAGGACCCACAATGTCTACAGTGCTTACGGTGTCAGTCGGACCAGTTACAGTGAAGCTAACAGTACCAGTCTTCGTCACGCCACCAACAGTTGCAGTAACGTTGATGGTGAACGTCAGACTTCCGTAGAACCCGTTAAGAGCTTTCGTGGTACGAATGCGCCAGCCAGTTGTTCCACCAGCAACGATCTCGAAATACTGAGCAGTCGCAGCAGGCAAGGTGTAGCTGAGTTCCGCACTTGTGCCTTCACGCGTAGAGTTATCGCTGAACGTCAGAGTGCTATGCAGGTCCTTCGCAGTCTGTGCAGCATCGTTGAATGCATACGCAGGCGTAGGAGCAGCAGGCTGAACCGACAGCAGACTGATAACAACCACGTTCTTGATCAACACGGATTTCTGTGCAGTCAAGCCACCAGCAGTCGCACGAATCAATGCAGTGCTATCCTGAGTTACTTCGCCAGCAGTCAACACACCCGTTTGAGCGATTGATGCGAATGCGCTACCCTGAATAACAGACCACGTAGGTGAGGCCACCTGAACTTCACTTCCATCACTGTAGATTGACCATGCAGTGTATGGGCTGGTGGAGTTCTCGTTCATCTGATCTGCGCCACGCACTTCCAGACTAACAACAGTCGGTGGATTACCAACGATTGATACAGGCAGCGTTGCAGTCTTCGTAATACCGTTTTCAGTATACGAGGCGTAGATGGTCACGCTGGACGTAGCAACAGGAACAGCACCAACAGTCAACGTTGAGTTATCGAATGTAGCGTACTGGTTAGTCGCTTGCAGACGGAACTCATTCGGGCTAACTGTTTCGGTATGACCATCAGAGTAAGTAGCGAGCACGGTGTAACCCGTCTGCGTCTTTTCTTGCACTGACGATGGACCGATAATCTGAATCTTCGTCAGGTCAACTACAGGCACCACGTTAACGACAGTCAGATTGAGCGTAGCGTTGACCGTGTGCGTACCTTCTTTGTAAGAAGCGGACAGCACGACAGGAACGTCAGCAGTCACAGTACCAGCAGTAACGGTCTTGTTGACGATGGTCACAATATCCAGACGGTCAGCAGTAAACGTCAGAGGGTCAACGGTACGCGTGTGACCATCAGAGTAAGTTGCGAGGAACGTGTAGTTCGCGCTCTCACCGCTGCGAATCGTGTTCGCACCCTGAATCGCCAGAGCAGTAACGAAGATTTCTTCTGCTTCATGGATGATTGTGATAGGCTTGGTGCCTGTAATCGTCTGCGAGCCTGACGTGTAACTTGCATTCAGAGTAACAGCGCGATCTTGTGCTGTCTCTTTGCGTGCAGTAACGACATTGGCATCGATAGCGGTGTAGGTAGCAGGAGAAGCTGTGAATGAATTGGCTGTTACCATTTCAGTGTCACCGTTCGACCAAGTTACCTTGAACGTGTACGAGGCAGAAGCCTGCGACGCGATGGTATCTTGTCCGAGAATCTCCAGCTTAGTCATCACCTGCGCCTTGACTGTTACGTCTTTGGTTGCTGTGAAGTCTACGCCGTTATAGGTGTACGTTGCAGTCAGAGTAGAAACGGTATCAGTCGCAACTTTCTGCGCGGTACCCACCAGACCAACAAGCGACAGCACATCCGTTTTAGATGAGGTGAAGTTGTTAGGCTGGACAGTTGCAACAGCGCCTGACTTATAGCGAGCAGTCACGCTATAGGTTTCTTTCTGCTTGTACAACAGGCTGTTAGAACCAATGATGGCGATAGATACCAGCTCATCATTTGGGATGAATGCGTTCTTGATCAGCAGGTCGTAAGTAGCTGTTACTGTATTACCGTACACAGGGTCAATCTTGGTCGCAGTCACTTTGAGAACTACGTCAGCAGACAAATCAGGCGCGGTAACAGTACCGTCTTCTGAGATAGTCACACCGATAACGTTCTCTTGAATCGTCCACACAACACCAGTAGGATTGTGCTCGATACGGTCAGACCATTCAGCGTCGATAGCCAGCTTAACACTAGAGTTATCTGACATGTACGAAGCTGAACCAGGCAGGCTGATACGCAGATTCATTAAGTGAGGAGATTCCCACTCAACGTTATCTGATACAGGCTTAATCCACTTACCAATGTATTTGTTCGCATTGGCTGGGTCCTGATCAACGATTGCCAGAACATAACCAGGCTGCGGCTGATTCGAAGAAGCTACCTCAACAAACGCTGAGGAGTTCAGACGAATCATCGTGCGAGGATAGTCTGGGTGATCGTGATTGGTCGGATAACGTGGGTCTGACATACGTGGGTCAGAGCCAGATACCGCAATCGGGTCTTCTGCATCAGCAGGGTCCGTCTTCGTCTGTACACTACCGATACGATTCGTAGTAGCGTGAGGGATTTCGAGATCCCCTTCTTCGATGCCCAGGTCACCAGCATTCTCCACAACGCGTCGGAAGAACTGCTTAGAGTTGAACAGCGAAGCGTAGTCAGGAACGGACACCCAAGAACCACGGTGGTTGCCGTCAGACACATGGCTGGTGCGGCGCAGCACATACTGATACTGTGGGCTGCCTGAGTTAGCATCAATCCAAATCAGATTGTATGGCTTCTCAGAGAATGACGGCTCTGTCAGAGACACTACAACTTGATACACATCGGTCTGATCGTTCGCATTAGGACGAAACAGGAACGTGATTGGGTTGCGTGGAGTCAGGCCGCGAGTACGGGCCAAAGCGATGTACTGCTTGGCGAATCCGTCAATGGTGGTCACACTCATGCTTTTTTCTCCAGAATATCGGTCGCAAGCAATTGACCATATGAAGCCTTAACTGTCGAATCAGCAACAAACGTAGAACCATTCTGACCGACGGTAGCATCCATGTTGACTTTATCCTGCACGGTCTTCACTTCGACCAGAGGCTTCTCTGGGTGCATCTCATCATGAGGCAGAGGTGTACGCTTGTCAGTATTGCGTGGGTCAGAGACAGCAACAAACGTTGGACGACCAACAGAAGCAGGCTCAGTTGTGAGACGAGCAATACCATACTCATCCACAGCAGCATTAGGAATATCTGCGCCGCCTTCAAGGTCAGCCGGATCGTAATACTGCGGTGCCCAGAACGAGTTGAAGTTCTTCACTTCTTCCCACGTGTTCTGATAACCACCAGACGGTTGCTTGTTCTTACGCGCAATGAACTTGCGGTAGAAGGCGCTGTTAACATCCATGCACAGCCAGACGACATTCATCGGCAACACAACGCCAACAGGCTCTTGCGAGGCAACAATGTGCGTGCAGCTAATGTTGAGTGTTGGGTTAATCTGACGCACGATTTGGTCTTTCGTCGTATCGTCAGCGAAACCAGTAACGGCCAACAGAGCAGCGGCCAGATCATTCAGTGTAGTCATAACCGCTCCATTAGTTGGAAGGTGAGGCGAGTTCGGACTCACGCACTTTACGCCATTGAAGCGTGTTGTCTTCAAGCACCATAATCTGGTTAACTTGAGGTACGTTCTGGTCCTTAATCGGAACAAACTCTTCGCCGTAGCTACCGTTGATACTGATCATGGTGGCAGGCTTCTCGGGGTGCGTGTGATCTTTCGGGTCACGGTTATTCGTCAGTGTTTCATCACCTTCGAGGATAACACGAGATTCAGCTTCTGGATAAGACAGATAGCCGACACCGCGAGTAAGAGAAGTGGCCAGAGGAGGCAGCGACTGGTTAATGACTTTGAGATCATCTGGGTCATATTGCTGGTCAGTCATTGCATCTTCATAGAAGTACAGCTGGGTCCATACGTCTTTGTACGGATCGATTGGGTCTTTCACTGTACGCTTGAAAGCAGTACGGAAAGTGGAAGACTCTGGGTCCAAGTCAATCCAGATACCATTGACAGGCAGGACCACATAACGCGGAATCGCATACGAGCAGTAGAACAACAGACCTAACTGCGAACCGTCTTTGGGTAGACGAAACATGATTGGGTTTTTGTTCTGCTGGTGGATATTCGTAAGCAACTCAACGTTACTGATGAACTGTTCAAGTTTCAGTTCCATTGTGTTCTCCGTGTAACCATAAGCGGTGATTAAAATTATACAGGGTCGCCGGACTTGTTGCTGGTACTGCCGTATTTAATACGGAATACATAATCGAGGCTGTCGAATGGGAAGTCGTTACGATAAACGACATAATCATAACCGCCTAAAGATACTTCGGCTGCGCCTTCAAAGTTGAAGTCGTCGAACTCCATTGCACCATCCCACGAGCCTGTAAAGCCTTGTGCTGTCTCTTGGAAGAACCCATACATGAGACGCTTAGGCCAAGCAACGTAGAAGAAGCGTTTGTTGTCAGACGTCGATTCATCTGGAGGGCACGTAATGAGCTGGTCGCCTGTCTCTGTGAGAGTAGCGAGCGTAAGCGATCGGAAGAATGCGTCATCGTAATCGGTAAGTGACATAACTTTGTCATGAATACCGAAGCGAGGGCCGTACTCACCGCTGAACGGAACGGAGACATGCACTGTGTTTGAGACACGCAGTGGCGTATCTGTATTGCCATACACCTTAGCAGTCAATCGATGTTCGCCTGTATCAAGCGTCAGGTCCGGTGCGAGTAGCCGAGAAGCGCCCGAACTTGTGTACAGGACCTTACCGTTCTGATCTTCGATTGTTGTTTTGGTGACGCCCGTAGTGTTGTCATTAGAAATGGTTGACTGCATAGAGTACGCACGAGGGAGCGCAATATAATCCATGCTGTTACCAACGGCCAAAATGAACATATGACCTCACAATACGAAAAAGGAGGACCGAAGCCCTCCCTTATGATTACAGACTCAGACTGGTGGAGGTGCTGCCTGATGGGTTGATGTTGAAACGATAGATCAGACGCTTAGTGGTACGCGTCGGGTCAAGAACAATATCCAGAATCAGGTCGCCATTAGCGATTGTCTGATTGGTGTTGTTCGTATCGTCACACACAACTTGATAGCCACGAGAACCAGAGCTACCACCACGCAAGCCACGAGCCAGTTTGATCTCTTCGAGGAACTTCTCGACCATCGCTTTAAGCTGCTCACGCAACACGTTATCGTTGGGATCAAACAGGCCAGTACGCGCTGAACGAGAACACACTTCAAGCACATAGCCAACCATACGCTGAATCTGAATCTGCTGGAAGGCAGAACTCTGATTGTACAGCGTACTCGCTTCCCACACTGCAAAGCCACCGCCACTAATATCAGGCAGCTTGCGGATGTAGTTGACCTGCTCACGGGTCAGCGCATCACGGTCGTCCTGATCATACTTCTGAGTAAGAGCAAGAATGTTCAGTGGACTTGATGCAGTGATACCAGCAGGTGCGAACCAGCTACCGCGATTGTTATCAGTGTACGCGAACACAGCACAGATCTGACCAACACAAGCCACCAGCAAGTAGCGACCAGTGTCTTCGTCGAAGATCTTAATGTCAGGTGTATACAGTGCCATATTGGTATCGTTCAGGTTCAGCGTCTGGCGGCGATAACGAATCGCTTTAGATACTGACTGCTCCGAAGTAGGAATACCACAGATAACAAAGCAGTTGATGTGGGCAGCAGCGGCAGCTTTCATGCCACGATGCACGATGTAGTCCTGGATAGGGCTAAGCAGCAACGTAACGCGAATCTCTTCAGGGTCACCGAAGTAATCCTGATAAGCAGCAGCCAGCTGGTCGGAGGTAACAGTATCACCGTCAGCACCACCTTTGAAGAAGATGAAGTCTGAGCCGAAGAAACTGATATCCGTAGTGAAGTACGGGTTACGGATGAAACGATAGTTGGAGCTTTCGTTTTCCATAACTGTATCAAGGCGGTACTGACGATCAAACTCATCGGAGTAATCGTACAGGCTTGCCTGATAGCTGTTTACAGGGTTAGACCCGTTGATGTAGTTCTCGTACTCGTCGATGTAGAACAGTTTGCTGTTATACTTCGTACGGTCGTCAAACGCAGACAGGCCTTTAGGCACGGCAGAACGAATCTGGAGCGCCATGTTGTTGTTCCAGTCACCTGGGTTTTCCAGACAGATGTAGCCGATGATGTTATCATTCAGCGGGTCAGTCGGCAGGAAGCCCAATTGAGCTGGGTCGTCAACGCCAACAACGTTACCGTCTGCGTCAGTGTATGGAGTTACACGAACAACAGGCTGCAATGCAGTTGGGTCGTCAACAGTCAGCACACCAACAGCATACTTGGCGTTCTTAGTGATACGCACATAGGTAAGCTGGTTGGTTTGCTCTGAAACAGGAAGAGCCAGATACAGGCCTAGACCGTATTTTGGATCTTTGGAACCGAAAGTGTTTTTCAACACGTCTTTACTGCGAACAGAAACACGCTGGTTAACAGGGCCACGAGAAGCCTGTCCAACGATGCCTACTACTGCTGTAGATAAAGACGTTGCACCAACGGAGAGATCCTTGACACCAGTGTAGACACCAGCAGAGGGATGCGTTGAGTTAACGGGCATGATTTATCTCCTTTTAAGACTGGTAGAAATTATCGTCAATTAGGAGATAAATGCAAAAAGGGCAGCCGAAGCCACCCTTTAGGTTAACATGCACAGCTTGCTTGTTCGTGATCGAATTTGACATTCAGATCAATGGTCGGATAAGCAGCCACAAACTCTTCCAGACTTACGTTAAAGCCTGCGGCATTCGCATGACCATCACCGCCATGCAGACGCGCTGTATGTTTCGCAGAACCCGACTCAGCACCTGTTTTGAAATAACCACTACGCACTGAAATATACACACGGTCTTTGTTCTCACCGCCGAGACGCGGCATAATAACTGTGTGGAAGCGATTGTGGTTTTCGTAGACGTAGGCAGCGAGTTGAGAACCGATACCACGACCAGCAGGAACAACAACGTGAGGTCCGTGACAGATCTCATTAGCTTCTGAGAAGAACGCGTGTTCATTCAAATGCTCTTGGAACTTCTGCTCACGGTTTTCAGCACGTTTCTGGCCCAGAGTAATGATCTGCTCAATGTCACCGTGAACCAGAACATCGATAGCACGTTCAACAGTGCTTGGCGTGCTCACGTACAACACACCGTGCGGTTCCACCTTCTTAAACGTTTCCGGTGCGTGACCGTCGTAGAAGAAGAACGCACGTTTGTTCTGGCGCTGCCACGTATCGTAATCAGACACCAACTGAGCCATGCGAATGACGTTGTTAGCGCTACGACCAGATAGCGACTGGAAGCGAGAGATATGATGGAAGTAGGCAAGCAGTGCACCACTACCACCAGCAGTGAAAGTAAGCTGTAGAGGCTGTGCACCAATGCGGCGACACTCTTCGGCATACAGTTCATGCGAACGGCAGTTGTGGTGGTCAAGCACAACAAAGTTGGCTTGATAGCGCTGCGTCAACACAGCCATCTGGCGTTCGGTCAATGAGAAGTCAACGATGATGATCTCTTTGTACAGAGCGTCAACGTCTTTGTCTGATTGTCGAACTCCTACCATGTCTTCGATAGCTGTACCATCAGCAAGAGCAATAGGTGCATTGTCTTTTGCGTAATGGGCAGGCAGGTAATGGATGTCGTCAGTCGAACGCGCTAGTGCGGTGATGGCTGCTGCGAAAGAACCATCCGCACATCCTTGATGATAAATCACAAGTGTAGTCATTGCTTATGCCCAATGAGTAAAGGAAGATTGTTCAGGCGGGTTGGTGATTTTGTTCACCATTTCCTGAAGGCCCGCAATTGTTGCGTCTAAGCCCATCTGGTACTGCTTATGTGCAGTATCAAGACCGTACCGCATTGCCACACAGTACAACTGCCATTCGTCAGAGGACTGGAGCATGGCAATCTTTTTGCGGTAAGCATCACGCTTCTGGCGAGCACGCAACAGACGCTGCATCAAATTAAGATTTGAGACAATTCCAGTCAGCTTCTCTAACAACTGCTCCAGACCTTCGAGGTCATCAACCATCAACTTGAGTTTAGCATCAAGGAAGATTGCTTGACGCTCCGCGCGTTGATCTACGGAGAGATTGCGGCAGCGGTCTGGATGAGTCAGCTTAGCGATCTTGCGATAGACCTGCTTGCATTTGATTTGCAGTAGTGTCGCTTCGACTTCACCTGCATTCATACCATCTCTGGTAGCTTCGTCGTCATCTTCTACGACAAAGTTTTCTTCCATCTCTTTGCGCAGTTCTTCCGCAGCCAGCTTGTCTTCCAGATCATCTGATTCATCCAGATTGATTTGGTGCGCTTCAAGGATAGCAGTCAGACGGTTTACTTCCGCGATACGATCACGGTTAAACTCGTTCAGCTTGTTGATGCAGTTCGTGCAGCGGTCGCGGTCAGCAGTGAAGCGAAGTTCAAGAGCATCGGCTTCGGCCTTGACGTCTTCGAGAGTTTCGTCAGCTTCTGCCTGTTCGAATGCCTGTTGATCTTCGTACTCTGCCAGCTCAGTAGAACCGTGAACAATCAGGCCGTGTTCAGCCACAACAACCAGTTCAGTTCCTGTCATGGGCGAGTAAGCTCCGAGATAGGTTTGGCTAAGAGTTCTGTAATGCGTGCCGGGCACTCAGGGTTACGCTTCAAGTTCTTGTGCAACCACTGCAAGTTACCGCCTGACGCAGATACTTCGCTACGGAACGCAGGAAGTTTCAGTACAGCGCCGTGCTTGTTCAGCAACGCATTCAGTTCTTTCAGTAACATCGTTTATCCTTAAAGAGATGAGGTCATTAAATCGAGAAGGTTTGAGACTACATGAGCAGGACCAATTGAGATACCCGCTTGCACGGGCAGATGAACACGACGAGTAAACAACTCCATCGGGTCTGGGCCACCGCCAGTCACTACGATACGAGGTATCTTTGGAAACATCTCAAGGATATCACGCAGTCTTTCAATTTTATAGCTGGTGCTGTCTATCGTCACGTTCGATATGATCAGCATTGACGGTCGCTTGCTTTTGAGTTGTTCATAGTCGAAGCGATCACCATACAGCGTAACCCAACGCGGCTTCAAGGCTGTTGTCTCTGAATCTTCAACAGCCGCATGGAAGATAGATAACGCCGCCATCTTCGCACGGTAGTCTGACGGGAAGCTACTGATAACCGTGATGCGTGGGTCAAGGCCAAACGGACTTTCAATCATCTTTGCAAGATGCGTCATCTGCTTGGTCTTTGAAAAAATCTTGCCTTTAAAGTAAGGCGACATTGGCTTAAAATCTTGTGAGGCTTCGACCACATCGAATGTCTCACGTTTGCCGAAAAGAAGCTGAGGGTCAACTCCCAGCGTCTGCATCTGCTTTGCTACTGCGGGTTCAAAGTCAAAAGTTAACACAATACCCTCCATTGTTCTTATCGGGTATTTACAGTTTCTGCGGCACACGCTGCCATACGGCGAACTTCACGTTCAATGCGCATTCTTCAAGCTCAGCCTCACGTCTAGGCTCGTACTTAGGTGCGTATTGCTGTAGGTGCACAGGACGCTCTACTGAGGCAAGACTGAATACACGTATCGGGTTCGTCACCTGAGAGTACGAATAGTCTTCAATGATAACGAGATTTTCGATGCGGAGAACACCAGAAACTTCAAACACTTCAGGCAAGGTGCTGGGTTCGATTACTGTCCCCATAACCTTTTCTTGATAGTCAACAAGTGCCTTAATTAAAGCACGACCAACACTAGTAGACAGTGTAAGATTATACTCTGTGCGGAATTCCATGGTGTTCTCCTCAGTATTACATCAGCGCCAGAGTCGGGTCGACGTAGGTGTATTGAAACACTACGTTCCAGCCCGATGGCGTGTTTCTGTTTGGGTGATAGCGATAGCCATACACCATGATAATGCCTTTCACTTTGTCTGGGTCTTCGAGAGTAGGATTGTATTCAACGTAAGACGGTTCCAGTTTGAGTGCGTCGGCGATATTGATTGCCCAGTCGTCTAAGTCGTAAGGACTGTCCGGCACTGGCCATGAATACGAATACTTAGGCCAGTGCTCAGCCTGCATATCGGTATCTTTTGAAATCCAATCCAGATGGCGGTAACCCATACGAAGGGCGACAGCATGAATCAGGCCTCGGTTGTTCATGTAGCTTTGAAGCTGCTTGACAGTAAGCATGGAAGTTCTCCATCAGGTAAAAGACAACAGGCACCGAAGTGCCCGTCAGAATCTCAGCGAGATGGCTTAAATTACTTACTAAGTCCGCGCAGCAGGATAGTTGCTGTTTTAACGAATTGCTTGCGCTTATCGTCAGGCAGTTTGGCATACTCACGCAGCAGGTCCTGCACTTCTTTTTCGTTCCCGACGTAACTATCAGTACCGCGATCACCTTCGATACCATCAATGCCTTTCAGCACATTGGTCTTAGTGACACGCATCTTGAAGGTAGCGCGAACAACATCACAGGCACGCGTCCTATCAGGAGTGGTGCTGATAGTGGAAATGTCGTAGATTGCCTGCACAGAAAAACCTTCAGGATAAGCAGCGAACACTTCTGCCAGATCGATATGAGCCATGTTATTAGGAGCTGGAATTTTAGCTTCCATACTAACAGTGAACGTCTCGCCGTCTTCGGTACTGTTGTTACCATCGAAGGCGATTTTACCATCCTGTCGCATAGTGTATGCAATCAGTTGATACAGTGGATCAACTAAACTCATCAGAATCTCCTCATGCCCAAGTTGGACGGTTGTCCTTTAACAGGGGCTTCTGGTTCAAAAAAGTCAGGCAGTTCAGCATCGAGCGCTTCTCCTCTCGATATGACTCCCATCCAGTTACGCAGTTTCTTCGGCGTGCGTTTGGCTTTCGCATAACCAAACTTCCAACAGAACTTCAATACACCCCGCGCGAAGCCCATCGACTTCTCCATCTTAGGATCGATGAAGACACGAATCACAGGCGTGCGCTTGTTATCCATCGGCGTAAGAATACGACACGACTCCTGTTTCCAGTTCGGTTCGTTGTTCATCGGCATGATGTAATACAACGTATCCCAACGAGGAACGTTCAGGCCGCGCTGCATCAGCTTACGCATACCTACCACACAACGAATCTTACCAGCACGCGCATCATCGATAATCGGCTTACGGCGCTTCGCTTCTTTAGCTCCGCCTAAGAACACAGCCGCCACTTCTTCCATGTAGTGTTCGTTGATACGCTGCACAAGCCGTCGTGCCTGATCGGTAAAGTTGATTGGGATAGCAAGAGAGCGACCCGCATCAAGATCTCGAATAATCCACTCAAAGATCTTATCGTTACGATCAGGGTGGTTGGCAAGGAACTTACAGAAGTTCGTCCAACCCGCTTTGCCTGTGAACTTGTTGTTGCTTTGCACCTTCTTCGACGTTTTATGAATCGTCACTTTAGGCACAAGCTCCTCAACAAACGCTTCGGCAATCACAGGACCGAAGATTGATTCAATCAAATAGTGACGACCGTCTTTACGCTTCGGCGTTGCTGTCAGACCAAATCGATACTTCATTTTAAGAGACGCCAGCACACGGCTGTAACAGCTTGCGTTACCAGCATGGCACTCATCGACAAACAGCGTACCGTAGTTCTCGTTCAACAACTTGAGTCGCTTCTTCGAGTTCTTACTGTCGCTAATCAATGACTGATAGGTCACCAGAATGATCTGGAAGTTCTTATAGTCATCGAGTGTCTTTGGAAAACCATACAACTTCTTGCCGTACTTTTCTTCAAGCTCAGGCAAGTTCGTCATCTGCTGGATAGTCTCTAAGAAACCATCAAGGAAGTCTTTCTGGTCAGCCATGATAACTGTACGGAAACCCGAATGACATGCACCCGCAGTACCGATAACAGTCTTACCAGAACGTGGAGGTGCTTTGAACACACCACACAGTTCATCGAACATATCCGCGAACGGTTGCTCTTGGTACTCACGCAGCTTACCTGTGAACTTCACTTTATAATCGTACGGCACACGACTCGTACCGTTAACGAACTTCACCTCGCTCAGACTAAGACCAGCAGTCTTTTCGAAGCGGTGCATCTCACCGTACGGGATCGAAACGTAGCGCTTACCCTTAATCTCAGAGTATTTGGCAAGGACGGTAATATCAATCAGGCCACCACGAGAACACGAACGGCATTCTTCTGATGGTCGAATTGAACGAAACTCACAGCCCTTACACGCAGCATTATCGAACTCGTAGTGAGTCATCTTCTTTATGATGTTATCGGCATCAACGGCCTTAACAGGAATGTGCAGACGACTATCGACCAGTACTTTTGCGGTCACATCTATTTCCTTGAGTTCGGTAGACCGTACTCACGCTGATTGATGATGTTCAGAGTATCGACAAGCGCACGATAAGCAAACCCGCACTTGTCAATGTCCTTGATATAGAGGTCAAGCTCTGCGACCACCGTTTCGAGATTATCAGCGTAGCGGTAGTATTCCACCATTACGTTTCTGACACAGCGCTCACGTTCTTTCGCAGCACCTACGGCTTTCAAGTCTTTGGCATACGTAACCGAAGCATAATCTTGAAAACGTTCCAGCATATCATTTAACAGTTTTGAGGCTGAATGAATGGTGGTCAGTATCTCGGTCATGCGGCTACGATAAGCCTGGTCTTGAATTATCGACTCAGCCACTTTGCTTAGCGCGTTAGTATCAGAGATATTCAACGTTCTGATCTTACGCATCTTAAACAGTTTGCGAGCTTCTTCTTGGTACTCAGCCAGAGGCAACTGGAACAAGTCGTTGGTTTTGAAAATGTCGCGGACTTTTTTGTAGCGCTTATCGTCCTTAATCTTTAGGCGAATGCGTTTTAGATCGTCCATCAATCACCTTTATCAGTAACGAGCAGCGGACTTTCAGGTGTCTTGTGCGGCATAGCAAAGAAGCTGCCGTGATCATCACGATACACGAGCAAGCCACCAGACGGACCTTCAGTCGGGCATGTAAAGTTAAACAAACGTTCAAGCGGAGGCATGTAGCCTACAGACACAGCATTGAACGTACACCACTTGGCAGATACTTCAATCAGTGAACCGACAACTGTTTCAGCGAGGCGCAGATACGATTGACGGAAGTGATAGCTGTGCTCGATTGGAGACGCGCTATCAATCACTAACTCATTGCCGTACACTGCTTTATAGATCAGGCAGAAGCGACGGCGACCACGAGGTGCATTCGGTATTTCATACAGCACATCATGTATGATGGAAGAAACGTCCCCAACGAGAACGTTTCTTTTGACAGCAAGGCTGATCATTGAGGCAGATAACCGAAGTACAACAGGCTGTGCGTGTCGAACTTGTAGTTAAGGCTGAACGCCGTTAACTTGTTGATGTTCGCACCGTGGAAACCCATCGCGTGTTTTTCTTCGCGTCCGATAGACTTCAACAGCTCACGCATGATACGCAGATCGAGGTGCGTGCTCAGTTCGCGTTCAACAGGCTTGGCCAGTGACATACTGTCCTGCACGTTACCTGCATCAGTACCAAACTTGAACTTGATCTCTTTCTTCTTCAAGATGATCTTTGCACTGGTGTTACCCTTCTTCTCAATCAACGTCGAGATGTTGGTGAACGGTGCAGACAGGTCACCTTTGACAACAACGCCAATCAACGGCTTGCCGAGTTGCACCAGCATGTTATCCATGTAACGGTAATCTTCATCACTTGCCTGAATCGGAGGCAGCGTCAAAACGAATGAATCAGACTCAGCAGCAAACGAACTACTGTCAACGTGGAACGTTACCTTCTCTTCACCACAGAAGCGGTAAACGAGGTCGAACATCGCACCTGTCAGACTGAAACGGAACGGCTCTGCTTTCTTTTTCAGATCGCAAGTATAACGAGAAGACGTCCAGTGACCCGGACTTTGAATCTTCATCGATTTACCATCACACACAACACGACAGATAATGGTCTGGTTAGTGATCGTATCTTTCATGCTAGTCAGACGCACACCCTGAGTCATTGCGTCGATTACTTCACGCGACATAGGATGACCGCCGGAGATGTGGTGCTTGAGACCCTGCTCAACCATCGGGATCTGTTCGTCAGACAGAGGACGGATTTTGAAATCAGCTTTGTACTTACCGTTCTGCTCTGCGATAGCAACTTGCTTACCATCAAACGTCAAGGTCAATTCTTTACGCTTGGTGATCAGACCGTTCAGGCTGTTCGGGTCGATGTTGAACACCGTATCAGTGTCAGCAGTTGCGCCAGGTACCTGATAAGCAACGAACGTATCAGGTGTACGGCCCAGAACGAAAACATCCGACTTGTAGGTTACGATCAGATGGATGTGCGTCAGCTTATCATCTGATTCAGAGAAACGAGTAACGCTATCAACACGCTTTAAAATGTCAGACAACAACGTGCCTGTAAGCGTAATGTTGCAGGACTTTGATGGTTTTTTAGGAAGTCGGCAGGTCTTCATTTTTGTCCTCTAAAACAAATTGGAGAATACCCTCAATGTTTACAGCTTTCAGTTGCTGTCCTGTCTGCATCAACAGACCATTGAGCACGCCGAGTAAATCAGCGCTGTGGCAATTGGGTGCAATCTGATGAACGAAAATATCGTCAGGGATATCACCAGGATTAAGCTGCCAAGCAGTACGCAAGGCAGCTCCCATGAATGACGGTCGTTCCACCAGTTGCTTGTTCAGAAACGAACAAACATCTTCGGCGCTCAACATCATTTCTTCGTAATCCTCTTGACTGCGTTCTTGAGGAGACTGCGGCTGATTTTGATTTTCTTCTTCGCATCACCAGCAGCTGCGGCAGCTTTCTTAGCCTTCTCTTCGGCTTCGTATGCTTCCCACTGCTTGATGTTCTTCGGAAGTTCTTTCTTCCACAGATCAATGTTCTTCTGATCTTTCTTGGTCAGAGGATTCACTTTGCCCATAGAACGAATCTTGATGCCATTAGCCCACAGTTGCTTCTGCATCCACGTGGACATGAGATGGTACTGGTCTTCCATGATGCTATCAAGTTTCTTATCGACGTCGAGATCAGCTTCGCCCAACTCATCACGCTTCTGCTCAAGGCCAGCACGAATATGCTTCCTGAGTTGTTCGTAAGAGAAGTCCCAGCCTTCAACATCTTTCTCTGATGCACCGATCTCAAAGTCGATCTCAGGGACAGATGTGAACTCAAACCCTGGATGACGTTTCTGTACAAGTTCGACCACTGCACTTGTCATGGCACGCTCAATCATATCAAGCGCGAGGAAAATCCAATCGTAGTGACAGTCAACGGTCAAGGAGTCATGCACCGATACGTTCATATCAAAGTCAGGATAGACACCGTTTGCTTTCCAGTACTCAAACTTCATGCGGTCCAGAATACGAATCGCACTCATCATCAAGTCAGAACCAAAGCCCTGAACGGGACTGTTTACCGCACGACGGTTACATGCTGCATGAACCATGTTCGCGTCTTTGTGCGACTCAGGTAACATGAAGCCCCACAGGTAACGACGACGACCAACAGGCGATTCAACGAAGAAGTTCTGATGAGCAAAACTCTGAATCTTATCAAACCACTTCAAGCCAACAGGGAAGCGTTTAAGGAACTTGCCTTTGATCTCTTCGATCTCACCAACTTCACGTCCAGTTGACTTCGCAAGACCTTTGTTACCCTGCTGGTAGATCAGTCCGAAGATTACTGTCTTAACCGCGTTACGTACGGACTTTGTTACGTCCATTACGTTTGGAATACCGAAGAAGTATGCGGCGTTAATCTTATGCACGTCACCTTCTGCTTCTACGCGGTGCTTAATCCACGGGTCAGGCACGGTACGATAACGATGACGCAACTCACGACCTTGTTCGAATACGTCTGCTACACCTTGGTCACCCGAGATGATTGACCAACCTCTAACTTCGTGCGCCGAGTAGTCGACCTTGATTAACAGGCGATTCTTACGCGCAATCAGAATACGTTTGATCAACTTACCCATCTCGCTACGACTCGGAACCTGTTGCAAGTTCGGGTCAGATGCAGATGTACGACCTGTCACAACTTTTAGATAGCTGTACGTTGGTCGAATCGAACGGTCATGCTTGAAGTCCTCACTCTCGCCCCACAGCTTCAACAGGCTGTTAACGTAGGCGTTCTTGAGTTTGTACGCTTTACCTAACTTGGTATACAGCGAGACAAGAGGAAGTTCTTTGTACGCCTCTTGGAAGTCTTTATCGAGCTTCGCAGACTTCTTACCGTTATCACGGAGTTGCTCGCCTTCCTTGAGAGGTTTCAGGCGCATCACATCGATGAACAGGATTTGCTTATGCTCCTGCTTCGACATATCGAACTTCGTGACCTCGACTTTGCCCATAAGACCCATCTTAGGAACATTGTCGTCTCTGCATATCACGGCGTTCGCTGCTTTAACTTCAGGACTCGACATGAACTCGCGTTCAACGTTTCGAATCTCTTCATTGATTGGACTGTTTGGCAAGTTGAGCTTAAACAGGTAATCAATGTCGGCACCAGCGCCTGTTGTCTCCAAGACACTGAACGCATGAATCTGGTCGGAGATTTGCTCACCCACCAGCGACTCATACTTCGTGTACTTGCTATCGACGCCACGCTTAATCTGCGACAGATAGATACGGAACGGAACGATAACGTCAAGGCCCGCATACTCCTGTACAGCTTCGTCAAGGTCAGAGTCGGCGATTGTCGCACGCATCTCTTTACCAAACGATACTTCGTGATAAACAGTCGTACCGTACTGCATTGCAAGGTTGGCTAAGTTGTAGTAACCTTGGCCAGTAACGGTCAACAGCGATTTCGCGTTTTCATCGTTACCAAACTCACCCGCTTGAATATCCCAGACGTCAGCGCAATAACTACGAATGCCAAAGTTGGAACGCATTACGTTCAGGTCAAACTTCGCATTCGTATAGATCTGAACCTTGTTGTCGTTGTCTTCGAAGTAGTCACGGAACATATCACTAATTCGACGCAACTCTTTACCGCTGAACGGACTGTCTCTGTGATAGATTGGAATCACATAGGCTGTCTCACCGTCGCACGACAACTGCACGGTCTGAATCTTGTTTTTGATTCGATTCAGGTTCTCGGTTTCGGTATCGACTGCGACCAGCTTAGCACGCTTCATCTTTTTCAAGATCTTCTCAAGCTGCTTAACTTTGGTCACATACACCAGCTTCCAGTTGCGATCTTTACCGCAGGTCACTGGCTTGATCGCATAGCGCATACCCTTGTTGAGCCACGGCAACATCCAACGTGCCATGTAACCCAGAGTATACGACGATGCGTTTATCACAGCAGGGTTCAGGACTGTGTGATAACTGACGTTCGGCAGATGAATGAAGCTATGCTTCTTGCCATCGTGCTTGAGCTTGGTGGGTATCTCAACTCCGTACCAGTGCTCATAGTGTTCTTTTGAATACTGAATCCTTTCATTGTTGAGCGCCTTGAACGGAGCTTTACCAAAAGTCAGAACGTAGTCTGGCTTGTAGTCAACAATCAGATCACGAATACGATCAGCGAATGCTTGGTCAGCATCTTCCTTGTACTGCTCAGACTTATCATACGTCTTGAACATGTTGTAGCTAACAACGAGGAAGTTCCAATCGTCTAACGTGGTCTTTGTCGGGAACACGTCTTCGAGATACTGAATCTGATTCAAGAACAAATCGCCTTCTGTGCTGCTAAAGATCTTACCATTACGCAGGTCTTCAGTTGGCATGTGATCGAGGACAAGTAGTGCTTTACCGCCTTTGGCGCTTTTACTAACGCCTTTTAAAATACGAACCCCGTCATAAGTCTGCACGTCGGCAAACTGTTCAGGTGGATCGAAGTCAAGAGCAACGTGCTTGATTTTCACCATCTAGTCCTATCAGAGTGTGTAACACAATATGATGGCTGTTATTTACAGATTTAGAAACGAGAAAGGGCAGCCGAAGCCACCCTTTGTGTTTTTATTTACATGCTTTGATTGCATCAGTGATAAGGTACTGCATGTTAAGCAGAGTAGGCTTGTTCACAGATTTAGCTCCAGTGAACTTGCCGCCCATCGTCTGAGCGGTGATCTCCCAATCATTGATATCGCCATCAAAGGCAGAGAACGGAGCCTGAATAGCGACCGTCTTGCACTTGTGATCTTCGATAGTCGCTTCATAGTACCAGTCCGGGCCTTGGCCCATACCATCGGTATGAACTGCGCGGAACTTGTATTTGCCACCTGTAGCACGCGTCAATTGATCTGCGATTTTGTTGTGTTGCGCCTGCGTGAACTTTTCAAACTTAGCAGGGGTAACTTGCGCAAAGGCAATGTCGCCGCCCAATGGCTGGACAGGTGGGAACAGAACATATGGACCCTTCTTAGCTGCACCGCCTTTACCGTCCGTGCTTTGCACGCCAGCAACGAATGCAGCGAACGCCTTGTCGAAGTCGTTGAACGTACCCAGCTGCTTAGCTTTGCGATTGTCTGGATGACCGTGAACTACTTCTTCAATGTGCTCACCGAACTTCACGCTAGCCACAGTGAATCTACCTTTGCCTATGAGATCCTTATAGGAGAATTTCATGTCAGCGCTTTCACCGAAAATGATAGCAGTGTTCGGTCCGTCTGGCGACGGTGCATAGAAGTAGAAGGAGTCACTTGAGCCATCATCGGCCATGCCCCCGATAGCGGAGCCAGGAACTTTCTTCAATCCCGAGAACTTAGCAATACGCTTACCTGACAATACGTCATCGCCATCATCAGGCTCAAACAGAGTTTGGAATTGTTCCATCGTGTGAACGACTACGCCGGAAGCAGCAGAGCCAGCAGCCTTGCCCGACTTAGCATTAGTAGCAGCTACACCACGCTTGGTCGTAGCAGCAACAGCATTACCCGCAGCAGGTTTGATTTTGATCGCACGCAGAGCATTGATGGTAGCCACCAGCGTCTTCGCCTTGTACAAGTTACGCACAGCGGTGACGAGGGTTTTACCAGCAGCTTTCTTGGCGAGGCTCTGAGTAGCATCTTCGTCTTTCAGCAGCTCAAGCAGCGTAGACAACTTAGACGTGTCTAGCTCTTTGATCTTAACCAGCTCTTCCAGACGTTTGGTAATCACAGCAGCGTTCTTACCAAACAGGATAGCGGCGTTAGCCAGCTGCGGCTTAGTCGCAGATTCAGACTTAACCGTCTGCTCTTTATCGAAATTCAATTTAATCAGTGACATGTTAAGTCCTTACTTGCGGTTTTTAGTCCAGTTAGAGTTCTGAGGTTTCTTTTCGCTTTGTGGCGAAGTGTTTTCCTCGTTAATCTCCTCCTCGTCCTCATCTTCGTCCTCGACGACAGGCTCAGCAGCAGGCGCGGCTTCGATCTTAGTCACTTCGAGAATTTGAGAGGGCAGTGGATTCTGATTTACAGATGAAGCGACAGCAGCAGGTTCGCTTACTGTAGGCTCTACAGCAGCAGTCGCACCTACAACATGTTCGTGGACGATCTGCTTAGTCAGCAACGCGCCTTTCTCAGCGAGAATCTGATCAGCACGTTCTTGGTCCCACTTAACCCACAGGATATCGAGACCCTTGTGTGCGTACATGAAACCCTGAGGCAGCTTACCACGGCCGTTGAATGGCAGACCGTTAGAAGGAACGCCAGGCTCGAACTCGTCCATCAGTTCCCACTTGCGCTTAGCCGTGATACACTTCGGCCCCCACACGCCATCACATGCACCATCATACAGATCGAGCATGGTCATGATGACTTGGAGCTTCTGATAGAATTTATTCAGCATCTTTCTTTTTCTCCGGACGAGGGACGTCTTTGCCGATGATACGTTTGAACAAACGCAGAGCCATAACAGCTTCGGTTTGAGCCATGCGAGATTGCTGCTGGAACTGCATCGGATTTTCTTTCATCCAATCAACTACACGCTGCAACTCACGCGCATTAATCAGCTTTTGGGCCAGCTTACCTTGAAGGTACACACGAACACCAGTAGTGGTGATCTTCGCTGCACTGGTGCTCTCTGCCAAATTGATCACAATCTTAGTCATTATCTTTTCCTTAAAAGAAAGGGGCCGAAGCCCCTTATCTTACACTGACTTGTCTTTCGACGCAGTGAGTTTCAGTTTGGTCAATGCAGCCAGACACTGTTTCATGTTCGGGATGCTGTAGCCAGCTTTCTGAATACGGTTGATACGCGCTTTCGCACCAGCAACGTTCTTCACGAAACTAATCCACATACCAGACGACAGGCTGAACGTACCGAACTTACGAGTGTTCGGGATTTTCGTTCCCACGAAGCGTTTCACTTTCGGGTTAGTCGCAAGGTCGAACATGATGCGCAGACGATCTTCCATCACCATCGGATATGCTTTGATGTGCTTAACATCTTTCGCAGAGGTATGACGAATCTGGAAGAACTGTTTCAACTGCGACTGCGCCTTAACAGCCAGCTGGTAGTTGAAGCTCAGCTTAGGCGTAGACTCATCGAAGAAGTCCTGAACGAACTCCAGACGGCGAGAGGACGGACCGTCAAAGTCCAGCTTCTTAGCCTCGATGAAGTCCAAGAACTTCTCAAAGTCAGAGTAGTACGCGCAGTCGATATACACGTAATCCCCGAACTCGGTGAACTCGAAGTCCTTGAGCGCTTTCGCATCTGGGTCGGTCGCATCAGCATACAGAGCAACGAAGCCGTTGTACACAGTAGGCGTCAGCTCCAGAGACATATCGGTACCGTCGTCCAGTGTAACAGCAGTACCACGAACAGCCTTGCGCACTTTGTTGTCCAGCGGAGGAAGTTCAGCAGCCTTACGACGACGAACACGGGCAGCTGCCTGCTCTACGCCTTCGTTGATTGGCTTACCTTCTTCTTTGTTCGCTTTACGTTGAGTAACGCGGGCGTTCTTACGCTCTTGAGCCTCAACTTTCTTCTCGGTTGCTTTCGAGTCGGCAGTTTGAGTCTCATCGGTCACGGTGTCTTCGACTTCAACGCGCTTGGCTTCTGCCTCAACACGCTTGCGGTCTTTAGCTGTCGCCCACGGCTTACGCACTTCAAAGAAGCGTTTCAGATCAGCAGGGGATACCTTACCAGCGTAATGCACTTTGTTCGCAGGCACAGTAACGATTTCCTCGCCACCAGCAAGACGAACACGCACGGTACTGATAGGGCTGTCCGCACGCAGCTTACCGTCAGCAGTACGAACCGTAACGCTCACGATGATACCGTTACCGAACTCAGTCACAACAGGTGCACGGTTCAGCGCGTCTTTCACGTTCTCGCCACTTGAGAAGTTCTGGTTGCGTGCCCAATCAAGCAGACGCTCCAGTCCCCAGTTATGACGGTCTGGGATCTTCTGGTTAGCAACGATAGGTACCTGCTCCATGATACGGAAGTCACGCAGAGCCGGAGTAGCAGGCAGCGGCTGCATTGCTGCAATCGTTGTCTTACGCATCTCTTGGAACTCTTGCGCTTCAATATCGTTCAGGTCACGCTTGGCCAGGAAGTACGGCTTAAAGTCTTCCATCGTGTTGTTATCGATCAACAGACTTGCATTCATCTTGATTGGAGCAAGCTGATACTGGTCGAGTTTCTCGTAACGCTGGTTACCTTTCTCGTCGAAACGAGTTTTCTCCAGCGTCTTCCACATCAGACGTGCAACCTTACCTACTTCAAGAGTCTTGTTCGTCATCACCCAATCGATGAACACGGCTTCGCGTTTCATATCGCCTGGCTTACCGTTCTCATCAAGCACGGCAGCAGCAACATCAGGACGGAAGATACGCGCAGTAGACTGATCGTATGTACCCGGCGACCACGGTGTGTCACAGCGAATGATACGACTACCCATCTGCATGTTGTGGCCTTCACTGATTGCCTGTTCGTTAGCAATCAGAATCTGCACACGGTCATCGGTCTTGAACGCGTCAAGGTTGGCCTCTTTGTTCTGGCCTAACTTACCGACTTCACCGTGATACACAACAGCGACCTTCTTATAGTTCTCAGGCAGAGAGTTATAGATTGCGTTTGCAGCACGCGTGTAGCGAGTGAACACAATCAACTTGCCCTGAACCTCTGGTTTCCAGTAGTCCGGGTCTTCCGGAGGTGGAACCATTGAAGGTGGCAGTGTTTGACGCTGGAACTCTTCGGACTGTTTACGCGCCAGATACTTCTGACCCTGATAGACAGCCATATCAAGTTCACGAGGAGTAACGCCCTGCGTCCAGTTAAAGATTTGTTGCTCTTTGACCAGCGGGTCACGTTCAGGCTGCACTTCAAAGTGCTTGCGAATACGCTCGATGATGGTCAGGACTTTAGCAGAGACGAACTTGGTGACGCCCGCGTTTTCAAACGTCAGACGAGCAACGTCATCACCCATCGGGTCGGTCAGCATCATCTCCATGCGCTGGAAGTACATGTTGAGGTCAGCGTTACCTGCGAGCAATGCGCCCAGGTCATCACCTTCTTCAATATCATCTTCGTCAATGTCGTCAGAGGCAGTAGCTTCTGCACCATCCTCTTCGTCATCTTCACCAGCAGATGCAGCACGGCGTTTGGCGTTGTTAGCAGCTTCCTGCAACTTCTCCAACACCTGAGCATACATCGCGTTATACACCTCTTGGTGCAGCGATGAGTTAGGCACAGTCGGGTCATCAATCTCAACCTGAATGAAGGTATCGATTGGGTTCGGCAACATGAACGCCCAGTTCTTACGCTTGAACGAGATGAACGCCGTGTGGTTAGACATACGCGAGTGAGCACGACGAATCATTTCAATGTCGTCTTTCGCGCCGTCGTATGCAACGTCGAGAGAGTCACCGAACATCGCAGGCGTCATCAGTGCAGCCTGACCAACAATGTCACGCACGCGGTCAGTTACCAGAGTACCAGTAGCGATACGCGCATAGCGAACAGATGGTGCGGTGAATACTGCTTTGGTGTTGAAGTGCACCTGAGAGCCTGACTGGCCTCCAGAGAAGTTCTTAACCTTATGCGACTCATCCAGCATAACGTAGCTGAAATTGAAGCGGTTAACGAACTCAACAGCACCACGTACGCGAACACGCACGCCACCAATGTCAACGTTGAACGTACCAGTCTGCAAGAAGCTCAGGCCAACGATGAAGAGGGTGTTCTGGGGAGCCTGCTTAATCACGTCGTACATACGGTCTTCACCCCAGGAGTTCACGGTGTCAGACGTAATAGGTACGGCGTTCCAACCATCAGCAATCTTGTGCAAGTCATCACACCAGTTCGATACGAGGTTGGTAGGGCAGATGATCAGAGGACGAATGTTCTCTTCACCCAGGTCATTCAGCTCCTGAATGGTAGCAGCAATATCGGACAGACCAATGATTGTCTTACCACCGCCAGGCGCGATAAAGACTGTAGCGTAACGCGGACGGCGGCGCAGTGTTTTGTGCGCTTCTACCTGATGTGGTAAGAGTGCAGCACCAGCTTTGAGTCCAGGAATACGAATGTCTTCAATCGTGATACCCTGATCAGGCTTAAGGCGTTCAATCTCAGTTTCCGCAGATTCGAAGATCTCCAGAGACTTAGGAATGACCGCGCTGTACATCTTGGAGAACGGCAGAATGATTTGCTGCAAACGTTCTGCGCCTGGCGCTTCGTCGCTTTCAACCAGAGAGCTAAACAGCTTCTTACGATCAGCATTGCCGATAGCAGCAGCCAGCTCACGATACAGCGCACCACCGAAGTAGTTGTTCAGTCGCGCCATGTCGCTGATTTTGGCAGTCTGACCCATCACAAAGTAATGCGTGTGATTAGGCAGAGACTCCATAGCACCAGCAATGTCACCGCTCATCTCAGTAACGGTAGTCGCTACCATGTTCGAGCCGCGCAGGCCAGACGCATCGTTGAGCACGCGTAGCATGATACGCATAGCAATCAGACCAGAATCACCCTGAGCCAGAGTAAAGTCATTCTCAATCAGACCCGCGTACAGGTTGTTGTCGAGAGAGCTTTCGGTCAGTGACGCGTTCTCTGCATCCATACCGATTGCAGCACGCGCTTGCTTGATCAGCGTAGGCAGATCAGGCACCAGCTTGTGGTTGAATGCGAAAGAATACGCAGCCACAGTCTGTGCGATGATGCTAACAAGGCCATCAACTTCCGAGTCTTCGGTAGTCGTGAACACGATGGTCTTATCGTTGACGCTATCGATCAGTTTGCCCTTCGCAGCTTCCAGTTTAGCCGCCTGCAACAGCAGGTCATTAGCAACACGATACGAGGTCATGTTACCGCTAGACTGGTTGCTCATGATGTTGCGGATAACGTTCGACGCTGAGCGGAAGTTAGGCGTTTCGCCAGGCTCTGCAAAGTCGTAACCAAGCATATCAGCAACGTCTAACGAGTTAGGCGCTTTCATACCGACAGTACGGGTTTCGTTAACCGACAGGCCACCACCGTTCGAGGTGTTAACCACCAGCGCGAAGTCTGGGTCGACGCCGATACACACGTTGCTGAATCGCGTTAACGATTTGGCTTCCGCCTGCATCGAGTTATCGAAATCGAGGTTGCCGTTCTGAATAGCGAAGATGTTGGTACGCAGCGTCTGGTGTTCAGTAGACAGCGGTACGCCTTTCGCAAACAGATGTTCCAGCACGCGGTTCAATTCGGTTTCGTAGTTGCGCACCATCTCAACGTCAATGTCTTCACGGCGCGGCAACACAGACAGCGTACCGTTAGGCATGATGGTCAGATCGTTCTCATCTGCCACAACATCATGGACAGCGTAGCCGAACTTCTCACGCAGTTGTTTGAGCGCAGGCAGACCAGTAGCAGAGGTAACGTAACGTGGGATACGCGCAGCACGCGTGATACCAGTACGAGTAGAACCACTGATACGGAAGTAATAGCTCGTCCAGCCCTGGAACCAACGATACAGACACATGGTCTGAGTGTCAGCACCCTGAGAGATGTACTCAACCATCTCTTTGCTCAGGTTAACAATCAGGCCGCCTTCTGCGCGAATGTCGGTAGCAATTGCTACTTCGTTGAACTCCAGCGGATAGTCGTGGCTGATCTTCATCGCTTCGAGTTTGCGATCAATCATCTGCTTGCCTGGGATAGAGCGCAGGCCCAGAGTCATGAAGTCGCCGAGCGCATCAACAACGTCTTTGTCCAGATTACGGAACAGGTTGATATCCAGATTGTGCATCTTCGGGTGAACACCACGAAGCGCCGCGTTGTAGATAGACCAGTCTTTGCCGAGAGGGATACGAACAACTTTGGTCTGGAACACGTTGGCGTTGGTACGCGCTTCACCGAAGATATCCTTGTACAGGGTCTTCGCGGCGTTGATAGCTGCCTGAGCAATATCAGAGCTATACACCTGAATGTTCATCTGCTCAAAGTTAGAGTCGTTATCGACACGAGGACGATCACTACCCTGACTGTTCGTAACGTTGAAGTTACCCGCACCAGCAGCTGGAGACTGCGGGCATGGCGTGCCTGACATGATAATGTCTTTGCCGCCTGGGTACACGGTACTGTTTTCGATGATAGCGCCTGAGGTATTACTCAAGTTCTCCGCTAACGCCGTTTTGATTTCACGCGACAGCTTACCGCTGTTCAGCAGCACCTGAATCTTGTTCGTGGACATGTCCACATATTGCTGCACACGCTTGGTGAACTCTTCTGGCGCTACTTCCAGAATGTCTTCGAACTCAGCACCATTACGGATGATGTAGTTGAGCAAGTCGAATGCTGCATAGATACGGGCGACAGTTGACGCAGAGAACACGGCCAGTGTTTCATAGTGACGGCGTGCTTTGCCTGTCACGTACATCTTGGACATGAGCTGCTCGGAGCCGAACGGTACAGGTTTTACCGCCAGCGCCTGATTAAAGCTATCAGCAATTTGCTGGGTCGCTGTGGCGGAGGTACTGATAATCTGATTCATCATTCACCCAGTTTAGTGTAGTTGTCAATCACTGACTGCCACAAAGCAGGCACCTGAAGGCGACGATCAGCAGCAATGTCCGAGAGAGTCATTGCCAATGCGTATGCACGCAGAGGTTTGAGTCCTTCAAACTTATCACGAGTGAACACCGAACCTAATTGCTCGTTGGTCAGTTCGTTATACTGCTCGCGGTATTCTGCACGATACTTAACGTAGTTACCGTCATCAACAGGAGTGGTGTCAGGCGCGGACTGTGCGAATTGAATCGTCTTAGCCATAGCATCCATCAACAGCAGAAGGTCTGCTTGATCGTATGGCGAAATGTCAGGCACGCCAGCTTTACCCAAAAGGTCCACAACTGATTGCGGCAATTGGATAGGCTCACGCGAATCTGACACGGACTGCATAATCCCTTGAGCTGCACCAGCGTAGCGTTTATCACTACCAGCCAGTTCAGCCAAGAGAGAAACGAGTCGTGCGTTAATCTCTAAACTCACGGTGATTCTCCTAAGTAAAAATGCTCTTGACCAAACTGTTGAGTTTCTTCTCTACGGCGGTGCGCTTGTGAGAAGTCAAAAAACAGCACAGTCTGCGAGACTGTAAGTGCAACGCAAAAGCATTACCCTTAACGCGCATACAGCTAATCCCCAGGTCCAGATTCCATGGATGCCACTGACGTGGTAATAACATGGCTTGCTGAATCGCCGGATAAGTGTCCGTAACAACAGGCGAAGGGGACTTTGCAAGTTTCTGAGTCAAATTATCAGTCTTGAACAAAGCCTTAGGCTGTTTGTTAGAAAACCAGTAAGGAACCTGTCTGTGGAGTATCTCACCCACTTTCGGGATTCCTGTGCGATTAGTCTGCGGCACGTATACCAAGTATATATCAACTGTCGTGTTAATGCAATTGGCTACGCGATTAAAATCGCTGGTGGTTCGTGAGTGTACCTCAGCAAGACGAAACTTGCTATTGAACTCAATACGTTGCAGCCAGCGTTTCAGATCTGTCTGTTGCAGTTTAAGCAGCGCACGCGCACTATCGATTGAATGACGAGTGACACGCGGCACAGGACGAATCAAATACTTTGTGCTGGTGCGAGACAGAGAAGACAGGAAGCCATCAACAACACGTTCCATGCCAAGAGGCTGTGGCAGCGAGTTGAACAAATCTACCGCTGTTTGTGTTGAGATGTACGATCCCCAAGCATCAAGATACTCAGGGTCTACACAATCAGGGAAGTTCCGCAGATCGAGACCGACAGCAGAACCATAGGCTTTCAAACGACTCACCGTCTACCTCCATGAAGCAACTTCGAACCTCTTCGGTTCGCTGAGCCTATCTGGTTATTATCACAATCATGGCACAGCAGCTCCAGATTGTGTTTGAGATTGCTTCCACCACGTGAGTGGGGAACTTTGTGGTTAAGAATCAGTTGTGGTGTACGCTTACCGCAACGTTCGCACGCTTGACCACGCTCATCGATGATCTGCATTTTGAATGCGTGCCACTCTGAACGGTCCATACGAACATGCGTACCAGCACGCGCACGCTCCATGCCTGAAACACCAGCAAGGCGTTGAGTAGTAGACAGGCTACGACCCCGACCGCCATTCTGTCTTGCAGCGATACCGCCACGCGCTCTATATACCATGAGAACCTCCTACAGTTTATTTTACAGTTGTTTTTATGCTGAGGAGCTGAATATCTCAACTGTTTTATTCAAGCCCGCCTGGTACGCCATCTCAATGTCTTTGGCAGCGTTACGGATAATCTGCGTAACAGCAGCATCGGCTTTGGCGATCTCTTCGATAGCGAGGTTCTTTTTGTTCCACGCTTTGATCAGATGGTTAACACCAACAAGAATCGTACCAGCAGACTCTGCAAATGGACCCATAACTTCGGCATTAAGGATTTCAGCAAGCTGGGAAACGTCACGCAACGCACGAAGGTCAGCAATGATTTCACGCATCTGATTGTATAGCTGCATCAGCGCATAAATGTCACGGCTTTGTTTCTTGTCGCGGTAGTTCTCCTCACAGATACGAGCCATAGACTGACACTGACCAAACATTGTCATGTACTCGGCGATCTGTTCATTCTCTTGCTTGATAACGTCAGGTACTTCGGACAGCACTTCCATCAGTTCGCCTTCTAAGGCAACGAGGTCAGTACCACCCATAGACTTGACTTTCTTTTTCTTCTTCGCCTCTTTGATTGTCTCAACGGCGTTAGTTTTCTTCTTCTTTTTCTTCGCTTTCTTTTCTTCTTTCACGGCCAATGCTTTCTGTGTGGCCGCAATATCCGCATACATCTCATCGGCATCAATGCGCGTAGGCATAATGTCTTTCGAGCTATCGGATTTCTTTTTCTTTTTAACCTTCACGCCTTTGCTAACTGTCTTAGCTTTCTTGACGGAAGTCTTTGCCTTCACCGTAGCCTTCTTTTTCTTCTTGACAGGAAGAGGCTGAGCGTGTGAGCCAATGTCGTCCAAGCTTATGGCTGGCATAGTGAAATCCTCTGAGGAAATGAAAAAGGGAACCCTGTTAGGCTCCCTTTAGGGTTTGTTAGAAGCTGTGTGCGCGAATACGATCAGCCAGAAGCGAGAAGTATTCAGGGCTGTAGCGATACACCTTAGCATAGTAGTCGAGCAGCTTAGGCACATCAACACCAGCAGCGGCAGACACGCTATCCAGCGCAGGGAACTGGCGCTCGTCAAGCTCATCGCTCGGCAGCACAGCCACCATTGAAGCTGAGGTGATTTGCTCGTTGTTACCTTCGAAGTCAACAACAAGGAAGCTGTTGTCGTCAGTAACACGCGCAGCAACGAAGCCAACGGTCAACGCACCAGACGCAGACACGAAGCTAATCATGTCACCACCCTGAGCACCAGCACGGTCAGCAGCATTAGCAGACAGAGCCTGGGCAACTTCTGGCAGACGTGCGTTCAGGTTGAAAGCAGCAGCGCCAGACACAGAACGAATCATATCGATCAGGTCGGCGTTATCGTTTGCTTCTGACTGGCGCACCAGAACATCTTCACCGCTTTCAGATTTGCGAACAGCCCACATGCGCTCTTGTTTGTCCATATACATGTTCTTGGACAGAGCCTGGAACTCATCGCCCATCTGAGCAACAGGAACGATATCCTGCATGCGGGTCAGAATGGTACGAACGAAGCTGGAGGTTTTACCCTGCTCAATCATCGAGGTCGCACCCTGAACAGGCATGAACTCGCGATCACAGGAAGCGCTCACGATAGCACCGAAGTTATCGGTAATATCTTCGTTTGGGGTATGTGTAACTTGCACGATGGCCACACTCTGAGTGTCGTTGAGCTGGTCAATCTGCTTGATGAAAGCGTCCATTGTCATCTCCTGGGATATGTTTGACAATATGAAATTAGTATTTCGAGGGTTACCTGGTCACGCTGTAACGCGCATTTACCCAGATACTTCGGTTACCAACAGTTGCCCACTTGGTAGTAGGAGCGTTTGTGATGCCGAGCTTGCCGAGAGAACGCGCGCCATCGATAGCACCAGAACCCTGAGAACCATCACCATCGTTGATACCAGCTTTCGACAGTTTGTTCTTCAAGTTGGTGACAGGACCTTGTATCTGTGTTTCGATTCTGCCCAAAGCAGCTTCGATAGCAGGGGTGCGGTCCATATTGAGGTTGACTACTTGCCCAGTGAAGTCAAAGGCCATACTGCCCTCTGCTTGCAACTGAGCGGCGAGCGCATAGTAACACGCACACGTTAGCCAACCATCAAGTATTGTACCTTGCATGTTCGTACCACTAAAGCCCGTAACACGAGGGCCTACCATGTTGAACAGCGCAAGGCCACGATAGAGATAACCAATCAGATCAGCCTGAGTGTATTCCAACTCAGGTATCACGTTAAATGCACGCGCTTTGTTTATATGGTCTTCGACAAAGGAAGCAGCGAGCAACACTTGAGGAGTGATTACCCACAGCTTATACGTGTACATCTTGGTTGTCTTACGTGTCGCAGAAGTGTGTGAGGCGATAAGCGAGATAGGTTCGAGGCGACGAGTCGCTACCCATACAGGCACTTTGAACACGCAGGTATCGGCGCGGTTCACAATCATCTTAACACCTGCATCGCTGGAACTAATGTCCGTCGCAATGATTTGGTTGTTGAGAGATAACTGGAAGCGCAGCTTATCGCCACGAGTATCAAAATGAAAAGGCAACGTTAGCTCAAACGTTTCTTCATCGCCAAACAAACACACAATGTCTGTTACACGGTTTTCAGTCAGAGGCTCAACGGTCAGTTCTTGGCGCGACTGCACGAGTCCCTCTTCGGACTCATATCGCCATGAGACAGTCAGACGTTTAGCGTCCGTAAGCCCCATGTTAGGAACTGCAAGGTCTGCGGTCCAATAGCCAGGCACTTCACCTGTCGTGGCAACCACTTGAGCAAGCACAGAACGATCTGAGGGATCGATGAGCGTTACCACAGGCCCCATGTCGTCTGACTGAGGATAAATCGGTTCGTCTAGGTCGTTGAAGAAACCTTCCTCAATGACCAATACGTTACCTTCAACAGTGCGCATATCAACCTGCCTTAGTGAGTCCCAGGTACTCAATTAAATTGCGTAGCTGGTCATTGAACCCACCGGATATAAGCGCTCTCGCCATATTCAAGTGATTCGAAGAAACTGCACGCACAACCTTAGCCTGATACTCTGGAACGTTTTGCATGTTCTGAGTCAGGTTGTAGAAATAGCTGCGCACAAAGTTAGTTCGCTCCACATTGCTCGCTTCCATATCAGACGTATCTTGCGTCGGAGTAAGAAGCATATACAGGGCAGCAAGCAGTTCAGGAGTCGGGTCAACAATCTGCGATGCGATAGCGGCACTAAGTTTCATCATGCCTTTCGCAACGAAGTCCGCGACAGTTTTGTCGATATACTCGGTGCCAGACTTGCCTACGTTCGGAAGGTACAGTTTCGGCAGAATGTACATGCAGAAGTAAAGAGGGAAGTCTTTACGCATAACGTCCGAGATAAGCATCTCTGAATAGTCTTTCCAGATGTTCACGTTGTAGTGCCATTCATCGTACGGCACAGTGCGCATCAGGTTAGACACACTCAGGTCGAGCACCTGATTGGCTGTCGTAGCCAAGTCGATGTAGTTTGCAGCAGGCGAAAGGGACGCACTCGAAACCAATTGAACGTAGTTACGAGTCACAGCACCAACAGTGTTATAAATAACATTGAGGAACTCAAGTCCGTTGCCGTTAAGCGCGAACAACACAGAGCGAGGTAGACCGACAGTCAGGTATTCGTTATTGTCAGCTACACCCCATAAACGCCAATAGCGCCCACGACCAAGCTGCGTCAGAGGTTGAGGCAGCACGCGGTTGGGGCGCGGCTTGAGGCAAAACGTGAAGCAGATACCGCTGTCAATCATGATCACTGAATCATCGGGACGATTCGAGTAACCCATCGACATTTGATTGTCGGTACTGAATACGTTAACCAGAGTGAAGTTCAGAGCTTTGGTGAAAGGCATCTGAGCTTCAATTATCTGGGAGATGACTTGGCGCAAGATAGTGTCAAGCACATAAGGAGAAGCACTTCGCATTTGTTGCGGTCGATACTGACCACCGAAAGTGCTTTCCTTGAATGTGCGATCTACCTTGTAGTGGGTCATTGCCATTACTTGACCGACTGTTTAAGCAGACGCTTCTGTTGAGGACTCAGACCCATAACGTCGGAGATTTGATCAATCTTCGCCAGAGTCAGAACGCCTTTAGCAGTACCGCTAGAACCAGTCAGGCTGATCTTAACGAACTCACGTCCTTCACGACCTGTGACCAGCTGGTGGATAAGAGTGTTCTTACCGCTACGGCCTGCACGCAATGCGCTGCTTGCCATGCCCAGAATCTCGGTAACAGCTTCGCGCTTCTCAGAAGGAGACAGGCCAGGAACGAGACGCACATAAAGGCTGTCGTTCTGCACACGCACGGAGTCGAAGATTTCTTTGTTACGACCACGAACGGTATGCTGGCGTTGACCCAACTGAGTCATGTTACGCAGGTCATCAGTCGAACGATTGATAGGCTTACGTTCGCTGTAGTTCAGGAATCCATCCAGAGCCATCAGCTGGTTGATAGCACGCTTCATTTCAGGAGCGGTTTCAATCAGACGGCCAAGTGGGAACGAGTTAGGAACTTTCTCATCCACCAGCGAGGTGATGTAGTTTTCACTCAGACCAGTAGCCACTGCAATCTTGGTAGAGACTACGATAGCATAGGTCGGATAGTGCAGGCCGTCAGAGTTCACGAAGTTATCGATGAACACATAGGTCTGGAAGATGATTGGGTCAGTACCCTGCGCGATGAAAGTACGTGTACGAATCTTAGAGTAATCTTCTTTACTCAGAATCTTCGACAGGTAGTTAGCGATGGTAGCAGCCAACTTGGTGTGTTCTTTCGGTGCGCCGTTCTTAACGTCAATGCTCATCAAACGCACCAGCTGGGTCTGCTGGTCTTTGGCCTGATTGATAACACTAAGCAGTGACTTGGAAGCGCCTGTCTGATCTTTGAAGGCACTGAACGTTTTGCTATTCAGAATCTGATAAGCAACGGACAACTCGCCGATAGCCTGAGACAACTGACTGACCTGAGCGTTATATTTAGCTTTGTTCTGGACGTCAGAAATATCAATCTTCGACAAGTCGATCACTTGGTTCAGATCGATTGACTTGGCCTGTTTACCTTTGATTGAGCCTTCCAGATCAGAAAGTTCAATCGCTTTAGGGCTGGCGCTAACAGACAGCAGCTTCTTAGGAATGGTTACAGAAGTAGCAAGAGAGATAACGTTTTCAAGTACCTTCTTGAACTCTTTAGCAGTACGTGCATTACGCAACGCCACCATGTTCCCAGAGCCGTAATCAACGGATGCGCTGATGCTGCTAACTTCATTGTTTTTGGCAGTCTTAGCCATGATTATCCTCGGCTGGGGCAATTGTTCGAATCGAGTAAAAATTAGCGACAAGGAGCTGTTTATTTCTGATCTTAGCGCAGGAAGACTTTACAAATTTTTGACTGAGAATGACAAAAGGGCCACCCGAAGGCAGCCCTTTTGTTTTCGCATCTGTGTAGCTGACCGAAGTCAATTAAACAGTTACTTTACCTTTTGCTTTAGTCTTGGCAGCTTTCTTAGCGCCAGTCTTCTGAGCAGCGGTACCTTTGTGGTGAACAGCTTTAGCAGTAGTCTGCTTGCCACCTTTCAGACGCGGTAACGGCTTAAGGGTAGGCTTCTTCAGGGTAACTGCCTTCGGCGCCACTTTCGGAGTCACGATCTTACCGGCCTTGATGGTCGGCTTGTTCGCTTTACGCGCGGCCAGACGAGCTTTCTGTTTCGCGATCAGGTTGCTGTAACCAGCTTTCTGTTTCGCGGCCAGGTTGCTACGTGCAACTTTCTGACGGGCCAGCAGCAGTTTACGCACACGGCTCTGAGAAGCTTGGGTAGCTTTCAGACCTTTGGCGTATTTAGCCTGGCGCTCTTTCAGACGCTGCTCAATGCTTTTGCCTTTGGCGCGAGCTTTGGTTTTACGCAGGTGGGTAGCACGTTCACCGTCGAACTTTTTCTCAGCAGCGGTTTTCTTCGCAGCAGGCTTTTTAGCCGCAGCTTTTTTCGCTGTTGGAGTTTTGGTGCCAGCAGTTTTAGGCTTACGTGCAGTGGTTTTCTTCGCAGCAGGTTTTTTAGCAGCGGTTTTCTTGGCTTTAGATCCACCTTTAACCGGGTCGGTAGGTGAAGTCAGTTTGCGTTTTACGGCCATGATTATATCCTCAAGTTACAATGAAACTTCGTCCTATGGACATTAAGTTTTGAAATCAGCAAGTAAAAATTAGTATAATCCCCGTAGGAATAAACAGGAAATTTCCTAAACATTTTTACTGTACTGTATATCCGATTTCAGACAACACCGCGTCCAATTCTTTCCGTGCTCGCACACGCAAAGACTTTTTAATTCCCGATGCCTTAAGGTAATCCTTTAGGCCATCACGTGGGTCGATATCCGCAAGCGCCAACTCACTAACATCAACTGTATCTATATTATCGAGATCGACACGTTTATTCGTGGAATTTATTTGGGAAATGTTAGGCACGCGTGTGCGTATGTCTGCTGGGATAGAGACTTCTTCTTTCACTATAACTCGATAACGAATAGCAGAGTTGGCTTCGAGACGCGACCAATCCTTTTGAGTTTCAATCAATACTGTTTCCAGTCTAAAGCCAGGCTTGCTGTCAACAAACTTCTGCTTGACCACCAGCTCTTTGTTCTTGTACTGCGCCTTGAAGTGAATGAAACCTTTAGGCAGGGACTCGCCGAATGTCTTTTGATACGGTGCACCGCAGTACGTGAAGCGTTTCTTCTCCAGCACTTGATGCAAATGGATGTGCCCACTGATCGTGTAGTCGCGTGGGTCAACCTTAATGTCGTGCTTAGCTTTGAGAGGACGACCGTTATCGCCCAGCGCACCAACAGCTTCAACGTGACAGAAGTTAAGACACGGCTTCTTGTGCTTGATGCTTTCCTTTGCAGGGTGCGGCAGGAAGTTAACAACGATGCCGTCAATCTCAACCTGTTCTGGTCTGAGGTAGATGTGCAGCGACTTGAGGAACGACCACTCACAGAATGTTTTAATCAGGTCCATGCTGGTGGTTGTCATGTCCGCCCAGTCATGGTTGCCGCCACAGTAATGACTTTCAATGATACCGTCATACTTGAGGAAGTGCTGCATCAATCTGCGCTTAGTCTCATCGTCCATGCGGAACTTATCAGTAATGTCGCCTGGGATAAAGATGTGTTTGATGCCGTGCTCAAGGGCATACTGGTAGATGCGATCAATTGTTTCGAGTTGACGGTCAACGTGATCTTGTGGGAAGTGATTCGATAAACCTTCCAAGTGCCAGTCAGCGGTTGCAAGTGCTTCAATGAACGCAGTGGCGATCTTACTCTTTTTCATCATTCTGTTCCATACGTTTTAGTGTAAGCTATTTACAGAATAAAGGGCAGCCGAAGCCGCCCAATGTTGGTCAGATGATAAAAATTATTGTACAAATAGAAAACGCCCCGTTAGGAGCGTTTGCCTATAGATCAGTATAGGAGCGAGTGAAGTACGACTGTACCATAGGCCGAGTACCTGCAATCAAGTTTTGACCGAAGAATATATCGTCAGCACTGAATCGAAACAGTCGATTGTTAAACACGCATTCATACTTGAAGGGATTTCGTGGCGTATCGTTTTCTGTCGTGTCCAAATACAGAATCATGTCGGAATCATCATAGCTGGTGTAGCTGTATGATGAGGCATTGATAGTCATAGACTCACAGCGAATGTAACGGAAGGTGGGCGGGTTATCCACGAAGTTATAGGTGTCTAGTTCGACCTTACCTACTCGCGCAACACGAAAACTATTATTGGCATCCGTTACCATCAATGCGCTAATAGTCAGAGAAGGCGACTGGGCCCCTGTACGAACATGCGTGCGCCCGTAAAACATCCGACTGCGTAACGTTGTATCGTTAGAAAAGAAAATTGTATTGCACGGAGTCCATGCAAGCGCAGTCACCTCTTGACCTAGAGAACAACCTCCAGCCAGAGTAGTGCCCGTGTGGATGTTGCTTGCGTTAGGCGTAGCAGTGTATGCCCACTTTAGGTTTGACGCAAAGCGCTTGGACGCGGCCACACCACTAACAGTATTAGCCTGACCATTTATGCCAAGCGTGAACAGCGATTTGTTTACGACGTCTAACGGCGAAGCCACGTTGTCAAGCAGTGAGGTCTGATCGTCAAACGCAAACACTTGAGGACACAGCTTGTCGAATATACCGTAATTGGTTAGATGATATTGCATCATGACCTCTCTTTAAATCTCAGCCAGTCATTCCACCAGTAATCAACAGGAATGGATTTGCGTAGCGCATAGTCAATGCAGTTCTGAGTTCCTGAAGGAGCACCACAGCACAATGATGCAAGTCTGTCTGTGTTATCTACCATGAAGTGATTGCGCTTGTTCAACGCGAACCCTACATTGCCGTCCATGTGAAGCACATCTTCTTTCGAGCTGACTATGTGGACTTCGTGGCTTTTGTTCAGCAGCACATCGAGATCCCAAACGCTCTCAGTAGGCCAGCGTTCATTGAAGCCTAAATAAGGAATGCAAGACACGATGCGGTGACCCTGAGCAAGACCAGCAGCAGCGACAGCTTGGTCGAAGCCTAACGCACAGCCTACCCAGAGCTCCACATCTGTGTCTATCTTTAACAACTGACGATGGGCGAACTTATAGAGGCGTTGCTTTGCCTCAGAACCGTACCCACCTAAATACTGTGGACGGTGACCAGTGAATGAAAGTTTCATGATCACTATTTACAGTTGTATTGTGGCTCTACTGCGTATCGAAAGTGAAGGCTTTGTGCCCGGTGCTACAGGCAAATTGATCTGATCGCTTACTACCAGTTCGTCTTTGAGTTTGACGATCACCTTTAGTGCTGGAGAGTACATGATGCCCAAGTCCAGTATAGGCTTTTCGTCCTCAGGCACGAAATTGCCTGTCAGCCAAGAGATGCAGTTAGAGTTTATCAGAGCGGCACGTCCACCGTAGCCAGGACGTTCGTGGCCGTAAGAGGCTTGACCTCGCATGATAAGCAGCTCAGGCAGAACTGGACCAAATGAATATTTGGGATTGTCGTAGCGATAGGTTTCGTAAGAGGCAGTGTTGCCTAGCGTGTATATGTCAGGGCCTGTGATAGTATTCATTCGAGCAACGAATGTGTAGGAGTAACCGCCACCATATGCGCCATAGCAACCGAACATAGGCATAGACATTGCAACTGTTGAGTCACGCGCAACCTCAGGAAAAACAGTAGCCAAAGAGTTTGTGTTTTGGTGAGCTACACCCATAACAGTATCTGCACCAACGTTATACGAACCTATCACAGGGTTCGTTATCATGTCACTGAATTTTGTTCGGCGGGTATTGAACATGAAATTGGTCATATAGTAGTTGTTGCCTAGTTGGCCTACAACGCCATTGACGAATGTTCTGCCTGCAATGCCTCGTGCTTTGGGCGTCAGTGCAACTATCTGATCAGGTGACTCTATCTCATCGATGTTGATTGCATCGCGTGAGTCAAACATTACCAGCTCACCAAATTGTTCGAATGTAGTATTTGCTTGCGCTAGATATAGCATACAAAATTCCTTAGAGGCAGGTCAGAGCAAACGTGGAACGCTTACTTGCTGAACTTTGGAGGGAGTTAGGCACAGAGCACTTCCATGTGCTCACCTACTGTTACGCGATGACTGTGATCTCGTGGTCTTTAGACGCCCACACTTTCTCACGGATGTTACGAGGCATAACGATGCAACCGTTAGACGCTGTGCCTGGTGCTTTGATGCTATCGCCATGCATCTGGAAAGACGCACGACCAAACATCTCATTGTCCTTGTGCGGCACTAAGTCCATAATGTACGGACCAGTCTTCTGGCTAGTGCGTGGAGGGCTGCACGTATAAGTACCCTGGGGCAATGGGCCTTCATTCTTGACTGCTTGCGACTGAGGGTCATTCTTGTGAGCACCCAGACCAGCATAACCACGAGCCACCAGCTGGTGGTTGGCGTCAAACAATTCGCCTGTACTCTGTTTATAAGTCCACATAAGATTCTCCTGAGAAATGAGAAAGCCCCAATTAAGGGGCTTGTGATTAATGCCAAGAATTTTGAGCAGCCATGCGGTCTACTTTCTTAAACTTCTGCAATTTCTTGATCGATGTTTCAAGAGCTTTGCGGGCGCTTGCGTAAGGTGCACCTGGATTAGAGCCACCGCCATTGCCACCGAAGTTAGCATAACTATTCCATTTGCCTGTCTTACTATCCTTGCTCATACGGTAGCTTGCTGTGCCGAGTTTGTACTCAATGCTGTTCGCTTTAACCACGAACTTACCTTTCGACACGCCACCTTTCTCGATCAAGTTCTTAACGATGTTCTTGACTTCTTTCGAAGCTGGCCAGTGGTCATGAGCTTGGATAGTTACCTTGGTACCCGGTACTTTCTTAGTGCTATAACTGTCGAGAACAGTTTTACCAAGCATTGGCTTATCTTTAGACGGATCGCCAGCCATTGCGTCATCTAAAGAACTGGCTTTGGGCTTACCCAGAAGTTTTTCTGCACGATCAGCTTTGATTGCACGTTTCTTCTCTGGTGAATAAGCACCGCCGCCTACAAGATCTTTACGCTTCTTAGTAGAGGCTTTCGCAACAGGAGCTTTCTTCGCTGCTTTGGTCACAGTCTTACTACCCAGCGCATCGAACTTAGCAGAAGCCAGGAACTTAGGCTTGAACTGACCGCGCTTGCCAGTAACGCCGAACTCGTTCAGCTTGGCAGTACGCAATGCAGCTAATACCTTAGGAGCTTTTTCAGTAATGCCCTGAAGAGAAGTTGAGGTCAGTCCCATCTTCAAGCCAGACAGTCCGTGCTTACGCGCATAAGACGCAGACTCTTTCAGATGCAGCTTGGCTTCTTTGAGTGCGGCGCTGCCTTTAGCTTTATAGTCAGCAGCTTTGGCAGAAGCGCGAGATTTTGCATCACCGGTCAGCGTTTTGACTTTAGCGCGGGCCTTGCTCCACGCATCGATGTTACGCGCAGCACTAACGCCAGCAGTCTTAGCTTTCTTCAAATGACCGAGGATGGTCGTCAGTTCTGCTTTCTTCTCTGAGTTAATAACCAGAGTAGCAACGCCATTCACCTTAGCGATTTTGTAGCTAGGCTTTTTAGCAGCAGACTCAGACACAACGTGATCTGCAAGATTGATTTTAATGAGTGACATAGAGATGACCTTATGCGTTGTATTGAGTCAATGGCCGTGGCTTACGCTTCGGCAAACGTTTTGTTTTTATACCAGCAGCTTTATCTGAGGCGCGTTTATCTTCGCGTGCAGAGATGCCAACTGTTTGTGACAGGTAGCTGGTCAATGAAGCCTTAGACAAGGTTTCTTTGCGCTTGCCTGAGTCAACAACATATGAATTGCCCGAAGCGTGCGTGATCTTGAGCTTGAGCTTACCATTATCATAATGGATGTTGCCGTCAGCATCACCGTACAGTTTGGCAGACGCAGCTTTTTCCTGATACTTCTCCAGCTTGTCGATAATGCTACGCAGAGCGCTACTGCTTTTGTAGATATTGTTCAGATGCTTCTTACCTTCGTCCACTTTAGGCGCGGCAGCTTTCTTCGTCACAGGCTTTGTAACTAAACGCTTGGTAGTTTTCACAGCAGGTGCTTTACCCGAAGCTGCGATCTTCTCACCAATCTTATCGAACTTATCACCAGTAGCATATCGAGGCTTCAAAGGTACTGTGCGATGTGCACCGTCTTTTGCACGGAAACTATCAGGCTTCGCTTTACTGATCTTGCCTAACGTATAGGTCGGGTCAGTTTGTGTGATATACGACGCTTTGATGGACAGGTCGAGCGCACTCAAGCCAGCTTTCTTCAAAAGATCAGCAGCAGCTTTAGCAAGTGCTTTGGCTTCTGTTACACCGTGCTTGATAGCTGCTTTGTTATCACTAATCTTTTCACGAATAGGCGCTTTCTTTGCAGGGGTCTGAGCCTGACTTAGCTTGAGTTTCAATTTCTCAGTAGCAACACCAAGCTTTGCCGCAGACACACCGAGAGTTTTGGCCTTCTTGAGATTAGCAACGGCCTTCGTAACAGCGGACTTGTGTTTGCTGTCAATTACGAGGGCCTGTGCACCGCCGATAGGAACGAGATGATAAGCTGGCTTGGCTTTGGCCGATTCAGATACTGCAAACTCCGCCAAATTGATTTTGATAAGTGACATAGCTGTTCCTTAGACTCTGCCGGTCATAGTAAATTCTTTGCCCGCAGAGTAATCTCCTAAGGCCGCATAAAGAGAATCACGCAACATCTTCTGAATGATATCCGAGTTATACGCGGACGCGTCGCGGAAAGCGACTTCAACAGTTTCAGTGCGTGGGTTGATTACAGCATAACGTAGAGGAGCAATCTCCTGAGCGTCACACCACAGATCGACAACGTGCTGTAGTCCAGGCGTCATCTGAATTTTGAAATCAGACAGCAGGAACACAGCACTTTGAATTGGCGGCGGAGCAGACTGAGAGACAACAGCATTGTCTCCAAGTTTCTCCATAGCCATAGACGCATTGTACACTGAGGAGAATTTCGTTTTCAGTGCAGAGGTCTGTACTACCTTATAGCTATTCGATGAAATGCCCTGACGGCGCAGCTTGGCGATACGCACAACGTAATCACCAGAATCGTCTGAGGCAAATGCAACGTAAGCGTAGCTCACGAAGCCAGGCTCCTCACTAAGCAGCTTGTGGTCGAGGGCACGAACACCCAAGACAGCACTAAGTGCCTGTAGGCCCATCTGAACTTCGCGGGACAGAGACACGTACATTTCCATTAGCGAATTATTTAACCCCCACGTGTTTAGCCAGATTGATAACGCGAGTAACCCAACCATACACGTTCTCTTCTTGGTCTTCTGACTTCTTCGCCAGATTAAGCAAGAATGCTTTACGCATGGAGTTGAAGCTATCTGTAAGTACAGAAATGTCACGCACCTTAGCGTACAGGCCTAAGGTCGATAACGTTTTAGGTCCGATGTTTGGTGCAGGCACAAAATCGGGATACAACTTCTGGCGATTGTTGAATACGTTCAGCAAGCCTTGAAGCTCCAGCGCAGCAGTACCCGCACCTGAGTTGACTGCATAGTCAAACACATAGATGGCGAGTTCTTCGCTGTACTTGGCAATGTCATCGCACTTGCACAAGTCCCAATAGTTCTTGGCATAGATCGCTTCTGCGGTTTCACGAGGCAATACTTTCATATCACCCTGATAACCATAAGCGCGAGCGACTGGCTGAGTGATACCCCAGCGAGTGGGGCCGCCACGGTCAGCAGCGCGATTTGTGTAACGTTCGCCACCTTCTCTGTCGATAAGCTCTGAGGTAGCGCGAATAGCTAATTGACTAGGCATGATATTTACCTTTACGAAGTGTACGAGAAAATTATCATAGGGAACGACAAAAGGGGCCGAAGCCCCTTCAGAATAGCCATCTAATTGAATAGCAGAACAAGCCTGACCAAAAACCAATATGAGCGCAGTATGCGTGTTGCATGAAACGTGATTGCACATACGGCTTTAGGAAGCAATCATACAGCGCACCATACATACCACCGAGTGCTGCGAACACTAGCATCGTACAGGCAAGCTGCATCTGAGGCATATCTACGACAAAGATACCAACAAGGACGATCAGCACTTCAACGATTACCAGATGATAGATGTTCAGCGGTTTGGTGAAGCCTCCGCACACAAGAGGTCTGAGGTCAGCAGACGCAACCATCAAAAACAGGATTAGAAATTGATAGTCGATTGACATGCGTGATCGACCTCATCGGTTGTGATGCGTTGTTGACGTCTGGCCTTGAGGGCGACTTGTGCCATCATACCGTTCTTGACCATTTGCTGCAACTCTTCCTCAGTCAGTGCGCTCATTGCCTGTTTGATATGACTAAGGTTAGCGAGGTCGCGAGGGTCGAAGTGGTCAGAATGTTTGTGGACGACAGCACTGCCAAGACGACCAACATCCATTCCTGCACAACGATGCCAGACTTCATCCGCATCAGGGTCAGTCTGCACAAGCAGCGTGCCGTGACGCTCAACGTCATGAATGTTACGACTCATATCAAACTCCCTGATTAGCAACGTAGGTGTCGGTGATGTTCGCAGTCTTCTCAACGTTACCGCGAATGTAACCTATCTCAAACACCTGCACATTATGTTTGACCACAGCTTCACCGTCAGTCTCACACGCACCGCTATGAATGTCCAAGAAAGCCTGACACAATCGGTCAGTAACAGGCTTAGCTAAGATCTTCATCAGCGTATGCTTCTGGACAGCAGTCATCTTGATCGGCAGTGCATCAATCTCACGCTCGATAGACTTGCGCCCGCCACCGTACACCCAACGACAAATAGTGTTAGTGATTGGCTTCTGGTGCGTCTTGCTCGGCAGCTTATAGATGAATGTCATCAGGCTATAGAACAAGCTGCCATCGACTGCGCGTTTCTTCAAGTCATCAAGATAAGCACCGACAGGTGACAGCTTACCTTTCTGAGGAACTAATTGGTCGAGCTTGAGATCAACATCAAGCCCGTATCGGTTAAGCACCTCAGAGTGACCGAACACAAAGACGATGTGCTCTGGCAGATCACGAATCGCAATCGCGTTGCGACTGTAATCACGCGAGCCTACAATGAAAATGTATTTGCGGTATTTCTTCGCTGGATTTAAGAACCCATTGGACGGCACAAAGGTGACGCGCTGTGCTTCACCTTTCTTTTTAAGCCACCCCATCACCTGCTCTGGGCTCTGTCGCGTTACTGCAATTACTGGCATCAGATCACCTTACGACTAAGAGACGACACACCAGACTTCTTAGTGACCGTCCACTGATTGTTAGAGAAGTGCTCAACATCGTTTGGAGTTATCCAGTAGATGTTAGGAATGATCTGCTTGAGAATCGGCAGGAAGTTGTTGACGATGTGACTGCTCACAGCAGGACTGCAACTGTTGTCCGGCTCATCAAGAACGATGAAGTTGGTGCGACGGTTAGCCGGAATGAACGGCATGATCGCTACAGCAAACAGCAATCTAAAACAGTTCGTCTCTGCACCACTCATGATACCAATGTCCGTAGTCTTCTTAGAGATCATACGAGTCACGGTAGCACCAACACCCTGCTTGGTCGTGAACAAATCAAAGTGCATCGGTTCAGGGAACACAAGCGAGGAGTATTCGTTCAGCTTCTTCTCAATCTGTTTCAAACGACCTTCGACGGCTTTCAGTTTCAGCGCGTTGTTCGAGTATGCTTTGTATAGCACCTCAAACACTTTGCGCTTATCGATCAGAGGCTGCAAGTCCGCGAGCTTGCCACGAAGTTCCTTGAGAGTCTCCTCGTAGTGCTCATGCTCTTGGATGCGCATCTTGATCTTCTGGGCCTTGTGCTCTTTCTTATCAATGTCGTCTGTCAGCTTCTCAACTTCCTGAGTAACCTTCTTGAACTCGGCATCAAGCAGATAGAAGTCGTTGGAAGGTTTGCCTACAGCTTTGAGCGCACCAAGCAATTCACGCAACGTCTCAAGGTCTTCGATGCGACCCTCAATGACTTTACGTTTCTTCTTCGGCTTCTCAATCTTCTTCGGCTTCTTCAATGAATCGAGGCGAGTGTTGAGCTTGTCATACTTCTTGGCAGACTCAAACTGCTCTTCCATTTTATCCAACAGCTTACCGACCTTCTTCATACGAGCTTGAAGTTCTTCACGGTCGAGCTTCGGCTTCTTGACCTTGTTGTCCTTGAGAGCCTGGAGTTCAGCAGACAACGCATAGTAGTCCAGAGCTTCGATGCAGTCATCAACAGTAGCCCGTGCACGGGTTGCCGCTTTAGCCATCGACTTCATATCAACATCCTGAGAACACGTAGGGCACTTTGTACCTTCAACATGTTCGGACAGATGCTCAAATGCTTTTACGATTGCTCGCGCTTCTGCTCGCGCATCACGAGCTTCTTCCTCAGTTCGTTTAGGACTTTTGAGCTTAGATAGCCGCTTTTCCAATTGTTTGACTGAGGACTGCCATGCTCGGTATTCTTCTTGCTGGCCATCAATCTCCTCCAGGAGCTGTTCGATTTCTTCCTCTTCGGCCACCAGCTTGCGATGCTTCTTGCTTGCGGCTTTGCTATCAAAGTCCGAGCAATCGCCGAGTTCTTCAAGTTGCTTGTGCAGCTTTTTCAGATCTGCCTTATACTCTTCCAGCAGTTCCTCATACTCGGCGTACATGTCGTGCAGTGCAAGGTCGGAGCGGAGTTTCTTTAGCTCCTGTTTGGGATCATCTGACTCAATGCCAAGCGTGTCGAGTTGATGTTTAATCTTCTCATACTTCTTGGCAGTGTTACGTTCGGTACTTACTTCAACCAGACGCTCGGACAAGTTGTTACGCTTGGCCTTGAGCTTGTCGATCATGCTGATAATACTTTTCAGCGTGTTCTTTTCTTCTGCATGGATGTCCAGCGCGTTTTGTTTACGCTGCATAACGTCCAGCATATCGGCCAGGCCTTTAGATTCTGTCTCGGCATCTTTTGCCAGATCAAGTTTCTTCTTGAGCGCTGCGCGAATGTTATCGAACACATCGAGGTTGAACAAGCTGGTCAGGTACTTGAGACGATCAGCAGGAGCAGCACGCTGGAACGGATGAGAGATCTGCGACTGGATGTAGCAGTAGCTGTAGAACTCATCTTTAGACAGAGGCCAGTGCTTCTGTACCCAAGAGCGTGCAACGTCCTGACGACCAACCTTCTGGTCTTCGCCGTTGTAGAATACCTGATACTTGGTAGACGACTGCACGACACGAACGATGCCACCAAGCGGTGACTTCCATGACAGGTCAATCGAGCTACCCTTGCCGAGCATGTTACCCTTGTCTTTCTTTTTCATCGCAAGGGGATCAGCTTCATACAGCAAGGTAGGTATTGCAGCGAACAGCATACTCTTACCTACGCCGTTCGTGTTTTCCTTAACGTCTGGACTATCGAGGTTCTTCCCGCAGATTGTTGCGAAGCCCTCTTTGTCAAGGCCATCAATGTCGAGTTCCTTGTATACGCCAACGTCGCGCAAGTGAATCTCTTTCAGGCCAATACCGTGTTGCTGTTTTACTTTCGCCATTAGATATACTCGAAGGCTTCTTCCTGAATCAAACCTTTACCGTGAGTCTGCTCGAAGATTTCGATTTCATCATCGGTGTAAGGCTCAGCAGATTCTGCGATTACGTGATACGCAATGCTTTCATCGCGGTTGGCCAGATGCTCAGGCTTTACGATACGCCACACTGGAACTTGAATTGGTTCGCGATCAATCATTGGTAAACAGTCTCCGTTACTACCCACATGTCAGGGTCATTATACTTTTGACGCAGTTCTTGGAGAGCTTCGTCGGAAAGAGGTTGGCTGGTGGTGCAGACGCATTGAGCAACGACCTCCGGCTTAGAAGTAACAGGGTTAATGTCGTGATCGTGACGCATCACGTTCCACTGTTGCTTAGGGGTCATTGAAATATAAAGGTGTTCCATAGCGCTTGCCTATGTGTAGTGTATTGTTGATGGACGTTATTTACAGTATTTGAGGCATACAGACAAAAAGAAGGGCCACCATCTAGGCAGCCCTTGCATGTCTTAATATCTACGAGGCTTCTTAGGCTTCTTGATCGTAGACTTAGGACGCTTGATAGCCCGCAGTGCTTTGCGTGCTTCCACAATTTGTTTGGCTACAGTGGAACGACGAGCTTTGACCTGGTCTGTATCTTGGTCAGTGCCTTTCAGCTTATCGAGTCTGTTCCATTCTTGCACCAGACGATCAACAACACCAGCACGACCTACGCGTTGCTGGTTGATGCGCACAATGTCCTGATGAGTCTTCACGGAGTTTTGTGCGTCTTTCTGTTTAGCACGCGCAGATGCAACGTGGTCAGAGTTACCCTCAGCAGACTTCTCGTTAAGCTGCTTACGTCTAAGTGCCAGACGGCGTTGCGCTTGCTTGAGTTCGTCTTTGGAGTTCTCCAGTTGCGTCTGCATGTCTTCAAGAGGACTTGAGCGTGCGCTCAGACTAACGAGAAGTTCCATAAGTTCCTCACACAGGCTGTATGGTAATGATCTGGACGCCTTGTTCATTACGCGACTTGAGAATGCGGAAGCGGAAGTCTATTGGATAAATCCATTCGAGTTCATCCATAAGACCATCAAGAATCATCTCACGTTCTTCTTCGTCACCACCGAATTCTTTATCAAGATCAGCAGCCATGATAAGATTGTACGTGCGTTGCCAATAGTTGAAGGCTTTGTTCTTTGGCCCAGGAAGAATCTCCAGCATCGTATCTGTCTTGCCTGCCTTTGCAAAACCTTTAGCAGTAGCGAAGTCTTGACTGAACGACAGGTACTTGTTGATCATCACGAAAGGATTCTTAGCCTGCTTAAACAGAGCCATGAGTTCTTTTTCGTACAGACCACGATACAGAGGCATCTCAGGACGTTCGGGATATTTAGCGATCAGATCATCAAGCGCAGGGCTGGAGCGATTAGCGTCAATCACATGCCCTTTATCGTGGAGCATCGTCCACATAATGTCTTGCTGTCTGTCTGTGTAGGCAGGTATCTTAGCACTGAGGCTAACCATAAGTTCCATGCATGTTCCTTAAAAGAAAAGGCGGACCGAAGCCCGCCTCTGAGTAATGTGCGCTATGCACTCGACGGTTAAGTCTCCTGCTATTGTTTTACCTCGTTGCAGTAAACGAGGAGATAAGGATCACCTCCTCAGACGGTACCTAATACTTCAAGCACATCTTCGTCGTCCACACTTGCAGACCACGAACGCATAACAGAAGCATTGCCTCGATTGCCTGTCAGCATTGATTTAACTGCTGGTGTGGCTTCGATTTCGGCATAGTGTTCCAAGAGAGCTTTGTCATCTTTGAACCACATAATGGAGTTACCATCCTTAGGGACGATCAAGAATTGGGTAGGCTTCTGGGTGACGTTTAACGTCAGGTAGTAATCACCAGCACCTTTAGGAGTCAGCATCGGCATTGGCTTCATCGCATACATGAAGTCCTTAGCGTGCATGAGTTTCTGATCGCCGAGCAACCAGATTGCGCCTTCTTCGCCTTGACGCACAGCAGACAAATCGCCTTTACGTGTTGCAATCGTTCCGAATACATCTTTATCGAAACGTGACAGACCGAAGATCAGCGAGGCGAGACGCTTCAGGTCCGGGGTCGTGCATGGACTGTTGATCACAGCCATACCCTCAGACCCAAGTGTGAATTTAGAGAGTGAAATAAAGAGTTCCATCGTAACGTCCATACCGTCTTATGAATGTATGGTAAAATTAGTGTTCCTTAAGACATTTCTGAAATAAAAAAGGGCGACCCTTAGGCCACCCTTTTGTTAGTTATTTACCACTACTTCTTCTTCTTTTTCTTTTTCTTCTTGGGCTTTTCGTCTTCGTCGTCATCTTCGACTTCGTTACCCAATTTCACAGACAGTTTGCCTTCATAAATGTCGGCCATCAGACTGAGGATAGTTGATTCCAACATAATGTCAGCAGGCACGGAGGTACTGTTGAATGCTACCTCTGCTTCTGCCAGTGCTTTCTGCAAATAGATCAGGCAAACAAGATTGACCTTAATCTTCTCTTGCTTAACCATATTCAGGAACATCTTGAGTCCAGCAGACTGCCACTTGTTTGTGTCAGAGTAATGACCAAGCGCACCGTGAAGTATCCAGCGTGCTTTCGCTACGATTGCTCGTGGGTTGTTTGCTTCACGCAGGAACTGAATGACGCCGATAAGGTCCATCGCAATGAACGCACCGATAGTCTGAACTGCTTTGCCTTCCATTTCGATTTCAGGATCGGCCGCTGCAAGTTCTGCCACCAGCTTCTTATCAAACGCTTCACCACCTTTAACTGACGCAAAGATGTTTTGCATCATCGTGATTGCGCCACGCATCTGACCACCAGCATACTCTGCTACTTGGTGCAGTGCGGATTCGGCTTTATCACGCGCTTTGTCTTTCTTCGGCATGATGCCAAGCGTGTCTGCAATCTCGGACAGTCGCTTCGCAATGATGTCGGTAGGAATCGGCCTGATAGGAAGTTGTGTCATACGACTGATCATCGTATCTTTCATCTTCTCAGGGTTCGTGGTCACAAAGATGAACACGACATGAGCTGGTGGTTCTTCAATGATCTTGAGGAACTTCGATTCGGCTGCGCTCGACATAAGGTGCGCTTCATCGAGAATGAACACACGGCGCTTGAACGTAGCCGCCAGTGGTGCTGAGTCAACGATACGCTGTGAGCCTTCAACTTTACCAGAGTCGCTACCCATATCGAACTCTTGCACGTCAGGGTGCTGGCCGTTATTGTACACCATGCGACACGAGGCACACTTACCACACGCGCTAAACGAATCACAGTTGATGTACTTTGCGACGAGACGCGCAAACGTTGTTTTACCACTACCCAGATGGCCTGTAATGATCATCGTTGATGGAACTGTTTTCGACTTCTGCCAACCGTTCATGATCTTAACGATGTGGTCTTGACCTACATAGTCTTCGATGCGTTTCGGTCGAAACTGAGCGGCAAAGTTTACCGTAGTCAGTTCAGTAGAAGATTCGGACTTGGAACTATCTGAACCAAAGTCGCGTTTCTTCTTCTTTTTCTTTTCTTCTTTCGCCATGATGCTATTGCCCTTTAGTTTGATGCTTACTGTCGATATTTACAGATTTTAGACAAAAAGAAAGGACCACATCCAAAATGGAGGGTCCTTAAAAAGTCTATCTCTGGTATGGGACAGCTATCACTAGTGGCAACAGGTGATTCATGCAAAGCTCATCTCCCAGCGGGGCGTCACGCGGGAAAAGAGTTTAAATTCTTCAGGTGGGTTAGACTTGATTTCGTTGATGGCTGCTTCAACGTCATCGTAATCGTGAAGTCCAGCTTGTACGGTCTGCGTAACGAACGTACCATCTGAATTGATCAAGTCAGCGACGACTCGATAACTTGGGCGACTCTGTTGCATCCTAAACATAACATCTCCTGAATATTAAACCTCAACGTTCTTGAATTATGTTTACAGATTGCTTCGGTCCGTCCTTGCGATTTAAAGTCAGAATAGTCTTAAACTCCAATAAGCTCTTGTTAGAACGTATTGGAGTCCACCCTGTCAGATGACGGTCATTCAGGGCTTTCTCCCCGCACACTTATATAGCGCCGTGCGGCAGGCTGCGCTCGCGAGGTCTTATGTTTTCCACAGCAGGTGGTCCAGGAGGTAGCGTCCTCTGAAAAGATACCCGCCGCACAACAGCCTCGCTATCGGCCAATCAGCGATACGCGGTGTTACGCTGAATCGACCTAAGTGACTCTGGCCGAGTCGTGTACAAAAAAGAGTTCGGTCCCAATCAAAAAGATGGCGAAAAAGAAAGGGACCGAACAAAAGGCACTCAGCGCAAACTCCTTATGCACTGTTTTTGTACTTGGGAAAATTAGTGACATTCCCTTTTATTCAGAAAATTCTTAGTCGATGGTTAATTGCATCTGACGCAGAGTTTTGAGAAAATGTCTGCGTTGGAAAGACTCGATACGGTACGGATGATCGATATGTTTGTTCCAGCCCTGATTAAATAGCATAATGTTGTCGGGCAATTTCTCAGCACCATTCCACTTCGGTTTATCATCTACAAGCAGGTAATTGCCTGCACCATGAACCGAATCAAGGAACGCAATTTTATCAGGGTAAATCAGTGGACTAATCACATGGAAGTGATCTATCACGTGGAGAAGTCCGCGCATCGCTAGGCGCGAGTAACGAGTTCCAAGTTCGTGATAGCCACGATGAGTGCAAACACCAACAGAGTAACCTTGCTGCACAAGATACTCCAACGTGCCCTTTGCATACTGACGCATACGCGCATCGAGCATGAACGTCGGACTGTTCAGTATCTCACTGAAATGAATACCGCCATTCTCAGGCGTAATGTATTCACCTTCACCGATAGTAACTCCTTTGGCAGCAAGTTTCTTACGCATCACAGGGTGAGTCTCAAAAAACGTATCATCCAAATCGAAAAAGATTTTCTTTAGCTTTTGCATCAATGCCTCGTGCTGTTAAAGAGCATGGGAATATCGTTGATGTGTCCGAGATTGAGAAGTAGGTCTGTGTGTAGCAGGCGCATCTCATCCGCGTTGCAAATGACAATGACTTCTTGCAGTGGGTCAATTAAGAATCGAGGCACCTCAAGCAATTCGACGGTCATACCGTCATCAAGCTCATCAACAAGGTGCGCACCCTCCATCCATGTTCTACCTTCAGCATCATCTTTCAAATGACCGATAAAGTATTCGTCATCCAGCGCTACCATCATTAGCGTCAGGTGATCAGTTTCTAGATCATCAAATTCAAAATGAAAGTCATCGTCGTTGCACATGGCTATGCCCTCAGGTCAACCAATATAGATCCGCTTAGGTCACGCAGCATCTCTCTACCAAGAGGCGTGTACATGATTTGATGCACAGCAATACGTTCGAGGAACTGCTTGCTGGAATGTACATCGTGTCCTGTACGCTTTCGAACAAACTCTATGATCGAGGGAGCAGGTTGAATGAGGAACGTCAGTATCTCCGCATCGTGGAGAACACTACCCATGTCAGTGATTGGCTTTAGCTCAGTCTCCTGATCAAGGATATATCGGATAACGCGTTCCTCGTTACCAGTTTTAGGATTATGCTTAAAGAAGGTGCGAGCAGATTCAACCATAAGTTTGAAATCATACTCGTCATCCGCAGTAGGCATTCTGAGAAAGAGAGCAGCAAGCAACAAATTTATTTCCACCTGCGGACCACGTTCAATGTTGAGCATCGCGTGTGCGGTGAGCACTACATCAAGCGCATAGTCACGGGTATACAGAGGATGAGAGGCTACTGTTCTGTCAAAATAGTCAAGGGCTGTGCGAAGTCCGTGACGAGATAACAGGTGCTCTGCCTTAACACGAGCTAGGCGTTGCACCCTAGTCTTCTCCACCGATCTCTTTGAGGCTGTTCTTGATTGCTTTGCGCAGCGTCTTGCCTACGTCAATGCCATCAACATGTTTTGCGAACACATGCGCAAACAGCGTCGTCGGATTTTTCATGATTGCTTTATCGAGGTCAGGACGACCCTCAGCGATTTGCATTTCGCCAGGCCACAGTTCAGCAACGGCGGAGCTATCGTTAGCGGCGATAAGCTCAAGCTCGCGGACTGAAATCGAGTTCTGGCGAGCAATCGTTCGGAAGATGAGATCAACGAACGGCAGGAGATCTTCTGACACAACGTTCTTCACGTCTTTGGCATCGCCAGCACGTTGGAAGTCTTCCATGAGATCTGTCAGGACTTTCTTGTCGATCTTATGCACGTTGCGCAGTTTGTTGAACAACACCATCCAGCGAACTTTACGCTTGGAACTAATCAGGTGCGTCCACACACTTTCGCCGAGAGCAATCAGCAAACGATTGTACACGTCAACTGAAACTGACTCACGGCTAACGAACACGGTCAGCTCATCATGCCACTCGTCTTTCTTAAACTTAGAACGGAACGAGTGTGTCTTGGAGCCTGACTGCTGGACAAAGTTGATGCGCTTGCAACGGCGCAGTGCTTCATGCAGCTTGTACTTCTCGATCACTTTCGGGAGTCGCTTCACTCCCTTACGACACGCTTTGGCGCAATCGGTTTCACGACCGTAGAGCGCAAGAGAAGGAAGGCCAGACATTACAGCGAGGCTCGCGTAAGGTCGGACGGTAACTCCACAAACAGACATGCCGGGTTCCGGGTCTTTGCCCAGTACGGCAAGAACATCGCCTGCTTTAGGACTGAACTTAATTGACTCTGGGTCAGGAGTACCGAGTGTTGCAGCCAGAAGGCCGACGGTCTTGCCTGTCGCCAGAACCAAATGATTTTTGTTGCCCTGCCTCACGACAAGGTAATCTTGCTCACTATGTTTCATAACAACCCTAGTTAACGAGGAATGTAATCAGAGACGTTAGCTTCCTTAGCGTCTGCTGTACGGTGGCGCATCAGGCGACTTGTTGTATCTGCTGGTGGAAAGCAGACAATAGGCTTGACGACCATGACTGTCAGTTGTTGAGGCCACATGTCGTGATCGATCATACGCGAGGCAATAATATGTGCGGCGCGTTCTGCATCTTCACGCAAATGGTCAAACTCCAACAGCAACACCTGAGGCTTTTGATCAATCTCGTTAACAGCGTGATCAAGTTCCATCAGGTTCGTAGCAACATAGCTTCGGCAAGGCAGTGTTCCAGAGTAATCACGCGGTCCGATATAGACAACGTTCTCTGGGTCAACATCATCGATTGCATTGCAGATGAAATCAGGGACGAACTTGCCCAAGTCCCCTTCCAGTGCGACAAAAGACATATCAAAAGGATCGTGCCTCATAACGGTCATGACAGCACGTCCATAGCCAGACAGATAGTTCATCAGTCTGTATACGAGATCACTATGCACGTTAACCTCTTTTAGAATGCGGGGGTGTAGGTGTATTTGCGCTTCTTCAACTTCGCTGCCGCGTTTTCACGGTCTAAGTCGTCGAAGATACCTACCCGTCGGTGGTAACGAAATTTCGGATGAACGGAAATATGTTTGACGATAGCACTTACGGGTTCGGTAGGCATATATCACCTCGTTACTTGTACTGTCCCGTCACAACAAAGACGAGAGAATCAGGTTTCTTCCGTCCGTTAACAATGAGATACTTGAACGGACGTGTGGGTTCAAGCTGGCCTTCGACCACTTGAGTGATTGCAATATCTTTGACTTCACCAAATGTCAGAGCGTTGTCCATCTGATCAAAGGAGAAGGCATTTGAAAGCGAAACAGAGTTGTGAGACTCTACCGTAATACCTTCAGGCTTCTTGGATGCACTACGTTTCGAGTCCAGCCACTTCTGCCAATCGAACATCGCATGGTTCATTGAACGAGAGACGAGCGAACGGGGCACTTTCCCTTTCAACGATTTGCGAAACTCGGTCACAACTTCCGACACAGGAGGACCAGCATTAACGCGACGACGATCTTTCAGAATCGTGCGCATCTTATCAGACCAGTAGTTGTAGGCATCAACTCGAATCTGAATGTATTCTTCAAGGCGCTGAGCCTGTTCGAGGGTACACTCAATTTCGAACGTCACCTGACTTCCACGTTCTGTGCCGTTGTGTTTGATAGCAGCTTTCTCTGCTTTCGTTTCGCTGATCAGTTTTTCTTTTACACACGCCGCCCATGCATATGCAAATGTGAGACGCATGTCAGGATAACGGTTCATCACCTGCACGCGTGTTTGAAGCAACAACGGAATGGCATAGCCCAGATGACAACGACGATCAATAAAGGCAGAACGGAGTTCACCAATATCTTTGTCCAGCTCGTTGAGGTCATTGAACAAATAACCCGAGTCACGGTACGACTGAGAAATGTGGTTACCTTCACGAAGTACATCGTCGATGGTCAAACCTTTTTCAACGATGCTGTTGTATGCTTCTTCCAAAGTAACATCAGGCCAAGTGCGATAACCTGTTTGGTCTAAAGTAAGATGACGGAAGCAATACAATTCATACATGTGCAAAAAGTCCGCGAATGGCAGACTTTTGGGATATACGAATTTTTTAATCACCTTCTTCGGTTTGATAACTGCTTTCTTGATCATTGCGTTCTCGCTGGAGTTTGGCGGCTATTTTGAGATATTCTCTATTTACAGTTTCTGGGTCTGTAGCGAACCCTCTCTTAGTGAACAGGTTACGCTTGACCTTACCCATGCTATAGCCGTTATCCCAGAGTTTCATGAATATCAGACAGTTTAACGTCGGGTCCATGAATGGTTTTTCTTTCAGAGCAACGTCACCAGAATACTTGGTCAGCAGGATAGCGCCGTCGAACTCTGCGCTACACCACTCGGACTCAGCTAAGACCTTGAGCAGGTTGTAATTCTCCATACCCTGAATCAAATGACTAAGGATGGTATACTGGTCACGCTTATACCGAGCAACGGGAACTCGATGCGAACACCCCGAAGCATTTTTGAAGAAGTGATCTGTCGTGCGAGAATAAGAGGCGTTCTTAATTCTCAGGCACAACTCCTCAACGACAAGAGATGCAGGCTCGAACATAGCCTTCCACTTACCCCAGATTCGGGTGGCATAGTTCTTGATTTCTTCCTCTGTCATTTTATACTTCTTGCCTACGTTTTGTACCTTAGTGTCAGATACAAGTTGACGGAAAATATCCGTCATCATAGCGCCGGGATCTTCTTTCTCCGAAGAGGTATCAAACGTCTGTTTGAAATACCTCTGATTACTCCACCCGCTATATATGCCGCCATAGTTCAAAGTCTTGGACGTGCCCCTCGTGATCTTTAGCGTCTTGGCCACGTAGTCATGATCAAGATGTTCAAGCATCGGACATTCGAGGCCGTACTCCGACATGAGGTCTAGCAGCAAAACAATCTGGGCGTTCGGCATATCAAAGTTGCGACCATAAGAGTGATCGAAACATAGCAGCTTAACAATCTTCGGCAGTGCAGCCGCGGTACCGAATAGACGACTACCAACATGGTTCATCGAATACTCGTCGTAGAACTCCACTAGCCTATCATTCGGGTTATCGTTGACAAGACGCAACCCAAAGCGGCAAATCTTCTTCAGGAAAGAATCAAGGCGCATGTGCAAACCGTAACGTCGGTTAGTACGAGCGTTCTCCTTAATGTCCAAGAAGCGGTCCAAATAAAATCTATAGGGACGCTGATTAGCCTGAGCACGATTGATAAGTTCAATCACTTCCCTGTTCTTGCTTTTGTGGTAGATAAAGTTATGAGGGCGTCTAAACGGCTTCGCCTTCACTTCTTTTTCAAAAGCGGCAGCAACCAAGTCATCCTGTGACTGAAAAATCGCCCTGCGACGATTTGGCTTCAACAAATTGTACATGGGCTCCTCAAGAGCACATAAATCTGCTAAAGTTTGGGCCAGAACGGTATTGAGCGAATACTTACGGGCGATCCCCTTAATGTAATCAAAGCGGGTTTTGTTCACCTTACGGTCCAACCAGGCACGAACACCGTCATTTTTCTGACGAACCATCGCATAACGCATCTTTTCATGAGCCCGCATGTAACTATAGGTCACTACGGTTTCATTATAGACGTTTCGTTTTTCCATCATGCGGGATTTATCGATCAAATGGATGAAAAACCACGCCAAACTTTCGTAAAACTTATCCGATTTAGCGTTCTTCGGCTTGGGGCACGAATAAATCATGTCCCAGAAGAACTGATGAAAGGATTTAGGTACCGCGCCCACCCATCCTGGGGGCACAGCTTTCTTCCCGTACACGGGTTTGGCCATCTTGGAACCTCAAAAAGCTCGTTCTCTTGGCTGATCTTTACAGAATCCTGCTTGTTCTACGTCAGAGACTCAAATTCTATCAGATAGTTGATTAGGTTAGGTAGATTAGGTATGGCATAGCATCTTATGCAGCATGAGCGCACTATATTCACACGGAATACAGCCTTCTCTCCCGAATCCCTAGCGCCTAGACGCATATCCCTCACCCATAGACATACCGTAGGGGTCGAAAACGCGAAAACCGCTTTAGCATGGTTATTTGGTGCCAATTCAGCGGAATTGATTTCTAAGCGCACTTTGAGACTATTCTTATTGCCGTAGGTCGATTCTGTAGGAAAGTGGTTATTTTTTGCGCGAAATTTGCTGATTCAGTTTTTTGCCGATCTGCGTCAAAACGCGCTCAACGGTCTCTCCGTCACGCTCACCGATAGCCATAGCGAGCCTTTCGCCCTGTTCACGCGATAGCTCAGGCATAATCAGCTTGAGCATCTTTGATCGCGCCTTTGCAGACTTTGATTTGCCTTTTGACAGCGATTGCGTTTCCATTTCGGCAGCAACACGGCTCATTGTGCGCTGCACGCGACGATCTGCGAATATATCACCGAAGATATTGCCAAACAGGTCTTGGAACGAGCGTCCGCCACCAAATATCTCGTCCTTAGTGAAGCGCACTTCCTTTCCTAGCGCATTACGCTTAACGCTGTGCGTGCTTTCCACTTCGTTTTGGACGCGTGCACCTTCGATGAAGTTCTCATCAGGCCGTGATTTCTTACCTTCAGCACCGGGCTTAGTGACGCCGTTACGCAGCTCAGCACGCCCCTCAACAGCCGCATCAGGGTCAAACATGTCATCAGTGTTGACGCTCTGATTAGGGTCAAAGGGAATCTTGTCTGTCAGCTTGTTTTCATCTGGCCACGAACGAGGGATATCCGACGCAGGTTGAGGGCTATTCGTCATATCACCGTTCTTCTCGCTGTTCAGACTCACATAAATCTTGGTCATTTGTTTCTCCTAGAGAATTTTAAAGCCCTTGAAAATGTTATACGCGTATTCTTTGCGCTGCACGGCACGGGTGGTGCACACCCATTCCCATTGATCGTTCTTTGCTGTGCGCTTCTTCGGCGCTTCCATCACTTTCAGCACATAGTTTTTGAAAGGCAGAACCAGCAGATCTTCAGGCTCAAGCGGACCGCAACGCGCAGGCAGAACAACTGTCAGGTTACCTACAGTCAGTTCCTGATCGTAATCCAGCACGTTTGCTTCTTCGCTGATATTGCCTTTGACGTAAGGCACGCCCAGATCGAATATCATTGTGGCATGTGTGAAAGCCTCAACGCCACCGATTCTGATCGTTACGTTCTTGCCACGAAACTTATCCAGCGTTTCCGCTTTCAACTCGACCGCTACGCCGTTCAGCATCAGCATAGGACGTGGGAAAGCAGGAAGCACTTTCTCATTCAATCTGACCGAATAAGTCGCCTGCGTAAAGTATTTTGGAATAAGCTGATCGAACTCAACGAAGCCGTCTTTGCGTACCTGACGGAACGTTGAAGGGCTGGTGGACTGATCGTATGTGTAGCCTTCAATGCGTAGCGCATGGTGCTGCATCATAACGTTGTACACGAAGCCTGTGCTAATGAATCCAGGCACAATGCCTTGACGAAAGCACACAGCACAGTTGGCGTTGTTACCGCCATCCCATTTGACGCTCATCTCTTCTTCGGTGTCGCCCATGAGGTCTGCTGCGCTCAGCGTTGCGTTTTCGCCTTCGTCGAGGTCATCAAGGCTAACCGTTTGACGTCCACCACCAAACATGCCTTTCGACACAGTGTTCAGCTTGACGTTGCCCTGAGTGCCGAGGCTTGAACGGCCAACGCTTTTCATTCCACCCAAGTTGGAATCAAAGTCGTCGTTGACTGTTTTGTTGCAACTGCACGTCAGACCGAATTTTGCTTTCTTGAATATGATAATGTCCGTAGCGTCAACAGCTAATGCCTGTTCTACCTTGGACTTGACCACTTCCTGAATGGAGTCGAGGCGCTGCTGCACTCGCTTTGTCTCGTAGGTCTTGTGGCGATCATATTTATTACGGGGTTTGCCACGTTCAATCCAGCTCATATTAATCTCCTTTGTTGCTCTGAAATTATTGTGCTGTTTCCGTGCCTTTCACATCAAAAATATTTATTTAGTAGCACAATGAAAATACGGAGTTTCATATGCGCGTTCTTTCAGGCGACCCGGGTAAGGTTAACTTCGCGCTGTCTGTCCAGGAGTTCAAGGACAAACGCATTACTGTTATAGGCACGCGGATGTTCCGCAGTCCTATTCAGAACCTGCATTACGATATGCGTCAGCCCACAAAAGAGTTTCTTGCCGAGCTTGAGCTAATATGGAAACTCTACGGACCGTTCGATGCCATGTGCTTTGAGCGCTTCCAGTCTCGTGGTCTTGGCGGCAACACCATTGAAGCTATCAGCCTCATGCTCGGTGTCATATCGTTCTTTGCGTTGAAGAAGAAATGCCCTCTTGATTTAATCACTGCTAGTCAGTGGAAAAATGCTTTCAACCGCAGCATGGACCTTAAAGGCTATTATGCGGAATACAATCTGACGTCAAAGAAAAGCCAAAAAGCAATTCATGAATTTGATGCGAGCCTTATTGGCGTCTATACCTTTTATCGTCATTCAGAAATCAAACCGTTTGCAGGCTTCAATCGTATCATCGATGCGTATGTTCCACGATTCCTGGAAGCACCTGTTCTTTGAGGAAATGAAATGAACATTGAACTTGAAACCCGTGTAATGAACATGCTGGCAGGCATTAGCCGTCATCTGGTTAAGCTTGGTAAAGGTGATGTGGCTGCCTACCAAGATCGTTTCTTCTACGAGCATTCATTCAGTACGCTGAACAAAGAAGACGACGAGACCGATGTGGTCGCTGTGTTGCGCGAAAAGATTGTGGCAGAACTTGCCGTGCGCGACATTGCACTGACCGAAGATTATCAGCCTGTGCTTACCTACAGACCGATGATTTTGCATCCGACAAACGAAGGTGAGTTCGTGTCGATCGTGGTTGGTTTCCCACTCGACGCACCAGTGGTCCTGCCATAAATTCTGTAAATGATCTTACTTGGTTAACCTGTAGGATATTTGCGATGGCGAAGTCAGTGAAAGAACGAAAAGCGGTTACGAAGATCGCTAAAACAAAGAAGGGAAAAATTCCTATTCGCATTATCGAGGACACGCGCCCAATAATCATTTGCCCCGAGATGGAAGACAAACCTCGTCCGTTTCGTTTTCGCGGTCAGTGCCCGATAACAACCTGCCAGTATTGCACACGCGAAACTGCAACTGGCTGCATGTCGTTAGATCGTAAAGAGTCTTCCGACCGTTCTATCTCTAACCGCGAGATTGCGTACTATAAGCGTAGCCTCTTTCCTGAACTTAAAGAGATGGATCAGAAACAGTTGGACACGACTGTTCGACGGGCACAGACTCGTACCCGTACTGCTATCTGTCTCAATATGTTTATTGCCTCCGTTGATGATTCTGATTCTGATCGTTCATTTCAGTACGTGAAGGGCAGACACCCGTCAGTGGACAATGTGCATAACTACATGGTTCAAACCTTTACCGACTACAGACCTTGGATGCTTGCCTATCTTGATGATGAGCAGCGCTTCGAAGAACTGGTCGGTAAGATAGCAAATTCTGAATTTAATTTAGGTACAGCCTTGCGTCTTACGCCTCGTAAGTATCAGGTGTTCTGCAAAGCTCTAAACGACCTTAAACAATCTGGAGAAACCAATGAGTGATAACTTCATTACTCTTGAGCAATATCGCGCGATGATCGAACGCAACATCCTGACCGAACCCGCGATGTTAGTCAAGAACCAGACTCAGCCGCTTGGGCGAATCATCTTCCAAGCGCTGGGCGACAACATGCAGATGAAGGACATCATTGTTCCTGACTCTCGCAACGCGATTGACCTGACGCAGCAAGCGCCGCTGTCTAACCTGCTGGCCAGCTCGCAACTCAAGTCGCTGATTCAGCTTCGCCGTCTGGTAATCTTGAATCCGGATGATATGCCTGCACCAGAGCAAGGCATTAAGAAGCCTACTCTGTCGCAAGAGCCCGTTGCTGGCGCTACCTCGATCGATGGTACTACGATTCCAAACGCGACTGTTATCGTTGAGCAAAACGGTAACGTCTGGACTGGTACTTCGAACGGTAGCGGTGCTTTCACTGTTGACGTGTCCGGACTTGCAGAAGGTCCATTCAGCGTAACAGTTACAGCCGACAACTATGCGCCTTCGCGCTTCACTTACACCGCTGGTCCTCAGCCGTTGCAGCCGTACCCAGAACCTACTATTCATGCAGTCTTCAAAGAGACTCAGGTGACAGGTACTACTGTGGCTGACGCGAACATCGTCGTCGAATTCGGCGGCAAGTCGTTCACAGGTCAGGCTACTAACGCCGGGGACTTTACCGTACCAACTGACGCGCTGCCGTTCGATACCATCGTCGTCAAATTTGTCGCCGAAGGTTATCTGGATGCTCAGCGTAGCGTCAACACTTCATCCGTACCAGGCACTGCTACCATCAGCGATCTCAAGTACCTCGTTACTGAAATCAATGGTACTGCAAGCCCTAGCGCTCAAGTCGAAGTGCTGGTGGATGGTCAGTCTAATCAGATCGTTAACGCGAACATCGACGGCCTGTGGACTGCAACCGTGCAGCCTGTCAAAGGCGATGTGAATATCCGCAGTCTGGAAGTTAGCGGTTACGACGAAGCGACTGCAACTGTCAAGCCGACCACCAACACCATGGGCGCAATCACTATCGATAACGCAGACCAGTTCGGTGAGAACGAAACTGTCGTTACCGGTACTGTTGCAGGTCTGGATGAGAACGCGACCGACGTTGCTGTGACTGTTACTGTTCAGGCTGGCGTGTACGAAGGTACAGTCAATCTGTCTAACGGTACCTTCCGCGTTGAAGGCATCGATGCTAAAGCGGGTGTGGGTTCAAGTGGTGTCGTTGACATTACTTCGGCCTTCTACGAAGAAGCGTCCGAGTCGTTCACGATTCTGGAAGAGTTCTCTGTGCCGACTGTTACACAGGCACAGGACGGTGATACTTCAATCAAGGGTCAGACTTCAGGGTCTACCACTGTGAAGATCACTATGGGAAGTGAAACGAAGCAAGCATCTGCAACACCTCAGGGTGATTTTGAAGTTACTGGCTTCACCAACGTTGCGCCTGGTGCACTCACTATCGAGCTGTCTAAGTCAGGCTACCTGACCAAAACTTCTCAAGTGACGCTGGTCGTTCAGGCGTACGGCATTGCTGATGCAGCACCTAAGGTAGATGATACCACGGTGACTGGTCATGCAACGCAAGGTTCTACCGTTACCATTACTCAGGGTAGCGTAACTGGTGATGCACAAGCTGATGCGTCTACTGGTGAGTTCTCTGTAACTCTGTCTGGTCCGCTGACGGCAGGTGAGTTGCAATTCAAGGTGAGCCATGCTAACTACGTGGATTACACCGAAACTCTTACTGTGGCCGCTTCGGCCTAATGCAAGGGGCTTCGGCCCCTTAACAAAACAATTTCTGGAGAAAGACCATGACAACCAAAGCCGCATCTTCGAGCAAAGTAAAGCCGATTACCCTGAACGCGTACAACGAACGCTACAAAGACGACTCCGTTGCTTCGCTGTATGTACTGAACCGTACTGAGCCGCGCGGTAACGTAGCATTCTCTGCTGTCAACGATCTGGGCCAGCCTATTGCCGTAGTAGTTCCAGCTACTTTCATTCCAATCGACCTGACCACTCAGGCGACTAAAGAAAGCCTGATGAAATCTACTCACTTCCGTCGTGCATTGAATCAGCGCCAGCTGGTCATTCTTGACAACGAAAGTGCAGAGAACTTCCTGCGCTCCAACCCTTTGGCTAAAACCGAAATGCGCAACCTGAGCCGCATCGACGGTCTGATTGCAAGCGATCTGAAAGAGATCGAAGGCTCTGATGATCTGGAAGAAATCGATCTGGGCGGTGGCGGCGGTCGTAAGAAGATTCGCCACTTCGAAGGCGATAACATCTCGTCTAACCAGTTCGTTAACGCATTCATCTCTCGCGCCGCAGAAGACAGTCAAGAGTCTGATGAGAACCTTGAGCGTGAATTCCTGAACAAAGGTCTGAGCCTGCCTGTTGAAGAACTGGAGCTGCTGCGCAAGCACATCACCCGTCCTGCAATCGTTGAGCTGATCGTTCAGGCGCTGGACGAAGCCGAAGCGTAATCGTTCAAAAAAGCATTTAGACAAAAAAAATGGGAGGCCCCGAAAGGAGTCTCCCATTTTTGTTACAGCAACTTATTTTTCTGCTCTGCTCTAATAGCACGTTCTATGCGCGTATTGCCTAGATAACGAAAGTAACTAAGTCTGATAGAAGTCTGGTGCTCACGTTCACGTAGGTCGGCGAGCGTGTGACTTTTGAACCTTCTTCTTGGCTTTAGCGCCATCTTTCTTTTCCTCTTTTATCGGACGTGCCCAGCCCAACTCTTTAGCAGGAACAAAACAGTTCTTGCCGTGAATCTCTCTGAGAAGTTCTTTGACTTCCTTGATGATCTGCATACTCGCATTATCAGGGTCGAGCTTAATCAGCTTGCCGTCTTCATCGAACTCACGAGGTAATTTGAAATGCTTAACTTGCAGTGGTGAGTTACGATCAAACTCCGCTTTGATTTTGTTGCGGAGCATCTTACCTGCTGCATCGTTATCTGTCATCGTGTAGACAACGCTGATGCCTAACATCTCAATCGTTCTGCGTTTCGTTTCACCGAACTGCTCTGCACCCAGCACAGCGACTGCTGGAATGCCATACGACAATAGCGCAAGAGCATCACGCGGACCTTCAACGATCACAATGTACTTGAGTTTGTATTTCTTCAAACACTCTTTCGCTAACTGCAAGGGGAACAGGCCTTTATCCTTTGCCCAATCACCTTGCGAGTTTACATAGCTGGTGCCGTTCATCTGCTTTCTCAGATACGCAGCGATACCACCTATGTACTTTGTTCCATGCTTACACGGAAAGAAACAAATGCTTGTGCCTGTGCGCTGTGCATTCAACAAACCACCAGCAGCACGAACAAGCGCTCCAGGATATCCGCGCCATTCTTCATCGAGTGGCCAATCAAGATAGCTGTTACGACCGAGCGCTTTCATCAACAGACCAACTGACGGGTAAGTACCAATCTTCTGACCTATCTGCTCATACGTTCTGAGCAACGCACTTAACGAGTTCGTGCCAGCATCTTTAATCGCCCAGCCTTTGATCTCTTGGAGCTTCGCGTGCTGTGCTAACTTGTTCCAGCCGCCTTTCTCTCCGCAACCAAAACAGTGGAAGAAACCTAGAGGTATCTCCATGCCCACAGAAGTGTAAATACCACAACTAGGAGTCTTATCACTGTGGAAGGGACAACACACCATGATAGTGTCGCCGTTATATTTCTTATCGCCGGGTATCTTGCCTATTTCATCAAGAATTATCTGATGGACATCTTCTGCCATACCATCCTCTACTTGCTTCGTAATTTGAGCATATACGCACATTTACAGTTTCTGGAGCTATCATGAGCAATCAGCATCGCTACGTTGCATCTGCGCAGCGCCGCTTCTATTCGAAGAACTGGTTGGAGTTTTGTGATCTTATTCGAGTAGAGCCGCAGAAGATTGGCGCTTTCAACAAACAGGGTGATTTGATTGGTCTCCAGTTGCCTGTTGATTTTGACTACACGACTGCAACAAAAAGCCTGCGCCTGATGTACGCTGTCAAGGAAGAAGGTGTCGATATGCGCTGCTACCTGTTTGGTGCTCGCTACTACAAGTTCGTTTTCTTTGAAAAAACAATTGCCGTAAGCGAGGAAGAATATGAGATCGTTAGCCAACGTTCCAGCGCGAGTCAATGACACACGGAAGCTGTCACGCATCGGTAAGATGATCGACGCCGCACTTGACGTTAAGATTCAAGAGAAGCGTTGGCCAAAGAAGCGTGTTAGTCCGTCAATGTTCCCTATCTGTCCGATTCAGGAAACTGCCAAGCTCATCTATCAGAAACATAACAACGCAATGACGGGTGAGTCTGGTACGCTGCTGAACATCTTTGCGAAAGCGGGTACGGGGATGCACGAAGCGATTCAGAATGCTCTGGGTCATAGTGGTCAGATGGTAGGCCACTGGAAGTGCACCAACGAAAAGTGTGAGGAGTACCCGAAGACTAAAGGCAAGATGGTCGATGGTAAATACAAGAAGGGCAAGTACACGCGCACTAAAAGCACGAACAACCGCTGCCCTTGTTGTGACCAGCCGATGGCCTATGCTGAACTCAAGGTGCTGTACAAAACTCTCAAGGGATATGTCGATGGACTTGTCGATAACCTTGATGGCACGTACAGCCTGATCGATTTGAAGTCAACGATGATCACGAAAGCAGAGGACGGTACGTTCTTTGTCAAGTACCATCGCTTCCAGATTGCAACCTATGCCTATCTGCTCAAGAAGCGCTATGGATATAACATCGTTGACTACACTCTGGTATATGTTCCACGCGACAACCCTAAGAAGTTTGTCGAGAAGACCTTTGTGTTTGACGAAGAAGAAGCAAAACGCGCCAAAGACTTTATGATGGTGCAGATACGCGCTTGGGATGCTGCGGTAAAATCGGCTGCTACTGGTGACCTGATGCCTGCTATCAAACGCAAGCCATGCAAGAGCGCCGAGTATTATTGGGATGAGTTTCACGGCTACGACACTTGTCCGTTTGTAGATCATTGCTTTATTCAATCACACATGATCGACTTCATGAAGAAGTTAGAACAACGAATCATGGCTAACCCCGAACTGACGTACACGGAAATCATTACGACAGGTCGGAAAACTCAACAACAAGGATTGCTGCCGGACAAGAAACCGAAGTCAGGTCGTCCGAAGCATATCGTAAAAACATTTGAGCTATGAGCATCGAAAGAGACTATGAACGTTCTGCGCGAAGACTTAAGGAGTCTGTCCGACGCATGGAACAACTCGGTTATGTTGTTCCCCATTGCGTTGTTTTAGTTCTGGCCAAGCTGCGGCCACCCAAAGAGGTGGTGTCGAGAAAGTACCTCGTTATTCTGATGTTGTTCAGTCAGACGTGTGAGACGCTGGGTGCTACCTTGACTATGCGTGAGCAGCTTGTGGTCAAACTGACTATCTTAGGCCGTAAGCATCCAACGCCAGAGATTGTGCGTAAGCAACAGCGCATTGATCAACTGGTAATATCGCAAGACAAGATCATTGAGAGTAACCTCGACCTGCTTGCGTATCGTTCGGAGATACTGCTGGCAATTCTCAGGGGCGAAGATCCAAAATCACGATACATTTGAGGTAATATATGACCATCGTTTATATCAGCCTGAGTCAAACGTCTTCGGATAAGAACCGAGACCGTGTCTCAAGCCCTGAGTCGAACACTGGACGTGTTGACGTGTCTGAATACGCTTCTCTTGAGAAGAAATTGCGCCTCACAGAAGAAGCCAAGGACAAAGAGAAACTTGCACAGAAAGCTGGTGGCGGGGATTCTGTAAAGAATAAGAAAGCCAAGCCTAAAGCAGATGATGCAGGAGGAGATGATGATGCCAAGGATGATGACGCAAGTTTCGACGACTTCGATACTGGAGATGACGACGATGATGCAGATTCCGACGCTTCGAACGGAAAGAAATCTAACAAAGCCAAGGGCGGCAAAGACAAGTCAGAAGAAACTGACGGCGGAGAACCCTCAAGTGAAGATGGGGATGATTCTGCTGAAGGAGATGATGACGGCTCCGACGACGACTTTGAAGACGAAGACGCCTGAGGAAGCATACGAAGAAATGCGTGATATACTGATCGCTATTCAGTATATGTGTGTCAAGCGTATGGTCTTCCCGATTGTCACTGCCCGCATTGAGCAGAAGAATGGTTTCTTGGTAATGCACGCCATGCGTTTCAATGTCAGTCCCAAGAAATTCTTCGAAGCTATTAACGAGCGCAACGGTCAGATCAATTGTGTCTGGCTGCTGCGTGCATTTACTCGTACTGCAATCAGTTATGGCCTCAAGCCTGTGATCGTCGAGAAGCTGAATGAGTACCAAGCGTTCAGCTCTCGTTTCTTTGATCACTCGGATGTAGACCTGACTTATCGTCGTCAGTACGATTACCGTGAACTGGCAATTCTGGCAGAGCATCCCAAACCTCGAATTTATACGCTGAATGGAGTTGATTACGATGGCGTACAAATCCCAAGCAAAGAAACCCAAGAAGTCGAAAGCCGCGAAAGAAGCGGAAGTTAGACAGAAAGCGCACAAGCAAGCGCGTTCGGGTAAGCTCGGTAAAGCAGTAAAAACAATGAGTGCGGCGTCTGCAAAGAGTCGTCGTATGACCAAAGGCGAGAAGCGTGCTGTAATGCTTACGCCGTTCAAAGCACAGGTTGTTCCCCAGCCACCTAAAACTCCTCTGATGGATAAAGGTCTGTCGCTGAATGCTCTCATCAAGTCAACTCCACGACTGATGAAAGAGAATGCGATGGAGTGTTATGTGAACTCAGTCAAGCGTGGCAAGACACCGAAAGGTTTGCCTTTCATTCAAGCCAACGTTAGACACAAAGACCCACTGCGTCCTAACAAGACCGTGCGCATTCACAAGCCGATGATTGTTGGCCTTGACGATCCCTACAAGCCGATTTCAAAGCAGAAGCGCGTGCTGGTCAGTTGTCCGTGTGAGAACTTTGTGTTCATGTGGGAATACGCTGATGCCGAACACGGCGCTGCGCGTATCATCTACGGTAACGGCGAACCGCCTGACTTCACTAACCCCGGTCGTGCTCCAGGTCTGTGCAAACACCTGATGGCTTTAGCTGATCAAGTAAAACTGCACGGAGACTAAGTTTGGATATTTTCACCTCTGATACCCACTACGCATCACAGCGAACTCTGGAGTTTAGTCGTCGTCCATTTGCGAACGTATCTGAAATGGATAGAACAATGCTGGACCGTTGCAATGCTGTAGCAACGCGTGAAGACACGCTATATCATGTTGGCGACTTCGGTGCTTACGAAATGGTGAAGTACATCAATGCGCCTGTCATTCTGATTTGCGGTAACTACGAAATCAATGACATGCACAAGCAGTTCAACTCGGACTTTGATGCGTTTCGTGATCACCTACGTCGTCTGGGATTCAAAGACGTTATCCGTGATAGTCTGGAAGTTGGGGATATGCACCTCAATCATTATCCTACTAAACGTAGCCGAACGAAGTTCAGCCTGTTCGGTCACATTCACGGTTTGCAGATGGTCAAACGCGGAGCACTAAATGTCGGCGTTGACTGTCACCACTATGCGCCAGTAGATGCTGGTCGCCTTGCGTTCTTCCGTAACTTTATCGAGAACCATTACGACGAAGACGTGTTCGGACCTTAACGGAGAGTAATACCATGTTCTTTAAAAATCCTGTTGGCGGTATCATCCCCAACTTTCCTATTCAACATACCATCGTTGATATGGAGCGCAGAGTATCAGAGCTGTACGGCGAGTTACGCGCTGCCGGCTGCAAAGTCGTTCAGGAGCTTGACTGTCTGTACATCGAAGTTCCGCACGGCGTTAATGTTGACCCGATCATGAAGCGCCATGAGGAGATGTTCACCAGCATCACTTCAAAGCCCGGTCGTCTGAATCTAGGAGATGAAGATGAAGAAGAAATTTAATCCTGATACTCACAGCGTATCTCTCCACTTCGGTCCGCATATCGTTCACGGTCATGCGCAGGAGACAGCGTTTGGTGAGGTGATGCAGTCAATGCTGCTGCGTGAAATCAGTCGCAATGCTCATGATTCATTTAGTAGACTTGCTGTTGCTGAGCCTGCTCCAACCTTCGAGATTAAGGAGCAAGACGGCAGTTCTATCATTCGTGCTATTGAGCAATGGCGCCAGATGCTTGCTGATGCTCCTCAGCCCGAAGAGTTTACGCCGTGCAGTATCCCTGATTGGATGCGTCCTAGTTTGCGTGAGAGCGGCATGACTGACGCGCAGATTGATAGCATTCTGATCACAGGCGTCGAACCTAATCTAGGCGATGCGCCTGGCGTGACATTCAGGACAGTAACCATCTAATGGCTTGTGCTGGATGTGGCCGCCGTAGTTCGAAAATAAGCTACGGCCGTTCTTCTGCTCCTCCGACTGTTGTCGAAGAGGACGATACTCTCAGTGCAGCAAAGTTAACACCTCAAGGTTGGGTAAGCACTTGTGTTGTGTGCGGCGCTCAATCAACTCCGTCACCATTTGCAGACACGATTCAAAAAACGTGTGACTGCAAACCTCAATGAGATAAGTTATGAACACAGTCTACCTGCCGTCTTTGATTGATGCGCTCAACAACTGCCGCTTCTATGCAGCGAACATGATCAACATTCAGTTCAACATGCATCTTGAGGCATGTCCTCCTGAGCATCCTGAAGTGCCAGAAGAAGATCATCAACTGCTGGTGGCTCGTATCGCTCAGGAGTTTGATAACGCAGTTAGTCGCACTGACCTGCGCTGGGATGCAAAGCCGCTGATTCACCGCTTCCGCGCACTGCACTCTCAGTATCTTACTGCGGTTGGCGGTGAATTGCAGTTCGACCGAATCCCGGAACTGTCTTATACGATTCCGTTCCCGTTCACTGAGAACACACCGCCTGATCGTGAGATCGCGCGTCGTCATCTGCGTTACACTGGCGAACAGGTTCGCGCATATCAGTACATGGTCTGCCTGTCTCGCTACACGCACAAGGAGGAGACGTACTATCTGCCTTCTCCTCCTGACCAGTTTGAAATGCCTGACGTTGATGCATCACTGCCTTTTGATAGCGCACAGTCACAGATCGCTGGTATCTTCCTCGAACACTATCAGCGCGTTGAGCCTCCTCGCTATCGTGAGCAGGCGCTCCTCGAAGAAGTGGGTCGTGAGAAAATGCTGCCTATGATCTCTCAGTGCCGTTTCTGGATTTACAAGGCATTCCCTACAGTTATTGAAAAGGTTGAAACAAATGACTGATGTGGTTGTGTTCGACAAGCAAAGTGAGTGGGAAGACTTCGGTAGTGCAGTCTACGAAGAATTCCGACTAAACGTAATGACGGGCAGTAGCAGCGCATCTCAGATTCCTTCTGTTGTTGCGTCTGAGGATGTGAAGCACGTTCTCAACTATGCCAACAAAGGTCTGGACCAATCGCCTATCGTCGTGCTGGACGTTCTTATTCGTGAGATTGATCTGGCGGAAGGTGAATCGCGCAACTACGATGCAGACGGTTTGGATAGCGCTGTGCGTAAGATTGTTGACCTGTACAAAGCGCGTGCTGCTGATCTTGATTGTCACCTGACAGGTAACTTCCTGAACACTGGTCATCAGGTTGATGGTGCGTTGCTGCGTATCTATCGCAACAGCGACTGGTCGTGCAAAGGTCACCCAGAAGTTCTCGTCGGCCCTATTGGTATGTATCACTGTGACAAGTGCGGTGAACTGCAAGTGGCCGGAACATTCCACTCAGTACCGGAGCAAGCGAATGTCTGATAAAGGCGGTTTGTGGCGTGTCTTCCCTGACTATGACTCGGAAGAGATGATGATCAAACTCAATATGGCTATCGGCGTTGACCCTGACGATGATGGCGTGCCTGATGAGTTGCATGTTACTCTGGCTTATGACGAAACTAACCCTGACGTCGAGGCAGAAGTGAATCATCCGGGTGAGTTCTTTGCGACTGTCACAGGTGTTGAGCTGTTTGGTGAAGGTCAAGATAAGATTCTGGTGCTCGTGCTCGAATCGCCTGACCTGTGTGCAGAACATGATCGCATTCACGCATGTGGTGCTGCCAAGTTCTCTCACTCTCCGTATCGTCCACACGTTACGCTGTTGAAGCGTGCTAAAGACAGCCAGGTTGAATATCTGAATCAGATCATTCAGCATCCAGGGCGTCCACCAATCACCCTGCGCTTCATCGATGAAGATCGCAAGGTGTTGGACAAGCGTAGTTAAAAACAAGCGGTGGCCAATGTGCTGCCGCTTTTGTCATTCTGGAGGAATTTCGATGGAAATGCTCGTAAGCCTTAGCCATGAGTTGCGTGTCGATGAGCAAGACGCACGCACGGCAGAAGAAGCACAGCCTCAGCAAAATCCTGATCAAGCACGCGCCCTTGAGCTGCAAGAAAAGAAACGCATCGAAGACACTTATGGTGTTGAAGCCACTGATGAAGAAATCAAACGTGGCGAAGATGCAGAGGCCGAAAAGAAACAAGCAGAGGAAGAGTCTGCCAAGCCTGAGAAGGTTGAGAATCTCGGTCAGTTTAAGCCTCGCGAAGATCTGACTGCCTCACAGATACAAGATGAGCACGATAAGCCAATCAATCTGTGAAAATCTGTAAATAAGAGTCAAAGCAACTGACAGGTGTATTTGACCATGAATAACAAGTCTAACCTGACAGGCGGTCAAATCGAAAGCGTTATGGACACGATGCTTCACGACTGCCTGAGGGAGATTGTTGAGAATACGGATATATTCGATGTGCAGCTAACGTACCTCTTGGCTCTCATCACGTCGAACAAAAAGCGTAAGCCCTACAACGCTCAAACCCGTGACCGTGCGATCAGCCTTCTGATTCGTGCGCTTTCAGTTCCTCGTAATCAGAAGATGATCTACATTCAGGAACTGAAAATGGAACGCAACTTTATCTATGTGTTCCTGGAAAATGTAATTAAGCGGTACTACGTTACTTATGTTGATCTCTATCGCGCATTCATTTGCACGCAAGATGAGGTCAAGCGTAAAGCGTATGCGAATCGCCTGAACGTGTATGTCAAAATGTTCGGTGCTGATTCCCGCTCCAAACTGTTTGTTGCGCTGTGCCGCTTAAACGATTTAATGCCACAGTTCATGGAATACTTCCATAGTGTTGTCGGTGACTTCTATCGTCTGAGCAGCAAGCAAACGAAATTTTATATTGATACCAATAAAGGCAAGCTATACGACAGCAAGGACGTGCGTCAAAACTTCCTGCGCAATATCATTATTGCTATCAATAAGTATGACTCGTCGCGAGGTGCGATAGTCAGCTACGTGAAGTGGTGGATTCTGAATGCTCAAACCTGTAGCAGCTCCGAGCATGAGTACGGTATTGCTTACACGATACCTCAGACTCAGCGTAAGAAACTCGCAACAGGTGAAGATAACACTTCAATGAATTTCTCGGTTAGTCTCGATGCTCCAACGTCTGAATCTGATGAAGGGGCGGACGCGTCCTTGCATCAAAAGGTGAGTGACCATCATCACCTTGAAGATCACGTTGACAGCGAAAGACGTACTGAAAAACTGAGGCTGCTTATTAAGCGCGTTGACCCCTATGGAGTGGCCCGACTGACTATGGACGTCGGAGAGGAGTTCGATAAATTCGAGCTGGAAAAAATGCAGCGACATATGCAGCTTCAAGGGCTAGCCTAAAACTGTAAACATTGCGTAACAGCAAAACTCAATATTGAGGATATACAATGGGACGTGGATTTGGTGACATTCAGGACAACAGCAAACGCGATAGCCTTCGCGAGTCCGAAATTTTTGAAATCTTCCCTTTAGCGAAGAAAGCAAACGGCGCGTGGGTATCGATTCGTCTGTTGGACCTTGACCTGCTTCCAATCAAGAAGCACTGGATTAAGATCATGGGCGGGAAAGATAAAGATAAGGAAATCAAAATCCCGCGTATGTGCGTCAGCTTCGACCCTGACAATCAGAACAAGCCGCTCAAAGGCATGAAGTGTCCGTACTGTGGTATTCAACACGGTAACGATGAGTCGGGCGCACCAGCGCAGTATGACTACAAGTGGTACGCGCAAGCAATCATCCGTGATGTGCAGGCCGGTGCTCCTCGCAAAATGCCGAGCATGACTAAGAAAGAACAAAAGTCAGGCAAGAAAGAAATGGGCAGCGAGTCTTGGACTCCTGTGCAGTGTATCGGTCTGTCAAACTCTCTGGCAAGTAAAATCCAGCAGCTGGGTGAGCGTAACATTCACACGGTCAAAGATAAGAAAACCGGTAAGAAGTCTAAGCAGGCGTTCCAGGTTAACCATCCGAAGTATGGCTGTGATATTGAAATCAAATACAACGCCAAGAAATCTCCGGCTGAACGTTACACCCTCGAACGTGGCGATCATACTCCACTGACGAAAGATGAACAGGCGTATCTGACCTGGGACTTCGACAACTGGAACGAAATCTACGACCTGCTGGGCCGTCTGGACGAAGATGCTGCTATGGCAGACTTCAAAAAGATGGACGTTCTCGGCGGTGAGTCTCAAGTCGATGGAGACGACGATGAAGACGAAGACGATGATGACGACATGGCGCTCGGCAAGAAAAAGAAAGGCGCCAAAGGCAAAGCGGACAAGAAAAAGCGCCGCTCAATGGACGATGATGACGAAGACGACGACGAAGACGATGAAGATGATCGTCCGTCAAAATCTAAGAAGTCCAAGTCCAAGTCGAAGTCTCGTGCTCTGTTAGACGACGATGAAGACGATGAGGACGAAGACGATAAGCCTAAGAAGAAAAAGAAATCTTCTAAGGACAAGCCGTCCAAGTCGTCTAAAGTGAAGTCCAAAAAGTCTAAGAAGTCAGATGATGACGACGAAGACGAAGACGACGAAGATGATAAGCCGAAGAAGAAAAAGAAATCCTCTTCGGTGAAGTCGTCGTCTAAGAAAAAGTCTTCGAAGGACGATGAGCCTAAGAAGAAAAAGAAAAAGAAGTAAAATGAATCGGGGTGGCTAGCGCCGCCCCTTTCTTTTCTCCACTCAGGAATTATCTCTCAATGGCAAAAGAGAAGAAGGCCAAAGCAAGCAAGAAAGCGAAAGCTGTTGCTTCTGATGACATTGGCGGGACCGTAGTAGAACTGTTTAGTCTGGGTAGCTACATGGACGACGTCCTCGATGCTATCGAAAAGAAGACGAAAGTTAGTTCCGCTGATGCTGCCCGACATGCTCCTCGTATCTCGACCGGTGTGCTTGCTCTCGACATGTATCTGGATGGTGGTATCGTGCCTGGTGGCTGGTACACGTTCAGCGGCGGTGAGCAATCATGTAAGTCAACCATGACCATGAGTATCATGGCCTCTCTTATTCGTCTCAAGTACAGCGGCATTAGCGTTGTGTTTGACTACGAAGGTTCCACCGATGCTGACTACGTTGCTGGTCAGCTCAAAACGTTCGGCGTTAAAGTCGATCCGAAAACTATCTTCGGTGTGCGTGATGAAGAAGGCGGCTGGATTATCAAGCCTACCATTCGCTACTACGCGCCTGACAACGGTGAGCGCTTCTTCGATTATATGTCGATGCTGCGTCGTCGTCTGCCTGACAAGATCGTTGAGAAAGACGGTTCAGCTTACTACCTCTTCGAGAACACCAAAGAGAACTCGAAGAAGCTGGCAGGCAAGTACGATAAGAAGTGGTTCAGTCGTAACAACCAGTTCAAAGTTCCTGCGCCGGATGGCCACATGCAGGCTGCTGTTATCGTTGACTCATATCCGGCAATGCTGCCTGATCAGGTCGATGATGACGACGGTTCAAAAGCAATGGCTCTGCAAGCGCGTATGTTCTCCGATGGCATCAAACGTTTCCGTGGCGGTATGCGCCGTAAGATGATGACTATCGTGGGCGTTAACCAGTTGCGCCAGAAGCCTGCTGTAATGTTCGGTAGCCCTGAATATGAGCCAGGCGGTGATGCGCTCAAGTTCTATTGCTTCGCTGATGACACGCGCATTCGTACCGACCACGGTGTGTTGACTGCACCTCAGATTAAAGCGCTGCTGGACGAAGGCAAAGAAGTTTGCGTTGAATCGTTCGAAGGCTTCCAGAAGATTAACGGTGCGTGGAAAGTTGAAGACGCTCCTTATCCGATTGAAGTCAATGCTGGTGGCCATGTGTATATTGGCAGTGCTGAGCATCGCCAGTTCACCTTCATGCATGACACAACCGCAGAAGGTATGCGTGTACTTCGTCCTGAGTGGAACACGCTTAGCCAACTGGCTCAGTACCCTTCTGCGGAAGGTCAGTACGCTGCGATTCGTCTTGCGTCCGTCGAAGAACTCAAGCAGAACACGCCTGATCAATTCGATGCCTCCAGCAAGAACATCGAGCTGGTGCTTTCTAACTGCGGTCCTGAGAAGCGTGATATTAATATCCTCTCTCATGACGGCACAACGTACACAATGCCTGCTGTGCTGATCGACGCCGTTGGTCCTTACGATCACGTTGAAGACTTCGCGCATTACATTCAGGACTTCCTGAACATCGGTATCTATGCGTATGCAGACAACTCCGGTATCTGGATTCCTGGTCTGGTTGAAGCTGACCTGCACAACGCTGTTGCACGCGATGCAGACTCTGGTTATCAGGGCGTTGACTTCTACGCTACCTCGCGTCAGATCAGCTATCAGATGATGGCAGTTATCTCTGACGTGTTCCCAGAGCTGACCCGCTTCGTTCTGGACTTCAATGCCAAGTACGCCGCAGAACAGGAAGACGTAGTTTATCTGGCGCCTGGCTTTGACATTGCCGAAGCTATGGACGGCATTCTGCACAAAGAGATCAGCGGCTACGACGACCAATACGATCTGCTGATGCAGCAACTGGCATACGTTGAAGACTGGTTCAGTGTTGATGACCGTCTGCTGCCTGTACCGTTTACGCTGCGTGCGCTTGACAAGCAAGTTGAGTTCTGGGATGTTAACGTCGATGAAACTTCCGTCGTTATCACCAACAACTTCGTTAGTCATAACAGTGACGTCCGCGTTCGTCTGGCCTCTCGCGCTGTGCCTGAAGGCTGGCCGAAACTCAAAGACGCGCCTGGCGTTGTCGGTGAGAAGTCTGTTTCTGTTGAAGGTGGTACTGACCGCTATCGCTTCATTGCAGCCAAGACCATCAAGAACAAGATGGGCGGTATCCCTAACCAGTTGACGTGGTTACGCCTGTGGGAAGCTGACGGTAACGGTGAAGCGCGTGGCTTTGACCCCGTGTTCGATACATGGCACTACGTCAAAACTCTCGGCCTCGTCAACGGTACGCGCAAGTCATTCAAACTGAAAGCACCGTGCCCTGTAGCATCCGAAGTTAAGATGGATTGGGATGACTTCCGTACGCTGATCAACGGTAACAAAGAACAGATTGTTAGCGTGTGCAAAAAGCTGAAAGTCAAACCTGTATCTCTGCGTCTGTGGGCGTTCAAGTTCGTGCAGTCCCAGAAAGGCAAAGATATGTTGAAAGCGTCGATCAGTAAGTCCGTTAAGAACGTTAACGACGACGAAGACGACGATTAATTAACTCGCGGTCCTTCGGGGCCGCCCTCTACCCGGAGAAAGAGATGCGTACTCTGATTCATACCGCAGACGTAACCAATCTGTCTGTGCTGGAACTGGAAGAAGGCTCTGTAGCAAAGCCTGTTACTCCAAATCTGATTTCTGATCTCAAAGAGCTGCTGTCACGCGAAAACCTGAGCCAGAACATTCGCCACGTTGTGTTCATCTCTGCTGATCAGGTCGGCGTATTCACCGAAGCTGAGATGATCAACTACTTCGACCCAATCGAGCAGGTGTCTGAAATCAACGCAGGCAATATCGGTACTGTGCTGGCTATGCAGGTTATTCGTGTCGATGACAAGACTAATCTGATCGCAGTGGCTGGTGTCACTGATGTGGAAGAAGGCGTTACTATCAACGAGTTCAACGCATCGCCTGTAAATCTGTAAATAAAACAAGTGAGGGCAATCGTGTCCTCACTTAACTCACTCTGATAGGGCATTGACCCAGGAGATAAACATGACAATCAAATTTGTCGAAGTACCGAACATTAGTATGTTCGAGGGTCTGGTGCATGGCGCCAACCGACACGCACAAAACGCCAACATCGGCGGCAAGGCTCGTTACGCATTCTACGTGGATGTGACAGAAGCTGCGGCAGAAGCTGCACTGTATTCAATGTTGCGCAAGAAGGCACACGCAGATGTTAGAGCTGTGGGCTACTCTGTTTCTCATACTGTTCGCGGTATGACTCAACCTAAAGAGATTCCTGTTTTCTTGTCGGACAATTTGTCTCACATATCATTGGATTCTTTGAAACAAAATTTATGTGAGTTGCTTCGTGCGCTGTGTCGTTCAGCCGCCAGCTCGGATAGCAATATCATTCTGTATTACCAAAAGGACATGGCTTTCATCAAAAGCAAAATGTTCGATTGGGTTCTTGAAAGCAAGTTAAGCAGACCTTCAAAAGTAGACTGCGAACTGTATGTTCGTTCCTCAAACATTGATCTTAACGTCCTTCTTAATATCGTTAGAGATCACGATTATATCGGACACTTTGCATCTAGCATACCACAAGAGATTACAATAGGCTCTGATGCGAGTGCCATAGATGCCGTCAAGTTATGTGACACAGCCGACGTACTGGCTGCTCAAGGCCGCAAAGTGCATCTGTGCAATGACATTTACCGCAAAGCGGTGTCTATCTCCTTTGCCGACGGTATTCCGCGTAATCAACTGTAAACCAAACACATTGCTGTGTGTAGTCTTTGGCCAAACTTAGGCTCGGGAGTCCAGGACGGGCTCCCATTTTTATTTCGGAGACAGAACAGTGACTGACATTAGAAGCAAAACAGCCTACGAATATCTGCACGACACCTATCTTGAAAACAATTTCTTTGTTGGCGTTCCTCGATCTAAACTCACAGCAAAGTTTCAAGAGTACCTGAAGACAACTAACGGTAGGCTGCATCGTCACGGTCTTCCTCTCGCTGACTTTATGACGTGGGCCAACATGCGCCCTGAGATTAAAAAGGGCGAACAGCAATTTGATGCCGTCATGAGACTGCACAAACTTTCTTTTGATGCGGCCGCTGTGTACACACAATTCGTATGGTCGTTTACCAAAGGTGTGTTCAAGATCGATCAAGAGATATGGAAACATCTTGCAGAGGGTGAGCCACCCAAGATACTTCCCTCAGATACGCTCAAGCGTTTGCCTAACTGGTCACAGTGGTTAGATACGTCATTGAGAATGGTCCGTCACGATAGCGCCAGTGACACGCTGTTTGCTTTGACCACTGAAGGCTTCTGGTCAACGTATTTGTGCTATGATCATCAAAACAGAACGCACATGTTCCTCGTAGCGCCTACCGTTATGCAGATAGGCAAAGATAGTTTCATCGCAACCACTCTGGTTATGTTTGACATAACAAAAGACCATGAGATGGAAGACAACATGGATTGGCAAATCACCGCCACATCAACTGACGGTCAAACTTCCGTACGCTTTACGAAAGAGCATGAAACGTACGGCAAGATACTTGACGGTTTGGTTAGTGCTTGGATTGATTCTGCTGTCAATGCGTTGTTGTTCGTCGCTTCATCCGTTGATAACGTTTATAAAGGAGGTGTAAAGGGAATCGTCCCACGCAAACAAGGTAAGACGTTCAAAGTTCTACCAATACGTGACGTGCGTGTATGGCATGTAGGTTCAGAGTTGCTTAACGAGATACGCCAGTATGAATCTGATGTAGCCTCAGAGAGTTCTCAGAATCGCCGTGCTCACATTCGTCGTGGTCATTATCATAACTACTGGTATGGCCCGCGTGATGGTGAACGTGTTCTAAAAGCCAAATGGCTTCCACCGTGTGTCGTTCGAGGCACCGCAGAGTAATCACAATCAACCTTATCTTCCACAAAGGCGTTTAGCCTAGGAGAATCTTATGTCCCGTGTACAAACGTTGTTCATCCCTGAAGTTGAACGTTTTGAAGCGTATGTTAAGTCGTTGCTGCACATGGCACGCACGCTAGATAACAGCGGTCGTCAATACAACCGCACGAAACATGTCGTCGTCGTTGGCTCAACAACTCGCATAGTCGAAGCCTACGTCAAAACAACAATCGGCTCTAACACAGTTCCAGATGGCGTTTTCTGCCTCGGACTGAACCAAGCGCCTGACCTCTATAAGAAGTATGACTTCGGCTCTGCTCATGTTGTACTGATGTTCGATCTGATGTATACGTCGGAGAGCGCAATCAACTCACTCGCCCACAGACTGTTTGATATTATCCTGACGCTCAAGCAGCGACCAGAAGATAAAGAACTGAAAAACCTTCCGATACATATCGTCGGTCAGAACTGGAAGGTGTGGGATGCTATGATGGAGTCGGGTGCAGGCAATGCAGCAAACTACGAATGCTATTCTAAGGGATTGCAGTTTGCACCCAATCAAACTTTCGAAACAGCCTCATGCATCACGTTTGATCAGCTACTCACGCAGGACCCGAACACTTACGCCAAGCACGACATTTCGATTGGCCGAGAGTTCACCGTGATTGATCATGCTACGCTGATTCAAAAACTCCATAACATCAAATGGGTGTTGCAGTCAGGCCAGACACAACACAAACTCATCCTCGACCACGCGTTTCAGCGCATTTTGTTCGAGCAATATCTCTGCTATGAGTTTCAGGGTCTTTAAGAATAATCTTAGTCCGCTAACTAATTTAAAAACGTTGGCAAGTAGTGCTGACGTCTAGTTATCGGAGACATAACGTGTACGAACGTAGCCTCGTGCGATTGAAGTACCACGCCAGAGCAAACCTCTGGTATAATAATACAGAACACGCTTGCAGTGAGCGGAAGGCTACTAATGTGCAATGTGAACAATTCTTGGAAGCAACCAAGAACTGTCGCTCTGTGCAGGAGTCGCCTAGTGTTGTTTCTTTCTACTCAGGAGCCGAGCTTGTTGGTCAAGCAATATGGCAGCATGATGCAGACAGTGACAGCACACTTCAATTCCGGCTTCTACTTGCGTAACATCCTAAAGGGCTTTCAGATACCTCTGGCGGCCCTTTATCATTTCAATACACGGAGAAAGCCAATGTCTGTTCAGATTCAACTGTCCGAGAAAAACCTCGACGATATTATGCAGCACTCCACCAGCCGCATCAGCCTGTCTGAGTTGAATGCGCGTCTGGCGCAAGATGAAATCATCATGCAGAACGTGCTGGTGGAACGCCCTGTAGGCGCCGGTGTGCCTATCACTGTCGTGCGTGATATTGTTGATCGCTATCTGGAGCTGATTCGCAATCCAGGTCCGATTGACGGTCAATGGCAGCCGCAAGAATACGCTATCGTGCAATACTGATCTCATGGGTGCCTTAGGGCGCCCATATTCGTTTATATGCTAATTTCTACCTACATTCAACTAGGAGAGACAGCATGAAAATATTCGTTTCGCTGTCGGCCCCACAAAAACAAAAAGAACCGCCGATTGTAACTGAATCTGATCAAAAGAATCCTCGCGTAAACGATAACAGCAAACTCGGTCAAGTGTTTGATGTGTTCGTGCTCCAGCAAATGTCCTATCTCGATATGAAAGAGATTCGTGGCTCTGCTGGTCCAAAATACGCGCAGGTTATTGCCGACTGGCTTAACAGCCAACGCAGTATCGACAATAAGTTCCGTGTGTCTAAGCGCAGTAAGATCTCTATTGCTGTCAAGAACACTCAACAGCTTGCCGCTCGCTATACGGACATTTACCTGTTGAGTCCTGAGAGCAATAAAGAGCGTTCGTGGTTGCTTAAAGGCGAAGGCCCACAAGGCAACAACAAGACGATTGAGATTGGTCGTAATCTCTTATTAGACGTCCTATATGCTTCTGCTCTGACGTTGCTTGGTGCACACCTCGTAACAGAAGAATGGCCAGGCAACAGCACGTATGATCAAGTGTTGTTTGAAATGGACAAGCGAAGCAAACGTGGTAAAAGGATTGGTAAGCGCTACCCACGCATTGCCAAAGAAAATGAAAACACACTAATCACGATGATGCAGGACGGGTTGTCTATTGCAGAAATCACCGATTGGGTTCTGAAACAGTAAGAGGAATCTATGTCACTCGTAAAACTTCAAGGCGTCCCGTCCTTGTCCGCGCCTACCAAGGCCCAGAAAGATGCAGCTATCTATATGTTTGGCTCTAAAGGCCATTCTATCGTTGCTGTGTTGGATAAATTCAGTCGTGCCAAAGAAGTGCGTGCACCGCATCTCGATGGCCTGTTGAAGCTGATGAAGGAAGGCGAAGATGATGAGATCATCAAATTCGTTTCATCTGCTGCTGGTAAGAAAGCTCTGGCTAACGCGAAAGCATTCGCCGTTGCAAAGACACTGACCGCAAGCATCAAAGCGCTTAAACTGATTCGCGTTCCGATGAAGTGGATCGACGGTCACTCGGATGTTGCTGCTGCACGCAACGAAGAAACCAAAGAGATTCGCGCACGCAAGACTGCTGGCAATCGTCCTGAAAAGCCTATCAAGCTCGATAACCCGCAAGCGCCTGCGCCTGTTACTCCTAAGGCCAAGCCTGTTCACATCCCGTCTGGCAAGTCTGCTGATACGCTGGTGGATGAGATGGGCGATATTCCTGCGCGTAAGATCTCAGGCAAGAGTATGCAACAGCGTGAGGAATATTTGAATGCTCTGGGCTTCGTTATCCAGCGCAATATTCCGCGTGCAAAAGTCAACGTCTCTGCTGACAGCGTTATGGTAACTAAAGGCTCCAAGATTTATACCATTGCACTGACGCCACAAGCGTGGACGCTGCAAGAAGGTGTGACTAAGAAGCCTAAGCGCATCGGCACAACGTTCGACGTTGTTTCCATACTGTCTGCGATTGATTCTTCCTTCGCGCCTGTACTGATGAAGTAACAACAAAAGGGTGGCCTAAGGGTCGCCCTTTTTCGATCTATTTGCGTGCCAATCGTAAATAACCTTTCCTCTGCGTTGCCTCTCCTACTCCTGCCTCGACGCCCACACGCTGCATACTCATTCCATTTGTCTCTACTAACTCTGGCTCTAACTCAAAACCTGCCTCAGTTTCCTGCTAACCTGATCGCTAATTCCTATCTGCAAGCCAAGTTCTTGCATACGCAAATTTGCTATTAGGTTAAGAGGAATATTCCCATGATTGAAGTAAACTGTTTCGCAGATTTACGCACTACCGCTCCAGCAAAGGCTGGCGACATGGCGTTACTGAAACGTTACTATGACAAAGACAGTTCGTTTCGTGGGGGCGGCTACTTCATCGGCTTTCCGCAGACAAAAGATCTGCCCGCAGATGATGGTGGTATCACGGCAGTAGATGCAAACAAAAGTTTCTTCTGGAAGCGTGTTGTGAATGACCCAGAAGAGATTAACCTGTTCCACTTCGGTGGTCGCTGCGACGGTAAGACAGATGACAGTGACGCGTTCCTGCGTAACTTCATGTGGACGTGTAAGTCTGCTGACGGTAACGACACTATAGGTGTGCGCTTCCCAACAGGCACAACGTTGATCAACCCTATCGATCTTACGCACTTGGGTGAGATACCTGTGTTCGCTATCTATGGTGACACACGTTCTGATAAGGGCTGGCGTCCTCGTGTCAAGCTGATCAGTAACCAAGGCGAAGCTACTGTATTCAAGTTCAATGCACGCCGCACTATTGTTCGTGGTCTGAACTGGAATGGTCAGTGCTATCCTGTGAAGGACGGCAAGAAGGTAGACGTGTCCACGATCGTGGGTGCTGTCATGCCTGAGCAGCGTTCAAACAATCAGATCTTCCTTGAGAACATCTGTACTATGGGTCAGTACATTGGCGTACAGTGCTTCCGTGCTGAGAGCAACGGCGGATCTGCATTGAAGTTCCAAGACACCATCGATACTTCTATCACAGAGATCTACGGCAGCAAGAGCTATGGTGCTGTGATTGAAGCCAAGTGGTCGAACACAGTGCAGGCCGGCTGGAACCACTCGACTGCTGTGCGCTTAGAGAACGGTAACTTCCAGTACGGCTACGGCCCTGCTGTGTTAGACATGCCGCGTATGACTCAGGCGTTCATGAAGAACGTCTGGATTGAACACACGCGCTTCCCAGGTAATATGAACGATGGTCAATGGGTGCTTGAAGGTAACTCGATTGAGAGTTCTGACAACCCACTCAATCTGGCCAACACTCGTTGCGTGATCAATGGCTACTACTTCCAAGGCGTTGGTACAATGAACTTGGAACGTGCATCAAGCCCTGACAACTGGCTGAGTGGCTACGAGCGCGGCAGCATTCGTACTGAGACGTACGGTATCATCATGACCGATTCCTGCTTCCGCGCAGGCTACTACACGGGTTATAAGATTACCAACAATACAGATCAGGACAAATGGTTCTATCTGGGCAGCTACTCATTCCCGAAAGTGAATCAAGTGTGGCAGATTGAACTGCTGGGTACTGCACCAAACGTTGTACCGAACACGAAGCTGCAACAGCCTACGCAGATGGACGGCATGGGTCGTCGTGTTATCACAATGCAACGCTGCATTTCACCGCAGAAGAAAGTGTATGCCGATATGCACATGGAAGGAACGGACGCAATCGCCGATGTTGTGTACCAGCGCCTGTGGGAAGACTACGGCAAGGTGTGGGTTAAGCTGAAAGCCAACAGTGGTGATACTATCTTCAACCTGACCACCACTGGTCCAACTCGTTTCGAAGCAGGTGTTTGTACGTTGTTCAGCGACGGTCCAATTGAATGCGTGGATCCCGTTCTGACCGAGATGACCACCAGTGTCGAAAAGAATCAGAAGGACTATGCGCGACCTCAGGCTCGTTTCAGTTTGCACAATGGCCTTGCAGGTGTAGGCGCAAACGAGCAGGGTCTCATCACTATTCAAACCAAAGACGCTACAGCACCGAAAGATACCACTAAGCCTGCTGGCTATGTGAGTGTCAATATCAACGGTGTTGATCGTCTCTTGCCTTACTACTAACAGACGAGGGGCGCAATGCCCCTCAACTAAGTCAAATCTCTGTACTCTCCCTAACTCAAATAAGATACGCCGCACAGCGTACTATGCACTAATAAGGTCAAAATGACCATTCTCTGCTATATGCTGCCTATGCTATAATAGTTGCGAGCGCATTGCTCAATACAATCATGCTGAGGAGCATAACAATGAACGCATCTACTTTCGATTTTTCTATCATCTGCACCGAGAGCTTCAACATTAATGAGCTGAACAAAATCGCCGTTGAGCTGAACAAGCTGATCACTAACTCGCAGATCAAAATTGAAGCCGCAGAGCTTGATGATGAAGGCACAGAGTGCATTCTTCTGGCTATCGGCCTCGATGAAGACGGCGAAGAGACTGGCGAGAACGGCTACTCCCTGCATCTGGACAACGGCGACTATCAGATCGTATATCTCGGTGTGCCGCATCCTGACTTCGATAAGCACGAACTTGCGACCAGTGACTTCGAGTTGTTCATCAAATCAGTCAACGGCCTTGAGTTCTAATCACTAATCTGGAGTCCAGTATGCGCCCTAACGCCGCAGCACATCTCGCCGCATCTCTTGCCTTGTTTGCGAAACGTAACCGTAGAGCAAAATTCACTATCTCTACAAAATCGATAATTCAAGCGACTGATATGGGGACTGGTGCCTATATACCTGATCTATTCATTATGCAATTAGACCTAGAGTTGCGTCTACGTGGTTACATCCTGATTAAACAGGAGGAGACAAACTACATGATAATGAAAGCTAGACCCCGCAATCATGGCCTTCGCATTTCTTCAAATCATATAGATGAATATATGAACCTGCCTCTTGAAGTAGTCGATCTTCAACTCTCTGAGACGTTGGACACAGAAGACACAGAAGAAGACTAACACTAATCTGGCAGAAATCGCCGTTGTGTTTAGACGCTCAACGGCATACTATTATGTCTCTAGCGCAATGACGCGCTACAACAACGAAAGAGAGAAACAACATGAGCGAAGACGTTAAAGTAACAATCGATTTAGTAGCTGACTTTGTATCACGCACCGAAGTTGTGTTTGAAGATGGTCAATCATCTAATGACTGGCTCGCGCCGTATGATCTGCGCCTGAACGTAACTGAGCCGCAAGGGCCGAACGGCTACCCCGAAGTTGAAATCGTTGGCCAGCGCGATAACGTCTTGCGCTTCTTTGATGAGCAGATGCCTGATAGCGACATTACAGAAGACTCGCTTGAATCTGCCTAAGCAACAAACAACACTGTGGCGTTACGGCGCCACTTTTCTATTTCTGATCTGAGGTCAATATGAAACAAAAATTCTTATTCTTGCGCATGAGCCGACACGAGCTGAATCAGCATTTGTTTTTACTTCGTGGCATGAGCCGTGAGCGTCTTGAATCATTCACTGGCATTATCGCCGTTGTCAAAGACGATACGACGATGGCGAACATCGATGATACTGACCTGTATTATTTCAGCGAAGTAACAGCCGAAGAGACAACATCAGAGACGCAACAAACCTGGTGGAACCTGATTCATTACTACGACAATCAGATTGCTATCGGCTCACTCCCACGTATAGAGCCGCTGCTGCCTGACGATTTAGTTGAGCGCATCAAAACAACTCGCAGCAATCGCTTCTACTACGAGTTCGATACGCAAATGCCAGAAGTATTGGCCACTGTTGATCTTGACCTACACTTCTTACCGTCTGCCGCTCAGCCTCGTGTGAAGAAGCCTAAAGAAGAACAGCCAGAAGTTAATCCCCTGGCCGCATACACAGTCGAACAACTGTGTGCCGAACTACGTACTCGCCTGAGTGCAAAAATCACTATCGAATTTTAATCAACTAGCACAGGGACGTGCCTCTAACTGAGATCAAAACTATGTTCACCAAAGCATTCTTCTTCAAAACTAACTACTCTGTATTGGCCGAAGGTGAGTTCGCGCTGCCTGTTGACTCACTGACCTCTCTCGTCAACTCGCGTATTTTCATCTGCATCACAGAAGACAACCTGCGCTTCGCACTGACCAACATCACTGTGCAGCCGATTCGCAATGGCTTCTTGCGCGTTGGCTTCGAGCCGAAGACTGACGTGAATGCAATCACTACTCCAATCATCACGCCTAAAACGATGTGGAGCGAGTATGATTTTGATGCGTGCAGTGTCGAAAACATTCCGTCATTCAATATCAGTACGCATGAAGACAAGAACAACGAACAACTGATTGCACTGTCATATGACCTTCGTATGGCTCTCATGCATTATCGTGAAGGCATGTACTGCGTGACCGACATCGTTTTGCGTCTGCATGAACACGGCATTTTCGTTGTAGATATTGATCAGAATCTCAAGGTTGCTCTCTCGCCTATCGCCGTGCTTAGCGAACGACCTACACATGCGATTAGTCTGAGCAAAGACAACGGCGTGCTGTCCCGCATTGATGACTTCGAGCTGCCTGATCTCGCTAAACTGATCGTCCTACTGTAAACAAACAACTCTAGCCTCGCATCGTGCGGGGCTTTCTGCTTTGGAGAATACCATGTATCAATATGACCGCGATGAATTGAATGACCTGCCGCTTGACGTGCTGCATGGCGAAGCTGAAAAGCGTGGCTTGCTCGCTGACCTGGAAGACGATGATGATTGTCCTGACCGTGCAGTGCTGGTGGGCATGATCATTGATGATCAGAACGAGCGCAATGCCGAAAACGAAGAGGAAGAGCAGCGCCGTCAGATGCAAGATGACGCTGACGATCACCGTCGCATGTTAGACGAACGCGACGGCTCAGACGACTGCTAACATGCTATACTCTGGGCAGCAATACGATACACTCAGTCCTGACCAGTTGAATGAGTGTTTCAATCTGATTGAAAGTTGCATGGTGGCCTCTGGCTGTCGTGGCTTTCAAATAGTGTTATCACCATCTGGTCATGGCGATTGTCGTAGCGTCGTCCACATTCAGCACCCACAGTATGCAGGTCACATTGAGTTCCCCTCAGTTGACCGTGATACTTTTCGTGTGACTCTCGTCGCAACACGCGGTTGCTATGACAGCCGCACCGTGTTCGTACCAAATTCAGATACAGCCTATTCAGTGATAGGTCTGTATCTCTCAAACTTTATAGGGGCTACAAAATGAAACGCCGCATTATTCGTATCGATCAGTCAGAGTTCAACGGTGAAGCGCTTGTCTTCCCACCATCATTCAACATCACCGGCATTGACGTTGTGGTGCTTGTGACCGTGAAGCACGAAGATTTCGGTGGCTTGAAGTTTCAAGATACCTATCGTGTGAACGAACTACGTGTAAGCGAACATACAAATCCCCTGCGTCAGGAGATTGAGATCGTAGAGTACAGCAAACTGCCGAACGATGAAGCAATCTTCACACGACTACTCGACGTTGATTATTTCGACGACGACATTGCAGAGCGTGACCTGCGTCTGTACGATGCACCGACCACAATCGTCACTGCGTAATAATCTTTAGGGCTGCCATCTTGGTGGCCCTTTTTGTTTTCTGTAAACTACACGCACAATCCCAACAATGCGAGAACGCACAGATGCCAAAGCGCCGCTTTTATTTGATGTTCTTTATCAGTCAGGCAGAACTCGACGCCAAGACTTTCTATCAACACAACATGCGCATCCTGACAACGATACGCCGCACACGCTGCATTTTCCTTGTGGTAAGAGAGACTGGTGAAGTCTATGTGCCAGGCAGCGCCGTGTATCAGTCTGCAATCGAAGAAGATCTAACGCAGATGGTCTTTGACGATCTGCACAAGGCCACCGAGTCTGTGAATGCGGTTGAGTCCTTTGCTCAAGCCATCGCAGTAAACAAAAACGATAAGACAGTTCGCTACTGCGGCCGCAATCCAGAAGTGAGTGTCGTCTTCTTTGATCGCATGTTCACGAAAGTGGAGGTTCATCTATGAGTTACGATCCACCAAAGCCAACTACGTCTCTTGGCGCTTCTCTTGCTTCGCGTTGTGCTCATTCCACCAGAGAGAAAGCGAACAAGACGCGCAAGAAATACCCCGCGACAAAGACTGTGGTTGCTACACTGACAGCACCTATGCACGCTGCTGTGCAACGTCTCGCTAACAGTCGCGGCCTGTCTATTCAGAAGTGTCTGGTGCGTATGCTTGAAGCCGAGTTGGCGAAAGAGGGTATCACTTACGCTAAAGAACAGGACGAAGACGAATGAAACGTTTAGGTACAGTCATGGCGTTAGGTCTAAAAGACAAAGCGCCAAAGAACACTGACCTCGACATTACGCCCGTTTCGAAAGATGCAGAATGGGGCTCTTTGAGTCCCTTTCACTTGGGGCCATGTCGAAGCGCAGATGGTATTATGTTCCACAACTTCGAAAATCTCTGGCAGTATAGCAAGGTCTACGAAGAACATTTGGAGAACACAAACCTCATCCTCGCTGGAGAGATAAACGCTGATTGGTATCAGTGGCATCTTAAAGGTGCAAGATCAAAACAGGCGCATCGCTATCCTATGGGAAAAGGCCAGAAGGCTTTATTCTCCAAATGGGGCGACTTGCGCCTTTCGTACATTCCCGCACGTAAACAGATTTATGTTCCAGGCTATGCCGAGCTACTTCTGCCTCAAAAGAAATTCAAACAACTCCTTAAGCAATACAAGGACGGCGCCAACATAATCGTCAGGGACTACGACACCTACGATCTGCTGAAAGCCTATCCCAATTCTAATCGCATGTGGCTTGATGCTCTCAATAACCCAAACGCCAAGTTCGGTCACAGTTTCGTGATCGCCCTTGCTCTCATACTGCACGACAGACCTCTATGGTACAATCAATGGGTGATATAATCTACGAATGGGTCCACGACCTTGAAGGTAACGAAAGTCAGAATCTGCCTATCTTGCCTCCAGACATTTATGCGTATGTGCGCGATGCCGTCACTGGCGCACGTACCCCAATCAACTTTGAAGGCCGCACCGAGTTACAGCGTCAAGACAAGAAAGTCATAGGCGTTGTCTATTGGTCTAATCGAGCTAATCTGATTTCATGGACGGGCGTCGAGCGCTTTCGTTTTACGCTGTATGTAGTACGTGCCGCACATAAGTCAAATGAGCAACATGAGGAAGCTCAAGTCTGCACTAATTAGGCTGAAATAGCTATCGCGCATAATACGCTCCTGTGCTATACTCATAGACGAAGCAACACATAATCTATTCACGCTAAGGAGCGTATTATGACTATCAACAAGTTTGACTTTCAAACACTGACTACTCCAGAACAATGGTCTTCCGCTGCTTGGGGTTTCTATCGTGACTTCGCAGATCGTTTGCGTGATACTATCGGCCGCGATGATCTTTACTTCGACATTGAAGTTGATGGTGGCAGCGATAGCGACCAAGTTGCCGAAGAGATGGTCGATGATGGTGTGATTCATTTACTCATCTCGTACAAAAACGAAGATGAAGATTTCATTAACGCCAAAGGCGTCTGGCTGTTCCAAGTCACTTACCCAACAGAAAGTGATATTGACGGTGAGTGGTCTAACCGCTTCGTGGTCGATGTGCAGACCGTTGATATGGAAATCTTAGAGCTGGTGGACTTTGATAACGGCCACCCACGTTTGCTTGAAGATATTGCAGCGCGGGTTAATCACTGGTTAGTGTAATTGCTTGCGGGTCTTTTACGAAGGGCCCGTCGTCAACAACACAAACCTGTTCTAAGGAGAACAACATGTCATCATTAGTTAAACTGCAATTCATCTTTCCAGAACTGACCTCAGTTACTGTAACTGTTTCTGATTCTGACATTCCTCGCTATCTCAATATTGCAGCGGGCGCAGAAGTAACATACGAAGGCGAGACGGCGCTGGAGCGTATTACTGACGTAAACCTGCTGCGCAATCTTCTCGTGGTTGATCGTAAAATCCTAGAGATGTTGCTTGAGCGTCACAACAGCGCAAACGTTTCTAGTGAAATCGCTCACGCTGTAGACCAGATCAAGTTTGTGCCTAATCGAGGCCTAAAGTTAATCGTCAATCGTTACCGCTGAGATTTGTGAAGGGCATTTGCGAGTGCTCTTTGAAAATCCTAAACCCTAAGCTGAGGAGCTTAACATGTCATCATCTACTGAATTTCATTTCATCTTTCCAGAGTCAACCACTCTTATCGTTACTGTGGGTAACGGCATCGTCCCTGAGTATATGGGCATCCCTGCTAATCAAGAAACCCACCTGACGGGTGAGACTGCATTCAACTTTATGCAGAACTCTAACATCGTGGGCGTTATGAATCGTTTTGATCAGTCGCTTCTCAATCTGCTTATTGATCGCCATGAGCAGAACGAAGAAGAGGAGAGTGCGTTGCGTCAAGCACACATGCAGAAGCACACGAAGAACTTCGGCGTGTATCTGCTGATTAAACATCACCGCTAAGATTTGTGAAGGGCATTCGTTGCTGAGTGCTCTTTGAAAATCAACCCTGTTCTGAGGAGAACAATATGAAACATGCACAACCTGGCTCTGTATACACCCTGCGTGAAATGTTGACTGAACTGAGTCTGCGCGACACGCCGAATCTTGGCTTCACTCCTGTTTCTGTGCGCTATCCAGAAACGAAGGAGATTCGCCAGCAGACGGTTCAGGATTCGCATCTGACCGAAGAAGAAATGCTCGCTCTTCCTGGCTGGGCAGAAACGAAGTGGCGCTACATTCGTGAAACCCATGAGTGGATCCCTGTGTTCGTCGCTGTTGACAATGCAGAGATTGAAGCGCTGTGTGTTATCGAACCCTACACGGACCGCTACTTCCGTAATGAGGGTATCATGCACGTTTACCCACGCGGCGTTGAGCGTGCGCAGCATAAAGCGTATGACCCAGAAACGCACGGCACACTGGTTAAAGTGGCCTAAGCACAAACTACCTCAAGCGGCTTACGGGCCGCTTTTCTTAAACATCAGGAGTCTATCATGAAAACCACCGACGTAGTTCATATCGCTCATCACCTCATGACCCATCTCGCATCAGCTCGTCTCATCAGTGCATTGACTTTCATCGGTCAGGACGCTGTGCGTTTCAAAGTTGGTTCGCAGACGTTTGACGTTCGTGGTCGTCACCCAAGCTTCATCGTTCATCAAGTTGAAGGTGGCTGCTTATGTGCAGACGCAGACTCTGCCGAGATCGAAGCGCAGTTGAACGGTGACCCAATATCTAGTATGCGTGATCAACTGCCTCATCCTGAGAACGTGCAATCTGCCATCATCGATCACGTCAACTCCATGCCAGACAAAGACGTGCAGAACTTTAGCGAGCATCAGGGTGGCCCAGACATGGACACGATGTTTGAGCAGCGTCTGTGGTTGAAGAACTGGTTGATTAGTCGTTCAATCGTACTCGCCGACATGCTCGACATTGTTGCGTTTCTTGAAGGCACTGAGCGCCGTAACTCACTGGCTATGGCAATTGAACTCAACAAAGGGAAACGCGCATGAACTTTGTACGCAGACTTAAAGCAATCGACCAGTTGCCGTTAATCACTGGTCAGTATTACAATGCGCAAGCCATGGCAGAACAATCAGCATTCGGCTCGTGTGCGTTTCATATAACTGATCGTGTGGAGCTTGACGGCATCTCGATGTATATTCGTTTCCGCGCCAATCAGCAACGTCTGTGGATGCATCCTGTTTTGATACTCGCATCAATCGACATTGAACATCAGGGCTGCGGTATCTTCACTGAACTTCTCGCAGAAGCCCAACGCGTATGTCGTGAGAACAAGTGGGTGCTGCAAATTGAGAACGTGCTTGAGCAACGCTTCCGCCGTTTCCTGTTTGATCGTTCATTCGAAACTATCGGCGTTGATAAAGATTGTGCGCACGGTAGCATGTTCTGGTTCTTTGATGAGAAGATCAAAGAGAGCGCAACGCAGTTCCAAGCGATGGAAGAAAACATCCGAGAACGCGCCGCAGCACAGAAGGCAACAACATGAACATTCCATGGTACATGATGTTTGCCATTGGCTGTGTGCCTCTTTTCTTCTGCTATGTGACTATGCCGTGGTTTCGCGCTGCTGTCAAAAGACGGTTGCTGTTTAAACCTCGTGACTACGATTCGGTGCAGGAGATCTTAGACACAGGCATACCACCTGAGATCTCTATCGAATGCTTGCAGGCTAGCTATCGCAGCAACATGCCTGCCAAGTACGCGCAGCACATCGACTTCTATCCGCACAAGGAAGGCATCGTGTGTTGTCGCATGAAGTACGACGAGCAATTCCCAATCGCTCGCATATTTAATGGTGTACTCGTCGCAAACATCGGACTGCTTGCTCTGCCTAGCAAGAAGATGCCGCGCATCACCATTAACTATTCCACTTATCAAGTCACGGACTTTGATAGTGATAATGAGTACCTGCACATTTATCTTCAACATAAGGAAGGCAAGCATGAATAACGAATCTGCAATGATCGACGAAGACGTTCTCGAATGGCTCGAAGACCTGACCCGTCATAAGTTGCTGGACGTGATTGGCTTAATCAACAATCTGATTTTCGTCCATCGTCCTGTTCTCGATCTGCCGACGCTCGGTACAGACGAAGATGTAGCTGCACTGTCGCACGCTGACCTGACAACGTTGTTCCGTCTGGTTGCACCTGAATGCTCTGTTGATACAAACACGCTGAGCAATCTACAACTGCTTGGGCTTATGCTCAATCAGAAAGGCGTTGTTGTGTTCTCGCTGCCAAACAACAACAGCCCTATTCTAACTGCCCGTACGTTCAACGTGCCTAATAAGCCGCAGCGCTTGAACCCAGCCTCTTCTAAGGGTGAGATTGCTACTGCTGTTAGCGCGTGGCTGTTCGGACTGTTCCCGCTTGAGCTGCGTTCTGATCAAAACGACATGCCGCGGGAGAACGGCCTGTACCTTGCCAAAGACGAGCATGAGCAGATTCGTTTCGGGCGTTTGTTCCGTAACGGCGCAGAAGGTGATGGCTGGACTTTCTGCGAAAGCTATTCTGATGCTACAGCTACTTACTGGCATCACAGCGATTCACCTGTGGACGACGAACTGCCTATGAGTTTGCTGCATAGCTGGCTGCAAGTCTCCGCAACAACTTCACCAAACGAAGTGCATAACGAAAACGTCAGTGTGCTGGTAACTGACTCGCAGCGCATCTTTGCTTTCCTGCGTAGCCTGAGTCAACACGTTAAAGCTGAGCTGGTGGCCAACTTTGATGGTGTGCTTAATTCAACACATACCAGTGTTGAATCCATCGGGCGTCTGACGCGTGCTGACTGGACAGCCGCTGCCGTAGCAGTAGCAGATGATAAAGACATGAAGGACGGACTTGGCTCATGGGAAGAGCACAGCGCGTGGGATTGTTTCGTGGCTACGCTACAAAGTCTACGCTTCAATTTTGATACACGGGAATTCGACCCGATGTATGACTATGGGAAACACGACAATGAGACCGATATTGATCGAGGAGACGAATAAACTAAGGATGGCCTACGCACTGACTGCAATATTTCTATCTTGGCTTGAGCTGAGCATTGCAGTTCGGTATCTCGACTATACACAGATTTTTGATGCGCTGATCATTCTGGTTAGCGGTGTGAATCTGGTGATTGCTTTTATCTCGTCACTTGATGAGGTAGACCATATCTTTTCGTGGGAAGATTAAAATGAAAGACATTGTGCTACACACAGCCCTTTTATTGACCATGATCGTTGTTAGCTTTTTGACTCTCCACTACATTCGCTTCCTGAGTCTGGGCTACTATATGCTGATCACTATGACAGCATTCGTACTGGCAGTCTATGCGTGCAAACGTCTCGCATCTGTCGTATCTAAAAATCGTTTTAACAAAGTGAGAATCAATCGTGGCTAAATCTTTCGGTGTGTACCTGACGTTCATTCTGCGCCATCGCCCGCAAGACATTGGCCTTGCAATGGACACTCAGGGTTGGGTATCAGTTCCTGACTTGCTCGAACGTGCTCAATATAAGAAGCAGCCAATCACGTTAGAGATGTTGCGTGAAGAAGTTGCTACTGACGGTAAAGGCCGCTTCCAGTTCAACGCTGCCCACTCTCGCATTCGTTGTGTGCAGGGACATTCAGTTGAGCATGTGATTCTTAATCTAAAGCCGTACACAAATCACAATGACCCGCTGTATCACGGAACGGCCAGCAAGAACGTTGCGTCTATTCTTGCGCAGGGAATTCTTCGCGGTAAACGTAAACACGTCCACATCGCAACCAACACCGCTACTGCTAAGCAAGTTGGTCAGCGTCACGGTGAACCTGTTGTGTTTGAGATCGACACGTATGCCATGATTACTCACGGCTATAAGTTCGAACAAGCCGAGAACGGTGTGATTCTTACCGAGCACGTCCCATCCCGATATCTAAGGTTGGTAGAGTTATGACTGAACAACGAATGAGTTATTGCGGTTCACGTTACATCCGTACATCTTCCGGCAAGTGGTATTTGCTTTTCGAACGAGCAGCCTGCTTGTGCATCAATCGTCATGGTACCCAGTACTGGCGAGCAGGTACGCAAGTGTGGAAGGATGTGTCTCTCTCAACTCGCGCCACTTTGGAGAACGAGTTTATCAGTCGTACCCGCAAAGATTTCAGGGAGTCGAAGTCTGCGTACAGCAGATGGGGCAAGGTGATTCGTACACTCATTCTAGGTGCAGGCACTAACGAGCATATCCACGATTTAGCGTCGATTCTTGAGTCGCTGAGACAGACGCATATAGGGCGCAAGCAACAGCAACTGCGCACTACATTGGATGAAATAGCTATTCAGTCAAGAACTACCCTGTGATATAATAGCAGCGAACGCTAAACAGTTTCGTTTAGCTACTTACATGAGGATATGTATATGATTAACAACTACTGCCCGTTTCGCGCTGTGATGTACCACGCTTCAATCATCCTTCTCGCCATTTGCTCTGGCGTTGTTTTAGCCCACGCACATTTCTGAGGTTATCATGCAAGAGATAGAAATTCACGGCGAAGTTGAGATCGCCGACCTCATTGATAGCGAGTCAGTGACTAAGGCAATCGAACGTTTTCAACAAAACCCAACCGAACATAATCGTGTTCGTATGATCGTGGCAATCTCTGAACATGCTTACGATGAAATGGGAATCACTGTTGATATTTGTGGTAATTCAGATAGCGAGGAAGAAAATCATGATGCGCAACTTCACAGCAATCCTGCCAGTAACCTGTAATGCCGATTGTTCATTCTGCCCTGAGAAAGAAATGGAGCAGAAAGCTACGAACCGCCAGTGGCTGACTAATCTCATTGCGCAGATTAATGATCATGCGGGTGAGTTCGACCACGTTTCTATTTCCGGCGGTGAACCTACGCTCAAGCCAAAGTTCCTGTTTGAAGTGATCGATGCGATTCGCACTCAAACGGATATCGATAAAGTTGGACTCACGTCAAATGGTCGCTTCCTGAATAAGCAAGACAGCATCTTCCAGTTCCTTGATCTGAACACAGACGACATGCTGGAAAGCAAGCTGTCCCATCTGAATATCAGCCGTCATTCATTCGACGATGCCAAGAACAACGAGATCATGAAAGTGCGTTACACGTACACGCTTGATGACCTCGTGAAGTTTAGACGTCAACTCGGCACAAAGCTGAGCTTCCACATTAACTTTGTTATCAACGAGCACAACATCGATAACATTGAGTGGGAGTTTGCCCAGGCTAATCGATTCATGATGGAGAACCCGTGGATCGATGTAGTGTTCCGCGTTGACTATGCGAACGAAAAGCTGAATCGTCGTCTGCGTCGTTACGGCCTGTCTGTGCAAGCGTGGCGTGATGCAACTCGCGGCTCTATTCGTGAAGAACGCATAGCGCGTGAGAATCTGAAAAAGAAACCCAAACTCGTTCAGTTGTTTGATGGCGTGTTCAGCGGCACAACACAGGACAATGACGGTACATTTACCGATGCGTGTCCAAGCTGTTTCGTACATCGCAGCCAGAAGATTCATAACAACCACGCGTGGCTCAAAGCATCCTCGTACGAACCGAACGTAGACGAAGAGGAATACACTGAGTACGTGTTCCACATGGACGGTGAGCTTTACTACGACTGGTCGCGTGCTGAGCCTGTGCCTGACGTAGAGAAGAAACCACGCAAACACAAAGCCATTCGCATTGTCCAGAGAGAAGTGGAAGAAGATGATATGGATGAAGACATTCCTGCATCTTCTCGTATGGGTTGTCAGTATAGAACTGTCGGATGTTCTTACGGTGAATCAGAATCTGCTGGTGGCTGCTCATTTAGAACTACTGGCAGCTGTAGCTTTTAATTAAGGAAAGATTATGTCAGATCCAAAACCAAAACCAGAAGTAACAAAAGCTGATCTCCAACATCTGCTGCACGTAGCAGGTGCGTATGAAGGCAACGACCGCCATCGCTGGTACGCAATGTTCGTCGTGCTCAAACTGAAACGTCAGATGGACGGTCAGAACCTGCCTCGCTCTTGTGCTCATATTACGCATGAGAGCCAAGACTACGAGATCGAAGAGGCTTGCTACAAGCTGGGGTATTTATCATGAAAGAGCGCCGTAACTATTACTGGGATAGCCCGTTCTATTACGGGCTGATACTCTGGCGTAAGCGTATGCGCAATGTCGTGCTGTTTCTGATTGCTATCTTAATCTATCATGGCACGCACGCACCTGCCGTTGAGAACATGTGGATGTGGACAGGCACTATCTTCGGCATTCTCTTTCTCGTCTGCTATATCAAGATGTGGGAATACGAGCGCATGATTCTCGAAGCTATGGGGCCGCTGAATAATAACTGCGTTATCGGTGCTCTTAACTTTGAGAGTCTTGAGCGCCGCCATGCTGTTTGGTATCGGAAGAAATTTAAATCCGAACCACCTAAGACTAACACGTATTCGAGGGAAAACTAATGCCACGTATGTTCACACAAACTCATCGCAACAAATATAAACTGACCGAAGCTGATGCAGACTATCACGGTGATGCCTGCGAAGCTGTCTACCTTGAAGGTATGGAGTTACTCAAAGAGCTTCACTATCTGAAAGGGCTTCTGCATGATCGTCACATTGCAGAAAAGCCGATGCCCATTCCTCCTGAGTCTAAGCGTTGGTCAAAGTGGATGGCTTGCACGAAAATGTCACAGCTTGATGTGCGCTCCACTGACCGTCTGCGCAAGCGCTATCGTCGTGTCATGGAAGAACTCAAGATTGCCCGCGTGTCTTATACGTTGCTGCACACGGCACGACATGCACCGGCGGTCGAGGTTAAGTAATGCAGTTTACTTCAAAAGAAGAAATAGACGAAACGTATGCAATGGTTGTTCATGCCATGCTGGCCGCCCTTGTGCCTGACGATACTCGCACAAAAGACCAACGCGTTCTCGACTACGTGGCGAAGCACTTAGCGCCCAATAACATTTTTGACAGGGATCTGTTTAGCATTACATTTGAACATCGGTTCAAGTTTCAAACAACACACAGGATGATGCGCAATGCTAAAGTGAGCGGCGCACCTTTTCTATATCTAAAGCAGGCTCATAGCCTAAAGAATTGAGGTTAGTATCATGGCAGTAGGTTTCGCCAAAGATGATGACGTGTCCAACACCGTCGAAACAAACGTGCTGAATGAAATCGACCGCGCTCGTTCTGAGTTGCGTGGCGCTGGTAGTTCGCATTGTATCAACCCTGACTGTGGTGCAGAGATTCCACTCATGCGCCGCGTAGCAATGCCGAACGCTCGCTACTGCGTTAGCTGTCAAGCACACCACGACGGTACGCCGACTGCTGGCTACAATCGTCGTGGTTCCAAAGATTCTCAACTGAGGTAGAAACTATGTTAAGCAAACTTTGGGCTGCCTTAGGGATAACTTATCCGTCAGTCGATAGCGCCCTACTCAAGAATGCAAAGTGTGTGCGTATAGGTCAGGACGGCTACTGCATTCGCTCTGCTTCTGGTTTTGCAGAAGCACTTACCCATCATATGGCCCGAGACTATGTTACTTTGGCCTCTGACACTGAGGCTAGAAAGAAGATTGTTGACCGAGCACAGTCTTTGACATACCCATGCGTTGTTTGGTTCACTGGTCATGATTTTAATTCTATGTCTGTGGGTGATCCAAACATGGCCTACCCGGTACAATAGAAAACACGTGGAGAATAAAATGTCCGAACCAGACAGAGAGAGTGAAGTACCTTGTGCGCGATGCACTAAGCCCACACCTGTTGTTGATTTGGGTGGGCCTTACGGTGATCTGTGTGATGACTGTGTAACGCTGATGCGTGAAGAACAGGAGGAAGAATGAAACTGTCCGAATCTGAGTTAGAGTCTTTGCGTTTTCGTATGCGTCTGCGTGAGCAACCCAAGCCGATGCCTGACACGCACAAAATGCCAGACAAGAAGTTTGACAGTCATAAGCTGGACAAGTCCACTGATATGACGCTCGGCGATGTTCGCCACCACTTCCCTCCAAAAGGAAATTGAAATGGAAGAGATTCTTGATGTTGACAGCAAGATGTATGCTGTCTATGACGGTCACGTTGTTACCAACTATCATCATGAAGGTAGCGGCGTGATGTACATCGAAGACAGCTTCTGGCTCAGCTTGAATCTGCGCGATGATCTTTTCCCTGCGCCTGCAACTCGTTTGGCGCATTACAAAAACATACACACTCGTTCTATTGATCGCGTCCGTGTTAGCACCCTTCAGGATATACGCGAATCCTTGTATAAGGTTCGTCACTATATTCGTTGGTTCGAGTATATCTCCGAAGATAAGCTGCAAGGTTTGCAGCACCTGTTCCGCGAACCTGATTAAAGGTAACGCTCATGTGTTTGCTAGTCAATTTCCTCAAGGACGAGGGTACGATGCGTATCTGTAAACGTATACAACAACCCAACTAAAGGTAGCGATCATGATTTCTCGAATCAGTAATCTCCTCTTTGCCGAATCAATGTCCGTTGAGCAGTTAGCGCAGGCATTGCGTATTGAAAACTTCAACGCGACTGTTCGTGGTGAGTTCAAGTTGGTTGCTGGCACTAACTCCAGTGGCTATATTACTTCTGCACTGTCAGGCCCTGTCGAAGTGCTGCGCGACCTGAAAGGCGTTCAGACTTTGAAAGATGCAGGATTCTCTGACCCTGACATTGCACTCGCTCTCGGCATCGACCGTTTGCGTCTCAAGAAAGTTTATAACGAGGCACGCAAGAGCAACAAGAAGCCTGTTGAGCCGGCTCCAGTGCAGCGTACCTCTAAAGCAATTTCACTCGACGATCTGTAAGGAAACAATCATGACAAGTAAATTTGAAAAGTCGGATGCATCTACTCGCCGCGCCGAACTGCTGGTACTGATGTGTGAGATCTACACGTCATTGCGTGACCAGTCGTTGTCTGAGTCAGAGACAAAAGCCTTTGCGTTGTTCAAAGACATTATGGATTTGGCTGACGTGCGCACAGTCGATGCCGTGTTTTCTGAAATCGAACACGAACTGGATCCTAAAGTTGAAGGTCTGCTGAATTATGTCCACAGAACGTTTATGCTGCATGACACTCTGTGCAAAGCTGAGGCAGAAGCCGCAGCAAAACTCAAAGCTGAGGAGGCGCGTGAGCATGTACGCAAACACACGTACAAGCCTCCTGTGGAAAAGCTCATTAGTAAAGAGCAGATAACCGAACTGTGTGCAGGCCTGACTGCATACGTTGAACGCGAAGATGTTCGACCTAAAGTCAACGTCGATCTTATCGATGATATCCTCGAATCGTTGGACAAGAACTACACGTTCATCGACACGCTCGACCTGTCCAATCACCTTGAAGGTGAAGATCTGAAAACTGCCGTCAAGCTGATTGAAGACGCAGTGACCGAGAGCCACCAACCACTGAAAGAAGTCATGGACACTATCTGGTGCCACATGGCTAAACGCGATTTGCCTGCCGTTGACTTCTTTGACCAATACGGCAATGCCGAAGATGAGAACTATGCACTTGCACCTTAAACGTTATTGGCGGGCACTCATTGTGTTGCTCGTCGTTTTCATCATTAGTTGTTTGCTGCCCATTCTTGAAGTGCGCAACCCAACACTGACTCTTATCGTGGTCGTGATTGTTGCCTGCTACTTCATTGCAGTCTGGGCATACAAACCTGTTAAAGCAATTAAGGAAGAGTTGGATGACTAGTCGTAAGAACGAGGTCAAGTTGACTGACGCTGAGATAGCCGCAGGCGCACGGCAGATACTTGAGATGCTGGTTAGTATGCGTCTCAGTGCGCATCATCAGGATGTCGGCTATGAAACGCTGTACACCGATTCTTTGGGTGAGACGCAGGGCGGTTGGTACGTAGCATTCGACAGCATGAGCCGTACTCGACTCAAAGAATCCAAAGCTGTATCGTGGCGCAACGTTGGCATGGTCTCTGGTGATTCGCTCGAAGATGTTCTCACAACGCTACGAACGCTCCGCCGCGATATGTCCAATCGCGTACATGCGCCCACACCAGAAGAACGTGAGCGCGTACTCAACTTGCGTGATAGCAACATACGCAACGCACTGACTAAGTTCCACAAGGGTGAGTCGCTGTCTGATGGTGAACTCAACCTGAGCATTAAGCATTTTCAGTCGTTAGAGAATGCGCTTCGCGTAGATGAGTTGTTGCAACTTGCAGCACCCTACATTACTCAGAATCTCAACGTGCTCTTAGGATATAAAGAAGCACGCCGTCGCAAATAACAATCGGGAGATCCCTAACAAGGGGTTTCCCTTTTTGCATTTCTGGAGCAAATTTTATGCGTTTTGGTTTCGCCTGCAAACTGCTTGATGACAACGGTAAACAACCGTACACGAACAAGAGCCTGAGCTATGCTCACTTCTCCAAGCTGTCTCAGACAGAGCAGCAAGAAAAGCTGGTGCTCGTCGTCACACACAATCTGACCTCGTTACTTGAGATGATCAGACACGTTGGTCGTCTGCGTACAGACTTGCGCATGTTTCGAATCACAAGCGAGCTACTTCCGCTGTTCACGCACCCGATGGTCACACGCATGTATCTCCAAACACACATGACCAAACTGACAGACACGATGTTGGCAACATGTGGTGCAGCGGCTAGACGTCTTGGTGTTCGACTGTCATTCCACCCTGGTCAGTTTACCGTGCTTGCGTCTGACCGACCCGACGTTATGCTCAACTCGATTAACGAAATGGAATATCACGCCTACTGTGCGCAGGCTATGGGCTACGGTCGTAAGTTCCAAGATTTCAAAATCAACATTCATTTGAGTGGTCGTCGTGGTGCCACAGGTTTCAGAGACGCCTACTCTCGTCTAAGCGATCATTGTCGCAAGATGATCACGGTAGAGAATGACGAGTACACTTCCTCGATCGAGGATTGTCTTGAGCTTGCCGACATTTGTCCTGTTGTTCTCGACATTCACCATCACTGGGTAATGACTAACGAATACATTCAGCCGACCGATGATCGTGTTCAACGTGTCATTGACTCGTGGCGAGGCGTTCGCCCTGTTGCGCATTACTCTGTGTCACGCCCAGAGTTCATACCGTCTACAGGTCTGCCTGATCAGAACAAGCTAGAAGCAAAGTCTGCCTCGCTGCGTGCTCATTCTGACTACTACCACAATGACAGCGTAAACGAGTGGGCCCTCAGCTTCGAGCAATTCGACCTGATGTGCGAGTCTAAAGCGAAGAATCTAGCACGCACGAAACTAGCCCTTTTTAAGGGCAACTCTGCACAAATATGGTCAAAATAAGGCTTGTTTTAGAAGGTGCCCCTATGATACACTGATTACGAGCACTGTATGCTCGTTTCTACTGATTCAAGAGGATAAGACAATATGTTCATTACAACTCTAAACGCAAACACTGCGAAACCTGCACCGAAAGCAATCAACCACATGAACCTCGACCTTGCACCTTCTGGTCGCATTTCTTGTGTCTGGCCTGGCGCACTCGATGTTCCTGCGAACATCAAACGTTTCTGCCGTGCTTGTGAAATCATTACCGACCTTGACCCATGTATGCGTCTTCGTTTCAAAGGTCGTCGCTCTGACGTTCTGGCGCTCATTACCAAGATCGCTCCTGACAACCCTGACCTCGCAGCGCGAATTGCGGGCACTATCACTGAGGCTTAAAATGAAAATCCCCTGTCTGAATGCTGTGTATGGTATTACGAACACCAATACTCCACTCGTGGATAAACGCGGCTTTCGTTGTATTGAATCGAAATATGTTGACGGAACGGAGGTTAGATTACAACGACAAGCCCATGACATTCATGAACGTGTGGTAGTGGCCTATGACCAGTATGGTCGTGCAGTGTATGGAACACTGACTCCGCCCGCATCGTTCGAAGTGCGTGACAGCAAGGAAAGCGACCAATATAACAAGGCGCCCTAGCAAGCTCACAACGAAGCCATAGAATGAATACTAAGAAGTCTAACAATTCATGCGCTGACCTACTCGTGGGGTGTCAAAATGATCGTAGTATGTAACTCTTCAAAGGAATTTTCTGTTGAACGTTTGAAACACGGGGACGCATTTGTATTCGGCAAGACGCGAATGCTTCTGCGAGCGGACTATCTGATACTAACAGATAAGCACAATGCTTTTTACGTGGTTCGCAAATCTGATGTTGTTTGGGCTCCCGAATTAACTGGCGCTACGCACATGATTAAGATCAGGGCGTATGCCCAGATTAAGCCGTTCGAACTCCATGCAGCATGTCCACAGTTCAATGGTCGTGTTTACGGAACAATCGCTTTCCGTAACCCACACTTTGAACATAGAATGAATACACTTCGTTATAGTGAGACAATCTTTGGAGGTCAACATGGCACGGTATCATGTGTTTAGTGCAGAAAGCAAATACTACGGCGAAGCATACGAGGGAACGCACTTAAAAGCGATTGACCTCGGGTACCCAGTTACCCACGCCGAGTTTAAAAATTTCGAGAGTGCTAAGGAATGCGCAGATAAGTTACATGAGGTTTGCGATATGGGCTGGATTGTATACAACGCTTTTTCAGAAGTACCTGTATACGACAGCCGCACTATTGAAGGTGAGTCTGTAAATAACTAACAGACGACCTTGCATCTTCCGTGTGATGCTTACGGGCGTCACGCACATTCACTGTGATAATGAGGTTCAAAATGAAATACGCTTCAATCGTTCTTGCTACTCTGCTTGCCACTTCTTTCGCTGCGTCTGCCGCTAACTATAAAGCACCAGCGCCTGTTAAGGGTATGCAGTCTAGCGGTATGCACATCGATGATCAACTGGACGATAGCTGCCAGACCAAACTGTCTCAAGCCATCGACTTGCGCGACTCTGTTGTTGACTTCACTGTTAGTCGCAATCAGATTGATACTGTGGCCGCTTGGCCGCTTGTGTGTTCCCCAACAGTCGAAGCAAAGACTGTTAGTGTTGAGCGTATGGGTTCTGACCTGACGATCACTTACGTTAACAACGACGACACGCTGCACCCGCTGACTCTGACATTGCAGCGTGTTGAATCTGAATCCGAAGATGACGCACCAGCGTATCAGATCGTCCAAGTAGGCGACATGAACGCAATGGGTTATCAAGAGCAGGCTGACGTTAAAGATTGGCTGCTGGACTGTTACGCTGCTACGTTGCAGACTGGCATTCCACTGAGCATGAACTAATGCAGCACCGTCGTAAAGTAAAGGCCGAGTCAAAGCAACGTTCAATACCCGAAGACTGGCCTGTATTCAAAGACATGTTGCTGACGTTGCGCATCGCTGTACTCACGGACGAGAAACCTCACGCTAAACTGCGTGCGCTTGCTCTCCAATGGTATACAGATGGGAAGTATCGTAACCCTGTCTGTGATTCTGTTCTGCTTAGGTTGACCGCTGAGAAACGACCTAAGCAAACTCTTGATCAATTGATCACTCTCTATAACTTTCTTGAGGAAGAATAAAAATGGCTATCATTTCCGCAGAAGAACAAGCGCGTCTGGACTCACTTGCTGCTATCGTAGCTAAGATGTGGGCACAAGGCGGCCCTGCTGTGCGTGATGCTCTGCGCTACGTTGCTAACCAAATGCTGAGCGACGAGCATTCATTCCTGTACGAAGAAGTGCCTGGTGTAACGCCTGACATTGAATCTGTCTACCACCATCTGAGCGATTTGCCACTGACGGGTATGACCCGCATCGTGCGCAATCCTGACTTGATCAGCTCGCTTGAAGATCTGATGAACAAAAACGAGCGTGAGATCTTCGGCTCTGCCGTACGTAACAGCGCGTACACTATGTTCAAACTTTTACCGCAGAATGAAACCTCGGTGTTCTGCCATCCAGGTAAAGGTGCTACCTCTCGCACCCAGCCGCGTCAGGTCGCTGAAAGACTGCATCGCGGTTTAAGCTACATGTTGTCCGTGCGCGGTCTGGACGCGTATATCAAAAAGGCTGATAATCAGATTCGCTCTTACGGGCATACTCGCCTAGCCTCTCTGGTAATCGCAGTCGCAGTCAAAGGCGAACGCAGTGTTGCTACTCGCATCGTACCTCTGTGGCGTATGGACGATCACACGGAAGAGGTAGGCACGATTGAACTTGATCAGGATATCCCGAACGATCAGCCCGCTTACTCAACTGCGGTAGAAACCGATAGTCAGGTTTGGCAGAAGTTCGATGCAGAACACCTTATCGCTATCCTGCTCAAGCATGAGAATCATAGCGCGTCTAAGTTACGTGGCATGGACCGCGAAGAATTAGACGATACCTATGAAGCCTTCGTTGATGACTATCTTGACGACAACCAAGATGAGGAAGAAGATGAAGGGTGGGACGAAGAAGAGGATGAAGACGAAGAAGATGCCTTCTGTCCTGAAATCCCTTCGCGCCTAGCTCTGCCTATTGAACTGCCTATTGTTAATCTCGAACGTCCGAAGTTGGACATTCGTCCAGGTATGCGTTTGAAGACCAAAAAGCCTAAACAGTCTCATATTCAGAATATTCTGATTGATCCAGTTTGGCACGCAGTTGACCTACAAGACGAGAACAATATTCATTATTTCAGTGTGTCTATTGTTGCCCGTGATACTGTCGGTCATAAGGCTATTTCAGCTTCGCCGCTTGAAGCACTGACTATCTCCAACGTGCTGATGCAGATCGCTGAAACTAACACTTAACTGGACAAAACAGCGCTTCTTAACGAGGCGCTTTTCTGCTATAATAGCAGCTAGAGCATAAGCTCTCACGTTTGCATTTACTATACGTTAAATACGGGAACCTCACATATTATGGCACGTAACATTTCACGCAAGAAAGCGCTCGACCTGATGGCAAAAACTTACAACGAAAAACATCCAGAGTATTTGCCGCGCCTCATGAAAGAGGACATGAATGCGAAAGACCTGTTCGAATTCCGTGAAGATGTTGTAGCTCAAATTCAGGCAGGTTTGAATCCTGCGAAAGTTGTTGATGATATGATCGACAACGCAATACGCGTCACCACGATGCGCCGCCGTATGAGCAATGATTATAATCCGAAAATCTCCGACGTTCTTACCGATGAACTGCGTGAGGAACTTCGTAAACTCTAAGGAATAAAAATGAAAAACTACGGTTACTTCTTTATCCTGAATCACATCGCACTCGCCGTAGATAGCGCCAGCAAGGAAGCTGGCTTTAAAGATTTGGTTGAGCTGGACATGTTCAATCGCGCTTCTGTTTTAGTTGTAGCTGACGCCGAGCCAAGGGGACGTCAGATTGCAAACGATTTGACCGCTGCACTTTATCCACGAGCGGCTGATTGTGTGCCAACAGTTGAGCAACGCATGATGTTAGTGCAAGCTCTGCATGATGCCGAAATCGAAAAGATTCTTGGCAACATCCGCTTCTTCGTACCGCACGCTCACACGCGAGAAGATTTGATTTCGCGTTTCGGCTTTTACGTGGAGAACGATCAGCCTGCGCTGTTTATGCCGTACTACATGCGAAAGCATATTCTCAGTGATACCGCTGTGTTCTGCGAGGGGCGTCTGACTTCATTCAGAGACGCTTGCTCTAACGGAACTGTCACTGAGAACATCCGTGACTACGGCCTATTGACTGCGCAAGCGTACGGAAAAGACAACGTGCCTGAAATGTATCAGGACCTGCCTTTGTTTTAAGGAGACACCTCATGGGTGTAGTTAACGGTATCAGTTCAACTAAGTTCCCGCGTCGAGGGCGGGACGAAGGTCTGACAGTCATTCTTCGTCGTCGCTGGGGATTGTACCCAGCGGTTATTGTTCGTCAAGATCACGGCGAACCCAACAACACGATTCATCGCATCGAGGCTAAAGCGCTACCCAAGCGCTTCTTTGATGGCAGTCATGAACTCTATGTTGCTGAGTATTATCAAACGAACTTCCCTAAAGACACTCCCATCTGCGCTGCTGGTGAAGTTGAAGGTCTGTTCGTTGAGATTGTATTCGACCATGACGTTCGCAACAAGTGCGAAGGCATCTGTGTGACCGATCGCGGTATGCAGAAAATCTTTTTGATCACGACAGGTCAACACGAAGGTCGTTACGTCACTGAGGCCGAGTGTGATTACAAAGTCAAACCTAAACTTGTAAAGGATAATAGAGATGACAGTAACATCTGAACACTCAACAACATCTAGCTGCAAGCGTGCGACTACAGGTCTGGGTCGTTTGACTAGCGGTGATCAGTTCTTCCTGTCGCTGGCCATCACTGGTTCTAAGACAGGCGAAGATGCAGGCTTCATTGATTCCGTTCGTGATCTGCACAAGCACATCGCTGCGTTTGCAGCAAAGCATGAGGTTACGCAAGTGACCGCGTTTCTTGGACATAACGTTATGTCCGACGCCGAGTACACGTTAGAGTTCAACGTGTCTCAAGTATTCACACTCAAAAAAGAAAGGACGTATTAATGGAATTTCAAATTAAGCCAGACTTGCAGACCTACCCAAATTTCATTCTGCCCAAGCGCGGCTCTGCTCAGGCGGCGGGCCTCGACCTGTTTGCGCAGGAAGATATGATCTTCACTGAAACCACTGAGCTGTTTAATCTGGGCTTCCGCGCCGCTGTGCCTGAAGGCTACGTTGCCTTAATCGTACCGCGCTCTGGCTTGGGTGCTAAGTTCAACATGCAACTGTCAAACACGATGGGCGTTATCGATAGCGACTATCGCGGTGATTGGATGGCAGCTTTCCATCTGGGCGGTAAAGGCACTCAAGCTGATACGCTGCCGCCATACGGTCAGTATCAGAAAGAGTTCTATCATCACGGCAGTGAGCTGTGGGAAAAAGCGAATCAAAACGAAGCGCCTATGCTCCTAGTTCCTAAAGGTGATGCGTTTGCACAGGTGCTGTTCTTTGAAGTACCGTTGATGCAAGTGACTCTGGTCGACGAGCTGCCTGAAACAGAGCGTGGTGAAGGTGGTTTCGGTTCTACCACTAAGTCGCAAAGTGCCTGATTACCTTATCTTCATCTTGATCGCCTACTACATTGTAGGCTTCATGCAGTTTATGCGTGAAGTGTTCAGTTCTAAACTGAGTGAGAGCGAACGCTTGGCTGTCATTAAAGAAGATGAGGACACTCCAACGTCCGTAGTTTGGGCGCAGGCATTTAAGCTGATGTTATACGTTCTGTTCATTCACATACCAATGTGGATATTCAGATAACGTCAATCGTTAGGTCCTTGCGGGGACCTATTTTATCGTAATATAAACACTATGAGCAAAAAGAAACCGCAGTACATTCTGCCTCGTGAGCGTCCTACGCGCTTGCCAAATCTGCGTGCTTATCTGATGCATCTGGCACGCAACCCAAACAAACATCGTGCCGTCCTTGAGATGCATTGCAATGCAGCGCTGGCCCAGCTGCGTAAAGATCGTTTCTTTCTTGGCAGACTGTTTGCTCATAAGGTGTATACGAAGTCGAGCAAGGTCGCATACACAATAGTATGGATTGACCCGTACAACTACGATTGCCTTGTTCTAAATCATATAAAAAGGAGAGTAGAGTTTAAAAACCTTTACGGCCTGATTCTTTGATTAGGTCCTAGCGCCTTCACACTAGGAGACACAATGACTATTCTTATTTCTAACCGCACCGACGAGGTGATTCGCCAACTCAACGTAGCTATCTGGTCAAGCGTTCTATTCGGACTCATTGTACTTGCATCAATTCTGGTGCAGCCGAATGCAACAGCCAGCGTCTCTACGGGCCCTGATAACGTTATCGATATGTCCTCAACAACTTCACTCGATCCCTCCAATCGTGTGGCAAGAGAATACAAGGAGATTGCAAAGACGCTAGTTGTGCAAGACGAGCGAAGGCCCTCGCGTTCTGTTACGAGAGAGCGCCTCCGACAATTGTACTCGCATCTACCGCACCCCAATGATTTAGGCAGGCAGATTGATTTGGCCGCTGCAAAGTATGCAGTGGACGCAAAGCTGATTCTTTCCATTTGCGTTTCCGAGTCGCATCTTCGTGCTAAAGTCAGAAACAAGTCTGGTGCAACAGGTATCTGCCAAGTAATGGCTAAGATGCATGGGCATTCAGCAAAAGACCTCCTCGATTATCGTATCAACATTGATGCGGCAACGAAGATAATTGCAGATCTTAATAAACAGTGTCGTGGTCGTACTGCTTGTGTTATTCAAGCGTACAACACAGGCTGGGGAGCATATTCGAAGGGTGCCCGTGCACCGCAATACTTGGCTAAAGTTAGATCAGAGATGCGCAAGCACCCATCATCATCCTAAAGAGGACATAATAATGAGCACCGCCAACATCGCAGACTTGTACAAAATGCAGTTCCAGATTCTCAAACCACTTTCGCCTCGCCAAGAGTACGCACTGATTGTGCTACATGCTTCCGCGACCGAAGATGACGTTCGTGGTCTGGCCGAAGTTGTTGTTCGTGATTACCCGCACGTTGCGCGTCTGTATGATGCGTTTGCTGCTGCGACTGAGTACGGTGATAACTCTGTACCGTTCATCATTCCAGTATCAAACAGTGAGCACGTCACCGAAGAGATTTACGCTATCGTTGATCACTCACTCGTCGTTGCGCCAAGTCTGCGCCAACTTTTGGAGCAAGCCCTTGAGCGTGTTCAATACATGCCAGAGACTGCTGACGAAAGACGTTTCGTAATTGAACGCGAACCCCTGACTATGGGCTGGTTCATTGATTGTGTCCTTGACGCGTACAACTGTGGTCAACTGCCTATGGCTGTTCGTCCATCGAAAGCGCAACAAGAAATGCGTAACGAAAACCTGCTGTCGTTCAATCAGCTCCGTGATGCTGATATGTTCAGCGGCGAGATCGACTACACGCAAGCCTTACAGCCAAGTATGCAAGCGCGTCACATTGCAGCTAAGCTGATCGCACGTCTGCAAAACAGCAAGCGTGCCGTAACTGTTAACTAACAACTCGGGAGACCTTAACTGGTTTCCCTTTTTACTTTCTCGCTGAATTTTTAAGGAAATTCCAATGACTAATTCATCTCTGCCTTTCGTTTCTTGGTTCGAACGTGACAACTACTTTGATGACATGATTGAGCGTCTCGACCTCAAACGTCTCTGGGGCTATGTTGAAAAGAACAACGTGGTCAACAAGACTAAATACAATCTGCCTAACCTCACTGCCTACCACACCACCGAGCACATGAAAGAAGTTGCGTGCATTGCGTCCTCTCTACTGCACCGCGAGTCGAACCACGACTGGCAGATTCGTCTGATGGAATATCCGTTAGTCGTCGCGTGCCTTTTCCACGATATGAATCACAGTCTGGGTAAATATACTGATGACGTGAACATCAACCATGCGCTCGTTGCGTTTAATGACTATCTTAATACCAAAGATGAGAATCAGGGCAACGACAAGCTGCTGTTTGAATATCGCGATCAGATCTGTGCACTGATTCGTTGCACCCAATTCCCGTTCCATGACTCACGCAAGCCAACTAACCTGATGGAACGCTGCATTCGTGATGCGGACATTTTATACGGCCTGCAGGATGACGCAATGCCTGCTGTTGTGATTGGTCTACTGGATGAAGTGAACGTTCGTTTGGCTCCAGAAAGCAAATACTCCACCGCACAGTGGGTGGCAGGTCGCATTGAGTTCCTGTTGTCGTGCGAGATGTTCACCGAAACTGCTAACAAAATCTTCTGCGATGCTCTTAGCACCAACAGCCCGAACTATCACGGTAATGTGCTGCAATCTTTCCTTGAGATGAAAGTGCGGCTGATCGATGTTCGTGCAGATAAGCTACGTGGTGGTGATGTTATCTGGACAGACACAGAGAACGACTCAGCCTATCGTCCACGCCAAATCAGAAACATCGGCAACGAAGCGCTGCCAGACGTTAACGTGTATTTCACTGACGGTCAGGCTTGCGGCTATCGTAGCGGGGAGACCGTTCAGTTGCTGCCTAACACTGAGATGGTGAAGCTCGAAGACATTGTAGTTGGCGACATTATTCTTGAGCCTGCACAGGGTGAAGTGAAGCGCGATCTGCATCGCATCGTAAACATCGCTAACGGTGGCCTGCATGAAAGCGTGCTCTATCTCGAAAATGGCGGTGTGTTTACGTCAGCGCCCAAAGGCCGTGTCTGTCGTGTAGTCAGCAAATAACTGGACGAAATAAGGCTACTCTGCTTAGGCTGCTTATGCTATAATATGCGTGAGCAGTCATTTATCATATTCTCAAGGGAGAAACGTATGTACAGATCATTCAATCCAGATATGACAGGCAAGTTTTTCGTAATCGAACACAGCTTTAAAATTCAAAACATCTTTTGGATGGGCTTCAAAACGATTGATGGCAGAGAAATCATTTTGCCTATTCCTGCACGTGACGCACAGAGTGGTTATCGTGTTGGCCGAGAAGCGGCCTTCCCTGTAATTCGCTCCAACATTAATACGAACGCTGACCCAGATTCAGACGTCTTGTTCGAACATACGGTAGGCATCTTGCATATGCGAGCACGCCGTTTCGAAACTCAGATCATGACGCGCACTGCCGTCTCTTATACTGGCTTGCTGCCTGACGTCCGTATGGCAAAAGAGGGCGAGCGCTATGTTACGCCTCTTAATTCGTTTGAAGGTCCTCTTATTCCTGCACTGAGTCGTCGTCTTACTCATTTCTGCGAAGAAACGCCGATGCTGCACAGTTCTTTCCTTGAGACGTTCTCTGACGAAGAGTGGTCGAAACTGAAAGCCGCACCTGTATCAATCAATGATTGGCATAGTGTTTCTAACTCTATTCGTGAGGGTAAGCTAAAGCCTACAGTTAATATCCCAGACTTCTATCTGTCTACCCGTAAAGAAGATACGACAATACCGTCAGACGTTATCGAATATTACGCCGAAGCTAACGCACGAGGTGACATATAGTGAGCAACGTCATACATCAAACGTCCGAGACTGTCTTCTACGTTCTTGGTGCTGTAACCCTTCTTGCTCACCTTGTGGGCTTCGTTAAGAACTGGCTCAAGATTCATGAGATGCGCCAGAAGCGCCGCGATAGACTCGCAAAAGCTAAAACTCCGCACGAAAAGATGCAACGCCGTCTGGGTAAAGCTCGGCGCGATGCTCTGCTTTATAAACCTCGCAAAGTAAGGAATTGATTATGTCTTCTGATTTACGCCGCAAGCTCATGGCTGTGCTTGACAAGATGTTTGAGCACAAGTCTGAAAACAATCTCGCAGACGACACGGCCTACTCCGTACCTCGTTCTGAGTTCTCTATGATTGCACCTGAGAGTGCTGCTGAGAAATGCGCGGTCATTACAGAGATTCTGCGTGACGGCCACATCATCAATCTGTACGGTCCGTATGCCGTTACTGTTAGTCGTGATAGTGAAGGCCAACAGGTGTTTGTGTTCGTCCGCGTTCCAGACTATCAAGACATTGTTGCTGTGGAGAAACTGTGATGGAACAGATCGACATGTTCTACCAAGATCAGCCTCAGCAAACAACAACGCGTGCTGAATACTATAACCCGCACATCTCAGAAGAAGATCGTCTTCGCCAGTGGCGTTATGTGCAAGCTGCATTCGGTGGCGGTCCTGCAGGTAGTCCTATTCGTGTTGAGAAGATGCCGAAAGACATTACCAACATTCATGAGTTCATCATTGTGCCTAACGAGAAACAGCGTAAGGAAATGAATGAACTCATGGGAGATCCCCAAGACCCGTCCGACCAGAAGTATCTGACGATGCTGTACACGTACACGACAAAAGTCGGTATGATGGTACGCTCGTTCCAAGAGCTGGCTGAACGTGGTGGCCCTATGGGTTGTCTCAACGTGTTCACTACAACGAACATCTATGAGTCTCGCCTGCTTGTGTTCTGGAATAAGAACCCTCTCGAAGATCAAGAGGAGTACACACAGTGGCTTGACCACATTCGCGGAAACTTCAACAAGAAGTCCCGACGCTTCTATGAGATTTCCTCAGAGCGTGAACTTTACTCAGCATAATTCATTTTGGCCTTGCGGGGCCAATTAGGAGAACATCATGATTTTCGATCTGCGCAAAAGTTTGGCCATGGTTCGTACCGTAATCGATGACCAAGTAATCTATAACTTCTACAACATGATTGGCCGCGATATGCAACTGCCCGGTACTACTCTCAAAGAGATTATCGACGTGCAGCGTAAGGGCGAACTGTGCACCAACATCATGTGGGGTACTCAGAAGATGGAGTATCGCACACTCAGATTCGATGAGCGTGGTGATCTTCTCTTAGACGTGACCGTTGGTCCGCATTGCTACGCACGGCTCTCTTACGATCAGATTGAACACTATGGGCGCAAAGAGTTTAAGGCTATTAACTGCATCGAGATCGATAGCTACCTCGCCCGTGACATTAGAGCGCATCTTCGCGCAGTGGGCCAAACTGAGCCTAAGCTCGAATGGTATGACAACGTGTCGGATGATGAACTGAAGGACGCTCTACTTTCAGTTGGTCACATGGGACCTCTGGCTTATGAAGGTAAATCTCGTAACCAGTTAGAGGACATGTTTGAGAAATTCCAGCGTAAGCACGATGCAGAATACAAGTACACGCACGCGCATATTGGCTTAGACCCAGACGAAAAGCTGCCTGCTGATTTGTATGAAGATGAGGCACGCTCAATCACTCGTCGTTCTTTTGCTCCTCAGAAGACTGTCGATATGATGATCACTGAGATCTCAAACGTGATGCGCATGTTCGATATCTGGGATTCAGCGCCGACATCCGAGACGCATGAGTGGTCAATGCAGGAGGCGTACATGGCCTTCTATAACAGCTTAGTGATTGATAGCGATGGCAGCCGTCTGCGTGAACTGAAAGATAATCCACAGTTCGCTATCAACTTCATCTACGGCATGGCGGCAGACCTGAATTGGATTCACATCAACGAGATGACCGAAGACTATCGTGGCTCGGTTGTGAATCGCATCCTGCAGGAGATTGCTGTTGAGATCAGCACCTCTGATGATTACTGCACGACGGAGCACGGCATCGCTCTTATTAAGAAAGAAGAAGAGACAGAAGAAGAGGAGGAGGATGCTTCTGAGCCCGTCTCCATCGAAAAGAAAAAGAAGAAAGGCTTCCCGGATATTCGCTCAGTAGAAGAGGTGAACTATGACGCACTGCATATCATCGAGATTACATACAAACTGCCCAAGCAGCCTAAGCTGCGCACTAAGCTAGACGTACTGCAATCTCGTGAGTGCTATCTTGAGCACTTCTTCGGTTGTTTGAAAGAAAATGATTGGCATAGATTAGACAATATCACTAATCTTGACCTGCGCCGTATTGTTGGTGCTGTTACTAAATCTAATGGTGGTAGATTCAGCCACAACGCCCTGTTAAACATAATTAAACGTGCAGCTAAGAAACTGGCTGCCACTGAGTTCTAACCGCTATTATACCTAACATTGTAGGGAACCAAAATGAATTTCAATCCAAACATCATTGTTGTTGATCGTGTTGTTGTCATGGCCACCAAAGAGACCACAGACAAGTGGGCTGTTGCTGCAAAGCAAGATCGTGACAACGCACAGTTCGGTATGGCTTTATTGCACGCGGAGCTTCAACGCAAAATCAGTAGCACGCTGCGTAACGCCAACCCTGAATCGATGTTCCGTCCAGAGATATTCTGGGCGGACTACGGCCCGCTCTCCGTTAGCGGCTTCATGTATATTGAGAGCAGTGCGGACGAAGAAGTGTTGAATCAGGCAGATGACCGCGATTACCTGTGCCATCTTGAAGCGATCAAAAACATCGCCGCATCTATGGGACACACCGTTGTTATTCAGCGTGTGAAAGCCCAGTTCCCTATTGTTGATACTCGCGTACCTGTTGCTTATGCCTAAGAGGTGACCTATGTCTGAACAAACTCAATTGCCTGGCCAAGTCGTTATCGTTTGTGTTATGCAGGAATCTGATTCTTTCATGGGTCAGAAGTTTGATGGCTATGTGTACTTGCTTAATCCAGAACACAAAGAGATGTTTGAACGTCACCTGCAGGCGCACAAAAGTCGTGAGAACTATTCACACATTATCAGCCACGCTAATCACTATATAACTAGCACGGGCTTCGATGCGCTTCATGCTGCTATACGCAAAGATGCAAACAGACCCTGGCTGTGGTCAGATACTGATTACACGATAACTGCATAAATCTGGACAAAATAGAGGTAGCTAGAAAAAGCTGCCCCTGATATACTAAAAGCGTAGCTTGTGCTGCGCTTTTTTACTTTCTGTCTGAGGAGACAACAAAATGAAACCAATCAAAGCAACTGAGGCTGATAAAGCGCTTCAAAACGAATGTATGGACGCTGTTGCTCAGTGTATTATCCTGAACACACCCGACTGGCGCGATGTAGCGATTGCAGGTTTGCGCCTGTATCTGGTTGCAGCAAAGATGAGCGGCGCGGAAATCCCGTGTATGCAATTCGAACATAACGGCAAGCCGTGCCGTTTGTCGTTCAAGATGAACCTTGTTGATGAAGGCGAAGAGTTCACTCCGAACGAAGTGAACCAAGCGCACCAGCAAGAAATGATCGAATGCATTCTTGCTAAGACCGAAGCGCTCGGCGGTTACAGTTACTTTGATTTGTTCGTTTGCTCAGGCCGCCTATTTATGATTGGCTTCGACGGTATGGCCGACACCGTTCCTGCTCTGATGTTCCGCTCAGACAAAAAGAACTACCGCGTTAACTTGATCAACGGATAAGCTGTGAAGACCACCAACGACCTGATTAAAGAATTAAAGCAACATCGTGTTATCATCATTGAAGAACACGACAAGCATATTCTGCCTGACCTGACATTCGCCCTGAGTTGCTTATGCATCGATCATACTAAGCGTGTGGTCGAAACAAAGCGTAGTGCTCAGGCAACCAAAATCAAACTCGCATGAGGTTACTATGAAATTTGATCAAGCACCAACGAAAGCACAACTCGTGCTGCTGGCCCTCGCTCTCGAATCCGTTCTCCTCTCTATGGAGAAAACGTTTATCAACCGTAATCTGCTGGAGCAGTTACTTGCGAAGTACGGCATCTCGTTTAACGATCTGAAAGAGTTGCGAGAGTACGGCGAAAAGCATTCCGCCATCGGTACCAGCGTTGCTCAAGTTATGGAGATAGCTGCCTTGCATGTGGCTCATCTGAAAACAGAACCTGTGCCTGAATACAGTCAAGACGACCTTGATCTAATTCGCGTAGAATACGAGCCAATCGATACGTCTGTCCTACGCCAGGGCGCTGTGAATGATGGGGTTATCACAGTGCAGCAAGCAGCCACTTTTGAGCGCGATCAGATACTGACTGCTATTCTTGAGTACCGACTGCGCTCAGAAGCATAAATCTGGACAAAATCGTGGTTGTAGCAAAAACCGTCCTATGTTATAATAGAGATGTAGCGTAGACGTGAGGTATGCGCTATAAATTGAATGACGCGTTTTTGCTTGACTGTAAGGTAGCGGTATCTTACAGTCCTTTTTCAAGTGGCTTCGAAGTTTGAGGCTTCTTGCGAAAGGTCAAATGTACCTTTGAGCGTTTTCGGATTTACGCGGTTTTCACCGACTGCGCTCTCACTTTAAACCGCAAAGGAAATACATCATGCCAGAAGCACGCAAACCTCGCCCAGCTGATCGTTTCGCTAAAGCCCGTGCAGAGAAAAACTCACCGGAGCGTCAAGATGCGGCAGCCCAGCGCACGTATAAAGACACTCCGCCTAAATCTGTTCAGGTGAAACTTGATGCTGTGGCAGCTTCTAAGAAGAAAGTTTCTCGCGGCCCCAAGGCCTCTCGTCCACGTCAGTCGCCTGCTGTTGACGCAGCACCAAAGCCTCGCATTCGTGATGAGGAACGTGTGTACAATCTCGTACACATGATTCTCTCTGCGTGGAAAGCCGATGCAGAAAACGCGGCAGCAAGTGTGGGAATCATTAAAGTGTCTCGTCGTAAGATTGAGGGTGCGTTACGCGATCTCAAGAATACGCGCTTCACTAAAATCCCAGGCTTAATCAATGACGTGCTTGTCTACAATGAACTGGTAGCTGAGTTCGGACAGTGGGTGTACGTCGAGCACGACAGTCCTGATTGGATTTTTGTGCGCCTGCCTGAAAACAGCACGCCTGTGATTCGCGCTGACATTAGCTATGCCAAGACGGGTGAAACTTCCACGTCTGTTTCGACTTCTAGTGAAGTTCTGCTGAAAGATCTTAGCGAAGACGAAGAAGATGAGATCCCCGAGAATGTCGAGTACGACGATGCGGACGAGACTGACGAAGACGAAGAGGAGCCGTATGACTACAGCGCTTGGTCTCTGCGTGACCTGCAGGAGTATGCGAAGCGCTATGACTTCTTGCAGCCCGACACTGAGGGGTTTGATGATCGCGAGAAGTTGATAGCAGCCATCGAGCTGGGGGAACAGCACTAAGCACAAATATGGACAAAATAGTGGTAGCATCTAAAGCATGACCTGTGCTACACTATAGATCGAATGCCTTGTAGTTTTTTGACTGTGAGTTACTTTCCGGCTCACAGTCCTTTTTAAAGTGCTCTCCCAAGAACGCTTTAAAAAGCACAGACTGCCTGCGCTTTTGATAGACAGCATAAATCTGGACAAAATCATGGTTGTATCAGAATGCTGCCTGTCATACACTTTAATGAGTCGAGCAATAGTGCTCGCAACAAACTAAATCCCAATACTGAGGAGTATTACACATGGCACGTTTCGAAACTAACACTAACCTGGTTGGCAAAACTATCGTCCTGCTGAACGGCACCAAAGCGAAGATTGAAGACGCTATCGTTTCTGGCTACAAAGTGAAAGGCCAGACCAAGCGCATCGCAACCCGTGACGTTATCAAAGAGGGTGCGCACTTTAAAGAAATCGAGCGCACGCCGCTGAGCCAGCTGGAAGATACTGGTGAAGGTTATGTGAAGTTGAAAGAAGCCAAAGCTGCTTCTAAGAAAGCGCCTGCGAAAGACGCTAAAGCTACTGGCAAAAAAGCTGCGGCAAAAGACAAGCCTGCTAAGACCAGCAAAAAAGCTGCCGCTAAAGATAAGCCAGCGAAAGAGCAAGAGCCGAAAGTTCGCCGTAAGTCTGCGAAAGAGCAGGGCAACGATTATCAGGAACTCGCGCAGGCTATCATCAAAGGCGGTCGCCGTGCAGCGCCAGTTGAAATTGACAGCGTAGACGAAGCGCTGACCGATGCAATCGCTAAGCGTCTGACCGCTGTTGTCGAATCGTCTGAGATTGCGAAACTCGCCGCTGATAACAAAACGCCGATCGCTAACGCACTGACCGTAACTTACGGTGCTGAGTTTGCGACTGATGCAAACGTTGTGCAGATTACGCTGAACCTGCAATACGCTAAGCCGACTGCTGTTGAGTCTGCCGCTCCTACTCTGGAGAATGCCGAAGCAATCGCAATGCGTGCTGCTAAAATGGCCGCGCCGAAAGTGAGCGCTAAACTCAAGAAGGCAGTGCGTGAAGCATTCGATATTGAAACAGACCTTGAGCTGGGTACTGTGATTATGTCAGGCGATGATCAATTCGCTTACTACGGCGAAAGCGCGAAGCACGCTGGCAAAGCGCTGCTGTATGTTGTCGAAACTGACAAGTTCAAATCTGTCTTGGCCTCTACTCTGACCGACTACGAACTGCCTGCTGATGAAGAAGCTGAGGCAGAAGAAGAGGAGGAAGAAGAAGAGGAGGAAGAAGAACCCGCTGATGACTTCGACGACGAAGAGGAAGAAGATGCGGACGATGCAGATGATGCCGACGATGCTGATGGCGACGACGACGAATTCCAGTACGTTGCTGTAGGCGATGAACACTTTGCTCTGGTCAACAAAAAGATCACAGCCAAGTATCACGATGCACTGGCTGAGCAATTCGGCGTTAGCACCGAAGCGCTGGTCCCAGGCTTAGTGTTGACCAACGGCGAGATCACTTTCGCTTATCTGGGCAACGATAGCAAAGGCGGCCTGCTCGTTATCGACCTCGACGACGATGCGGACGAAGACGACAACGTTCTGGTCTACCCGAAAGCCGACGTTAAATCTCTGACCGACTTCTCTCCTGTGCTGGGTGATGCAGATGAAGAAGACGCAGACGATGCAGAAGAGACCGACGAAGAAGACGAAGATCAGGACGACGACTTCGAATTTGACGATGCGCCGACTGCCGACCTCGAAGATCTGTCCGACGATGAGCTGCGTGACCGCGCTGTTGAGATGGGCCTGACCACTGTACGCAAAGCTGACAAAATGAACGCCAAGCAACTGCGTGCGCTGCTGTCTGAATAAGTAACCTGTAGTTCTGAATACATGCGGCTCGAAAGGGCCGCACACTGACAACAAAGTTGATTGAGGAATCACATTATGTCAAACGCAAACAAAATTCTGCTTAACGCTCGTGTACGCCGCTTAGACGGTACTGTTACTTACATCAACAAAGTGAATGCTAACGGTTATAGCACCGATGCGAAAGGCCCGCAGATTCCTGTCAAGCGCATTGTGTTTGCAGGCAAGATGCTGAAAGAGATTGAACAGCCCTTTGAGAAAGGCGAGCACGTCATTGTGCAGGGCGTTGCAGTGAAGCTGAACAAGCGCCAGCAACGTGAGCTTGCTGATGGCACTCTCGATGAGAAAGCGCTGCGTCCTGAGTTCGGTAAGCTGGCAGTGATTGACCCTGATACAGGCAAAGCAACTGACGGCAAGAAAGTGAAGCCAACCAAGTCTGATGCTAAAGCCCCGAAAGCTGGCGCGAAAGCAAGTCTGAAAGCAACGCGTGAGCACAACAAAGAGCCGAAGCGCAGTCGCAAACAGCACAAAGCTGAAACGAACGATCTCAAAGACAGTCTGGACATTATCGACGAACGCAAATCACCGAAAGCGTCTCTGATTGAACGTCTGGATGCAGCAATCGCCGAAGCGAAAACGAAAGCACGCCGTAAGCTGTTAGCCGAAACGTTCGACATGGACTGGGCTGATATTAAAAAGCATGGCGGTGCAGGTATCGTTAAGCAGCACGGCCGCAAGAACGCCCAGAAGTTTATTGATCGTCAGACAGTGCAGGTCGATAGCACAACGTTCATCAAACAAATGCCAGCGCCGCTCAAGCGTCTTATTCAGGACACTGAGTTGCGTCTCAATCAAAAGCAGATTGAGCAAGTGCTTGGTGCGCTGGGGCTTGATACGCAATTCTACGCAGTCGCCGTGCAGGAGCTGCTGGGCAAACTCAAACTGTCCATAGGCGGTCGCGTGATCGAAGGCGAAGTTGTTCGAAAGGAGAACACGCCGAAGCCAAAAAGGTTCGTACACGCTGAGGCGCTATATGCAGACAAGAAAGAAGCGAAACGCCGCGTAAGCAAAATGAAATATGCGCTGCTGATTCCGCCTACGAAAGGTCTGCCTGCGTTACGCATCCATCAGGCAGAGGCAAAGCAGTCACTCGCCGTTCTGCTGCACCTGAAGCCTGGGAACATCAAGCGTGGTCTGCTTGCGTATGACAACAAAGGCCGTGAGTATATGTATGTCGCTTGCGATATGACGGGCCCTGTGTTCATCGATAAAGATAGCAACGAACTGGCGTTCACGTATGCCAATCTGATCGATAACTTCAAACTCAAAGCGCAGCCTGTGTCTGAACTGGACGTGGCCGTATGAGAACTGAAATCATCGTAGCGGGAGTTCTCTCTCAACTTTACACGCGGCTGATTACGGCCGCTATAATGAAAGCGCATGTGTATTACTCAGACCTTGCGCCGGTGGTATTCGGTGTGCAGCTTACCAAAGTCGGTAAGTCGCAGTATCAAGCGCTGTGGGATTTAGTAGCGCTGACGATGCAGATGGACCACGCACACGGCCGACCGCCTGTTGCTGCTCTGTATGTGTCTCGCGCTAATGCATCAAAACGACCGCCGCAAGCATTCTTCGCTGAATACGAGCGGCTAACTGGTAAGCGACTCAATGACGACGACTGGGAAGAGTTAGTCGATGAAGTATGGGCAGCTTACTCTCCACCAGAAATCTGTCAGGAGCCGACATGAAGAAGTTGAAAGCCGTAAAGGTTAAAATTAGCCGCGGTGGTTATAAGCCTTCTTCTAAGGAAGAGGCAAAGAAGCTGGTGGCAGAGTTTCTGCTCGGCACCATCGGCATTAGCCCAACGCAAGTCAGTCAACAACTGCTGTTGAATATCACGAACTACAACTATTTGACCTCTGTTGCGTATTCTGGACGTTCTACAGATTACAGCCAGGCGGCAGCGCACAAAACTGTAAAAGAACTAAATGAATTTTGTCGAAAGCATAAAATTCAACTGGGCTTGCTAATTATGCCCCACACGTCGGCGTCTGAATATGATGGTGACGTAATTGTTGCAATCCCGTGGGAGCATGTTAAGAACAATCCGCAAATCCAGTCTGCCGTTAATTCTCTGTTTGAATCGGTTGAAGCAGACGGCTACCCACAGTATGTGACTGATGCTAAAACAGTAGAGGGATAAGATGTTCTACGACTATGTATTCAACTTCGACGAGCGCCAGACGCTACTGTCGTTAGCGGAATCCAAGTATCTTCTTAAACGGGACATTCCCGAGTATCTTAAAAAGTCCAAACACGCAATTGAGATTCGTCACACTGTGACCAATCGTGGACGCGAGCGCCGCTCAGGAACAATAACAACTCCTATCGTGCCGCGTATTCACACCCGTGATGTTATGCGCTTGCTTGATGATATTCGTGACAACGCGACTTACAGCTCCTGCCAAAGTCTCGCTGAACTGTTTGAATTGGGCTTGGGCGTTCCGCGCCAGAAAGATATTGCTACTTACCTTCATGCTTATTCGCGTGAGCACGATAAGAAAGGTATCGGTATCAAGTATATCCGCAAGCTGGTGGTTGATTATCATCGTAAGCACCGTCGTAGTATGGCGGGCAGTCGCTGGTTAATGCCTGCTGCTTACACGGCCAATCTGCTGAACATGCAGAACTTCATTCATCTGAAAGAAGACGGCTACAAGGGTAAAGTCAAAACGCCAGACGGCATCCCTGTAGTCTTGATTTACCAGAGCACTGAATACGCGACTGGCGAGTTTACTCTGTGTGACGCATTCATGATTAGTCCGATGGGATATCCAATGCCGTTCGCACAGATTGCGCTGCGTCCCGAGTTCAAGGCTGTGCCTAAAACGTTTTGCTCCCAAGCTCTGCGTGGCAAAGGCATGTACTCAATGGTTCTCGGTATGATTTACTGGGAGAAAGGTGATTCAGTCGAATTGACACGCGAAGTCATGGAGATTGATGACAACCAGTATCTCACGTTGCTCGATGATGAACGTTATGCTGACCGCCGCTCTGATGAATATTCAGCGATGCTGGTCAAGCGTGAAGAGTTCCGTCGCAATCGTGACAAGTGGCAGTCAGTGATTGATAAGTACGGCCAGACAGTTCGAACCCTCAAGCCTGAGATTAGCGCTCGTCTTGATCGTGCTCGTCAGTTCTTCTACGACCGCTCCGAGTTCCTGAAAGAGTTCGAGTCTCAGGAGAAGCGTGAGAACACCCGCGCATCAAAACGTTTTGCTGTAGCGTCTGCGATGTTTGCTGCGATTGACTGTGGGACAATTGCTGATCGTCAGACCTACCTTGCAGTGAGCACAAAGATTGATAAAGTGCATGACATTCTCGGTAAGTGGGGATTCAACACTGTAAAATCTGTTAATGCTAGTTTGAAGAAGTCTCTTTTAACCTATGACGAATCAGGCGTATCTCGCGTCTGGTCACTATAACCCTTATCTGAGGAGATAAACATGTCCGAGAACAATCAAAGCGGAGCTACTCGCTTCGGCACAGAAGTGCAGGCCGGCATCGCAGAAGCGCAACGCCGTGCTAACTCTGCTGAGAGTGGCAAGCTGAACAAATGCACGATCATCGTGCTGACTTCGATTGACGCCAACCAGCGTTACTCTTATCTGTCCGCAGACGAACAACTGCGCGAAGAACTGGTGCGTGGTAAAGTAATCAATCGTCTGCCTGATCTGTTAGAGCGTGCTGGTGGTAATACCGCTGCTGACAATAACAGCGCGTTCCACATCCTGCATCCAAACAACGGTGTGCCTACCTCGATCGATGCTCGCATCAAAGTGGGCGAAGGCAATGCGGTCATTCTGTCATATACTGTAAACAAAGCAGTGACAGAGATGCACGGTAGCTTATCGCTTGCTCTGTTTGCATCTGGCGCCGAAGACTTAAATGATCTGGCCGCTGATTTCGGTATTCACGCAATTGCGATTGTTGAAGAATCGAAAGCCGCTGAGTTCATCAAAGGACTTGAAGCTCAGGTGGAAGCGTTGAATATTGTAAATCTCACTAGCATTGATGATTCTAACGATTCGTTAGACCTGCCAGTGATTGACTTCGCTGCATTAGCGGGCAATCCTACAACAGTGCTTACGGGCGCTGTGCGTACCTTCATCATGCAATCAATCAGCGGCGAAGTCTTCGCTGCAATCCCTAATAACGGAGAACTGAACGTGAAAAACGATAACGTGGCTCAGCCTGCTGACCTGGAAGAAGACTTCGACAACAATGATGAGATTGTTGATCAGAACGGCGGCGAAGGCGAAGTTACTGGCGAAGAGCTGCTGGGCTACAAAGCAGAAAATCTTTCGCTTGACCAAATGCGTAGTGCGCTTGAAGCGATCAACTACGACCTGTCTGAAATGACGGAAGAAGCAATCCGTGAAGCGTTCGAAACTGAACAGAACCTTTACCTGGGTGGCGGCGATGATGAATCTTCCGAAGAAGAGGAAGATGAAGACGCCACTGATGTTGACAGCGACGAAGAAGAAGAGGAAGAAGACGAGGAGTTCGATGCTCCTGCGTATCTGGCTCAAGCGCTCGCTGCTGAAAACTTTAGCCGTAGCGATCTGAAACTGCTGGTCAAGTCGCAAGACCTGAAAGTGATGAAGAACGACACTCCTGAAACTCTGGTGCAGAAGCTGCTGGACCTGGTGCAGGACGCATCGTCTGATGAAGTGTTCGAACTGATCACTGTGTTCGTTGAACTGCTGGACGAGCACGGCGTTGAGTGTGACGCGCTGCGTGCTACCATCGCTGAGGATGAAAGCGATGAAGACGAAGAAGAGGACGGCGAAGACGAAGACGCCGATGAAGATGGCGACGACGAAGAAGAGGAAGATGAAGAGGAGTCTGATGAAGACGAATCTGAAACCGAATCTGACGACGAACCTGCAACGCTGTTTTCTGCCTCTGACGTTACTGATCCTCTCGACTACTTCCAGTTCGAAGGTGGTGACCTGACTCACGAACAACGCGCCGCTGCCGTACAGGCGATGGGTTCAAGCACTGTTGGTCTGAACATCGTTCAGGTCATGAAAGCGTTCAATCAAATCCGTTCACAGTCTAACGCGATTGACATTGCCGCTGATGAAGCCGACTCTGCGCTGTACGACATGCTGACTGCGCTGCCGTATGCAACGCTGCTGAGCTTCGCTCAAGAGATTGAGCTGGACGTTGACGGCGAAGAGTCTGCCGAAGATCTCGTCACTTTGCTGATGGACGAATCTACTGCCGACAGCGATACGCTGAAAGCGCTGGCGTATGTGTTTGAAACCTACGGCGGCCTGGGTGTTGAAGCAGATGATATCCTGCTGATGGACTGGCATGAAGCGCTGGCGCTGGTTATTCCTGTGTATGCATCGTCAGACGAAGTTGAGTCCGATGCAGAAGAAGACGAAGACGAAGACGTTATCGCTGATGAAGATTCGTCTAACGCTAACCTGAAGTTCCTGAAATCTGTTGACGTCAACAACCCTGTCGGCCCGATGCTCGAAGTTGATATGGACCGCACTCTGGTTATCAACTACACCTTCACTGACGGTAACACTTACCGCGATGTGCAAGATGAGCTGGCTGATATCGGTGGCGTTAACTACCGCTTCCCGTTCAATCTGGGCAAAGCTGGTAAAGCAAACAAGAGCAGCGCGCCTGGTAGCCTGATTGCTCCTGCTGAACATCTGATCGCAATGTTAGACCGCGCTGGTACTACTCGCTTCTTAGCTGACCCGAACACCTTCGATGTTGGTGTGTGGGCAGAATCTCTGGAGCGTATGCTGAACGCAGAAATCGCTAACAATCTGTATGCTGGTCGCATTGAAGACGGCGCTGACCCGCAGCAAGCTGGCATCGTAGTCGGTGACTTCATCGATGAAGACGAGCAAGCAGAAGTTGCTGACCTCGGCCTGCTGGATGAAGATGAGCTGGAAGCGTACACTGGTGATCATCTGCCGATTGCAAGCCTGTACAATGCGCAAGCCCGCGTACGTCCAGTCAACGTCGATAGCTCTTACGTTGCACTGAGCACCGTAGTGCTGAACGTTGCAGTCCCTGGCTTCTGGTGTGACTCTGATGTTGGCCGTCTGGTGCAAGCGTGTGTTAATCGCGTAATCAGCCTGGCAGAAAGCGTTGAAGGCATCAAAGTGTACGCAGGCTTCACTCTGGAATCTGCTGCGCTGCTGAACAACGGTCGCCTGTACGAAGTTGTTGGTGCGCTGCGTGAGATGGACGGTGTGCAGTCTTACTCCGCCGCAGACGCTGCTAACTTCTCAGAAGCGGAAGACATTATCGAAGTAGCGTCTTCTATCGATGATCGTGACCTGCCGTTCACTGTACTGGCAAGCGGCCTGTCTGGCGCAACGTTTGAAAACGGCGGTGACCTGACCGTGCTGGTTCCGTGCTCTGTCTTCGACGAAGAAGAAGATGAGTCCGAAGAGGACGAGTCAGAAGAAGACGAAGAGTAATTGACATGCGGTCCTTCGGGGCCGCAATCTTTCTCAACAGGAACTGTCTAAATGTCAGAACAAGTTGACCACGCAACTAACATCATTAAGATGGTTAGTGACCGTGATGCTAAGATTAGCGAGCTGTCTGTTACGGCAAACGAGCTGCAAGGTCAGGTGAATGACTATGCTGCCGAACTCGCCGCATCTGCTGTGCGTGAAACTGCATTGCGTTTGAAGCTACGTTCTCAAGAGCGCCAGACGAATACCGATTTAGTTCGTCTGGAAACTCGCACGAAAGAGCTGGTGGATATTTCAAACACTCAGATGGCCGAAAGTAACGAGCTTAAAGCACGCGTTGAAGAAATGAACGCTAAGCTGGCGCAAGTTGACCCGATGCCGTTCGTGCTGCATCTGGTTGCTGTGCAAGCCGCATCTGTGTTCTCGTACATGGTGCAGTCGTTTGCTCATGCTCATGTTAACCAGCGCACCAACGATACCACACGCACACTCAGTGCTCTGATGGTAGGCGAAACAGCGCGGCGTTATCAGTCTTTCGAAAAGACCATCGCTCGTTACTGCAACTCGATTGGCGCTGAACGTCCGAAAGCAAATGATGTGCGTAACGCTTTCCCTGACTTCATGCGTAATGAAGCTGATTTATTCTGTAAAGACCCGAAGTACAGTCACGATTGCATGGCGTTAGCTGCTATGCTTAATCTGCCTCGTACATCGTGGATGTATCGAAAGTCTCTGGACGCCGTAAACCACTTCGCGTGGATTGCAGCTTTCGAAGGCAGTCCTCAAGAGTTTGAGTCAGATTCAGATTACAACGAATTATACGTTAACTCGCTTATCGATATTGCAAGCGCGTTAATCGGGCAAAACTTTTAATCTGTAAAACTTCCCTGTGATTTATTCTGTAAACACTAATTGAAGTTCGCAACGGGCAAAAGCCCAAATCGAAAAATTAACGGAGTTCCACTACAATGGCAAAAGCTACTAAGTCAACTAACCTGGTTCCTACCCTGGTTTCTCGCATCGCTAAAAAGTCTGGCTCTATCGGTACTTCGAAAGCAAAAGCAACTGACCTGCCGCATGACATTCTGATCGAATCTCAGCACGTTGTCGAAATCATCGGTTATATCACTGACCGTTCTGCGAACCACGTTACTCTGCGTCACAAAAAAGGCCACGGTTCTTCTTCTCAGATCGTTTCAACCTTCGGCCCGGGTCAACTGCTGACCGTTCTGGGTGAAGCTGGTTCACACGGTTCTGTGCGTGCGCTGATTACTGCTCCGGTCTGCGAACTGAAAGGCTTCACCATTAAGTATGACGGCGATACCATCATCGCTACTTCTATCGAAACTGGCGAAGTGATTCACGTTAACACCCAGCTGGCCGGTCACACCGTTCGCGCTACTGTGAACGAAACTGCCGCCGCTAAGAAATACGGCACGCCTGCTCCAGGCAAAGGCAAGAAAGATGCTAAGCCTGCTAAAGCAGACAAAGCAGCGAAAGGCGGTAAGAAAAAGAAAGGTAGCGACGAAGACTTTTAATCGCTGATCTGAAAATCTGTAAAAACTGATTATGCAGAGCAACAAAAAATAAAGTTGCTCTGCCGTTAAACGAATCTGTAAACATTAATTGAAGCAAGTCGCTTCTCATCCCATACAGGAAATAAAAACCATGGCTAAATCTGCTAAAGTAACCGTAACCGTCGCACAGAAAGTTCTGGCTCAGATGCTGGGTGTTGTTGTAGCGAACGCAAGCGAGAAAGAACTCGTTGCGATTCTGTCTGACCTGGGCCTGACTGTTGCTGCGAAAGGTAAAGGTGCTAAAGCTGAGAAAGCTGCGAAAGGCGGCAAGAAAGCTAAAGCCGCTACCGTTGCTCAGATCGTTAAGGCCGTTGAAGAAGAGGAAGCTATCTCCCTCGACGGCGTGAGTGAAGATGACCTGCGTGCTGCGGTCGTCAAAGCTAAGCTGGCTAAGGCCAACAAAGCTAAAGCGCTGGACGAAGAGGAGTTGACTGAACTCCTGACCGACGCAATGGGTGCCGAGTCTGATGAAGACGAGGAAGAGGACGAAGAAGAAGAGGACGAAGACGAGGACGAAGACGACTCGGACGACGAAGACGAAGATGAAGACGACGAGGACTCAGATGATGAAGATGAGGAGGAGGAAGACGAAGACGAGGATGAAGATGAGGACGAAGATGAAGATCTCGACCTCGACGGCCTCGACGAAGACGAACTCCGCGCCCTCGTGATCGACAACAAGCTGGCCACTAAGGCCAAAGCTAAAAAGATGGACGAAGACGAACTTCGTGAACTGTGTGAATCCCACTTCGGCGGCGACGATGAAGACGAAGACGAAGATGAGGACGAAGACGATGAAGACTTCGACGACGAAGACGAAGACGAAGACGAAGACGACGAATAAGTCCTGATCTGCCGCTGCCCTGCAAGACTAATGAGTGTCTGCGCAGGGCAAGAAATATTCGAAAAATAGTTCGAATTATTTCGCAAAAAGTTTGAAAAATTCCTGTCGTTGTTTATTGCACATAGTAATATTCGACTACAGGAATTAAACCTGAAAAATTTTACTTTTATCCAACGCGACGAGTCGCACACAATAAATTCACGGAGTATTACGATGACTAAGAAAATCATTTCTGGCCTGAACAAAAACCTGAAAGCTATCGCTAAATCAGAAGCTGCCCTGGCCAAAACTGTTGTTGCTACCAACAAAGAGATCGAAAACCTGGGTTCACAGCGTGCTGGTATCGAAGCGCAGATCGCTGAACTGTCTGGCGTTGCTGCTCCTGCCAAAGCTGATAAAAAAGCTAAAGGCGCGAAAGCAGAAAAAGCGGCCAAGCCTGCTAAAGCTGAAAAAGCAGCTAAAGCCGGTAAGAAAGAAAAAGCTGCTAAAGCTGAAAAGCCTGCCAAAGCTGATAAAAAAGCTAAAGGCGCGAAAGCGGATAAAGCTGCTAAGCCTGCCAAAGCTGAAAAAGCTGGCAAGAAAGAAAAAGCTGCTACCAAGCCTGCTAAAGCTGATAAAAAAGCTAAAGGCGCCAAGGCCGACAAAGCTGCTAAAGGCGGTAAAGCTGACAAAGCCGGTAAGAAAAAGAAAGCGCAGTCTGATGACTTCGAATTCGAAATGGAATAAGCAAGCGGTCGCATAGCGCGATAACTTGATCGAGAGGGCAGCGCTGACGGGCGTTTGCCCTCTTGTCGTATCTATCTCATTTTCGAGGCTCTTTAAAATGTCCAAACAAGAAGTATTCAACAGGCTTGATGATCTTCACTCCAAAGAACGTGAGCGTATCAAACAAGCCAAGCAAGGCCCCTCCTATTTCGAACTGACGAACCTGCGTATTGAAGCAGCCGCTCGTCTAGCTCGTGCTCTCCAAACTCTCAAAGCCGCAAACGTTGTTGGTAACGTTGAAGGTGTCTCTCTGCAGGAAGATGCGCTTGAAGTCGCTCAAGCCTACTGGACTGCTATCTTAGATGGCTTAACCCCTGTAGTAGTTGATGACTCGCCTATGCGCAAGCTGCTTGCTGGTATGCCTGCATGTATCGAAGCCTTCCGTGTTGTCGTAATGGAAAGCGCTATGCGTGAACATCTGGTCGTTCAATGCAATGCGATTGCAGATGACATTAAGGGCTTCCCGCAACTGACTGGGCATGTTCTGCCTACTATTCAACACACCTGCGAAGAGGGGTGCAACTGTGGCTCAATCACTGAGTGAGAAGATTAACCGTTACTTCAATCTGATGGAGGACATCCGTGCTGAGATGTTCCGTGTGATTGATGTATCTGACCGTTACTTCGGTATCGTTAGTTTCAACACTAACATGCAGGCACTGCAAACCACACTGGTGAGCAAGTCCACCCTGATGGAAGTTAAGCTGCTTGAGGGTATCACTGGTGCGGAGCTGATTGCGTTTGGCAATATGGTTCACACTGTAGAGCAATGGGTTGCTGGTGGCATGAAGGGTGCTTTCCCTATCGAGCAGACCAAAGACGTGTATGCCAAATATCGCGCTGCTACCTCAGATGAACCACAGGCACAAAGTGAACCTGAGCCTGCTAATACCCCGCAGCCTGATGCTGATGAGTTAGACAGCCAGGAACTGGACAATATCAAAGTTCAACTTCTGTCCTTCGATGACTCTGAACTGATCGACCATGCCGCTCAGTTTAAACTTGGGACGCGTACACGCCTGAGAAGAATGAGCCGAGACGATCTGCTGGACATGCTGTTTGACCATCACGGTATCTATGCAGAAAACGACCAGCGCCGTAATGAAAGTGTTGCAGACTGGTTAGAACGTATACCTCTTGATGATGCGCTCCGTGAAGTCGACCGCATAGATGATAGCAGTGTACTTGATCACGTTGCGGACGCTATGAGCGTTATGACGGGTGTCAATGACGCTGTGACGCGAGCGCGTATTAAGCAGGCTCTGAAAGAGCTACACACTAAGCCCGCGCAGTAAGTCAAATTTGTCTCTACACTAAGCTGGACAGATCGTGGGTAGCGTCTGACGCTCTGCCTATGTTATAATACATATAGGACAAGTAGTGTCTGAATATGCTAATATCGAGTGGTCAACGCTACTCATTAGGAGAAACGAAAATGGCGAAAACGCCTAAAGCCGCAAAAGTCAAAAAGGGTGACGGCTCCCAAGATGGCTTCACTATCGCAGAAGGCCTCGACGGTATAAGATTGAATCCCGGCATGTACATGGGTCAACAGGGCGCGGACATGGCGTATCGCGCTGTGAAAGAACCTGTGGACAATGACTACGATGAATACATCGCAGGTCGTAACAAGTTGATCGAAGTGGTCATTGATTACGATAGCGACCTGAACATCGTAGCTGACCAAGCAGGCGGCATTCCTACCGACTTCAAGAAACTGAAAGACGGTACGAAAGAAACGATCATGACCGCAGCGTTTAGCCGTGTTCATGCGGGTGGTAAATTCAACGATCAGGCATATAAGACCTCTGCTGGTACACACGGTGTAGGTGTAGCTGCACTGAACGCAATCTCCAGTCAGTTGCGTGTGTGGTCAATGTACAAAGGCAGTTGCGCTTATCAGATGTGGCAATGCGGCGAAGTCAAGTCTGGCAAAGACCCTAAGAAAGTCAAGACCATCGACAAAGACGTTATGAGCCTGTTGCGCGATAAGAAGCACAGCAAGTACGGTACTGTGGTAGCGTGGACGCTTGACCAGACCGTTGTGTCTGCTGATGCACAGCGTGGTAAGAAGCTGCCTAAGAACTACCGTCACGCTGCTCCTAATCCAGCTCAGCTTGGCGAGTGGCTGCGTAACATGTCAATGCTCAACCCAGGCCTTGAGATTCGCCTGACGTTGATCAAGAAGGGCAAGCGCAAAGAGTTCACGTTCATCAACAAGAAAGACCTGAACTATGTTGTGAAGACTATGTGTGAAGAACGCGAGCTGGGTACTGTCGGCAAGCCGTTCATCTTCAAGTCTGACAATATCACGGCTGCGCTCGTCTGGACAGATCATGCAGACACCGACAACTTCCTCAGTTTCGTTAACACCAGCCCAACAGTTGACGGCGGGTGGCATGTAGTAGGTTTCCGTGATGCTCTGTTTGATGCAATCAAGCCGTTCATGAAAGAACCGAAAGGTAAGGGCAAGAAAAAGCAGGGCTTCAAACAAGAAGACTTGTTGATTGGCCTGACCGGTATGTTCGACTGGCGTATGCACGGTGCTCAATACACCTCGCAGGTAAAAGACAAGCTGGCCAGCCGCGTCGAGAAAGACGTGTACGAAATGCTGAAAGATGCTTTCGTGAAATACTTCAAGGACAATAAGAAGGTCGCTACGACAATCATCAAACGTGCCGAAGCGATGAACAAGGGACGTGAAGAACTCAGCGCTGTCGTTAAGTCTATGGCTGACACGAAGAAGAAGCTGAAAGGTAACGCACTGCCTGCCGACCTCGTTGTCGCAAACAAGTGTAAGCCGCATGAGCGCGAGCTTGTCGTGGTGGAAGGGGATTCTGCTGGTGGTACTGCGAAAGATGCGCGTAACCCTGACTATCAGGAAGTTATGAAAGCTGGTGGTAAGCCGCTGAACGGTCTGAAAGCAAGTCTGGCTGACGTGCTCAAGCACAAAGAAGTGCAGGGTATGCTGGTGAGTATCGGTGCTGACCTGAAATCACTTGACCCGAAAGCAGAAGCGCCAAAGTTGAGCACGAAGAATCTGCGTATCGGCAACATCCTGTTCCTTGCTGATGCTGACCCCGATGGCTTCCACATCAACGTGCTGTTCCTCGGCGTTATCTATCGCTTGCTGCCTGACTTGATGAAAGAAGGCCGTGTGTGGATTGTTGATGCACCGCTGTACAACGTTATTCATCAAGGCAAACACTACGGTGGTATGACGTTTGAAGAATGCCGTGCTAAAGCGCCGTCTGCTGTAAAAGACAAAGACATTGTACGCGCCAAAGGTTGGGGTGAAGTTGAACCTGACGTGCTTGAAGCAATCGCGTTCAATCCGAAAACTCGTCGTCTCATTCGTGTTAACCCGTTTGAGAACGTCGAGCAGGAACGTTTCTTTAGAGGTGTAGTTGCAGAAGATGCAGTTCACCGTCGTCGCTTGCTCGGTCTGGAGGCAGCATGATGTTCAACAACGCAAAATGGTCTGACGGTACGATGCTACGTTTTCTCGATATGCCTGACGTCCAGCATCCGCCAATGACCGAAGAACAACACAAGCAGTATGAGGCGTTAATGGCAAAAGGTCGTGAGTTGTCGAAAAACGTTACTGTATCTGCATTCAGTGTAGTTGACGGTAAGCCTGCTAAGCGTGTGCAGGTGCAGATGAGTCGCACAACTCTCGATAAGATTAATGCGATGCACTCAGGAGATCAGTAATGCTCAAGGGTAAGAAAGTCAACCAAGCACCGTCGCGTGCTGCACGAATCTTTCCTGTAGTCGCTGGTACAGAGCACTGGCATATCCCGTTGTTCGATATGCCTGACATTCACATCAATATGAGCGAGGAGCAGAAAGCTCGTCTTGATTCTGCTATGGCTAACGTCAAGCAACACATTAAAGATAGCCCGTACAACGGGAAGCGATTCTTTACTATGCCTGGAGATGCTCATGAATAAGTTCCAGCGTCACATTAAATCTCTGCCCGAATCTGGTGCCAGCTTTCAGCAAGCAGCACCGCTCGGCCGTACTGTCGTAACACATTCAGCGGGTATCACACGCGGTGTAACTCGCATGGCTTATCCTCAGTTGCAGCAAATCCCGCGCAACTTATCGGGCCTGAATGATGTGAACGTTCGTCGCATCGATATTAACTTGGATGAAAACGTTTTCATCCAGACGCATTCGTAAGAGGCTGGCATGCCAATCAAACCTAAGAAAGTCAAAGCGGCCAAAGCAGTTAAGCCTGCTAAAGCGACCGCCGTTGCAAAGCCACTTAAAGTCAAAGTGAAGTCGAAAGCCGTTTCTGTCGATGACATTAAGACGAAGAAAAAGTCGAAAGAAGTCGCCACAGTGCAGACAGGCGCATCGCTCTATCCGATGATTGGTCAAGACGAATCGAACATTCGTGATCAGGGCCTCGCAGATTACACACGCCACGCGCTGGGTGTGTACGGTTCTTACGTTGTTGAAGACCGTGCTATCGCTGACTATCGTGATGGCCTCAAGCCTGTGCACCGTGCGCTGCTGTGGTCGTTGTCTGATCTTAACTTGCGTCCTGGCGGTGCGTTCAAGAAGTCTGCGCGTACTGTTGGTGACACGATTGGTAAGTATCACCCGCACGGCGATGCAGCCTGCTACGGCGCAATGGTAACGATTGCAAACACAGTGCCCCCAGCTGTTGCGGGTTCTGGTAACTGGGGTAGCCCTGTTGACCCTGCTGCTGCGATGCGTTATACCGAAGCGAAGATGAGTAAGTTCACGGGCACGTTCTTGCTCGACTCTGATTACTTAGAAGTTGTGCCGCGTGTGCCTAACTTCTCAAACGATCTTGAGCTGCCGCTTTACTTGCCTGCTCTGTTGCCGTACATGTTGTTCAATGGCTCTGTGCCTGCACCAGCGTACGGCGTTAAGTGTGGCAACCCGTCATTCAGCTTCACGTCCGTATCTAAAGTCGTGTGTGAGATGCTGAGCGGCAAAGAGTACACAGCGAAGACGCTGGCGAAGACGCTTGAGATTCGCCATGAGTTCGGCTGTATCGACGTTAGCTCTGACGAAGATATGTACCAGCTTATCTCAACAGGCCGTGGCAAAGTCACATACGAACCGCTGATTAAGATCGATGAGAAGTCGAAGACCATCACGATTCAAACGTATGTGCCTGCTGGCATGTCCAATACTGCGGGTATCACTAAGAAGCTGGAGAAGATTTCTGAGTGGCCAGGCATTAGCTCCGCAGCAAACGCCAGTGGCAAGAAGAACAAGAACGCAGGTCCTTACGGTGCAGCGTTTGAGTTCCGCGTACGTGGTAGTGAAGACCAGTTGTACGAACTCGCCTCACGCATTCAGAAGGAAGTGACTGCTGGCGTCAACTACAATCTGGGCGTTACGATTCGTCGCGCCGATAAGCCGAACACCTTCAAGTATCTGAACTATCTGGATTACTTCAAGGCGTGGGTAGCGTATCGTATCAAACTCGAAACAGCCATGCTGAACAACAAGCTGGCCAAAGCAGAGAAAGCCCTGCACTTGCAGCAAGTTTATCTGTGGGCAGTTGACAACATGAAGCAACTGCTGGCAGCCTTGCCTAAAGTGTTAGTCGCAGAAGATCCAGACAAAGCGCTGGCCAAAGCGTGCAAGATTCCAGTTGAAGATGCGAAGATCATCCTCGACCGTCAAGTGCGTAAGCTCGCCAAGCTGGAACGTGGTGGTCTGATTGCCAAAATCAAAGACATTAAGGAAGAGATTGCTGGATATAAGGCAGGCTTGAAAGCGCCAGGCAAATATGCAGCACAGAGCACGGCTGCTAAAGTCAAAGCGTACATCAAATCACCTGATGATAAGCTGCCCGTAAGTCTTTGAAAATCTGTAAATAGACTATGATAAACTCTGCACTAAGTTGGACAGAAGCCGCTTGAGATTATTCTTAGTCTATGATATACTGGTACTGTTGATTGCAGACATTCTGACGAGGGTTTTCTGCAATCATGCCAGAAAGAGGAGGGTAGCGTATATAAGCAAAAGACGTAGCATAAAGTTGGGATGAAAATTCGAGCCGAAAAGGCCGGACGCTGTTTCAAGATTGACCTCTGAAACGGCAAATATTATAATCGACCTACAGAATACTAATATGTAGTTGCAGCACATTAGTTTCGACGTGTCGCTAGGGCCAAGAGTACGGTCCTCAACTCTTTTATGAGAAGTTTGGAATCCGCAAATGAAAAATCAGGTACACAACCTCAAAGCTGGTTTGAACGTAGTTGTCACCTCACTGACGGAACTGCGTTCTGGAAAAAACATGAAGCGCCAGCATGTTGTTGAAGTATTAGGTCAGCCGTCTTCCGTTTTGACTGACCTCACAAAGGCATTGAAAAGTAATACCTTCAAGTCATATCCTGATGTACTCCAGTTGCGCGACTCAGTTCGTGCGACAAGCACTACCTGTCTTAACCTGTTAGAGCAAGTGGTATCACGCCGTATCAAGCCACGCGATCTGATGGAAAAACTTGGTGAAGTTGTGAAGTCGTTTGAAGCCGACGTTAAGCTGGCTGATTCGACCCTCGGGTATCTGCCTGAATCTCGTAAGACTCTCTCGCTCGATGACGTTGAGCGCGATGCTGATGGTAAGCTGAATCTCAAATCCTTGAATGCGGTCAGTGAAAAGATCTATGAGCAAGAGACGAACGATAAGGCGATACGCAGAGAGCAACGCGAAGACGCAGCGACAGTAAAGACCAGTCGTGTGCTCCAGCGGCTCAAAGAGTCGTATGCTCACAAAGTCCCAAGAACGTTCAATAAAGCCATTCAAATAATCCAATTGCCTGTGATGGCACGATTCGGTACGCTCGCTATGAGTCCTGAGTCGCTGTCTAAGATGGGATTCAAAATTCAAACTGCTGGTCTGCACTCCACCCCGAGTTCTGACTTAGGTATTGTCTTTGAAAACCAGTTGCTGCTTTTCTTCCGTATGTCTGATGCTAAAGGCGTTGCAGAAGAAGCTGCAAAGAAACACAAGGACCTCGATGGAACTCTCGTAGAACGCAAACGCCTCCAGAAAGAAAGAAACGCAGAACGCCGCGACATTAAAAAGCTCAATCAGCTTTTGGCGGAAAACAAGTCACTCGTAGCCAAGCGCAAAATCCGTGAACAAATTGCGGAAGCACAAGGCAACGTTGACGACATTACTGCGACTCTTGATGACATGGACCAAAAGGTGCGCTCATCGAACTCCAAAGAGCGTGTGTATCGTCAGATGAAAACATCAAGCGATCACGCGATGCTGGATTACCTTAACCCTATCGTCGATATGCTCAACGAGAAAAGCAGTTCAACTCTCGGTCTGTTTACTACCATGCCGTTACGCGGTGTCATGAAAGACGCTGACGTGCATTGCGCATGGCTCATGGAACAATCAGCTATTCGACTTCTGTTGCGCCACTGTGGCGGTGACGTGAAGTTGCAGAACTGGTTCTTGCCGTGGACTAATGGCTAACGAAAATCGTTTACCAGCGGAAACAAAAGGTGCGTTAACACGGTGTATCATCTGCGGTCAGTTCAGTCGCGCGATTCACTACCACCATACTGTTCCCCGCTCACTGGGAGGCGAGCACTCGCTCCAAATCCCAATAGACGGTAACTGCCACACAACGCTCCATGCGAAAGCAGAAGCTGTGGTAGCGCGTTTGGCCGGTAACCGTAAACAACCAATTGGTCAGTTCTGGGACGACCCAGATGCTGAACAACGAGCTGAAATGTGGCTAACGATTCTGGTAGATGCAATGCTTAATCCTCCAGTGCAGCCCGGACAGAAAGAAGTCCTGTTGCCGATGATTAAGGTTGATTTAGAAACCAGACATGCGTTAGAATTGTTGAAGCGTGACACACCAGGCATAACAAACATGGGCCAAGTGTTGCGCTACTGTATTGAGACAACGTTAAAGGTTAAGGGGTTAAAAAATGGCAAATCAGAAAATCCGCACTCTGGACATCAAAGCACTCGTAAAAAGCGAGATGACCTGTGGTGATTGCAGAGGGTTGACGCGGGATGCGTTATTACCTACAGCGGAAAAACCGTGTGCTACTCAAGGGCAGTTGCCAGATGCTAAGATCTGCAAACACTATCGCCCTGACAGCGCATCACTGACTACCTTAATGTCTGAGAATGGCGATTCATTGATCGCTATGTTCAACACAGTAAAAGACTTTAGCACCAAAGACTTGCACGTTGTTGCTGGTCTGTTGTTACGTGAAGCGAAGACACGTAGCTACGGTGTGCGCATAGGTCAAGCTGTGTTCGTGCGCTATCAAGGCCGCGAGACGCGCAACTATCTCAACAACTTTATGGCAGCGCGTGTGCTTGACGTTGACGACGAAACGATTCGCCTTATTTCCGAGAAGGGTGACATTGTTCTGACTTACGCCAACACAGGGTTCTCTGGACCGTCTGTCTATTCTAAACAGCAATTCACCAAACTGCGCAAGGAGATGAAAGCCAGTGGTAAGTTGATCGATCCTGAACGTCAGATCAAGACTACGAAACGCATGTTACCTATGGAAGACAATGTTAGCTTCTCCGCACCAAGCTCGCTCGATGGCTTCTCAATCCCGATGATGGATGAAGTTGTCAAAGGCCGTGGTGCTAAGCGTAAGGGCAAGAAGACCAACACGCTGGTGGACATTGTGAGCATGATCGATAACGGTTATGACATGGGTGCAGAGCAAGACGAGTCTGGTGTTATGTCGCTGGGCAGCAACAGCTACAAAAACAAAGGCAAGCGCATTCAGAAGGGCGCTGTCGAACTGTCTGACCTCGAAGGTTAATCTGAACAATTCTACCATAATATACGATTAGGATCTCGGAAATGATCACAGAAGAAATCACTCTTAATGCTTACCTCTCACAGCGTCTGAACCTCGAAGAAGATTCAGAGCAATTCCGCCGAGTATACGCAGCCACGATCAAATATATTGGCAGCGGTTATAAGTCTATCGCAGGTTATCATCGTGACCTGCAATCCGAAGTAGATTTTAAGCAATTTGAGTTCACAGCGCCAGACTTGCGTATTGATATTTCTTCCATATGTCGTTTTACTCTCAAGCTGCGTTTCTTCGTGCTGGCTGTATGCTTGCACAAGGACCCAAAAGAGATTGTTCAAAAGTATGCAGCGTATGGTCTCTCCAAGCGTGAGGCCGTGCTTGCATGGAATACATTGTTGAAAGAAGTCGCATCCCGCACACAGATTCGTCGTATGGCCAAACAGAAGTCCAAGACTAAGGGCGGCCTTGATGTTACGATGGTTAGTAGTCGTGAGCTTCGTCTTCGCCTTGACCAGACAGCCAGCCTGTTTGCTGAATTGCATCGCAGTGCGAAGCGTCTGGTCAGAAAGAATCTTATGTGGGTGAGCAAGAGCGAGAACATCCCTCTGCCAGATCTGACCTGTGACATTATGTGCAAGGTGCTGTTGTCGTATTATCAGTCGCTGCCTAATCGTTTCTCAGAAGCCCACCAGCTCAACTACCTGCGTGCGTCTCTGAACAACCGCATCAACAACATGAACAACTACTACAGTGCAGACTGCCGCAAGCGTATGCACAAAGTGGGCGAAGACAAGTATGAGATTCTTGTTATGTCTGACAATCAGATGTGGCATAATCCAGAAGATGATTCGTCTGCCTCGTATGAGGACCTGTTGGCTTCTGATGCGCGTGTTCATACCGAAGAGATGGAAAACAATCTGACTATTAATCGCCTTCTTGAGGAAGCTGAAGGCACTAAGCGCCACAAGCTGTACAGTACGGTGTTGGGCCGAGACTGTGCCGAGTTCACTGAGTATCTCCGTGACAACGGTATGCTCAAACAGACAATGACGTGTGCGACTCAATGGTTCATGGCCAAGCCCTACAAGTTCATTCGTAAGCATCTTGCGCAATGGCTTGAAGTGGCAGTTGAGACGGTTAACGCCGGTCTGGTAACATTACGTGGTTCTTTGCAGGCAGCATGAGAGGTCACCAATTAGATATGCAGCAGTCAATCATCAACACTGATTTGGAGCGCTCAGCTTTCGCTCTGTTCAGCCGTTCTCAGTTAGCTGAGGACTATAAGCGTACCGTATTGTATCTCGTGTATAAGACTGTAAATCGTAATGGCATGATGCAGGTTAATCGCCTCATCTATGAACTCGGTCAGAAGTATGAACTCAACCGCGAAGATGTTAAGTCAGCTATCGGTGCGCTCAAAGCTCCGTTCGCGTTTAACGCGCTGTCTGTGTTCGTGCCTCGTGCCGACGTTAAAACAAATCGAGTGTGTCGTACTAGCTCTAACCCTGCGATTGATAATTGGTTAGCAGAAGTAGAGCACAATTTCCCACACATCAGTCGTATGTTGCAGTAGGGGCGCAGATGGAAATGTTTTCGCTTGGCCTTGAGATCAGGGCCATCCGAACTATAACTAAT